TCATTATACAGATAATAAGAATATTATTAAATTACCAATATTAAAGAAAATAAGAATAACAAACAGTAAATCTTTACCTGATATAAATAGTATTATTAGTGGTAGAATTGTCAGAGAATATAATAAGTACTATGCCTTATTTATTTATAATTTAGATAATAAACAAATGCTCCTAAATGATACAAAGTTAGGTATAGATTTAGGTATAAAGAACTATGCAATTATTTATAATGGTAATATTAGTTATAAAACCGACCATTATAAAGATTATAAGAGATACAAATATTATGAAGATAAGATTAATAAGTTAAAGACTATAATTAGTAATAAAGTAGAGACTAATTATGGTAAATTGTTAAACAAGTATTATGATAAACATCATAGTACTCCGAATGAAAATTATAAAAATAAAATGAAAGAAGAAAGTTACAATTCATCTCGTATAAGATTATTATTTAATAAAATAAGAATTTGTAATGATAAATTGAATAATATAAGAGAAGATTTTATTAAGAAATTAATAAATCATTTAACGGCGAAAACCAAGCCTAATTGTATTACAATAGAAGATTTAGATATATCTGATATGATAAGTAATGATAGTAATAGTACCCATAATTTACATAAATTAGTTATGTATAGTAATTTTTATTATTTTAAATCTCATTTAATTAATAAATGTAAAGAATATGGTATTAAACTTAGATTATTAGATAAATTATATCCAAGTACTAAAAAATGTAGTATATGTGGTAATAGACAACGTATATCTTTATCTGATAGAATATTTATATGTAATTCATGTGGATATGAAGTAGATAGAGATGTTAATGCAGCAATTAACATATATAATACTAAAGATAAGAAATGTGTAATACTAAACGCTTGAGGCTACGCAAGTTAAAAGACTCTTACGAAGAGATGAGATTATGTATTTAAATACATAATCAGTAGCAATTGATGAATAAAGTAGTAATTAACGAATTCTTAGGTAAGAAAGAACTAAGGGTTTGTATGTACCTTATGACAATATTATCTGGATGGTCAGATAACAGAAGGAATTCAGTATATGCAAAAGCAGACGATCCGAGGAACTATACTTCTATAAGTATATCTAAGATAAGTGAAATACTTCACTTAGATAAAGATGATGTTGAAAAGTCTATAAAGAAGTTAGTCAAAGAGGGCATATTGGAAAAAGGTGAAGGTAAATCTACCAAGAAAGGTTATAGATTTACTTTCTAAAATAAATATTATTGGGGTTTAATATATGAATAAATTTAAGGAGATGTTATACGAGCTTGATAAAGAATTTGAAGAGGATTATAATAAAATTCTCAGGTCTATAGAGACATCTGCGAGTATAACAAAAAACAAAGTTACTGGTATACAATGGGCAGTTTCAGGTTGCAGTAATAAAAAACGAGACAATATAGAGTATATAGAAATGCCGGACGGCTCATATGCGAAATTTGTAAGAATTGATGGTATATGGTACATGGAAATAGGAATAATACTTGCTAACTACCATGTATCGTTTACAGAATATTTGAATGTTGATGAGTATTTAAATAGTGGTAGTTTTGTAATGTTAAAATAATCAGTTAGTAAAAACCGTATTTCTTCTTTCTATATATACATACTATTCATGTGTATCTGAATAATACTATATAGAAAGGGGATAATAATTATGGGATACGGAACCATCATGTATGGATTAAACCCGGTGACAATATTTTTCACAATTGCCATCTGGGGAATCCTTTTCTTCTGGGATAGAGTGTAAATAACTTCATCCCAGAAGTTATTTTTTTTTTGTAGTATAACCATTTATCCTGATAAAAACGATAGTATAACCATATTGGAAAGGATTATTATATCACATGAAAAATTTACTTATTAAAAATTTAAGAGATAATTCTCCTAAGGGAGAAAACTTATTTGATATAAACTCTACAGTTATATCATATAAAACAGGTATTCCTATATTAGATTATTATTTAGGATACTTAGTTAAAGTTTATAATAAAGATGATGAGTTAGTAGATAAATATCCAAGTATAGGAATTCCTGCTGGATGTTTTGTCACGGTTATCGGAAAACCGTCTACTGCTAAGACTACTATGTTAACACAGATAGCTGCTAATATAGTAAGAGAATTTGATAATGGTTCTGTTATACATTTTGACTTAGAGCAATCACAGAACTATTCTCGTATACAAGTACTGACTAAATTTAAAATGTCTGACATGGAGAATGGTAAATACATATTAAGACAAGAGCAAAACTCTATTTCAGATATTAAGAAAACTATAATGAGAATTTATAAAGAAAAAACTTCTAATCCAGATAGTTATAAATATAAAACCGGTAAGATGGATGAGTTTGGTAAAGAGATAGTTATTTATGAGCCCACCTGTATTATAATAGACTCTATTGCTACATTATCTACTGAATATAATGAGAACGATAAAAAAGATATCGCAAGATTAGAAGAGGTTGGCTCACAAACTGAACGAATGAGATTAACTGGAGAAATTACAAGGTTCTTTAATGAATTATTACCATATATAAGAGCTGCGAATATTATCGTATTTACTATTAATCAAATTAAGACTAATCCAGGTATGGGAATAATAAAATCCCCGGCGGAAATTCTTTATCTTAATCCGGATGAGGCTTTACCTGGTGGTAGAGCTCCGCAGTTCTTAGCTCATATATTACTTAAGAATATTGCTATTGGTAGTGAGAAATATACTAAAGAAGATAATGGGTTTGATGGATTCGGAATGTATACCATGGTAATTAAATCAAGAGTTAATCAGGCTGGACAAAAAATACCTTTAGTATATGATAAAATAAGAGGTGTTGACTCATTAAGAACTACATTAGCATATGCTAAAGAATTAGGATTAATTACTGGTAATAAGAATAAGATGTATTTTGTGGATGATAAGGATTACTATTTCTCAATGACAAATGTCCATGATGATTTTAATAATAGAAGAGAATTATATAAGAAGTTATATGATACAGTAATTCCTATACTATCCAACAGATTAAGTACATTAGATGACGACGAGATGGAAATAGTTAATGAAGAAATGATGTATTAATATTCCCTTATTTATATAATATTTAGATGGTAAATTATTATTACTAATAAAAATATTATAGTTTAATAAGGGGGAAATTTAATGATTAATTTCAACAAAGAAATATTATTTACAACAACTGATGAATTTGATACGGATGACTGTAGTTTTAATTTATCCCCTGGACAGATTGTATATGCTGTTCCAGGGGAAAATTGTTTGTATGTGGATAAAGCTAGACCAGTTGTAATAATTGGTCCTTATCCAAGAAACGGATATTATACAGGATACCAAATAACCAGTAATCCGAGAGCTGGTGGTTTTCCTATTAATATCAAAGGTACTGTTAGCTTTATCAATGTAAATGTAACAATATTAATTAAAGCTGGTATAAATAATTCTTATAGAATTGGTGGGTGTGTAAATCCAAGACTATTAGAAATGATCAGATATCAGATTAATAGAGATCTATCTGGTTATATTGATATTGATATGGAAAATGCCATTGATGATTACTACAAACTTCTATTCAATACTGGTACTAAAAACAGAAGGGATGTTGTTAATCATTATGACGATTATGAAGATAACGATAAAGAAGTTATTGAAAATGAAGTTATTGAGGAACCTGTTAAACCCGTTATGGTGAAGGAAACTGTAAAGAAATCTTCTAATAAAACTACTAATATTAATAATACATATAATAGAAGTTTTATACGTGAAGAATTCTTAAATGGCACTTCACCTAAACCATTTAAGGCAGTTAACAAGTTTACAGAAAATGAAATGATACAGATACTCACAGATATACATTCAGCAGGTTCACCTTCTAAGTTTGTTGAAAAGTATGGAATGTCATCTAATGCCACATTAATAAAGATGATACATGTATTTGTACCAATCTTGAAAGACTCTAAAACTTACTCTGTTCCTAAGTATATTTTAGGTCTTTATGAGAAGTATAAAAATCGTGTAGGTAGATGATAAAAATTGTGAATGGTTATAAGTATTATTAATTAATAATACTTATAACCATTTATTTTTTTGGGTACTTTTCCTTAAATTTTTTATAGATTAATATATTATTAATTTGAGATATATCTATTAAATAATATTAAAATGGAAAGGAAGTATATTACTTATGGATAACAAAAAAGGCAATTTAAAACAGAAACTTCTTCAAGTGAATAAAGATATACTTGAGAATAGTACTGAAGACAACGATAAGAGGTTATCGTTAATGGGTAGGGATGTATTGACACATCCTGGATATAATAACAGTATGAGAACTACTATGTTCAATTCTCATACTGCACAATTTTTAACTTTAAGTAATCCAGATTTCCCAAAGACATTCTTTGGTGCAGAAAATGTCGTTGGAGAAAATTCTGATTCGTATTATAAGACTAAATCTAATGTAGAAGTGTACAGGAAAGTTGTTAAATTCGAGAAACTATTTAATGAACTTGGAACTAATCCGGTAGTATATCAATTATTTACTTATGATAGAGATAATGATACATATTCAGTTGTTAACAGATATCCTGTAGAAGATCTATCTGAGATGTTTGGATATGAGTATGATTGCACAGAGATGGATAAATATAACGAGGGAGATATTATAAATAAAGACACCGTGTTATATAAAACTAAATCATATGATGAGAATTGTAATTATAGATATGGTAAGAATGCCAATATAATGTATACACTATCTCCGATAACATATGAAGATGCAGCAGGTATAAGAGAAGGATTTATTAAGGAATTTGGTAACGTTGAAGTATTTACATATAGAGTATCTATAAACAACAACGATTTTCTACTAAATATGTTTGGGGATAAAAATAATTATAAGACCTTAGCAGATATAGGGAGTAAGGTAGATGGGGTTGTTTTAGCATCGAGAAGAAAGTTTAATAAACAGCTTTTATTTGACTTTAGAACAGATAATCTCAGTAAGATACTTGAAGGTGACGAAGTATATCATGGAAGCGGAGTTATTTTAGATTACACTATATATTACAATAATACTGAAATTGAAGAGAATACCTTTAATAAAGACCTTCTGAAGTATTACAACTATCAAAATAAATATTGGGAGAAGATACGTAAAACATGTAAAGAGATAATCGAGTCAGGTTCTAAATATACTAAGGATATAGACTATCTTTATAAACAAGCTAAAGATATGTTAAATACTGAGAGTAAATGGAAAGAAGGGGATACATCATTTAATAATATCGTATTGGATATAGTAATAATGAATGAAGTATCAGTAGAACTTGGTCAAAAGTTTACCCCCAGATATGGTAATAAAACAGTTGTTGGTAAAATAATCCCAGATGAACAAATGCCATATTATTATGATGAAGATGGTAATAAAGTACACGCAGACATGTATTTTAACCTATTAGCTATCATTAATAGAACTACTGCATATCCACTGATAGAATTATGTAATAACTGGATGGCTACTAAGTGTGAGAGATATTTAAGAACTCTTGATAAACTTAAAGAAAAAGAAAAAGTATTATTTACGTTTCTTAAAGACTTTGATGAGGATTATGGTAAAGAAAGTGAAGAGATATATAAATCCCTATCGAAGAAAGAAAAAGAAGCATATATGGAAGAAATTACACATGGTAATGGGATATTATTGAGAGATTTACCATTTCAAGAAAAAATACCTATCTTCTATAGATTACTTAATATTTATAAAAAATATGATTGGTTAAATGATGATATCGTTTATAAATATAAATGGGGAAGAGAAATTCCTATATTGAATAGATATAGAATTTCGAAAATGTATGTATTAAAACTTAAGCAAACTTCTAAGAAAGGATTTTCTGCACGTAATATGGGAGCAGTAAATTCTAAAGGATTACCTGAAAGAAGTTACAAATCAAAGGCTCACTTAGACAAGTACTCTTCAACTGCTATAAGATTTGGTGAATATGAGACAATTGTATTTTCAATCGGTCAAGAATCTGACGAGATTGCAATATTCAATGCACTATATAGAACCTCTGTCAAAGGTAGAAAAGACCTTGCTAAAATGTTATTAAATCCTGATAATATGGAAAGTATTCTTGATGATACTTATATTTCAAGAACCTCTGAAATATTTAATGTATTACTCAAATCACTCGGTTATGGAATAGAATTCTTTGAAGAGGATAATGAGTTGTCATATCATAACGCAAATAATATTAATGAATATATTGTAGATGATAAGGCGTTAATGGTATCAGATTTTGACGGATTTATGATTAATAGAATAGACGAAATATCTTCTAAAATATTGAGTGAGCATAATGAAGTTATAGATAAGAACGAATTAATTGATACAGTTAGAGATGTGCTTACTTCTCAAAGTTACTTAATAGGTACTAAAGACCCAGATGAGATTGAGAGATTAATTAATTTATATTTTAATTAATTAATTATATTAGTATTATACATATATTTAAAAAATAGATATAATAAGTGTGATATAGTTAATATCATTTTGATATCACTGCCTATTATGATATTTACTTAGATAATAGCATTTTTAGATAAGAATACCTTTTGATAATAATTATTTTTATTTGACTATATAAAGTTGAGTGTATTTGGTTAAAGAGATTATAATTTATTATTTTAGTTATTTTGTCACTGTTAACGTTATCGTGTAAATATCGTATATATTATTCTCTTATATCACACATATCTATTTTTTAAATTATTGGGTAAGCAGTATGGCACAAGCTGTGTAATTCCTAGATAAAATATGTCATTTATCATACCTAGGATGATAAGTGTGCAATTTGCAAATGTATGTACAAAATTGTGCCTATTAACTTAAAAAGCAGAAATCGACATTAGCTAATATATCGTGTCATTATAAACAGATAATTCTTCCACACTTTGCCGATCATATCCTAAGATATCTTGTTTATAACCGCACATATTTTTGGCTAATGTCGATTTTTGTTCGAAAAATTGATAAAATTTATAATTGAATATTTTTTTATGTAACCGAGGGTAGATACAATGAGCAATAGAATAAAAAAATATAAAAATAAATATTACGATTTCGCTACTTCTAATGCGTCATTTGTGAGACTTGCGAAAGACTTAAAAACAATTGGTGTTAATAACTGGTATTTTATGTTGGAGATAGTAGACTATTCGTTAATAAATATAAACCCACACGCATGTGATGAGAATGGTAAATCTACATTAACCAAGGAACAAATATCCCGAGTTATTACGGAATGTATTGTAAATCCGTGGTATTTTTTAAGAGAAGTTGTGATTATTAAAGAAGCTGGTGCTGCTACCGGAGTCAGGTATAAAGCTAATAGAGGTAATATTGCTCAGGCTTGGTGTATATTACATAATTTAGATTCATGGTTAAACCTACCAAGACAGCAAGGTAAAACTATATCAGCACTTGCAATAGAATCTTATATATACAATTTCGGAACAGCAAACTCTTCTTTTATTTTTATTAATAAAGATAGTGAACTTGCAAAAGCTAATCTTAGAAGAACTGGAGATATAATAGATGCTTTACCGGAATATATGAGGTTTAAATCATATGTGGAAGAAGATGGAAAAGTTGTCAAGGCTAGAAATAATGCTACTATGTATAGACACCCAGTTAATAACAATACAATTATTGTTAAACCTAAGGCAACATCATACGATAGTGCATTAAGTATAGCGAGAGGTCTAAGTGCATCTATACTTCATTTTGATGAGCCGGAGTTTACTCCATATATAGATGTAATTGTGGAAAACTCTGTGTCAACGTTTGAAACTTCTCATAGAAAATCTTTGGAAAATCACGCAATAAGTGCAAGAATATTTACATGTACGCCTGGAGATCTCGATACTAAACCAGGAGTTGCAGCACAATCAATTCTTGATAAAACTGTAAAATGGCATGATTCATTTTACGATAAGACATATACAGAAATTAAAGAACTATTAGATGCTAATAGATCTAATGGTATACTTTACATAGAATATCATTATAATCAAATAGGACTTACAGATGAATGGTTAAAGAATATATCTGACAAAATTGGTAATATGCTTACCGTACGAAGAGAGATTCTCTTACAGAGAATGCATGGTTCAGATTTATCACCATATCCAAGAGAGTCTATAGAGTTTATAATGAGCTCTAAACATGAGCCTGTTGATCAATTATTTATCAATGAATATTTTATGTTTGATATATATGAACCTTTAAAACGAAATATTCCGTATATAGTAGGTATAGACTGTTCGACAGGTACAAGTTCAGATAATAATGCTATTACAATACTAAACCCTTATACAGTAAGACCTGTAGCAGAGTTTAAATCTCCGTATATTGGAGAAACGGATTATGAAAACCTAATAGAAACATTGGTATTGGAATATATTCCAAGAGCTATAGTATGTATAGAGAGGAACCATGTTGGTGATAGTATAATTGACCACTTATTAAATAAGTCAAGAATTGCTAATAACTTGTATTTTGATAGGGATAGAGATTTAGTAGAAGCTAAAATGAGAGAAGCGGAAACTGTAGAGTCAATGCTTAAAGCTAAGTCTAAGATAAAAACTACATATGGTGTTTATACATCTGGTAAGTCGAGGGAAACGATGTTTGCAATACTATCAAGAAGAATAGAAGAGAATAATGAAGATTTCGTTACTGCTTATATTATTGATGATATTGCAGGATTAATAAGAACCCCATCAGGTAAAATAGAAGCAAGACCAGGTGGACATGATGATAATATCATGTCTTATCTAATTGCAATGTATATTTATACTCATGGAAATAACTTAGCATATTTTGGATTTTATAAAACTGATTTATATGAAGGATTCGAAGAGAATCAAGGTATTATTACATCAGAAAGAGCCAGAGGAGTTCTTCCAAATGAAGTTGTTGTATCAATGGAAGATGAGGAAGAAAAAGAAAGAATACTTAATTACGAAGATATATTAAGAAATGCTATAGCAAATTCACAACAAGATTCTATGAAATTACATAGAAGTAATATGGATAGCGATAATCATTTTGATAATACCCCAAATGGTATTGTCGAAGACGATTATACTGAAGAGTTGGATATGGGTATATTCGATACACTGAATGGTTTTTAATATAAAAGATTATGATAACTAGAGAATACGGATACTAATCCAAATATTCTCTAGTTATCATAATTTCGGTATTTAATTTACATTATCAAATTCATCAAGGTTTCTAACAACTTCAAGTTTTCTGATATTAGTCATCATAAGTTGAACAAATGAGTCTCCACCCTCTTGAAGATATATGTCATATATTTTTTCCATGGTTTCCAACGTATACATATCAATTTTTTTATACCTATAATAGTATTTATTATAGTTATCGGTTATGTATGCTTTTTTATCTTCCATATCAGATTTTAATAAAAAGTCTATTCTATCTGTAAAGCCTATTAATTGGGAATTCATAGTATGGTTAACAGTACTAACATCTGTTTCTATTTTCGTTACAGTATTTATTATATTATTTTGTACTTCTCCTATTCGTTCCAACTCTTTTGAAAGAAAGTCCATTTTATTTATAATATCATCAACCCTATTAGAATTATGACTGATATATCTATCAGTATTATCGTTCTGTGTATGTGTTGAAGAATTTTCAGTTTCATTCTGTTGAGAGTTTTCTATTTCCTTTTCAGCACTTTCACCTTTATAATATCTCCTAAGAAAAGTCCCTATCTGCGATCTATTTTTATATATGAATTGATATATCAAATAGATTATGAAAATAATATTTATAGGATGAATATTATTTATATCGAAAAAATCTTTAGATTCTGGCATTACATTTTTTCCTTATCATCCACATTATGATATGAATTTAATATAGAAAGTTTTATCGCATTAGTTCTACTGTCCAAATCTTCTCTATATAATTTATCCATTCGTTTATTATAGATATCCATATACTTATCAACTCCATTATCTTCTGATGATAAATCTTCTTTTGTAAAATCAAATAACTCATCGTCATTGATTTCTATATCTTTTTCAGGATACTTAGATTCTATAATAAAATTAATCATACTAGCAGATTTCTTGATGGGTTTTTCTTCACAGAATGGGTAAACTGATTCATATTTTTCTGGTGTATTCTTATATGTATCAATCTCTTTGTTAACAATATCATCAGTTATCAATTCCATATCAAGGATAGTATCAATAACATCACGTATATCACTACCCCTTTCAATATTATCCTCTGGGCTATTATCTGTACGAGATATATCACTAATATCATCAATATCATCTTTTATTGACATTGGATTTAAATCACTATCAAATGACATCGTAGTTCCTCGCTTTCTTCATATTTACTATTCTTAATAGAGTGTTAAAATCATGGGTTTCGTATGAAAATTATATGAAATTTATATAATATTTATGTATATACATAATTTAAATTCTTTAATAATTATTTTGGAAAGGAAAAAGAAATAATATGAAAATGTGGAAATTTTATTATCACCCACGCTTAAATGAAAATAGTACTAATCACGACCATAACTTCTATGGATTTACCAATGATGAGAAAATTGCTAAAAGGTTTATTAAGGAGAGAGATCCCGATTATTTTACTTATACAATAACAGATGTTGATAAGTCTCTATATAATGAATTTAAGGAAAAAATGAGATATAGTGAACTTGTGTATCATGAAATGATAACAAGAAACCCATATGAGGAAACTTCTTTAATGAATATAAGGATAGTTGATATAAATTTTAGTATGATAAGAATGGTATTATATGGGATATATAAAAATACTCTAGGAAATGAAGAATTTCATGAAATAGACGTATATACTCTATTATTAGATAGAATACAGAAATTACATACTTATATATTTAAAGAAGAATACAGAAACTGTCTTTATGATATCAGATGTAATAATACAACTAATAGATATTTCAATACATGTATAGATAGTATGGAATTAGATGAGTTTAATATATATAGAGCATTTAGAGCTTTAGGGTATAAGAAAGAGTATCAATTAGAATATTAATGAGTCCGTATTTCCTATATATATAGTAATATACTATTTATGTGTAATAATAAAATATATTATGCTATATTAAATATAGCGGGGTGGAGATAACATCAAGAGCCTAAAGGAGTTAATATGATGACAGTGAGCGAAGTGAGAAATAGTTTGAAGTTTTATACAGATCTTTATGAGATCTGCTCAAATAGTGATGCGTGTGCAAAATACGCATCGTATTATTCAGATTCACTAGAGTACCTTGAGGTGCTCTTAAACAACAAGAAGGTTTCTGATATGACTGATGAAGTATATCAGGAACTTTTGGCTGAGCTGAAGAGGATACAGCTTGACTTCTTAGACCTTATGATAGTTTCATAAGGTTTAAGAGAAAAGAATACTTACATGATACTTACAATTATAAGTATTCTTTTTTTGTAAATTTACTTTAATAATTATTTTCTTATACATATAATATTTATTTGTAAAATAATAAATATTAAAGGAGAAAAGAAATATGAATAAATCTGATATTTTAACTTACATGAATACAATAGATGATATGGAATGCTCTTGTAATCATATTATGAATATGCTTAAAGTTGGTATGTTGAATGAATTTGAAATTAGTTATATTGAGAATTTCTTAAACAGGGAAATTATCAGATTGAGTTATATTACAAAAGATATCGGTATTGAGATATTGCTTAATAAAAGTAATGATATTATTACTGTGATGAAATATATGTTAAATATGGTGAGAAAGATTAAAGACAAGAATAAATAAATCACGAGATATTGAAATTACTATGTTCCATCGAATTCGTAATTTTTCTCAATATATATATATATATACTATTTACTTGTAAAATAAGTATATTGTATAAAAAGGAGAATGAAATGAAAAATAATTGGAGAATATATTTACATGGGAAAGGATTAGGTGGACATAGACCTTTCCTTAACTGGTGTAAAAATAACATAGAATTGAGGAGTGATAGAAACGGGTACAAATTTATATTCGTTTCAGATTTAGTTCCACATATAGGAAAACCTGTTGGGACTAATATACACAACTCAGTTCCATTAGACATAACGGATTGGTTCGATGATAAGATTGTCGCTTTTGGTGAAGTTGACAAATTCATTGAATCAATCAAGGATGAACTCGGTGAAAAACGTTATGAAGCGTATAAGAGATCTGGAGCAGTTCAGCTTTGGATTCACGAGTTCAAGAAGAAAGACCAAGAGGAGAAAAGAAGGTTATTAAGCAAAGTCGGATTGGAAGACTGGGCTTAATAACTCAAATTAAAAATAATATAGGGTATTAATTTACCCTATATTATTTTTTTCTTGTAATTCATATATTTTGTTACTTAGTCCTAATATGCCATTATCTGTACTATCATATATTATAGACTTATCTATATATCTATTTAGTTTTTCTTTATGATCTTCAGTAAATGCTATACCATATTTTTTTATAAATGCATTTAAATCACCATATGCTTGTCTGTAGTTAATAAATAAATTTCTAGCATGTACTTCTTCGTGTGCTGTTGATGAAAGCATTACAACCTGTATATGATTTCTATGATGTTCATCTAACACAACATTAGCAATTTTAAATGTACTTATTTGCCAATTTTTTAATATAAAATATTCAAGTATTATACTACAGTAATCATATAGTGTAAATATTGGACCATGATGCATTTCAACACTAACATCATCATCGGTTAAATTATGTAATACTTGACATCTATTAAGTCCAACTTGTTTTTTTAAATAAGATATATATTTATTATATCTATCATCGCCTCTTACCAATTTTTCTATTTCTTTAATATATGCATTATAAACTTCTAAATTGTCAAAATACTCTTTTGTTTTATAAAATGGAAGTATATAATTAGATGAATCTGAATCTATTGCTAAGTTATTTCTATCTTTAATATATATTATATTAGGTAAATCTTTTCCCATATTCGTTCACAACATTCCTTTACTGTATATTTATTTAAATTAAATGTCTTGTAAAATTACATAATATACATATACTATTAATTTGTAAATAAATTTATATTTACATGACAAAATAATTTTATGGCGGAGATAATGTCAAGAGCCAAAAGGAGAAACTAACTATGTTAAGTGTGGGAATTATTGGTGTAGGAAATGCAGGAAGTCAAGTTGCAACATTAGCAGCACAAAATAATATAAAATCTGTGGTTATAAACTCATCAGAGAATGACTTATCTGTAATTCCGGATACTGTAACAAAATTTTTAGTAGGAGATTCAAGAGGAGCAGGAAAGAACAGAGATGCTGCAAAAGGATTTTTAAAGAGCTCGATAACAGGAATTCTTAACAAAGAAGAATTCATAGATTTCATGGATGGAAATGATGTAGTATTTGTGATATCCTCAACAGGTGGTGGTACAGGTTCAGGAATTGCACCTATAATGACTGAGATATTATCTCAAGCATTTCCTGATTCATATATCATACTGGTTGGTATACTACCAACATTAAATGAGGCATATTCAACACAAGTGAATACTGTCGCATTTGTTAAAGAATTATATGAGAAAATTAATAAGCCAACTTATATGCTTTATGACAATGAGAAGATGTCATCTGAACCATCTCATGTAATGATGGAATCAATAAACCAGTCTATTATTGAAGATATTCTGGTACTTGTTGGTAAGTATAATTATCCAACAAAATACTCATCAATCGATGAGAAAGATATGTCTATGATAATATCAACACCCGGAAGATTGGTTGTATCAAGATTAACGAACTTTAAAGAGAAAGACCTTGATCAATCTGGTATTGATAGTAGAATAGAAAATATCCTTAAGACCAATACACATGCAGAACTTCAAAGAGATAAGGTTATTAAGAGAAGTGGTGTTATTGCAAATCTTAACGAATCTATCGCATCAAAGTTTGATGATCACATGACATCATTACAAAAGTTCATAGGTGTTCCGGTTGAAGAATTCACACACATATCTATCAACACTGAGAAAGCTCTACCTAATAATGTATTTTTCATAGGTTCAGGTTTATCTCCAGTATTTGATAGACTCACAAAAATCAATGAGAGAATAGAGGAAATTGATGCAATACAGAATGATAGTGATAGTATATCAGATGCATTATCATCTGTAGATATTAGTAAAGCTAATGAGAAGAAAGGATATAGGGAGAAGAGAGAAAGTGATGAACCATTAGCACTCTCAGATATATTCAAGAACTTTTCATAGGTATTATGATGAGTATTTAGATACTAATTAAGATCTAAGGTAGTTGTTATATAAAATAATAACCAATATTACAATTTGGTAAATTTTATATTACACTACCTTAGATTTTTTGTGTATAAATATAAATTTTTGTTTACTAAGGAAAGGAGATTATATATGGGAAAGAAAAATAAAGATATCCGTAATAATAACGGATTTAAAATTCCCGATGCGGTAGTCAGATTTATTAAAATGGACTACAAAAAATTTAAGAAAAAGAACTCTGGTTTATATGATGGAAAGAAAGAAACCAAGAGAGCATATTACTATGAGTTACTGGATTTATTTCCAGAAGTTGTACAACTTCTTGTTAGATATGGATATGTAAAAGAAGTTGTTGAAATTAAGAATTCTCTATACGAGAAATTGATAGACCCGTCATTTATAAAAGTATTGTCTCATGCGATTGAGAATGATGAGGACATTGAGAATATTAAGTTATTCCCTATAGTAATTAGGGATGTTATAGAATCTGCAAAAATCCAAGAAGCTAAGGATAAAGCAGAGGATCCGGAAGCATCTGAATATGACGTTTCAGATTTAATTGAACTGGCTCAATTAATACTTAAGAAGAAGCTGAAGAAATTAAAGAAGAAAGAAGTTGATCCAGATGTAGCATTTGATTGTCTTTGTATTATACCAGATGATAAGGTATTAGAAGATAAGCAAATCATATTCAAGTTAAGAACACTAATGGCTGTTTTATATGAACATGCAAAAACAAAGAAGATTGATTTTGATGTCATAATAAAATCTATGTTCCCTGGTAAGTATGCATCACAGATAATAACTTTCTGTTTATTAGAGAGAAAAGATAAGTTTGCTAATTTCGATGATAAACAAAAGGAATTCTTTATCCAAATCAATGAGTGGATATTTAATATCATGGAAGAAATGGATAAATCCACAATTGAATCTATTCTCAATTCTTACATAGAAGCAAGGAAGAGAGATGATGCTCAGAACAGGGATAGCAATAGGAGATATTTCCTTAAATCATTACCTGAATCAGAATATCCAAAAGTATATAAAGTTATAAGGCATATATTAGAGATAAATCCTGATGTTGATAAATTCTTCTAACTATAATTAATAATTAATATAGTAATATAATTTGCACCAGAAGTGTTATTATAAATACTTCTGGTGTTATAATGGAAAGGATATAATAGAGATATGCTTATTTATAATTACGAATTTGGTACTGAATCAGTTGATTGGAAATTAATGGAGTACAAAGCAATGGATTTTATCGGAACTGAATCACTCAAGTTCTTCGGTAACAATACATTTTTAAGAATCAATGATAAGACTGATATAGATATTAAACATGGTACATATTACGATGCAGCAATTAATATACCAAATGCTAAGAGTTTAAAAATTAACGGAACAAGTATGCATGTATCAACAATTAATGATGATGGTGTAGTTGACACTGCTGCATTAATAAGTATAGAAACTAAGAATTATCGTTTAGTAAAATATTCTACAGGTTTTGAAGAAGATAGCGTAGATTGTCAGATAATGAAACAAGTTACTACTCAAAATCATAGAATTATGTTAGTATTATTTAGTGATATTTCAAAACTTACCCTTATATTATTCAATAATACTCTTAAGAGATATGAATATTGGACATTAACACATGATGGTAGTGGTAAATTAGAATTGAAGAATTTAACTGGTACATGCGACGAGATCCGTAGTGCTCTTAAGGAGTTTGCAGGATTTGATAAGGGTAATAAATTCAAGAGTTGTAAAATATCATTATACTTTACATTCCCTATGGCATATTATATTATTACAACTATGAATAATGATAGTGTATATGATATAGTAGATAGTAAGAATTATAAAGTTATACATATTGACGACGAGTATGCTAAAAACCATTCTACCAAAGATATACTTACAAAAGCTAATGAAATTTCAGCGATACCTAATGGAAGTATATGTGTATCATTATATGGTATTGAGCCAAATGATATACATAGGTATAGAGATGATAGGATCAAGTATATATTCAAGTTATATGAGAATGGTACAACAACAGATTTTTAGTAAAATAGTAATAAGTTATATACTATTTACATGTTAACAAGATTAATAATATAATCAAATGGAAAGGAATTAGCAACTATGAAGAAAGCTAAAGTAGCCAGAATTAATCTGGGTGGAAAGAATATTATAGAGTTCCAAACAGCCATGCTCAATAAGCATGGAGAATTAAAAGGTAGAAACAAGAAAGAAACACATCTTCTTAGAGATACTTGTATGCATCATAAGAAGAATAAAAAGGGTAAGAATAAGTCAAGGGTTGAACTCGATGATGGACAGGCATGCTGTGCAATGTGCCAAGCAGAGTTCAGAGCTCAGCCCTACAGTAAAGATGAAAGAAAAGAGATTATTGGAGAGTCTAAAGAACTTGCTAATCACACAAAGTTTATGGCAGCAGCTTGTGGAGCTGATGAACAAACACTTAGGACATTGGCTGAAATATCTGTAGGGCTTACTAATCTTGGAAAGATAAATAAATCTCTAACCAAAATAGTGTCTAAAGAAGATGCTATCAAGAAGAAGAATAAGAAGAATAAAGGTAATACTTCTGAAAGCTTAGGTAGTTGGAGAATAAGATAGTTTAATATTTATGAGATGCCTAATTATAATATAATTAGGCATCTTTATATCTAAAAAAAATATATTTTTTTTTTTATTACGATCCTAAAAGTAAATTTAGATAATAATGATATAATATTTATAAGAGTAACCGAATTAATAATGAGACATAAGATATAATTTGTAAATATATCCTGCGATGGATAGCTATTATAGAAATGAATATAGTAGCCTTATCCAATTGATATATCGTGAAAATCAGTTGGATATAGAGTTACTCCTTTCCATTATAAGATTTAATTTAAATCTTATATGACACATTGATTATATAAGTTTCTCCTTTAGAAGAAATAGGAAAACTAAACTCCGAAACTATATATATATTTTATTTTACACCGTTGAATGTCGCTAGAGTGTAAATCTTAAATTTATATAATCAATGTGATGTCTATTGCCTACTTATATCGATTATCATGAAAATCATATTTGGATTTACTATGGCGACATTCAACAAAAATTCATTAATTAAATAAACAGATACTACCTTTATAGTAGTATCTGTTTATTTTTTTTATATATTGATTATCTTTATATAATATTTACTTGTGATTAATTACTTAATAGAAAAGAGAAAAAGAAATATGAAAAATAATAATGATATTGATAACAAATACGAGATAACCGATATTGTTGGTTACAGGTTTAAGAAGAAAGTATATCGCATAAGAGCATTAAAAGATTTCTCAGATGTTAAGAAAGGTGACTTAGGTGGATTTGTATCTTCCTATAAGAATCTTTCTCAAGATGGTGATTGTTGGATATATGATGATGGATCAGTTATACAAAATGCAATGGCTCTTGAAGATTCAAAAATTAAAGGTAATGCTATTATATATGATAATGTAGAAATATGTGGGAAGTCTATAATAGAAGATAGTTGTTGGATATATGGAAGGTCTTTTATTACAAATTCTCATATATCCGGAAAGTGTCGTTTATATAATACAAAAGTTAATAAGAGTAGACTTAGAGGTTATATATTAGATATAATTGATGGTTCTGTTATAACGAACTCATACATTAGAGGTTGTTTATATTTAAAATCATCTGATATAAATAAAACCCATATTATAGCAGATGAAGCTCATATAAGTAATAGAACTTATATATCATATTCTAAACTTAGATTATTTAGAGATAGTGAAATTTATAAAAGTTACATATGTAACTTGTCAATTATACGAGCATATGTGAGATTAAATAATACTCAGTTAATTACTACTGAAGTTATTAATAATAAAGAAAAAGTTTATATTAAAAATAAAAATATTGAATGTGGTTATATAGGAAATACTAATGATGTAATATCATTTTCATTAGATTTACACGATGACCGTGATGAATATACAATATCATTATATAAAAATAGAAATGGTGATATTATTATAAATTATAGGTATAGGATTTATAAATCTATTGATAGATTAATATCCTGTATAAATGCTAGTGATAAATCTATTGAAATACTTAGGTACTTTGATAGTATTGCTAAAGAGTATTTCAATATTAAATAATTTTAAAGGAGAAAAAGAAATATGGAAAATAACAGATCTACTGAAATTAAAGAGTTAGCATTCGAGTTGATGATATACATGGTGAGTTAATATTAAGAAGTATACATATTAGTGGTTCTAAAATACTTGGTGATGAAAATAACGGAATTCTAATTATAAATAAAAAAATAATTAATGGGTGTATAAGAGATACAAAAGATGTTATATCATTAGATATTGATTGTGGTTTTAATGGATGTAATAAGTTATGCTATTATAGGGGTGAAGATAATAAAATTTGTATGTTATTGGGTGATCATTTCTACACTACTTCACTAGAAGAACTAGTTCAATATGTTATCAGATGTACACAAACATCATTTTCTAAAGATTATATAGAAATATTAGGTCAGTTTGATAAAATTGCACAAAAGCATTTCGATACTAACTAATTCATATATTAAAGAAGATAAACATAATATAGTTTATCTTCTTTATTTTTTATCCGACCCATTACTCGGAGTACTTATGTATTTTAGTTTAAACAACTTATTAATCACCTAATATTAAGTATTTTCTTATTATTTTTTATGATAATATTTCCAATTTATATATTATTAAATTAGATACTTAAAGTGATTATTAAATAAATTAAAGGAGCAGATATATTGATTATGGTTAAAGATGTAGAAGTCCAATGGACGGATGATGATATTGAAAAAATCCAAAGAAAACCAAATTTATATATTCGTAAATATGGTAATGAAGGATGTAATCATCTCTCTCACGAGATTATACAAAATGCCATTGACGAAGTTATAGATGAAACTTCCAATGGTGATATGTTGACAATAAGAATAGATTATCCTTCAGGTAAATTAACCGTAAGTGATAATGGAAGAGGATTTCCGGAAACTAAATATCCTTTAGATATATTCTGTACTAAAATACAATCTGGTAGTAAAGCTAATAGAGATCAATCTGGTGGAACTGCTGGTGAGTTTGGTATAGGTGCTACAGTATGTAATGCTCTATCTTCGTATTTTAGAATTACATCTAATAGAAGTAAGGAGAAATATATACATACGATAGAATTTGAAAATGGTAAAATGATATCAGATAAGAAGAAAGATAATCCTAAGAAACTTCACGGTAGTACTGTAGAGTTTATTCCTAATCCTAAATATTTAGGAAAGAATTCTCATATAGTATACGAAGATATTCATAAATGGATTAAAGATATGAGTTATCTATTATCCTCAGAGAAGAAATCTATAGAAATAGTATTTGAGGTTTATGATGATAATAAAGCTATTATTAAAGAAAAGATTAAACCACAATTATTCTCATCTTTATTATCTACTATAGTGAAGAAACAAGCAGTATCTCCAATATCTTTTAATAAGAGAACTAATTTTATGGAGACTACTCACTTAAATGAGAAACCTATTGAGAAAGAATTATATTTAGATGTATCATTTACATATGATGATATTACCGATGTAAATGAACCTAATATCGTAGAGTCATTTTGTAACTATACAAGAACTACAGATGGTGGTGTTCATGTACAAGCTGTAGATGAAGCTATATGTAGATATTTACAAACTGAGACCAAGAAAAGACTATCTGATAAAGAAAAAGAGAAGATAGATATATTATGGCAAGATGTAAGAACAGACTTAAGACTATTGATAAATCTTACATCTAATGGTCAAGTACAATTTGTTGGTAATGCTAAGACTAAAATAGGTAATGAGAATTTTATTCCTATAATAAAAGAATTAGTTAATGATTCATTAACGAATATCTTTAATGATAATGAAGCTTTACTTAATTCATATTGTAAAATAGTTAAGACTAACGCTAAAGCAAGAATAGAATTAAATAAGGCTAAGAAATCTGTATCTATTAAAACTAAATCTAATCCATTTATGGATAAACTATCTAAGAGATATTATTCATGTAATAATAGAGGTAAGGCTTATAAAGAAATATACTTAGTAGAGGGACAAAAATCAGCAGCAGGTTCCATAGCTTCTGGAAGAAATCCAGATGTACAAGCTGTATATGGATTCAGAGGAATGACTGCTAATCCTTATAAGAGAGATAATATCTCTATTATGGAAAATGAAGAGTTAAAAGAATACTGTGAAAGAATTCATTATGATATTAAATCCGGTAATGTTGAAGATGTTTATTTCAATAAGATAATAATGAGTTTCGATGCAGATAGTGATGGATATGGAATTAGTTCAGGTGTAGCAGCATTTCATGCAAAATTTGCTAGACCTATAGTAGAAGCAGGTTTATTATATAAGGTATATCCACCATTGTATTTAATAGATGATAAGAATCATCCTTATATAAGAAATAAAGAAGAGTATATAGAAGTATATAGGGATAATATCATTAGAAATTATACCATAACTTCTATAGGTAATAATAACTCTAAACTATCTAAATCTGAGTTTAAAGAATTTATAGATATTACTAAATATTATACCGAGACATTAACAAGAGTAGCATCACATTATTCTGTTAATAGATATTTAATAGAATTAGTTGGATATCATATAACGATGTATATATTAGCTAAATATCTTAAGAATAATAAGAATTTGGATATTAATGAAGTACTAGATTATTATGAAGATTTACCTCAGGAAGTTTATAAGTCTCATATTAATACTGCTTTAAATGATCAGAAGTTTGTAAGTTCCTTTATGAAGGATATACAAGATGAATTCCCAGAGATAACTCTAAATGAGAAATACTTGACTGGGGTTATTGATGGTAAATACCAGGTAATAAAGATTGGTTATAACTTAATGAAGAAACTATCAGACTTGACAGAAACTTTTATTACATATGGACTTCATATTACTTATAGTGAAAAGAAATCCGATGAGATTAAATCTACTATAGGGTATATGTTAGACTCTGCTAGTAAGTATATTCCCAAGATAATAACCAGATATAAGGGACTCGGTGAAGCTAACTATGACCAAATAGCAGAAACCATAATGGACCCATCCAAAAGAATTCTGGTTCAGTTAACATTTGATGATATTGAAAGAGATTTAAAGATATTTGATACTCTTCATGGTATATCTACAGATGATAAGAAATCAAGAAAGCAAATGATGAAGTCTTATAAGATTAGAAGAGAGGACATTGATAATTAGTATGGGAAAGAAAAAGAAATTTACCACAGAAGATTTTAAAACTTATATAGATAATTATACTAAAGAAAATATCGCAGATGCCTCAAGAAGATTCTCTATAATATCAGGAGTTAATAGAAATGTAGCTAGGCATATTCCGGTAGTATTCGATGGGTTAAAACCTGTTACAAGAAGAATACTCTTAGTAATGTATGAGAGCAAAACTAATAAGTTCCAAAAGGTAAATAAAGTAGCTGGAGATGCTATGGGTAAATATCATCCACATGGCGATGCTTCTATATCAGATGTTATTAGTAAGATGGGACAAGACTGGAATAACAATATTACATATATAGAAACTCAAGGTAACTTTGGTAATAGACAAGGTGATGATGCAGCATCTGGTCGTTATACCGAGTGTAAATTATCTAAGTTTGCTTATAAGTGTTTCTTTGAAGATTATAAGTATGCTTCACTAGATACTAAGATGAGTTATACCGGTAATGATGAAGAACCTGATTACCTACCATCTAAATATCCTATAGGATTAGTTAATCCACAATTTTCCAGTATAGGATATGGTACAGCAGCGAATATACCACCATTTAACTTTACCGAAGTTTTAGAAGCTACTATTAAACTTATTAGAGACCCTGATAGTAGAATTAACCTAATACCTGATTTCCCATCAGGTTGTGATGTTATAGCTAATAACGATTTAGTTGAAGTAGAAAAAACTGGTATTGGTAAAGTATTAGTTAAAGCTTCTACAGATATTGATTATAATAAGAATATTATTCATATAACATCATTACCGTTACAAATTGGTACTAAGGCTGTGGCTTATAATATATCTAATTTAGTATTAGCTAAGAAGATAGAAGGAATTGCTGATATTAAAGACTACACAGACCCAGAAGTTGGAGTACTATTAGACATACATCTAAAGCCATCTGTAAATCCGGATAAAATATTAGAAGAATTAATGAAAAAAGATGTCGGTTTAAAGAAGACATTTTCTATACAGATTAAGTTTATAGATGATTATCAAGAGTATGATTATTCTCCGAAAGAATTTCTATTAACATGGTTAGACTTTAGAAGAGAAATACTTCAGTCTATGTATAATAATAAGTATGTTAAGTTATTGGAAGAACAGCATATGAATAATGTCAAGTTATTCGTATTTAATAAAGATAATCTTAATCAAACTGTAGATATATGTAGAAAGGCTTCTTCTACTAATGATGCAATAGAGAAGTTAATGAAGAAGTATAAAGACAGTGAAGTTGGAATGACTTCTATGCAAGCTAAGACTATACAAGGAATGAGATTTTCAGATTTCAATAAGGAATCTTATAATGGATTTTTAAAGTTAAAAGAAGAGTTAAAAGACTCTATTAAAGAAACTGAATCAATATTATCTAATACATCTAAGATAGATGAGATAATAGAAAAAGAGTTATTAGAGGGTATTTCTTTATTCGGTACTAAGAGAAGGTCTAGTATAGTTCATAATAAACCTGATAAGAAAGAGATTGTAGATAAGTCTAAGGTATTAGTGGCAATATCTAAAGATGGATATATCAAGAAGATCAATGTTAAAGAATATAAGACAATTGGTTCTTTAGGAACACAATCTTCAAGACAGGTTATATTAGCAGAAACCAGAAATGATAGGAATATATTAATATTCGACAGTACCGGTAAGTGTACTAAAATACCTGTATTATCCATCCACGAATCTACTCCGGAAGAAAATGGAGTAATGATAGAAAGATTCTTTAAAGTATCTGGTAACGTAGTAGCAGTAATGGAAGAAATTACAGATAAGGAATTATCTAAAGATTTATTAATAACTTTCTTTACAAAGAAAGGATTCTCTAAAAGAACTTCTTGTAAAGAGTTTTATAATATGAAAGATAATAAAACTGCTATCAGTATAACGGAAGGTGATGAGTTAGTAGCAGTAATAAATACCTTAAAAGATTCTTCCAAAGATATTATTATTTATACAGATAAAGGCGATGGTATCAGATTAGATATTAATGATATTAAAATCCAAGGAGCATCTACTCGAGGATTAAATATGATTAATTTAACAGATGAAGAATCTGTTGTAGGGGTAGGTAAAATAGAGACTAATAAGAAGTTATTAGTATTCATTACATCTATGGGAAGAGTTAAAGTTAGTGAACTTAAATATCTCCCACCTATGAGTAGAAAAGACGGTTCTGTATCATTAATTAATCTTAGTAATAATGAATATTTAGTAGGATTAGCATCTGTAAATAATAAGAATACGTTAACTGTATTTAGAAAATTTGGAGACCCTGTAGATATTAAGATTGACGATATCAAACCATCTATGAGAATAGCTAAAGGTGAAAAATTAGTTAAAACTCCTAGTGGTGACATTGTAGTAGGATTTAGAATTATTTAAGTATTAAGAATAACACAACCAGACCTAAATATCTGGTTGTGTTATTTTTTTATCCCAGATATTTACCTACCAAAAAACAATCGTTTAATATTAAATATATAGAAAGGAAAAAACTTTATGTATGAAGTAGATGTAAATAGAGTCCTTAATGGTACATTTCATAAGAGACTTTTAAATGCCTATAACAGTTTAAAAGATAATATGAATGATGAAACTATTGAGGATTTTTATACTGTATATAGAGATGGTAAATTATCAGATATACTTAATCATGCAGATATCATCTTCAGGGAACCGATAAAAGGATTGGATTTTATAGAGAATATATTCAATAATCCTTATGTATTCATTCCACCATATAAAAGAAAAGATGTATGTGATAAGTTAATATCATCATTTAAAGAAATCTGTACAAATACCAGATTACCTGAAGAGCAGAAGAAAAGATATGATGAAGCTTTACAGAATATATCTAAGTCATGTGATGATAGAAAAAATACAATAATACTATCAAGAATAGAAACAAATGATAATCTTGTTACTCAGATAATGGTATTGTATGATATTCTGAATGAAGAGTCTAAAAAAAATAGTAATAAAAATTATGATTTCATTAATAAGTTCTTTAAGGATATTATAGATAATGGTAAAGTTAGAGATAGTTTACCATATGCATTTGATATATTACCTATGGTAAATATGGGATTATTATCAATATTAGTAGAATACGCACTATCTGATGAGAATATCTGTTATGATAATATAGCTTGGATAAAATTATTATCATATGATAATATTAATGAAAAATTATCAAAATGTGGTAATCATTGGTTAGAAACGAGACTTAATTATATTAAAAATAATTCAGTTAAATCTATACTAAGTAAGTTATCATCTTTAGATAGTAATGATGATTTTATTAATTCATTCGATGACGCTAAGTCTGCTGTATCGTCATTATTTAATGATGATGAAACTGTGGATACTTGTAGGGATTTGTTAAACCAGAAGAAGTCTGTATCATTAATAAAGACTAAGTCTTTGTTAGAATCAATTCATGAGTCTGTGTATAGAGAATATCTTAACAAGTCTTTATATGAGGATTGTACTAATCCTTTAGTACATGAACTCATTGGTCATGATGATGTTACGATTGAATATGCTTTTGATTACCTTGAAGATAAGATAGGAAATTTAGGAGAAGAGTTATTTATACTAAATGAGTCTATAATGGACGATATAGATAATTCTATTATGTATGAATTTACCCACGATGGTACTCCAAGTGATGTTATTAGAAATCATTATAAGATTTTTAGAGAAGAAAAGAAAGCTGATAAAAATCCACCATCTGAAGATGATTTAAAAAAACTTGAAGAAGAGAATGATGGTTATGATGATGAAGATATGGGAGATGACGACGATACTAGTAATGTAAAAAAGACCAATGATATTAATGATGATACCAATAATAAACTAGTATCAAGAAATCCTAAAGATACTCCTGAAAAACCTAAAGAGTCTATAACAAGAAAAATACAGAATAAAGCTGTTGATGCTGATGTAAAAATGCAAAAAGGTATGAGTAACGCTCAACAAGGTATGAAAGAATTGAAGAATGCAGCTAAAGCAGTAGCACGAATCCCTGGTAATTTAATCGATGGTGCTAAAAGTAAATTTGAAGAGTGGAATAAGCTTGATGAAGATAAACGAAAAGCTAAAATGCTTGAACCTGGTTATAGATCTGATATTCATAAAAGAATTATGAAACTTATTAAGTATGGAGCAGCTTGGAAACTCTTAGGACCACTACTCAGTATCAAAGCATGGTTCATCTCTAAAATATATAGAGCAACTATAGGTAAATCTCTTGAGAAAAGAGATATTCGTTTAAGAAATGAATTAGTAGCTGAATTAGATGCTGAAATAGAAATTACCAATGAAAAGATACAAGATGCTGGAGCAAACAGTGATCAGAAACAGAAATACCAATTAATGAGGATTAAAAAGAAACTTGAAGCTGAAAGAGTTAGGGTACTCACTAATTCTAAACTAATGTAATTATTACAATATTTTTTATAATGAGGTGATTAATAAATGAATAAAAAATTAAATCTCTTTGAAAAATATGTTTTAATGGAAGAAGCTCCGAAGAAAAAACAAAAACCTGTTGAAGAAAAAGAGGTAGTTCCAGATAATATCGATACTGATAATAATGATGATATTGAAGCAGATGCTTTCGAAGATGAGTCTGAAGAACCCGGTTTAAAAGTACCACAACGACGTAGAAGTATTAAGACAGATGACTTTGATACTGATGATGACGATGTAGAGGATGCTCCAGATGAATTAGACATGGACGATGTTGATGATATAGAGATGGATGACGATATATCAGATGAGGATATGGAACTTGTACCAGATGAACCTGATTTGGATACTGGTGGAGATGTTGAAACTTCTGACGAAGATGATACTGATACAAATGAAGAATTAGAAGATTTGGCAAACGATACTGACGGTACTCCTGAAGATGGTAATGATGAAGATGCTGAAGATAATGGAGACATCGAACCTAATATCGATGATACTGATACAGAAAGTGACTCAGACACAACTGACGATGGAGATGGAACAGATGTAAAGAATAATGCAGATAATCAACTCAAGTATTCATTATATATAAATATGATTAAGTTATCTGAAGCTATTAGGAACTATCAAGACAAACTATACTCAAAGAACGAGTTCTCTACAATATCTGCAGACATGATAAAAAATGTATCAGAGAAGTTAAAGGATATAGATAGTGCTTTGACGGAATATATGATTTATAAATATACCGATAATTCTTATCCCGAGTCATTGGTCTTTTATAATCAAGCAGTATCATCAGTAGGATTATTATTCGAGGTTTTAAATACTAAAGAAATACCTGATGATATCAAGAAAGTTGTTAAAACAAAGAAAAAACAATAAATTAAAATTTTGTATAAAAAGTTGTTATATTCGCTGGTTTTCTATGCGTTTAGAATAGAAAATTACTTTGAATTTACCAACAAGTATATAAGATAGCAAAAAATAAAAAATAAAATAAGGAGAGTATAGAAACTGATGAAAAATATATTGCCTTTCATGACAGAGTCTGGAAGTACATTTTCTCAGACATCTACTATTGGATCATTTTCTAATGGTAGACATATAAATTCATTCGATGATAACTATACCAGAGTTTATAATCAGTTTAGCAATCAAGGACTTAAGATAAATACAGATATTCGTGGTATTCTCGAAGATCAAGCTATTTACGAGAGTTTCCGTGATGAACTTATAAGTGATATACTTAATGATTGTGACCATTATAGTTACGCTGAACACGGAAATCTTGCAGCACTTGCTGAGCAAGTTGCTACAATGATGGATAATAGAAGAGATATGCTTCTTTCAGAGTCTGTTACTACCGGAACATTGCTTCCAATAAAGATGATTGACTTCCCGCTTATCGTTAAGGAACATCTTAAGAATGTTATTAAGGACATTATGCAGTGTGAAGTTACCAAGTCACCTGTTATTAAGAAGCACATTCAACATACATGGATAGTAGATAAGAAAACTAAGAAGAGATACGAGTATCCTCAGTGCTTCTATAGAAAAGGTCAAGCTGCTGAAATATTTGATGCAGGTAAAGGACATAAGCTTGTAGATACACCTGTGAATCTGCCAGCATTTAATTATAAGATCGTTGATAACTTGGTTACAGGTATATCACTCCCGGAAAGAGAGAGGATCTCTATAAATACTAAGATAGTATATGGTGTACTTACAGATGGTACTAAGGTACCTCTTGATATGAGAATTAATCTTGCAGATGGTTCTTGGTTAGGAGGAGTTATTAATACCAAAGTTGAGTCAACAGCTACACCTGGTACATTCCATGATGTTAAGGATTGCCTCACAGGTTATGTTGATTTCACAAATAACACAACATCAATATCATCTGCAAGTGGAGAGATAAAGAAGGTTATATTTGAAGGATACCTTTCTAATGAGCTTAACGAAAGAGCTGTAACATTCGATTACTCAAGAGAAGAAAGAGAGTGGAAGATTGAAGATGGACATAGAGTTGATGTTCCATATTCAATAGAAGAGCTTGAAGATGCTAAGGCACTTCTTGACCTTGATTTATATAAACTTAGCTACAGTAACCTTTCAGATTACTTAGTAAACATGGAAGATGCAGATGGTCTTGCTTATCTTGATGAGATGTTTAAGAAGTATGATGGACTTAGCCTCGACCCGCTTGATTTCAATGGTTTTGTTAAGAAACAGTCATTTGACTGCGACTCACCTGCTACAGTAGTAGCACTTCCATGTGATTACATTGAAAGACAGCTTAAGTTCTTAATAGATAGATTTGTTATTGATATAGCTGATACTGCTAAGCTTGATGATGTTACATTTGTTATTTATGGTAACCCTAGATATGTTTCACTTTTAGGTGGAGCTGTAAATTGGGTTGTTAATAGTGGTGATACAATTGGTGGTGTTAAGCTTACAAATAGTTATGGTATAATGAACTCAGGTGGAGTTAAGATACAAGTTATATCTTCAGATAAGATACTTGTTCCAGATAATAAGGGTCTTAAGATTATACCTTATCCAACATCTGATAAGACAATGACATTCAAACACTATAAGTATACATCACATATACTTACTGCTGCTAATTCTGCTTATAAGGATGCCGATAGACCAGGTGGAAGCTATACAAATATTGTTGGTGTATCAAGATACACTAATGCAGGTATACAGTGTATACAAGGTCATATTGCATTTACTAATGATACTACATATATTAAGATATAATTCTTAAATATATAAAGTATTAAAAATAGATTATTATAGAAGAATTAGAAGAAATTCTAATTCTTCTATTTTTTATTTAAATAGAAACTTTTAATAATTTAAATTATGAAAGGAAAAAACATAATATGTTTAAAATAAATAACTATTATAGTGACATAGATGAAGAATTTTCACTATTAGAGAAAGCACTCGATATAGGTATTGCAAAAGCTAATGTTGCATATGAGTATGTAAACGGTATGTTAGAAGTATCTATGATGGAGTCTGATTTAACAGTCCTTTCTGAGTCTGGTGATTATGAGTATCTTTCAATACTTTATGAAGAGGGATCAGATGCTGCTGATGAGAAGAAAAAAGGAATAATAACATCCATGATGGATACTATTGGTAACTTCATAAAAGGTTTATTCGATAAAATTCGTGGTAAAGTTAGTGATAAACAACTTAGTCAGCTTGAGAATGACCCAAATGCACCTAAGCAAGTAAAAATGGAAGGTGACGATGAGAAGAGTATAAATAAGTTTTCAGGAGTTCTCAAAGCTATTGGTGATTTTATTAAGCCAGGATTTACTAAAACTGATGCTGAAGGAAATAAGAGTTTTGATCTCATTAAGACGATGATAACATCAGCAGAAGCTGCAATGGTTGGTGCTGCTGGGTACATAAGTGTTAAAAAAGTTGGTGGTATTAAGAAGGGTTGGGAAAGTCTTCTCAACAAAGCCAATGAATTAAGAACTCAGATAAAGAATCTTATACCTAATGCTAAGGGTGATCAGCTTAACAAACTTCAACAGGCTGGTCAATGGATTAGTGCAGTTACTAAAGACTTTGGAAAAAAAAATATGGGTATAGTTGGATTAATCAGTGGATTATTTAAAGGTAAGGGTGGTAATTCAGATGAAGAATCAACAGAAAATCCTTCATCAAATGAGACAACATCCACAACTGATGCAGCACCTTCAACTAAGGAAACTACTACTACCGCATCTGCTAATAATACTGCTAATAAAAAAAGTGGTAACAAAGGCGGTAATAAAGGTGGTAAGAAGAAAAGTACTGAAGAGACAGTAAAAGAATCTGTATATGATTTATATGATTATGAAGACTTTGATTATGATATAGATTCATATTTTGATTAATTATATATCAGATAATGAGATATTGTTTATATATCTCATTATCTGATATTTCTCTATAATAAAAAATATGAAAGGATAATTCTATGTATTATAGTAATAGATATACATTTAATTCATTGGTATCTGAATATGATAATGAAATTAAAAAATACAATAGAATGTATGAAAGTACATATTTAGATGATTTGATGAATGATATGAGTTATGAGACAACACTGTTGCTAGAAGATGGTGATAATGTAGATACATCCCCATCAAATCCAATTGGAAAAAAACGTAATATAATAATGCGTATTATAGATACAATAATTGGATTTATACAGCGTGTTTTTTCAGATATAAAAAAAATATTTGATAGGAAAGTTGAAGAAGATTTTAACAAAGCAGCAGATGGTAATGTTGAAATGAATAAAAACTACGATAAAACTTTAGATGAGTGTGAGAGTACTTTTTCTAAAGTTGTAGACTTTCTAAAACCTGGATTTACTAAAACTGATGAAAACGGGGATAAGAAATTCTCACCAATTAAAGCTGCTGTTACTGCAATTGAAACAGCCGCAGTAGCTGGTGGAGCTTTTGTCATTGGAAAAAAAGCACTACCTAAGATTAAAGAAAGAGCAAGTAAATATCTTGAGAATTGTGAGAAATTGTTAAGTAACCTAAAGAAAAAATCTTTTAACGATAAAGCATTAGAGATATTAAGGGACAAGAATAAAAGTGACGCTGAGAGACTTAAAGCTGCTAAAACTTTAGCTAAAGATGATCCTGAGTTGATGGGACACGTTAATGCTATAGAGAAGAGGATTAAAGAAAATAGCGTCAGTGAAGGTGAACTCAAATCTACTATGAAAACCATGAGTAAAGATTACGAAAAGAGAATCATGGGTATGGCTAAAGACGGTAAGAATTGGAATAAAAAACCTGATGCTAAAAATAATGATGCTGGAAAGAGTATTGTTAAAAAGAATGGTGGTAATAAGGAGAATTTCTTTATGAAACTATTTGGACTTTGTAGTAAAAGTGCTATATCTGAAATGAATGACCATCAGGTTGCAGCACATGCAATAAGCCAGTCAAGTAAATATGCAGCGAGTGTTTTGAAAGACACAGTTCAAGCAATGATGAAATTTGTAACAGGTAATAATAAACCAAATAAATCAGGTAAATCAGATAAATCTATGAATGAATCTGGATATTATGATTTCTTCGAAAGTTTCGAAGTTAGTAAAACTTATAATGAGTATAATCATGATAGTTTTATTGATGAAATAGATTCTGATATAAATGCTATGTTAACAAATTTATAATATAAGAAAGGATATATTATAAGATATGAGAAAAACATTTTTAACAAAATATGATGTTAATGATATAAAGACAAATTTCTTAATAAAGAAGACATTGTCAGAGCATAGTATCAATTGTAAAAAAGCCAAACTTAAAGTATTGACTGAGTCAGGTACACCGGATGATCTTGATTATCTTTACCAGGAGTCAATAGATGATACTATGGGTAAACTTGGAGCAATTATAGATGATATTATAAAGAAATTTATAGAGTTTTGTAAAGATATACAAATCCAGATATTATCTAAGATAAATTCTGTAGAATTTAAATCGAATGTACAAAAAATAAACGATAAGCTTAAGTTTAATCCATTTTTAAGGAATAAAACACAGATGGTTACAGATTTTACTCCAAAGATGAAGCAGTATGAAGATGCTAGTTCAAAGCTTGCTAAGATGGTTGCTAAACTTAAGAGTGGAAATAGTGTAAGTAAAGACATTGATGAATTTTCAGATTGGTTTGACGGTGTTGCGGAAGGACAGATGAAGAGTAAGAAGATGACTAATGCTGCTATATTCGCTTCACTTAAAACAATGATGGAAAAAGTTGATGGTGATATAAAAGATAACAGAGATACTGCTAGAAAGCTTCTCGAAGATGTTAGAGGTATTAAACCTAAGAACGATGATAATGGCAACGATATCGATCTTAAGTCATCATCAACAAAGATTTGTAATTATATATCAAGAGTTAGTAGAGCTGCTATAAGACTTCAAGTAACAGTTCTTGGTGAATATTTAGCTGTATGTAAGAGAGAGATTCTTAATGCTAAAGAAGAGGAAACAAAGACCGAGTCATATTATGATTACTCAGATGACAGTTTCTATGATACAACATATGAGTATGCAGATGACGATTTTAGCAATGAATATGATTACGGATATGATACTTCTGATATAGATAGTATTGTTGGTTTTGATTTTTAATCAATATAAAAATTAATGTATGTACTAATAGGATTAATCCTATTAGTACATACTCTTTGTCATATAACTTTATATTTTTTAATATAGTATATTAAAAAATATAAAGGATAAAGAGGTAATAAAATGATGAATGAGAAATTAAAAGAACTTATTGATTATGCTAAAAATGAAAGATCTAAAACTGTAAATGGCTACTATACTAAACTTAACAAGTTGAAAGAATCTAATAAGAACAACAAGCTTACCGATAGTTCTATTATTAAGAATTGTCCAAATTATACTGATACTCTCAAGAGATATGAAGACTTGTTTAATATTATTATAGATATTGAAAACGCTCATACTGAGAAAGAAAGTTTTGATGATAAGATAAAGTATTATCGTGAGACCTATAATAATATGATGTCGGTTGGTATTGTCGCTAACAAACAAGAAACATATAGTAAGTGTATACGTAAAATTACAGATGGTATAGAACATCTTGATACATTATTTGATGCTGCTGAGCATAATGCAAAATCATTATCCAATAATATTTCAGACAGTGATAGGATATGTAATCTGTTATTAGCACATTATAAGAATTATATAAAGAGTCAGAAATTGGAAATTGATGTTTGGATAACTGCGGTTACAGATGCTCTTAAAAATTAAATAAAGTTTTTTAATTAAACCCTATAGACTAAATTAGTCTATAGGGTTATTTTTATCCGAATTACTTATAAATCGTTTAGATTACACAGTTATTTAAAGTTAAATTCAATAGAAAGGGAATAGTTTATGGATAATATATTGCTATATTCTATACAGTCGGATGTGATGATTGAAGACACTTTACTGTTCATAGACAGCTTATCAGATATGTATTATGAAGACGGAGAAGCTTCAAATAGCGAAGTTGTTGATGAGAAAAGTAAAAATATGTTTAGACGAGCATTTGATGCTGTAATGAAATTTATAAATAGTCTTATTGAAAAAATTAAAACTCTTTTCCAAAGAATGGGTCTTAGTAAAGAAGAAAAAAAAGAGTTCGATGAAATAAGAAAAGCGATAATGGCTGACCCTAATATTAAAAATAAATCATTTACTGTAGATGATTATAGGAAAGCCAAAGCTCAAGAAGAAGCCATTATTAAAGAAATGGAAGCTATACAAAAATCTGCTGAGCAAGCCGGTAATGATGAACAAGAAGCTGAGATTATAAACAACGGTATGGAAAAAGTTAAAGGTATGATGAGTGGTGTTGCTGATGTTATGGGTACCGCTGGTAAGTCTATTGCTACTACCATAGGTGCACAACAGATACTCCATATGGCAGAATCTAATAGAACTTTTGCTCAAATGGTTTACGGTATGCTTGAAAAAGAAGAGGGATTTGCAAAACAACTAGAGGATGCTATTGGAACTAAGCAGAGTAATAAGTTTAAAAAGAGTATTAAATCATGTACTAAATGGCTATCATGGCATAAATTTAAAGCAACTATATTTGGTACAATATGTAATGATATGAGTAAATCATTTAGTCACACTGTTAAAGATTTAAAGGAATTGGCAAATCCCAAGAATTCAATAGGTGCAAATATCGCTCGTGCAAGACATCTTAATATGGCTAATAATGTTATTGGTGGAATTAACCAGCAATATGGTACAGATTATACTCTTATGGATGTTGCTAAAGCCGGTAAACAAATAAAAACTACTGTTAACGACACCAAAAAAACAGTCTCGGATGCTACAGGTTTCGTTAGGAGAACTATAAATAATATTAAAAATAGATAATTGTTAATACTATTTACAGAAAGACTTTATTAGATACTAGAAAGGTTAACTGATAAACATGAAATATATTACCGATCAATTAGAAATAGATACTAATATATTAACAGAGCAAGTTGATCTATTTATTGACAGATATAATGCAACATATGAAATACATATGTTGCTGGAAAGTGTTGATGATGTTCATATAAATATAAATGATATTTATATGGAAGGATTCAGGAAAAATATCACAGATAAGATATCTGAACATATAAACTGGATGAAACTTCATTGGTTTACTCCAAAAGATGAAAAACAGAAACGAATAGCCAAGTTTATTAAACAAATAAAAGGTAAAGTTGAAATAGATATGGAACAAGACCCAAATCTTGTTTATAGAACATATTATGAAATTTACACTATCATATATGGTAAATATCTTAAATCATTTGAAGATGTTTTAGGTCTTGCTAAGACAATTAATGAATTATTAGACAACGACATACCGCAAGGAAAATTCGATGTTAAAGATTCATGGAAATTAATGAAGGAATTCGAACAATTGGCATATAAGTTTGAAAAAACATCAGATATCTTACAACGCAAGATGTATAGAAAGAATATATATGATAAGGTATTGAATAGAGAGAATACAAATTCTAACAATACCGCAATGCTCAATGTATGTTTAAAGTGTGTTAATGGAATAAGACAAATGTGTTCCAAATTAGTACCTGAAGCAATGGTTAAGAATCCAAAATTATCTACACTATTTAAAGTTTGGATCAAGGACCCAAAATCTGCTGATCTTAGGACAGCATATTATCGTGGAGATATATAAATTATGGCAAAGATAATCTCTGAAGTTCGTAATATAAAAGATAATACTTTTGAATATGAAAAGCGTCTTCAAAGTCCTTATAATAGACTAACTGATAAGGCTCCAACACCTGCAACTTATTTTCATATTAATGATAATGAGTCTACAGTTAATGAAGGATATCAAGATATTGAAGAAATTATTGGACCCAAATCTCCATTAAGATTTGATAGAATTGAGGGATTTCCTTTATACGGAGTCCCTCAAATTAATCCAAATATACAAGAAGATGATCAAGGAATAAATGTTACATTTGAAGCTGAATGTTTTATTTTACCACATACGATAAAACCTAATCCAAACGATTTCTTCTTAATTGATGTATTAGATATTCACGATGTATACATATTCAAAATTACAGATATTGCGTATGATAATATTCACCCAGATAATTTTTATAAAACACAGTTTAGGTTAGAGCTAACTTCTAAAGAAAAATTAGCTTACTTAGAAAAACAGGTTATAAATAATTATACTTGTATTATAGATAATATTGGAACTGATAGTCATTGTATTATAGAAACTGACAAGTTTACTAAATATCAGAAAGTTAAAGATGTATATGATGATTTAACAAATCTTTATGTTAGTATATTTTATAATGAAAAGTATAATTGTTTTTTAGGTGAATATCCATGTAATAAAAAACTCTATGACCCTTATATGGTAGAGTTTGTTAATAAGTGGAACCTATTTAATAGTAAAGATAAAATTAATTCACTTATTATCAATCAAGAAATCGATGATAATAAGTTTAAATTAAAATATGAGAAATCAGTGTGGAGATTTATTGAAAAAAATGATTATAGTTTATTAAATAAATTTATTTTTTATACTTATCGAGCAGATACTCTGAAGTATACTACATTCGCACTATATAGAGATGCTACTGTGAATATATTAGATATCCCTTTATCATTTTATAGTGATACTGATACGAGATGTATATTTAATGATGAATTTATTAATACTATAAAAGATAATAAAGAGTGTAAAAATTCTTATGGTAACTTATTAAAGAAATATATACTAAAAGAGAAATTAGATATAAATTCTATACCGTTAGATATTAATGAAACTCTATATAGTTTAGAAGCAGATGTTGAGTTTTTCTTTATAACTCCGATGATTCTTTATATTATGAGAAAGATAATGAAAGATAGTTTTAAATATAGTATTAGTTATAATACTATGAATGATAATAAAATGTAATTGATACGAAGAATTGTTTTTTTTGTATGAGTTAAATTAACGAAAGGAAACAATAAGTAATTATGTATAAAGTAGATAAGGTACATAAGAATTATAGGTATTAATAAAAAATATGAGAAATAATTATATGAATTATGTTGATGTAGAATATATAGAAAATGAAATATTTATAGAAAAATCACTATTATATATTGAAAAATATAATAGTGATTTAAGTATATCATTATTATTAGAGGATAGTAAATCCAGCTCTGAGAATATTACTAATGTTGTAGATAAGTCGTTGGATAGATTGGAAGATTTACATAATTCTTTCATTAATAAGTTTTTCAATAATAAAAACCGTCAATTTGAAAGCTTTCTATTAAAGATTGGTAAGAAAATATCTAAAGAAGAATTTTCTATCTCATTTGATATAAATCCTGAAAAATTATACGAAAACCAACTTGATAGTATTAAACTTATCAGTGATAATTATGATAAACCTGAAAATGTTAATAAGTTTATTGATGTAAATACAGTTGTACCAGACTTAGGTAAACCTACAGATTTAACAATTGAAGAATGTATAGATGTATTTCATAAGTTTGAAAAATTATCAATTTTATGTGAGAAAACTTCAAAGATTATGTATACATCTATTATGACAAGAATAAAAAATCTTGGTGAAAGACAGCATATATCTAATATTGGATTATATGAAATGATACATATTATGAATATTATTCATATAAATATTAAAAGATTTAGTCCAGAAGCAATTTACAATAATAGTAAATTCAAATATGCTGTTAAAAAACTTGTAAATAAAGATCCCAATAATATCAAACTTATACCAAATAAGTTTAGGGATAATTTTGATTTAAAATAAAAACCTGTTTATTAAGAAGAATAAAATGAAAGGATTATTATTTTAAAATGAAAAAAATAGATGCTGTAAGATATACTACAAAAGAATTTAAAAAATGGGTTAACTATACAGAGAAAAATTCAAAAGCAGGATTAGGAAATACAACATATGATAGTCCAGGTCCATATAACATGAATGCTGGGTCTAACAACTATACAGTATTTGCTGATTACTATAAACAAAAAACTGGAATATCTGTACAAGGAATGCCTTGGTGTTTTAGTGAAGGTAATATAAGACTTAAAGATTCTTATAAGGACATTTCAGATATACATCCTGGTGAAAAAGTACTAAGTGGTATTGGTGATAGATATAATGTCGTTATATCTAACACACCACATGATGAATATGTTATAAAAGTTTCATCGGATAATACTGATTCGTTAATAGGAACTCCAGACCATCCTATATATTCTGTTAAAGGTGATGGAGAACCTCAACTCAATCCACTTGGTGATTTATCAATAGGAGATGTTTTATTAATATATCCCAGTATAGATAACGCTGATGAAGATGTGATAAGTTATAATGGTTTAAAATACAAAAAGTCTATTATAACTGATATTGAGGTATTACAAGATAAGCAAACTGTCTATACATTAACTGTTGATGGTGACCATACTTATACAGTTAATGATGTAGCAGTTCATAATTGTGATAGCTTTGTCGATACTGTATTCATACATTTATATGGTGTTGAAAGAGCTAAAAATTTACTAAATGGGTTTTCTGCATATACCCCTACATCTGCTGGATACTTTAAAGCTGTTAAAAGATGGTTTAGTAGACCTGAACCTGGAGATATAATATTCTTTAAGAATAGTGAAAGAATCAATCATACCGGTTATGTACATGATGTGTCTGGTAATACTGTATATACAGTAGAAGGAAATACGTCATCAGGTAATAATGTAGTTGTTGCTAATGGTGGTTGTGTTGCTCTTAAATCATATGATATACATAATACAAGAATAGCTGGTTATGGTAGACCTGATTATGAGGGTGTATTAAGAGACTTTAATCCAGAGGGATTTGTTGAAGGTTGGTTTAAAGCAGCAGATAATATTCGTTGGTGGTATCAGTTTAGTAATGGCACATATGCTAAAAATAATGGCACTAACAATGGATGGTATAAGATTAAAAATAAATGGTATTTATTTGATACTAATGGATATATGTTAACAGGTCATCAGACTATTGGTGGACAAGAATATTATTTATGTGAAGACCCGAATAAGGTTGAAGGTGCACTGATGAAAACTGATGAAAATGGTGCACTTAGTATTTGGGAAAGTGAATAATAATATAGAAAGAAAATTTGTTTTTTTTTTTGTACGAATTATTATTTAAATTACGAAAGGAAACAATAATTAATTATGTATAACGATTTATATTTATATAACTTAGAGACTGAGATATTCATAGAGTCTACTGAATTATTATTTGAGAATATCAATACTAATAATAGCATATCTTTATTATTAGAAGATGGTAATAATGATAGTTCTAATATTTTATTGAAAATGGCAGATTCTATAATAAATAAAATAAAAGAGATTATTGATTGGATAAAGGATAAGATTATCGGTAGTAAAGAAGAAAAAGATTATAAGGCTGTGATTGACGCTTATATTAAAAGTAATAAAGACTTCACACTAACATTTGACGATGATCCTGAAATAAATTATAATAATTATGTTAAAATATATAACACGATTAAATCTGGTAATAGTAATGAAGATATCAATAAGATTATAAATAGTGAAATTAAAAAAGGTGATAAATCTTATAAGAAATGTCAGGAATTACTAGACAAATTCAATATTTTACTATTAAAATATAACGAACTTGCTAAATCTCTTAAGAAAGATATGAAATCAAGTGATAGTGTTCTTAATAAAGCCAGAGCTGATAATCTTAAGAAATGTTTAAAGATTTCGAATCTTATAAGAAAGAATATGAGTAAACTAACATATGCTAATATAATGAAACAACCTGGGATTACTGACAAGGTTAAATTTTGGTTAAAGAATGATAAAAATATACCCAAGATTGCATTAGTTGCTGCAATAGCTATCGGAATATTAAATGCTGAGCGTATTAAAAGTGACATTGTACGAGATATTAAACTTACAAAAGCTAAGAATTATATAAAGAAAAATTATCCAAATAATAAAATATATGAGATTCAGAAAGGACGTGAAACCGATTTCTATGGATCTAAAAAGAGTAAACATAGTTTTGGAACTATTAATGCAGGTGGTATTTATGGTAAAGACGGTACCTATGTGGGCGGACTGACTGCTAATGTTTATGGTCATTTGTTTAGAGGATACGATCCTAAAGAGAACGTCTATACAAAGAGAGGATAAATAAAAATGAACGATTTATATTTAGAAACTTTGAATACTGAAATATTTATTGAGTCTATTGATTTAATATTTTCAAATATTGATATGAATGATAATTTATCATTGTTATTAGAAGATGGTGATGTAAATAAAGATACTAAGCAAGGTAATTTGCTTATGAGAGCAATAGATGCTATAATGACTAAGATTAGAGAGATTATAGATTGGGTTAAATCTAAGTTATTTCATAAAGATGATAGTAAAATTGTTGGTTTTTTGAAAGAATGTCAGAAAGAAATAAAAGACTTATCTGTTCATTTTCAAAAATCTCCAATAAAAGCTTGTGAAAATTATACTAAAATATACAATATAATTTCTAAGAATTATGATAAAAGTAGTAGAAATGATGTTGATAATTATATGGAAGAGGTTGAGAAAATATTACAAGAGGATTTACCGGAAGCAGATATAAGCTCAACTGATTGTGTTAAGTTATTCGAAAAGTATAATGATTTAATGAATAAGTATAACGATTTAGCAAAAAAACTTCGTTCATATATAAAAGTGATGTATGATAAGGGAATATTTGCTGGAAGAGAAAGAAAAGCATTATCTACTGTTAGTAAGATACTGAATAAAATGAGGACCGATATGAACCCATTAGCCCCATCAAAAATCGTTAATGTTAATGGTATTAAATATAAGATTAAAACTTGGATAAAAGATAATCCAATTAAAGCCAAGAGAATACGAAATATAGCTATATCTATAGGTATATTAACTCTTGTTGGAGTCGGTGCTGTTAATGATAATAAAAAAGTTAAAGATGTTAATGAAAGGTATAATCGTAATATTGAATCTTATGAAAAACAAGGTATTCACCCAACTAGCGGGCTTAAAAAAACTTCAGGTAACGCTTTAACTGGTCGTAAACTTGAGGCAGATTTTGTCGCAGATAACGGAGTCAAAATCACGAATATATACCGTACTAAAGGTTTATTTGAAATTTAAACAGACGATAAAATGTATTAATATACACTTGGAGATTTGTTTTTTTTTTGTATGAATTCATTAATTAATTTACGAAAGGAAAAACTTAAAAAATGAATGATTTTTTTAGATATTATAAATGATGATATATTAACAGAATCTATAGAATTACAACTTGAAAGAATAGATTATTTATACGAAATTGCTGTATTAACTGAAGGTGCTCTTGATAATTTTAAGGAAGCAACATTAAAGTTTGTAGAAGCTTTAATTAGGAAGATACACGAAATTGTAGAGTATATCCAGGAAACCTTTTTCACAAAAGATGAACAAAAATATGAGGAATTTATAAAAGCTCTTGGGAATAAAACTACAGGTATTGCGATAGATTTTGATAAATCACCAAAAAGAGTTTATGAATTATATATAGACATATATAAAGTTATTTTAACGAACTACGATAAGTTGTCAAACGATACTGATAAGAAAGTTATTGAGCAAGTTAGGAATAAACTAGATATGGAAGTATATTCTGAAAACTTAAAAGTTCCGGAATTACTAAATTTTTTAAGAAATATAATGATTTGGTAAAGATGTATAAAGATTTAAGTAAGAAACTTAGTTCATATATTAAAAATAAAGCTAAAAACGGTGAAAGATGTGATCAAGAGAAACAACTACTTTCAACCGTTGTTAAGATAGTAAATGATATACGAACTAACATGAAGAAAATATCTCCAAAAGCATTGTGTAAAGATAGAAGCTTCAAAGGTCGTATTAAGGATCTTGCTGAAAATGGTAAACTTGTCGTAGAAGTTTTAGCAACAGCAGTTGGCTTGGGAATAATAACATATAATGTATCAAAATATTCTAATGCATTTAAATTCACTAGAAAAAGACATAATAGTGGAATGGGACCAGCAGATGTTGAATACTATGAGATATAATTGATATATTTTTTTAAATTAATAGAGTATGCAGGGAAATAACTCCTGCATACTCTATTAATTCTAAGTCTATTTCTGTTCTTTTTTAGATTTATACATATTATAACCTATACTTGCACCTGCACCAATAGCACCACCAATTGCTCCATACAATGCCATTTCTTTAGGATCAGATAGAATCATATCACCAGTTCTACTAATAGTTTTTTTAAACTCACTTGTTTCGAATAGTCTCTTTGGAGAAATATCTTTCATATTAATTCGTATTCCAGTTACAATTTTAGCAATAATCGAAAGTAGTTGTTTCTCTTGATCACATCTTTCACCATTTTTGGCTTTGGTTTTAGCGAATGTGTTAATTCTCTTACCTAAATCTTTATATCTTTTTGCTAAATCGTCATATTTCCTAAAAAGATTTAATAGTTCAATAACCCCTAGGTTTTCCTTAGGTATATCTACATCCATTTTATTTTTAATTGTTGCTATAAATACACTATCTGCATCTTTTGATAATTTATTATAATTCTTATTGATAATCGTATAAATATCAGAGTATAATTCATATACTCTTCTCGGCGATGAATAAAAATCTATTGAAATGTCTTTAACTTTACTACCCAGTGATTTTATAAAGTTTTCGTACTTCTGATTTTCTTTTGTGAAAAAAGTCTTTTTAATAAAATCTACAATTTCATATATTTTCTCCAGAAGTAAATCTATCATATTAGTCGTAATCTTAACTAATTCAGAGCCAACACCTTCTGTCAATATTGAAATATTGTAAATCGATTGAATTTTCTCAAGTTCAATTTCGATAGATTCTATGAATATTTCACTATTTAAGTTGCATATGATATAATCCTTGTTTTTTTTTTTGCATTATTATACCCACCTTATTTTCTATAATACTCTAAAGCTAATTTATCTACATCTTTTTTATTATAAGATCTAAATCTCATCGCTTTATTCATATTGAGCAATGTCAACTCACATACAGCTTCATTATATGCTTCATTAACATCATTTGATGGATTTTCATTAGTCTTATTCATTAATACAGATTCAAATAATCCTGGTTGATATATGCTCTTATTTCTATCATCTCTATTAAGAATTGCTAATCTTAGTTTTATTACTGATTCTGATTTTACGTCATCATCATTAGCTAAACTATCTTCAATTTCCTTAGCTTCTTCTCTTCTTTTTCTTATCTTTTCTTTTTCATAATCAACAACATCTTTTACATTGTTTTTTACAATTTCACTCACTTCATCTAAAGATGCATCTTTAGAGATTTCATCCAATACAGATTTTCTTTCATCGTCTAATCTAAATTCTGCTATCTCTTCTGGATTCTCTTTAGTATCCTTATCTATAGATTCTTTTACTAATTTAGTAACTTTCTCCAATACAGTTTCTAAAGATTTGTTTCCATTCTTAATAGCTTCTTTAATATAACATAACAATCCTTCATCAGCAGTTTGTTTATTAATGAAGTATTTAAATTTCTCATCTATATCTTTATTATTTGTATTGATATACTCGTTGTCTAAAGGAATACTTTGTTTATAAAATTTACCAAATATATGGCAAAGACAATCATTTATTCCTTTATCGGTATTTATTATCAATACATTATTTCTATATAATGGAGAGCTTTTGAATTTAATACTATCTTCAGCTTTTCTTTTTTCATCGTTTACTCTACTGATGAAATCTAAAACTTTATTATCACTTCCCATAATAATAAATCCCAATCCTTTCTTTATATTTTTTTTTTAAGCGTTATCCTTATGTTTTTTATTCATCATAGAAGGTAAGATGAATATTATCATAGTTAACGACTAACACCTCTGGAACATATCTAAGATGCTCTTCTTTAGTTAAACTATCTAAATCTGTAGTATTATTTTTAACAGTTTGATACTTAGGATCATAGTTATTAATACCGATGAATTTAATATGATGGACATACGCAAATCTATTCTCTATAGCTTTTAACATATTAGAGTTGAAGAAGTTGTTAGTACCTTCTTCATTTATAGATTCTAGGTATTTTTTTATGAAATGTCTTAATTCCTCATCTGCTTTTAATTTATCAGTATTAGCATATACCCATACATAATATTTGATAGATATATTTATGGTATCTATTATTTGTTCACCGTCAACATTGTCACCGATAATAAAGTTCTTAGATTTACCATAAGTATTATAAAACTTTAAATCTATATGTGTAGAAGTTTTTAAGAATTCTACAGATTTTTCTAAGTTTATATATTGATCTATGAATGTCTTATTAAAGTAATCCATCTTTTCTTCATTATGTATTACATCGACTCCTAATAACGGTACTGATGTTAATGTAACATCATTAATACTATTTCCTGCCAATCTCCAATCTTTAAATACTAAATGTGATTTTATCAGATTTAATGGTTTAATAAATATTAGTGGTTCATTTGTTGTGCTGTATTTATTGGTCCAATCGTATCCAGCTAAAGTCTCATCAAATCTACTAAACCTATTAGTTGCTCCGGTTTTTTTCCATAGTACATAAATATCACATACAGTTTTCATCGGAATCAACATGTCTTCAACATCTACCATTTTTACAAATCCATTCGTTAGTCTGAATTTATCATTATTTGTTACATGGTTATCTGTCCATATTTGTCCTTTAAAATGAAAATCATTAACTAATCCAGCATTAGTAGGGATAAGCTCTGTAAAACATAATTCTCTATCTTTTTTATCTTTAATAACAACGATTACTCTGAGGTTATTATCTTTAACTTTATCAGCTTTACCAAAATGCTCTATAGGTTGTACATCGTTGGGTATAGTATGTGCAGGAATTACAGCAGTATTAAAAGTATACTTATTAGTATTATCTAATTTTCTATTTACTTTGATATTTGTAAGTATAAACTGCTCAAACATGGTTAAATTCTGATCTATGAAATCCACCATAGAATTTTGATTTATTGTAGTTAAATATAATCCTACAAGATTTGGTGATTTATTTATAGATATAAGGAATGGATTTACATATACAAATGGATATTGCTCTTTTAATACATCTATATTAGTATTAAACATATCGAGCTTTAGGTTTATATTCTTATTTTTTAAGAATTTCCATATAGAGAATTTATGCTCATCCAAATTTCTATCTGTTAAATATTGTCTATATTCAGATTGTAAATCAGTCCAATTGTTTTTATTTGTGATAACTTCACAATTTATTCCATCACTCTTATATGTAAATAAAGTTCCGGGCTGTATAACAAACCGAGTTTCTTCAGTTCTTGCAAATTGATCAAGATTCATATCGATATAAACCGTATTTGTAGGATATATAAAATCATCTTTTCTCATTATAAGATATCCATTATACAATCTATCAACGACATCATCTCTCGATTTTATAAACTTACATTCATTACCAAATCTATATTTATAATTATTAAAGTATTCTTCCAAATCATTATCTGTACTATATATAGTAGCAGTTCTAAATCCTTCTACCGCTAACGCTTGAAGTTCTTCATCGGTCATTGCATCTCTACCACCAGATGAACTACCCATAACTTTTGCAGTTATGAAGAAATTGTCATTGTATGGATATCTTTCAGATGTAGTTACCATTGTAACATCTTTACCTGTGTAAATATCAAAATCTCCTTCTTTACCCTTGGTAAGATATAATATTATTTTACATTCTGAGTTAAAATCCGGTTGGAAGTAGTTATTCCTATTTCCAAAAGTTATCGTTAAAGATTTCAAATCATCTATTGAATAGAAACAGAATGGTTCTTTTAATGGTGATGAAAACTTTAATAACGGTTTCAATTTAGTATTAAAATCTTTATCTGTGGAAGATTTGTAGAATATATCAAACCCTGCTATTTGACTTGTTAGTTTTATTTTAATACTTGGAAGATTTATTTTAGTATTATTTATGATCTGTTCATACTCAACTCTTCTGTTATACTGCTGACATCTTACATATAGACCAAGATACCCATTAGCTCCCTTATTTATTCTTATATAAGGACTTTCGACAATTGATACTGAATTTGGCTTATCGATTACATACTGTGCAGAATATACATAAGTATCTAATGTATTATTTTTATAAGCTCTTATCATTATATCATAATCAAAACTATAAATTCTATCTTCAACTACAATTTTAGTATCCTTATCTATGAAAAATACATTTTGACCATTATCCTGTTCAAAGTTTTTCTTTACATAATCTTCATTCAATATTAATAAAAAATCACAGGATGATGGTTTTGATACACCGCCGTCAATATGGAATAATGACGCATAACTCATTATACTTGATGGTAGTTTAGCTCTGTTCGGATACATTTCATCGTGTAATATACTAATAGAGTTATAGGTATCCTCTAATCCATCTGATAATAATTCTGTTACATATCCCATAAGTCCGATATTTAAATCCGATACTTTTTCTGTATCAAAGTATTTTGGTACTAATGTTTTTTTAGCATATTCTTTAATAGAGAAATTATCTATATAATCCCTATGGATAATTTCAGGATTTTTCTTATTTATTGCCATAATATTACCTATATATTTCCTTTCCTATAATAAGTTAAGGTTTAATCTAATAATACTTATTTTTTCTTTTTTGCCTTAGGATGTGGTTTAGATGGTGCTTTAGCTTTACCTTTATTACCTTTTCCTGAACTACTCTTAGTTTTACTACCGGCTGTTTTATTACCCATATTTGTTTTAACGTTTGATGCACTAACAACTTTCCTATTACTAAACTTAGCTTCCCTAAATCTCAGTTTAAAAGTATAAGCAGGTAATCCTGTTGTATTAAACGTCTCGATAAATGGTGCACCAACCCATGTTGTATTTACCATATAATCTCCAGTATTAATAACAGGTACATACGCAAATCCGTTACTCTTTTTAGAGTTCATGTTGAACTCTACCAACGATAATGGATTATAGTCCTCTTTAAATGAGTACTGGTATCTTATTTCAATACTTGGATTTGACATGATATTACCCGATGCCCATGAATACTGAGCAGACGGTATAGTCTGTGGAAATACTCCATAATATTTAGACCAGAATATTATTGTTTCACCATCTTCTGCGGTTACGATATAATACAAGCAGGTTGAGTAATCCTGTATTCTGTTGATAATGTAATCATGCTTAGGATTTAACATTCCCTGGAATACCCCTGAAATATAATCAGCCCATATTTTATGTAAGTGGAAAACGTGAAGATTTCTATCATCATAATATTCGATACTAAAGTCTCCAGCCGTCTTGGATTCTATATTACTTTTACCATAAGCTACTTGATGACCTGTGAAGGTTTTACCATATTTACTAACATTAATAAACTCATCGGTAACGTTAAATGATCTAGCTCTATTAGATAGATACATCATGAAATCTGAATCGTATCCACCATCCATTACTAATTGTCTTAATATCTCAGGACAATTGTGATATGCATATACAAAGTTCGGGTCATTTGCCAAACCCTCTACAAGATTATAACTATCACCGGCTCTTGTTAATATATTACAATCAGGTCTTACAAAAAATACATGTGGATAAGATTTAGCTAAAACATCATTACCTTGATTGGTCTTAAATCTGTTATATGATTGAGTATATTTTCTAAATAATTCATCTCTACTATATAAACCATAATTAAGACTGTCTCGTATCTTATCTAAGTCTTTAAGCATTCCATCTTTTTCGTAGTCTAATTCATAGTTATACTCATACCATTGCTTGTATTTATCGTTATTAAATCCTTTAACTGGTGGGTAACCTGCGTTATTTTGAACTAACGAAGGATCTCTTTCGTTAAGCTTTTTTAATTCAGCAGCAGTCATCCTACCAGCAAGCTTTCGTATGTGCCAGTCCTTATTTCTGTCAATTTTAGCTCCATCATATAAAGCATCATCAAAATAGTATGTATTCTCTTTTTTATTCTTCCACATAGCTGCTGAACCATCCAGTGGAAATTTACCATACCCTTCTATTTCCTGCTCATTACCCAGCATTCTATTTAATGCCGCTTCTATATCCTCTTGTGTAGGTCCTTCAGGTGGCTTGTCTGGTTCGGGGTCAGATTGTTGTTCAGCAGGCTTTTGTTCTTGTGCTCCCTGATCAATATGTAAGAATGGATATGAATAACGTGGGTCTTGTTGACATACCCAGTTACCATTATATTTAACCCATACCCATCCACCACCAGGAGCAGTTGTCTCTAATTCACCAACATCTATAACAGTACCTTTAGCAAGTTTACCTACTATACGAGTTTGTATAGAAGGACCTTGACGTATATTAAGTCTTGTTTGTCTTGTTGTAACGGTCGCAGTTGCCATAATACACAACTGCTACTGATTATGTATTTAAATACATAATCTCATCTCTTCGTAAGAGTCTTTTAACTTGCGTAGCCTCAAGCGTTTAATATTACACATTTCTTATCTTTAGCATTATATATGTTAATAGCAGCATTAACATCTCTATCTACTTCATATCCACATGAATTACATATAAATACTCTATCAGATAAAGATATAGTCTGTTTATTACCACAACATGAACATTTTTTAGTACTTGGATAATACTTATCTAATGATCTAAGTTTAATACTATATTCATTACATTTATTAATTAAATATGATTTAAAATAATAAAATTTACTATACATAACTAATTTATGTAAAGTATGTGTAGTATTATTATCATTACTTATCATATCAGATATATCTAAATCTTCTATTGTAATACAATTAGGCTTGGTTTTCGCCGTTAAGTCGTTTATTAATTTCTTAATAAAATCCTCTCTTATATTATTCAATTTATTATTACAATTTCTTATTTTGTTAAATAATAATCTTATACGAGATGAATTGTAGCTTTCCCCTTTCATAATATTTTTATAAACTTCATTTGGTGTACTATGATATTTATCATAATACTTGTTTAATAACTTACCATAATTAGTCTCTACTTTATTACTAATTATACTCATTAATTTATTAATCTTATTTTCATAATACTTATATTTTTTATAATCTTTATAATGGTTAGTTTTATAAATAGTATTACCATTATAAATAATTGCATAGTTCTTTATACCTAAATCTATACCTAACTTTGTATCAGTTAAGGGTATTCGTTTATTATCATAATTATAAATAAATAATACATAATATTTATTATACTCTCTAATAATTCTACCACTGATAATGCTATCTCTATTAGGTAAAGATTTACTGTTTGTTATTCTTATTTTCTTTAATATTGGTAATTTAATAATATTCTTATTATCTGTATAATGAATATTATTTTTAATAAAATAATAAGATTCTTTATTTATTCTTTTACGAGACTTAAATTTTGGAAATCCTCTATTCTTTTTAAAGAATTCCTTAAATGATTTCTCTGTATTCATTATAGCTTCTTTAATAGCTTTACTACTATACTTTCGAATCCATAAGAAATCATCATCTGTTTTCTTTAATTTATTAATTATTTTACTATATTCGTATCCGTTAATAAATTTACCATTTTCTTTATATTCCTTAATATTATAAGCAATATAAGAATTCTTAATATACCTACAACATGATAAAGTATTATTAATAAGATTTAATTGATGTTTATTTGGATATATTCTTAACTTAACAGATTTAATCATTACTATCCAATACTTTCTTTATCTTAGATTTATACTTTCGTAAACTATAAATTCTACAAGAGAATGTATAGATAATGCTTTATTAAATCTTGTATTATTTCTTCTTCTGGTGATGTTATAATATCGTCTATATTAATAACATTCACATTTGTATATTTCTTTAACAATGAACATATCCAATCATATCCAAATCTAACAAATCTATCGTTATAAGATATATAGATATTAGATATTTTCCCACTAAAACAATCTCAGAATATCTATCAGATATAGGTATTCCGTGATTTTTAGTATAATTTTCAATAAACTCTATCTGTTTTATTAAACCATCTTTTTGTCCAATATTAGATACCCTTGTGTATATAACATTTTTCTTATCTTCTGATTTAGTTATTCCCATATACTCATTATATTGTGAATGATTATAATATCTCCTATTCATTGGGCTTCGATAAGAAGTTAATATACCAAGTCTATCCCATCTTTGTAAAGTATTTACTGATTTACCTATCATTTCAGCGAATTCTGAAACACTATAAATTTTTTCCATATTAATTAGCAGTTAATATGGATATTTATAAATATAATAACTAATTACTGTTAACTATCTTCCTTTCCTTATATTTTTTTATTATATATTGCTTTAAGCTAATGTTTTTTATAGGGTTTTTCAATGAAATTTAATGAATTTATATATTATAAATATAGATACATAAAATAATTAAGTTATATTAAGAAAGGATTTTTAATAATGGCGAGAAGAAAAAAAGTAAGTAATAAAGGTATTGATTTAAAGAATGGATTAAAATTGATAGAATCTGTTATTGGATTACTGACTAATGAAACTATACAAAAGAGTATATTTGGTGAATACTCAGATGGTAATACTAGGAGTATTATGGATAGTTTAAATGGTGAGGTATTATCACCAAGTCAGAAAGCAAAGAAATTATATAAGAAGAAAAAGAAGGTTGGAAAAAAGAAATTAAAATTGTAAAATAATTATATAGTATTATAGTGTAATTAAATAATTTTAACTTATTAAAGGAGAAAAGAAATATGAAAAAGAAAGATGAGATATTGAGTTGTGGTTTATTTGCATTAGGATCTATAGCTTGTACATTTTTGTCAGCAGCTCTTGGAGCTGTATCAGTAGCAAAAGGTGTCAAGTGTGTAAAAGAAGAAAGAAATAAAGATATACTAAGTAAAGAGCTAGAGAGGTTTGAGTAATAAAAAAATATTTGGGTAGAAGAATTCAATCTTCTACCCTTTATTTTTTTATTTAAATCTCGCATTATATTTTCTTCCATACTCATCTGTTGCTATCATTGTTGATCTATTGAGGGATAATCTTGATTGTATTGGTAATGGGTAATCTTGTATAACATTTCCATTACTATCGGTTGCAATATATTCATAATCTTCTAAATCATCTTGATTTACCAACACTGATAATTTAACATCTTGATTCTCATACTTAAGATACGCGTCAACATCTTCTCCTCTGTTATCAATTTCACCGAGGTCAATTTTTCCTATAGCATTTGCAAATGTGTCATCGTCCATATCATCAATTATAAGATTATCACTATCGTTTATAATTGCACCCCTGTTACTAATGATACCTTTAAGGTATTGAGCTGCGTATGTATTAAGGTCTTCACCGTCAAGTGTATTTCCACCTTTTTCCTTAGCCTCTTTCATAGCTAACTCTGCTATAGTTTTCTTTAATCCGATTTTTTCTTTTACCAATGAAACTGATAGTTGTCTGGCTTGTGTTAATGATGATATTAAGTCTGTTGTAAACTTTCCTAAACCACTTGATGTAGTCTTTCGTGTATTCATTGCATCATATTTAGACTGTAAGCTTTCAACAAATCTATTCTGATCAATTAATAAGTTATTCAATAATGCTCCTTCAGTTTCAAATTCTTTATTATAATCAGTTAATTCATCTTTCTTCTTATGCTTATTTTTTTTCTTCTTACCACTATCATCTGAGAAAATATTCTTAACAGATTTGGTTCGTATTTTATTATTTGATAATGTGGATAATGTTGTTAACCACATACTAGCAGTATCCTCATCATTATCTTCATCTTTTATATCTTCCTTCTCTTTCTTTTTACTGTTAGTGATTAAGAAAGGTACAGGTTCACTTGATAAGTTATCCAAATCATCGAATACCTTCTTTCTTCTATTCACAGGTAATTCATATTCATCGAATAATGAGTTATCTTTATCTTTCATATCGTATAAGTTTCCTTTCTTGCATATGATTTACTGTTTTGTTAAACTTAAGTATTTTAATATAAGTTAAAAAACAGAACCGTAATTAAGAATTGAATATAGAAAGGTTTTTTATTATAACTATGATGAATATTAATAAAGATAACGCAATGCTATTAGATATTCAATATGTAAAACCAAATAGAAATAAAAATTTGAAAGATTGTCTTTATTATATATATAAGAATTTAGACAATGGTGAAAAATATTTAGAAATTAAAGAAGAACCTGAAATAGATATATATTTTACTAAACCCGAATATAGAGATCATAAACATCATAAAGATTATGAGCATTTAAATAAATTAAATAAAGTAAGTACTAAAGTTACAAATATAATTCCCACCATAGCAAAAGATGCCGGACCAGAAGCTCAAGAATTTCTAAGACAAGCATATAATTCAAAGGATTATGGTAAGTTAAAAGAACTTATGACATACCCATATTGTTATGCAGCAGACTTTGGAGCTCAATCATTTCATAGAATAAAATGGTTGTTGGAGTTGTCAAATAATAGACCTAAACCAATAACAAAAGGGTTTCTGGATATAGAGACAGATTCTATAGATATAAAAGGATTTACTGATGCAACTACTTGTCCAATAGATTTAGTTACTCTTATAGATAGTAATACAATGACAAGTTATACATTCGCTTTAGTAAATAGACAAATTAAAGAAGTTGAAATAACTTCTGATATGAAGAAAAATGATTATAAGTATGAGATAGAAAGAAGAAAGTTATACGAGAGAAGACATAATAGTGAAAAAGAATTAATGGATAATATAGACGACTTCATTAAAGAGCTACATGATGACTTTGATGAGACTTATGGTAATATAGATTATAAGTTCTACTTCTATGAAGACGAAGCTAAGATGTTAGTTCATTTATTACAATTAGTCCATTATCTTAAATTAGATTTTATACTTATATGGAATATGGGATTTGATATTCCATATATATTAAAAAGATTAGAAGTATTAGGATTTAATCCATCCGATATTATGTGTCATAAGGATTTTCCTAATAAGCAATGTTATTATAAGTATGATAAGCATAACTATAATCCTAAAGAGAAATCTGAATATTTCTTTTGTAGTAGTTATACGATATGGTATGACCAAATGGCTTTATATGCATCTATTAGAAAAGGTGGTAAAGAAATAAGGTCGTTGAGATTAACTGACATCGGTCATGAAGAAATTAATGATGATAAGCTAGATTATTCTGAAGAAGGAGATATTAAGAAATTCTCTTATAGAAACTATAAGAAATATATCAAGTATAATATTAAAGACGTGTTACTTCAATATGGTATAGAGAGAAAGGTTAACGACGTAGATCTGTTATATGTCTATAGTTATAACAATGGAACTCCATATGAATCTGTATTTAAGCAAACTGTAAAGCTTAGACAATTACAATATATTTACTATTTAAAACAGGGATTGGTTCCTGGAAATAATGTAAATATATTTAATGATAATAATAAAGAAGATAATAGGGTACTCGATGATGAAGAGAAGGATATTGAAGATGATGACGACACCGATGTAGCGTTCGAAGGTGCGTTAGTCGGTAATCCTATATTAAATTCTAATGTAGGTATGACTTTATACGGTCATCAATCCAATTCAGTATTCGAATATTCTATAGATATGGATATGGGTGCATTTTATCCATCTACAGTTATATCACATAATATAGCAGCATGTTGTCTATATTTTAAAGCATTTTGTTCACATAAGCAATTTGAGTATAATGGTGGTAAGTTAAAATTTAATGGGTATACAAATATTCCTGTAATTAAGACCAATGATACTTTATTAGATGATGATGTTGCTAAAGAATTATTCGATAATTTTCAAACCGGTAATTATATATCATTCGGACATAAATGGATGAACCTACCAAGTGTATCCGATATTTATAATAAGTACTTAAAAGAAGGAAAATAATCATGGCTAAGAAAGAAAAAAGTAGTAGAGAATTATATTTGGACATGCTAACCAAAATTAAATCGGTTTTTAATAAAGATATTTATATTTATAATAGAAGATATGTGATTGCAGGAAATGAATCATATGGTAATATTATTGGTAATATATATTGTAAATTAAATACCAATTACGATTTCTTTTCTGATTTAAATATAAATACCTCTAATAATATTATCTATATACCATCAGTAGTAGATGAAAAAAAGGTTGAGGTCGGTACATTGGCAGTTGAAGTTAATAATGATTTAGAGATTCACAAAGTTAATAAAATTATTAATCAATTTAATGATATTCCATCAGAGTTTGTAATATGGAGGAAGTTAACTGACCAATTATCCGATGAAGATATTTCATTAATTTTTGAAGAGAATAATTGTTATAATCTTCAGTGTGATTCCAAAGAAATCACTATATCAAAACAGATATTACCATTAGTGACGATTAAGAATATAGACGATGTTACCTTCTCATATAAGATAGATAATGAGAATAAAATAAATAAAATATTATTCTTAATAATGCATAAATATTTTGACATATATGCATTATATAAATTTATATCATGATCATATATTAATTACTCTTAATAAAGAAAAAATAATAATTTCTTTATTAAGAGTAATTATTTACCGTAAAATATACCAATTTAACAATTTTCTAATATGAAACCATTATTGAAAGGAATTAATAATACGGAAAAAATATTATTTACGGAAAGGAGTGCCTTAAGGAATTCGAATGGCTAATAAAAATAAAACAAATAAGAATATATTCGGTAATATAAATTCTTTAATAGATAAATTACATGCATCGGCATTCGGTACATCACCTAATACAGATATAGATAGGCTAAATGATAGATTCTCCAGTTTTTTACAAGCTGAATCAGATACATTTAATAGAAGTAGTAGTCAAGATAATAATCAATCATTTATACAAAAATTATTTGATAAGAACGATAATAATCTTAACAACAATAATCAAGAGCTGATTGATCAATTAACAAATATCTTTGATAATAAAGATATTGATACTATGGCTCAATCATTTATGGATGAAGTATATAAGAATAAACTTCTTAAACTAAACGATTTACACGAAGTATCTACACAGTTGATAGAATTAAGAGAAGCTATATTGATCACAAGAGATGCCATTATATCATCAGATATAGTTGAAGGTAGAATGTCACGATTACTTAAATTTGATATAACCGGTTCCAATAATAATACAAAGAATGTAAGCATCGTAGAATCTATGGAGAAGAAATTTGGTCTCCAGAATAAAATAAAAGACTTTATTATTCCAAGAACTCTGGAGTATGGTATGTATTATGCATATGTGATACCATACTCAAAGATTTTTTCAGACTTTATGAAATATAAAGACAAAAATAAACATAAGATGGGTATAGTAATGGGTGAGTCATCTTTATATGAGAATATAAGATTGAATGAAGATTATGATGATTTCACAAAGATATTCAATGAAAGTTATGCTATACATACTGAATCGAATAACCCTAAAGAAAATAAAGATATTGTTATTAAAAATAGTGAGCTTAAAAATAGTTTTGATACCGGTATAAAATCTATACTTGAGAATGTAAGTATATGTAATGATTCAATTCCATTACCTGTGATGGAAGAAGGATATGATAGTATTAAATTCTTTGGTGAAAAATGTGTCGATGAAGTATTTAATGAGAAAAACTACCAGATAGATGATATCGGTAGTGATAATTATTTTAACAGAGTAATGAAGACTACTGATGCAGGAACATACGATATTGATAATAGAAAAGAAAATAATAATGATAGTTACGAGAAAGATTTTGCTAAGATAAATGATTGTTATATTAAAATGATAGATCCTAAGAATATGAAACCAATTAAAATAATGAATAAGGTAATTGGTTATTATTATCAAACAGCAGAGGAGATATCTAGTGTAAATGGTAGTATATTATCACCAACAAGAAATGGTGTATCAGAACTATCTAATTTGCAAAATAATTCTAATTTAGTGGATATAATTGCTAAAAAAATTGTTAAATCGTTTAATAAAGATTTCTTAACAAATAATCCTAAATTTAAAGAATTGATAATGGAATCTTTAATGTATTACAATTTAAATACTACCAAAATAAGATACCAGTTCATTCCTGCTGAATATATTGTAGAGTTTAAAGTTGCAGAAGATGAATATGGTAATGGTACATCAATGATAGAAGGTTCACTATTCTATGCAAAGCTCTACCTCATGTTATTATTATTTAAGATGATGAGTATTATTCTTTATAGTAATGATACCAGAGTTAATTATGTTAAGAATTCTGGTATAGATAAAAATGTAAGAAAGAAAATAGAAGAGATTGCGAGAATTAAGCAACAACGTCAGATTAATGTGATGGATATGTTCTCTTATACCGGATTAATTAATAAAATAGGAATTGGTACAGAAACTTATATTCCTACAGGAAGATCTGGTGAAAGAGGTATAGAGACAGAGATATTACAAGGTCAAGATGTACAAATGAATTCTGACTTAATGGATAATCTTAAAAAAGGTTATATATTAGGTACCGGAGTTCCTGATGCAATTATTAACTATCTTAATGAAGCTGATTTTGCTAAATCTGTAGAATTAGCTAATACAAGATATTTAGGAAGAGTCGTAAATTATCAATTAGACTTCAATGAAGGAATTACCAAACTATATCAACAGATAATGAAATATTCTACTGATATAGATGAAATGGATATTAATGGATTTGAATTTTCGTTTGCTCCACCAAAAAATACTAATACACAAGTTAAAGGTGATATGATAGGTAACTTTGAAACTTTTGCTACATGGGTATTAGGAATGACAGTTGGGCAAAATGAATTGGATGATCCTAAAAATGTAGAAACTGTGAAATTGCTTAAGAGAAGTTTAGCCGAAGATTATTTACCAATGATCAATTTCAAGAATATCGATGAAGCGTATGAGAATGCGTTAATTAAAGGAACTGGTAAGAATATAAAACCTAAAGGCGAAGAAGTATTTGATGATGGAAACTTAGGAATATAAAAAAATAATAGGGTGGATAGTATATGTAATTCAGCTTTTACATATACTATCCACATTTGCTTTGACTCTTACATCAAAGCAAACGCTTTACAACCTATTATTCTTCCTTGATCATCTCTGACGGGGTCAGATGTGATCAAGAGGTCGTCCGTCTTTCTTCCGTGTGCCTTTGCAGCACTCACTGTGAGTGCTGACAGGATGTAGTACACCCCATCAGCATACTCAGGAAGCCCTTCGACTTCCCCGTAAGTGTTGCTGGTGAGACGGTACGGAAACCCGTCTACCTGAACCGGGGTTGTCTGCATAGCAGCACGAGTGACCCCTTCGCTCTCGAACGCTGCCAATTCTGTCTGACCGTCCTCGCTGAAAAGGACGATTCTATGTGGTGTTAAATTAATAAGTTTCATATTAACTCCTTTTGAGCTCTTGATGTTATCTTCACCCTTATATATTTTTTATTTTACTACAGATAAATAGTATATTATCATATATATATATAAGAAATACGCTAGTTGGTAATTGAATCAATTTAACATAGTAGTAAGTAACTTACCTTACTTATAGACACTTATTTATTGACTAAATAAAAGAATATAGAGTATGTTGGAATTAATCTTCCCATACTCTATATTTTTTTTATAAAGATTTACACTTAATTTATGGCAAATCCTTATTTTGTCATTAAAACAAGTATATAATCAAAATTTAAAATTTCAGATAAAATGAAAGGAGATTATAACATATGGCACAAACAGTACAAATAGTACCTCGTTATTTGCACTCACATGTTGAAACAGTCATTAATGATTATACAACATTTGACGATACACCACCAGTGGAAGTCGACGAAAGTGTCAAATTTCTAGCCGTATTTATGGGTCCTCAGGGTATTGATAATACTTTAGTAAAAGTTAAAAATACCAAGGATTTTGAAACAATATTTGGTAGATCTAATTATGCTTTATATGGTCAACCTATGATGATGGCAGAAGCGGAACTTAGAAGTGGTGAGGCTAGTGTTTGGTGTATGAGAATTATGCCGGAGGATGCTAGATTTGCTAACTCCGTTCTTTCTATTTATTATAAACCGGACGTTGCTAAGAAGAAATTCCGTATTAAGTTTAAGGCTAAATCGCTTATAAATGCGTCATCAGTTAAATCTAAGACAGACTTACTCGTCAAAGGACAAACTCTGGATGGAACACCTGATGGTACAGGTGTTTATAAAGATGCTGATGGATATATTCAGCTTCCAATATTAACATTTAGAGCTATGGGTAGAGGAGCTTATGCTAACAACTACAGATGGAGAATGGCACGTAACAAAGATTGTGAAAACGATTATAATGTTAAGATGTATTCTTTCGAAGCTCTGAGTGCTACTAATGGAATATCCACTATAGCAACTTATAGAGGAACAGTTGTTGATTCTGAGAAATTCAATAGATCAACTCTTATTAACGATATCGTAGATGATTCTGAAACAGGAATAGCTCCTATTGATATACAAGCATATGAAAACAACTATCAACTTCTTTATGAGGCTTATGTTAAGTTCTTAAAGGATGTTGAAGAAGCAACACCTGGTACAGTTAAGCATGTACCTACTATAGATGAATTTGACCCATTCTTCGCTTTTGGAATGGCTAATAACGTAAAGGATGAATTCATCGACTTTACAAGATTTAAGACTCCTGGTGTTGAATCACAACCTGGTTATGATGCAGATAACTATACTGAAACAAATGATATTATCCAAGTAGATAATATAGAGGGTACTTTACTTTCAGGTGGTACAGACGGAGCATTCGCTAACCCTGATGCAACTGCAAGGGATAATGCTATTAATGAGACATATATTAAGGCGTTTAACGGTTCACTTGATCCAATTATATTGGCAAATAAGAGAGTTCCTGTAGATGCTATATTTGATGCTAACTATCCATACGAAGTAAAGAAAGAACTTGCAGCTTTAGCTGTTGCAAGAAACGATTGTATGTGTTACATAGACTGTGGTCTTGTAGAATCTTTCTCTGCTGGTAATCAGATGAAACTTATAGAAAACTATGGTCTGTTTAATACAAGAGGAATATCAAAGAATCCTCAGTGGTATACAATAAAGGATCCTATAACAAGAAAGAGAGTTCCTGTTACTATCACATATTTCTTTGCTGAAAATTATGCAGCTCACGTAAGAGATAATGGATTCCATATTCCGTTTACAAACGTGTATGCACAACTTAGTGGTCATATTAAGAACTCATTACAACCAGCAGTTAATGAGCATGAATCAGCTCTTAAAGAGTGGTTGTATACTAACAGATTTAACTACTTCGAGGCTGTTGGTGAGAACGTATTTAGAAGGTCATCACAGAATACATCACAGATAGTTAACAGTGATCTTCTTGAAGAGAATAATATGACAACACTCTTTAGAATGAAGCACATACTTGAGTCAGATGCTAAGGAGAGATTGTACAACTTCGCAGAAGCTGATGACAGAAATCTCTTCACTGCATTCGAGACTGCTAGATTCTCTTCATGGGTTGGACGTATGTTGCAGTCATTTACTATAGATTTTCAAATGAACGAATTCGAAGCAGAAAGATCAATTCTTCATTGTTATGTAGCTGTACAGTTCAAGACACTTAATAAGAGAACTATAATCGAAATCGACGTTAATAAACGTGACTTCGGTGCATAATTAAAAATACTATAGAAAGGAAATAATAGAAGAATATGGCACATACTATACAATCCAATATTCATAATCACACTTTTGACCAGTTGGATAAATATGCACTATTCCTAAGTGGTTTGAATGTAACTCACGATGTTCTTCAATCATACGACCCACTTAAGACAGGTTGGGGAAGAATATTCATGGTAAGAAAGCCACTCATGGTTTGGAATATATTACCCGGTAAGTTAAAGAAGTTTAAGCATATATTGGAGTTTGCTAACACAGGTGTTTCAGGTCTTAGTGACATGTCAGTTAACTTCGCTAGTATTAGTGGTGGTTACGCTGGTAGATCATTTGAAGTACCTACAACTGTAGATGATAGTACAACTTCATTTACTATAAAGACATATGAGTTTTCAGGCTCACCGATGAGAGAGATAATTCACTTCTGGATTAATGGTGTTACTGATATACAAACAACTTTCTCTCATTATTATAACCAAGCTGATTTGGAAGTTCAACAGGCTAATCATACTGCTGAGTTTATATATGTTGCTACTGATCAAACAGGTAGAAACGTGGAGTATGCATGTATGTTTGCAAACTGCTTCCCTAAGTCAATCAACGTTGATAGTTATAACTATGAGGCATCACAACATGACGTAGTTCCACTTGATGTGGAATTCTCATGTACAAAGTACGAGTCTCCTCAGATAAATGCTAAGGCTATGGAACTCTTACAGAAGTATACAATACTTACTAATTCACTTAACTTCCACTCAGGTATTACAAGTTCTGTTATTAACCAGAACGGTACATCAAAGAAGACATATAATATTCAAACAGGTATGCTGGAAGAAAGATAGTGTTAGTAAACTAATAAACGTGATAGTTAAATTTTTTATTAAATTCATATACCCATTTAATCTGGGTATATGAATTTTTTAAAGTAAAATCAGCCTTAAAAACATAACTATAACGTTGTATAATTGATTATAACGATAAAAAATATTATTTTAAGGAAAGGGGTATATAAATTTTCAAATGGCTAATAGAAAGCTCCAAATTCTTCCTAAAAAAATTTATAAAGATGGAAATATAGATACTATATATTTCAAAAATAGAGCTAAAGACGTTATCGTTGATGAGAATGGTAATGTTATGCTTGATAGTGTATTAGAAAGACTTAATAGAGTTGCAAATGGTGCAACTAAAACAGCTAAATCTGAAAGTAACGGATATTTGAAAATTAATGATATAGATACACTCGTTTACGAGCATCCAAAAACAGGTGTTACCGCTGGTACATATAATGAAGTCGTGGTAGATGATAAAGGTCATGTTGTGAGTGGACATCATAATACTAATTGGAGTGGTACCGTAACAGGTAATGTATTCGATGCGGTCATTAGTAATAATAATAACCCATCATGGAATACTGGTACAACAGAGCAACTTTTAAATATTCAAGATGGGTGGTCAGTTGGTAATATACTCAAAGTAATTGTTGGTATTCTTAAAAAACTTGGACCTGTCGCATTTAAGAGTTCAATAACACGAGCAGACCTCCAACAAGGATTACAAAATGAATTAAATAACCATATTAGTACAGGAGACGTTAAAGATTCGTTACTATTAGCAGACTACTCAACCCCCTCAAATCGTAAAAGAGTTGCAAGTATGTACATTGTTGCGTTCGTTGAACGTAGGTTAAATGAGTTAGAGGGTACAGTTAGACAACTTGAGCGTAGACTTTCATCATCTGATGCTACTTTAGAATATTGCAAGAATAGGATCAATAAAATTGGGTATGCCAGATTTGGTAATGTCAATCATCGAATTCAATTGACTAGTACGTTTGGTGAATTCTGGACAGAAAACGGTCTCCAAGCTGGAGTATATGTAGTAACATGTATGATAAACGCAATTAATGTGAGTTATAATTGCTTTTATAATTTTGACTTATGTGTAAATGACGAGAACAACGAATTTTCATCAGTTTGTGGATTATCAGCAATATATAACATGTGTACTAGAACTATAGTGACCTTAACGGGTGTGGCATCTGTACCAGAAGGTGGAAGAATATATTCAAAAGGTAACTCATCAAATGAAGAAAGCGATCCAATACGTAAAGGAATTATTATAGAGAATATATGGTATAGTATATATAGAGTAGGATAAGCTTTTTAATATTTATATGAAGAAAGGAAAATTGTATATTATGAGAAGTAATTTCATGAATACTGATATATTTATAGAAGCAAAAAACTTCTATATTGATAGGCTTAATGATATAGATAACGCTGTTTATGATTATGAATATTCATTATTAGAGTCTAAATTAAATTTTGATTTTTTTGATGATTTTTTATTAACAGAAGCAAGTGGTAATGATGTTAATGAAAAGAAGAAACAAGGAATATTAGAAAAAATCGGTAATGCTGTAATGAGTGCAGTAAATAAACTAATCGAGATAATGGATAAATTCGCACAAAAAATACAGGAGTTTGTCTGGAGTAGAAAAAGTGATGATAGAAAGATCGATGAATTAATAAGATTACATCCTAATTTAAAAAATGAAATAATTGCAAATAAAGATGATTTAAACGTTCAGGATATAAAGTCAGTTAATGATATTCTTAATGGGACGTATAGTGTCATTAATCAATTGAACAAAGGTAAAATTAGTGAACCTGAAGCTAAGAGTAAATTCGATAAGATGGTAGATTTTGCTAAGAATAATTTAACACCACTACTCTCAACAGGTAGTGCTGTTATTACATTTGCCTTAGCCGTACAAGGTATGAGATCAAAAATGATGAAAGCTAATTATGATTATAGTAAAGCGAAAGCTGATCTTATGAAACTCAAAGAAGATTCAACATCATCAGGTGATACTACAAAATCAAAACTAATATCATCTATGGTTGTTGCTGCATGTAGTGCTGTAGCTTTTATAATTGGTAAAAATAGTGCAGCTAGGAATAAACTCAATTCGGCTGTAAATAAAACCGTATCTAAATACGAAAATAAAGAACCGGAATCTAAATAAGAAAGGTAGGTATTTTAATATATGTCAAATAATGACGCATTGGTAAATATTCTATTTTCTAATATAGATAGTATTAATAATTATGACATCTGTGTATTTGATAGTAAGGTAAACACATACACTGAGGATGGTGGTAAATTTATTGATAATCTTAAATCATCTATGGACTCAAATCCATATAGTAAAGAATTTTCATTATTAAATACCAAACTATCGGAAGTTACCAACTCAATATATAAAGTTAAGGAATTAAATAAATTCTTTAATGATATTAAAGATTATATTAAACTTGAGAGCTTACCTATTACGATAGCTGTAGAAGATATTGATATAGTTGATAATATAAATCCACAGTATCTGTCCCAATTTATTAATAATATCACAAATAATATACAATCTATAATTAATGGTACTAATACATATGAGACATTACAGTCTACATATATATCAAATGATTATTCTATTACTATGAAAAAATCATTGGTAAAAACATCAATACCTTATGAGTTAGATAATAGTGAATTATATGCCTATAAAAATAAAAAAATCGTTACGGTTAATAAGGAATTCATAATATCAGTATTATTACCATTTACCAGTTACATATGTTCATATATAGAAAAAACATCTGATCTTATAAAAGATACAAATAAAGTTATCAAAGATAACGAGAATACCATTATCAATATAATGAGTGTTATAGATTCATTAGACGAGTTAGATAGTGATACGATCAGAGATATTGAGAGATATACGTATGAATCAATAAGGATGTATAAATCATTAGTTTATTATGTGATATATATGATAATGAAGAAACTCACATCCGTTCAGTTTAATATGGATTCATATTATGTATTAAAGCAAAAGTTATTGAGTTTCCATCCAGAAGGTTCAAGAGTAATGCACGAACATGTATTAGATGGAAATCCTGAAGATGTCGACAGCACTAATACATTAAATAGGATACTCAATGGAGATTATTCTATATTCAAATCAATCCTTGATAACTTATATAATACATATAGTTACAATATGGTCAATAACACAGATATCAATGTATTCACATCAATGAATAAGAATGATGAGTATGATAGAGATATTTATGTTGTCCTTACTAAACTCTTTACAATAATTAGATATGGACTAGATACACTCGAGTCTTTATCTGATAATGATATGGTTTCTGCATCAGATGCATTGGTTAAAGTAGATTTAGATAAGACATTATCTGAAACATACTCAGATATAATATCAAGATTATCTGATATCGATTTGTATAGGGATAATAGTGATATTAGAAATCCTCTTGGTAGTGCCAGAATGTACATTTCAATGCTGAATGAATTAGATCTCTCGAGAAGTTATATGTATGATATAACTAAATCCATATCAGAAACATATAGCAACTATATTTCAGTAAAAAAGAATATTATCGGTAAACTAAATGACCCAAGTTGTAATAATCAAGAAAAAATAAAAGAGTTATGTAATAGACTTAATTCATTTGATAGTGAATACAGAGAGTTTGTGAACAACATATCAAATACAATGATAAATAGATATAGGGATATATCCAATTTATTAGATGGATTAGAATCTACAATATTCAAGAGCAAAGAATTATTCACTCTAAATTTAAACAACCCTGATACAGATAGTACTATGAATAGTGCACTAATTGAATCATATTCAAAAATGAGCAAAATCGATATGGACTATATCTTAGAGAGCAAAATGATAGAGTATAATAGAATTAGAAACTTACATGAATTTGGTATAACGTTATTCGAAGATGGTGAAAAATTGGCAACAAACGCTAACCAGACTAATACGAATAATAATGCTAATAGTACCAATAATAATACCAACACCAATACTAATACCAATACTAACAGTACATCTACTGCTAAGCCATCTACAGATGTTAAAGGTTTACTAGATAAATTAATTACCACTATATCATCTTTCTTCCAGAAAGCTGTGGATAATATTAGAGGGGTTGTTAATAAGCAAAAAGGTAATGTATCATGGATTGATAGTAAATCTTCAGATATACTAAATAAGGTTAACTATAACAACGTAAATATTAGTATAGTACCGTATGATAAATATTTTAAACCTGATGAGCTTATTACTCACATGAATGATTTAGATAACAAGATTAAATCAATAACTGTTGATCAGATTAAGAATACTTTTAATGGTAATAAAGATGCTCTTAATAGTTATTTATTCTCATTTATAGACAATGGACTACTTCAATCAAACTTGGGTAATCTATTCCCATTCTTAAAAACTTATTATAAAACTAAAGGTAAGAAAGTTGAGGCTATTCCTTATAAGGGACAAGAAGTAAAACAAGTTGCTGGGTTCGCAATTACTTATTGTAAGAATTATTATACGGACTATTCTGAAAAGGTTTTGAAAGCATCTGAAAATATAAAGAATACCTTAAATAATAAGATTAAGTCTTTAACCGATGATGTTATGAAAGAATCTGTTGATTTATTCTTAGAGAAGCCCAATAACAAAAATGTGAATAATCAGAATAGTAACCAGAATAAAGGTAATAATTCTAATGTTGGAAACACTAAGGTGCAGATAAATGCCACAGATGATGGTGGTAATAAAGTAGATACAAAGACAAATGCTAAAGCTAGTAATACATATGTCAAAGTATTCAAAGATTTAGCTGCTTCTGTTGAGAATTATACTGCTGCTGTTCTTAATACTACAAAAGATATTAACTTTGATTACTTACAGTTGTTAGACGGTTTGTATAAATTAACAACCAGTTCATCTAATAATAACAATAGTGTAGAGGTTAGTACTAATAACGAAAACCAAAATAATTCTGATAATACTAATGATCAGAATAATAAATAAAATTTAAATTGTGTATATAGGTTTATAGCCTATATACACAATTTTTCTATTTAAGATTTAGTATATCTTCTGTAACAAAATGTTGTTTAATTTTATCACTACTGATATCTTCATTATACTTAATTTTAATATACTGCGAACTTCTATCTTCTAAACTCAATGATTTATCGAAGACGGAACCATATTTTTTTACAGTTTCATTTAAATATGTCTTATTCACGGTAGATGCTCGATTAACAAATCCATTATTAAATTCTACTTTAACATTCTTTATTCCTTTAAATCTTTCTTGTATATAAAGAATAACAGATTCACCATTTTCATAATCTTCCGGTAAGTTAAATACTAATCTTAATTTACCATCTATTCTATCATTCTTAATATTATTAGTAATCCTATCTAATTCTTTAGATAGATTATCCATAGATTTAAATATAGTACTATTATATCCATAATAGATAGTATCATATTTAGTAGCTAAAGTATTAATAATAAAATTAGATTTATACTTATTATTCTTATAAGTAAAATGATAAAATCCTTTATTCTCTTCTTCTCCAAATTTTGTTCTTGAGAAACTTCCACAATAATGAATATTATCATTAATTGTAGAATTTATATGATAGTGCCCAAAAAATACTTCTCCCTTACATATATGAGATAATTCATTAGAATTAAAAGTAGGGACCTTTAATCTATTAGAATTAGTAGATTTCTTATTTACATGGACAGATGATGGCATTAATTCATTAATAACTCCATGTCCAAATATATAATCATATTTATTCTCATTATTAAAATAATCCTTATAATAATCTGACTTATTATATATATATTCTTCGGGAACATATAAAATCATCATATTATTAATACATTCTTCTTGTACAGTTTTAATTAATCTATAATCTATATTAGAGTTATTTATCCATTCATTTAAATATTCATACTGGTTACATTCATGTGATTCTGTACCATAAACAATTCTTAATTTAGCATTAAACTTCTTAATTATATCTATTAATTTAATCATAAATAAAGAAGCATAATAACTATGATTATCATTAAGATATAATAACTTATCAAAATAATCTCCAGATATAACTACCAAATCTAAATTATTTACTTTTAATGAAATATAGTCTAATAATGAATATTGTAATTCATTAAATAACTTAGATGAATCCATAGACCCAAAATGTATATCTGAAAAAACAATCCCTTCAAATTTCATAATAATCCTTTCAATATCAAATTATAAGAAAGTGAATCCGTATTTTAAGTAATATTAGCTATATACTATTTACTTGTAAAATAAATATATTATGCTCATATTATATGAGCAGGGTGGAGATAATATCAAGAGCCCATAAGGAGTAACTATGAAATTAAATGATAGAATGCATATTGCATATTTATACCGTTTAGCAGCTCAGCTCGAAGCTGCTAAGGAGAACCTTGAAGCTGAAATAGAGCTTCTTGAGGACTGTCATCAGAATCCTCAAGAACTCATAGAAAGGAGGGCGGAGGTTGAAGAACATCTCGAGGATGTTCGATATAGGATAGACTGCTTCTAAAGCAAACCTATCCCATAAAAAATAATAACCATGACATGAGCAACCATGGTTATTATTTTTTTTTGTATGGCTTATATAATATTAATATGTAATAAAAATATTATTAATACTATTAAAGGGGAAAAGAAATATGATTAATGAAAAAGTAATTACAAACCCAAGGTTATTAAATTTTGAAAATATGTGTCATGAGAATAATATTGATTATTCTTTTTATAGTGAACTGGTTGAATTTTTACAAACCTACGATGAACGTATAGTAATAAATAAAGTAAATATTATTTATGATAGAAATAATATAATATATGAACCTATGATAAATTATATTATTCGATATACTATGCATAATATAGATAAGAATTATATTATGAATGTAGATACTCGTCTTATTCTAATTAAATCTAGTTATAATGAATTAGATAATATGGATACTGTAGACGATGTGATGTATAATGGAAAACCTCTATATATCTACACTAAATATATTGGTAATATAAAAGATGAGAATTTTATTTATTATAACAGATTATGGAATTATAATAGTGATATATTTGATAAATTTAAATTCAATACTGTGTTATTTAATTATCTTAAGGCTTTATATGATGATAAGTTACATAAGTCATTTAATATCAGTAGTAATAAATATTTCGATTCAATGATACCAGTATCTTTATGGGAAGAATATGATTATTACGAATCAAAAAGTATGCTCATAAAAGATTTTGGACATTATGATACCTTAATAAATGAACTTGAAAAATATCCGGAAGAGTGTGAGTTTTCCACTAAAAATTCCTACACGCTAATCTACTCAAAATATAGATTAGATGAAGATCCAAAAGGTCAATTTGCTGAGTACATATCAGATAGAATAGAATTTGTGTGTGGGTTACACATATTTTCATGCGATGTCAAAACTAATGATGGTTATAAAAAAGAGTATGTATTAACAAATGTGGATAATTTATTAGAAGTCGGTAAAGTGTAAATATAAATTAAAGGAGAAAAAGTAATATGAAGATTATGATAATTAGAACATCTAGGAATATACATGAATTCGAGGCTATTAGATATGATGAAAATATTTATGATCCTCATATATACGATATCATTGCTTTTAAAAATAAGTGTCATAATGATGTTTCTGTTATCAGAATAGAATATATCAGTAAAGTTATTGATATTGGAGATGGTGGTTTAGATAATATAGATGAGTCAGACGTACCGTGTAAAGAATACGATATATGTGAATTTCTTTCATGTATAAAAATACCAAACTTTATCAAATTCTCTACTAGTAATAATATAGCATATGATTATATAATCGACGGGGTTGATTTAATATATTTGGATAGTAATAGTATTTATATAAATGAAGTTAGTAGTAGTAAATATGGAAGGGGTAGGTTTCATCTATCCCTTCCATTATATAATATAATTAAAACTAATAATAAATATTTTGTATATAAAATTTACGATAAATTCATATCAATGATGATGAGTGGTATTAAGTATGATGATATAGAATGTGTCGATAAAATCATATATAATGGGGAAGTTAAATATATCTATACTGAACTATTGGAAGTTGATGATAGTAGATGCATATATAATTCAGATATTACAGATTTAACAAAGATTAAGTTAACTCATAATGAAGATATGTATAGTAAAATATATAATAAGTATAATAATGTAGTTAAAGTCTGGGATATTATTGAAGAAGAAGATGATTTGGATGGTATGTATACAGAATGTGATAGAATTTCTGAAATTTACGATGATAATACAATATTTGTAAATATTCATTATGATTGGAAATTTGATAATACATATGAAGATTTATTGAATATATTTAAACATGATGAATACATAATATCCGAATTAAATAAGCGATTCAAATATAAGGGTAATAGTCTAACAATAACAAGAGATTCGAATATCGTGTATACGATATCAGATTACGAATTATCAAAAGATGATAAATTGTATAAATATATTACTAAGAGATTAGAGTATGTTGGAATTATTCATCAACATAATGTAAGATGTGGATCAATTACTAATGCTGTAGTTAGTGTGTATAAAATATCATCTGAAATATGGTAAGTAAAAAATAACCCGGGTTTAAAATACTCAGGTTATTTTTTTATCAGTATATTGATTATATAATATTTATCTGTAGTAAAATTATTATATACAAAGGAGAAAGAAATATGAAATTCATCGAATTAAATACAGATTATGTTGATAGAAACAGAATATATACTTACGATGAGAACATCTTAAGTATTCATATCGATGATATGATAGTTTTCAGATCAGATACAAGAGGTAGATTATTTGTGGTAAATGTTTTAGAAGCATATAGAGAAGGTATTGAAAATTATGATGATGTTAAGTATGCTACAGAGATACTGGCATCGTTAAGACTTGATAATTTCAAGAAGTTCTGTATAGATAATGATATTAATTATCATAAAATAATTACTTTAGTTAACTTATATCAAGTACATTCTGATATGTTGTGTGTTAAAGTAAGACATCCGATTACAGACAATAAATTGACTAGTTTCATGAATAGACCAGAATTAGAGGATATAGTTTGCGATATATTATCCAATATTGGTAAATTTAGCATATGTAATATTCACCAAGAATATTTTGCATTTATAGCTTCATATGATGAGTTGGGTGACATGGATAGTGTTGATATATGTTATTATGAAGGAAAAAAGGTCTACATCTATAGTAAGATAATAACAAACTTATTATATGGTAAATTAATTGACAATGATGGTGATATTATACTTAACATAGATATGTTTGATTATGATTCTAATCTAAACAGATTATTGATTGATAAGTATGATAACAAAGTTCAACATGGTAATGATGAGTTATCTTTTATGAAAGACAATCCAGACTTTGTAAACTATAATTGTTTTGGTACATATCACTATGAAGATGATATATTTGAAGATTACAATGATATCATTCATGAAGAATACCAATCAATAATATCTAAGGACTGTGATATTTTTGAGGTATTTAAAGTATCAGATGTAACATCATATTTACCAACAGAACTTCAAAAATATGTATCAGGTAGACTATCATATGTATGTAAGTTGACAGTGTTAATATTAGGTTATAAGACCAATATAGAAGATTTTTCAACAAAGTATTCAAGAAAGATATTAATATCATAATTATTAATTCGTTATATAACATATAGACTAATTAGAAAAAACTATATTTCTAATTAGTCTATATAATATTAATTAGATATCAATCATGTGTAGAATAATTACAATCATTATTCATTACATCATGTGGATATAAAAAAATTATTTTTTAAGTATGAAAGGAGTGTAACGAAAATGGCAGAAATGTATCGTTACAAGGGCGGTGAGTCCGAACATCATGATCCGGTCAGATTGTATAAGACATCGGACATACAGAATTATATTCAAGGTAATGTAAACACAGTTCTTTCTTTATTAAGAAAGAAAGATAAGGCTTATGCAAATATGCATGATATTAATGTAAAAGTAGTATCATGGCAAGCAAGTCCGAACTGCATACCTTTTATCGTTCTTCTCCCACCAGCAGTGTTAAAGAATGTTAACGAGAGTAAGAATAACGACTCTAATATACCATCTATATTCTTTAATTTAGATGAAGAAGATCATCAGATTATGATAGATGAGTTGGAATCTATGTTTAAGATTTATGCTTACACAGAAGAAGACATTCGTGCATTAAAGAAATCAGAAAAACTACTTAATGAGTTAAAGTTAAGTAGGAAGAATGCTATGATCCTTGCTAATATGGCTAGACCAAGATTTAGAAAGTTTAGGTCTGGTAATAGAGATGATGATAACTCTGATGCATATGTTATGTTTATAATTGACCCAATAAGAGTATTCCATGATATGATGGTAGATACCAGTAATCTTGGGGAACAATTTAGTGTAGACATAACATCAGTAGATAAAATCCGTAATGGTGAATATCGCTTTAGAGTTAAGAGGTCAAGAAATAGAGGAAAGAAGAAGAACAAGAATGGTATGAATATGTATAATGAGATATTAGCAGCATTAAGAAATAATGGCTAAATCTTAAATTATACATTTTAAAATTGATAATAGATACTAGATTAATTTCTAGTATCTATTATTTTTTATCCGTATCTCATATATATATAGTAATATACTATTTATGTGTAATAAAATAAAATATATATATATTAAAAGGAGAAGAAATATGTTAAAACAAGAATGGTTAGTTAGAAAAGAAGGGAAATGTGTACATGTTCCCTTTATATGCAATAATGTACTTGAATACGCAGATAACAACGAGTTAACTATAGATGAGGTTGAAAGCCTCAAATATTTAATTCACCAAAATAGAGATTTGGCAAGATGTTATATATCTGACCAAGAGCTTATGTATGATATGCTTAGAATGGCATACAAGTTAGAGGTTGCCATAAATAAGCATATCTAATATATTTCTATTACAAAATAAAACCTATATACAGAATATCGTATATAGGTTTTATTTTTTGTCATTATCTATACTATAAAAAACTTTTTCTTAATCAGAAACATTAATTTTTTTATAAAGAATATTTATAAACAGCGAAAGGGATCATAGAAATATATGAGTGGGAAGTATGATTTATACAATTCGTTCTCAGTATGTTTTAATTTATTAAAAATTAAGTATGTAGATTTTGACGAGAGTTTTAACCAAATTGATTTGATAACACCTAGAGATAGTGTAAATGTATTTATTAACTTAGAGACAGTTTTAAATTATATAACTAGAGTTAAAGATATAGATAAGAAATTACTTACAGAAAAAGATTATGAAGATGTAATGGTTGTAGATATATTAAATCTTGCAGCCCATTATAAAAAGTTCTTTACTGGTAATAAATTAGATACGAAAGTTTTTTTATATATGACAGATTTAACCAGTAATGATTTTAAAGAGTATAAGTATAATGAAGATTATAGAAGCTATTATTTAAATAAGTTTAATACTAATCCTAAATTTACACAATTAGCAGATTCTATAATTAATAGAGTGGTACCAGAGTCTTCTATGATATCAGAGTTTTTACCTAATGTGTATTTTATTAATGCTAAGAATATAGAATCTTCTTTAGTACCTTATATAGTGTCTAAGAAATATCCTAATAGGAAGAATGTAATTATTACAGGAGATGTATATGATACTCAGTATATATTCATTCCTAATTTTGTAACCCATTTTATTAGAAAATCTCCACTAAGGAATAGTATAACTTGGACATTACATGATTATATTAAAGAAATAATTAAAAGAGATATTGATAATACAGAATTCAACTTACTTAAAAATATAAGTATGTACCTAAGCATGCTATCTGTAATAGGAGATAAAAATAGATCAATTGATTCTATAAGAAGTATTGGAGCACTTACTGTAATAAAGCAGTTACTAACAGGAATTAGTAAAAATATCATTAATTATGACACAAAATCCATAGACATAATTAAAGAAGTTTTTCCAATTAACATACAAGATGAATTAGCTAACAACTATTACCAATTTGATATTATTAATAAATATGATAATCTATTAGATAATGATATATTCAATATAGATAGTCAAATAGTCGATAGATATGATAAAGACAGTCTAATCAGGTTGAATAATACTAAATACTATAACCATCAGTTAATGTTAGAAGCTTTGACATCTTAAACAAAAAACCAGAAGAAAGGAAATGTCTATTATGGCAGATACGACTTTTATTTCTGCGGAAGATACTAAAGAGTTATGGAAATATGAAGTTAGCGAATTTACTATTCTTTATGCATCTTCAACATATAATGTACCGGTAGAAAGAATAACCGGTTTAGATATTACAAATGATTATGAAAAAAATATAGTTCCGATAATGAAATTAAATATGACAATAGAACCGTCTGTATATAATGAAATAGTTAAAAATAAGCAAAATATCAAACTTAAGATAAGAATGCAAAAGTATTATACAGAACCAGGTAGTGAAGAAAAGTCATTAAAGAGGGATTATATATTAGACACATTTAATCTTATTATTGATGAACAGGATGTAAATGTTGATAATTTCATCGATAAAGAAACTAAAAAGAATGCTAGTAGTAGTGAAGAAAAGAAAGATACTAATGAACTGAATTATCAGTTAGCTAATAATAATGAGTTTTATCTATATAAACAAGATACACTGTCTGCAATGAGATGGGCTCTTAATAATGTACTCGTGAACTGTTCAATGGTTGGTGCTATATCATATGTAGCTGCTGTTGTCGGTTTAAAAAATATTGTAATGAGTCCATTAGAAAATAACCAGGTATATCCTGAGGTGTTGTTACCACCGCAATCCGCACTCAATACATTACAATATTTGGACACAAATTTCGGATTTTATAAAGCAGGTACGTTAATGTATTTTGCCGAGGATTATGGATATATCATTAACTATAAAGGTGGTTGTACTGCATGGAGAAAAGATGAAATTAAGGACACTACTATATTAGTACCGAATAAAGGTGGTAATTACGGTACATTGTCATGTGGATTAACTAAACATGGTCAAGAAAATGAAAGAAAATTTATTGTAGTTAAAGCAGAGAATGTATCAATTAGTAATGATAGTATAAGTAATAATGTTACAGAAGGTAATAATGCTACTATTATTAATAATACAACACAAACTACAACTAATACACAATCAGGTGCAGAAGGTGCTGGTGTAAGTAATACCAACGTTATTACTACAAGTAGTAATAACCCGTGGTTAGCTGATACCTTTGCTGCTCAGAAATCTGCTAATGCTATAGTAATAAAATGTGGTTGTAGTGATTTTGATATAAATACAATAGCACCAAATAAAAGATTTACATTTATATTTGAAGATACTGCAAATACCGAGAAGTTTAAAGGGGAATATACTATAGCAAGTAGTAATATTAACTTTAAAAAGGATGGTAATGATTTCACTATAAATGCATCTATGACATTTAAAAAAGCTGGTATAAATAATAATACTACTACTGTAGATACATCTGGTACACAAGAACAAAAAACTGCATTAGGTGAAGGGATATCTCAAGAGGTTAATCCTGAACAACAGTCAGAGAATGCAGGTTTAACATATGACGAAGAAGAATCAGATGAGCCAACACCTGCTTATGATGTAGTCTTTAAAGACGATTATGAAGATGAGGCTGAACACGATAAGGATCCATTAGATACACCACTTCCTCCACTAGATGATGACGATGCACCGATTAGAGAGCTTCCTGATAATACTCCAAAAACTAAAAAATCGTTATTTATAACAGAAGAGGATGCATACTTAATGGATAATCTCTGGTATGATGATAGTTATTTAGATGAGTCAAGAGCTATTATAAACGCAGATAATAAAAGGAAAAAGAATATTATGGATGTTGAGAGTGGGCAAGCTATATGGGATACAGAACATCCAAGAATACCTGAACCTGATATAGATGTTGATAATAGTGAAAATGAAATAAATAATGCTAAGAAAGATTTAGAAGATCAATATAAAGCTCAGAAAAAGATTATTGAAGAAGATAGTGGTATGAATATCCATACTAAAGAAGAAGAACTTCGTAAGTTAGCTGCTGAACTAGATTATAGGAAATATAAGTTAGAAGTAACCGAGAAGTTAAAGAATAACCCATTCTATCCACCTAATCCAATTAACTTTGCTGATAAAAACTGGCGTACTAAAGAAACTATGAGAATAGATAAAATCTATGATGATGAGGTTAAAAAGATTAATAGTTATGATATTCCAGATAACGAAAAAACTAGTAAGATAAATGAATTAAATAAAAAGAAAAACGAACATATTAAACTTATGATGGATGGTATGGAAGCTACTTATAAGAGATTAAATAAAGAGCAAAGAGATAATATGGAAGAACTATATGAAAGACAAGAGAGTATGAAACGAAGAGGATTTACTAAAGAAGAAACTTTAGAAAATGATGACTATGAAGAGTATAGTCTTAATATAGATTGGTTTGATATCACTTCTCCGTGTAAATATATAGAAGATCTTAAATCAAAGCATAAATATCTCGACTCAAATATGATGAGTGGTAAATTAGGTGAGGATTATCATAAATATCTTGCGAGTATAGTCAATAAATATCAAAAATATCCAAATATTTTGAAGAATCACAGAGAACAACTGGACGCTGAATATCTTTATTATAGTAATTATATCGATTTATATTTAAAAAAATGCATCGGGAATCTGGTAACGCCACCTAGACCTGAATACAATAATGAATATGTTCCAAATCATGCTCTAAATTTATCAGAACCTAACGCTGTTGAGAATGAGAAGAAACGAGTTAATACATTATGGGAGTCTATAAAAAACGAAATTAATACGAGTAAACTCGACCCATCTATTATTAAAAATAAAATAGACTTAACAAATGCTCATAAAGTAGATTATATAAGAGAGTTCGATGATTTAGTTAGTTCTTATAGAAAAATGGATAAAGATTATCGTGAAAAAATGAAAGAAGAAGAAAAGAAATACGAAATGGAAGATAGAAAAAGGAACGGTTATCGTAAATGGAGATAAAAAAATAATAGATATACTAGGTTAATATGCCTAGTATATCTATTATTTAAATTACAACCTATACCAATTTTGAACCTGTTAATTTGTCATTTGTTATGGTAAATTTATATACTTTCTCATTGCTCAATCCAACCATATAGATGTTTGATACATCAGATTTAAGCTTTATGAATCTATAAATATCCGGTTCAAACTCACCGCATGAATATTTACTATCTTTATTTACAGCTATGAATAATGATGAATTTTTACCATCTGACTTTATGCACGTAACATCTGTTCCAAAAGTCTCTTTGATAATAAACTTACTATAGTTATTTGGATCTGTAATCTCTTCTACCTTATCATTTACTGTGACAGATTTCATTCCCATCTTATCTATTATATATGGAAGAAATTCTGCTATTTCAGTAATACAGGATGTAGTAGTTATTTCCATATCTTCGTATTTATAGATATAGACTATACCACTTAAATCTACATTATAAGTATTATTAGAATTAATTGGCATATTATAAGTTATACTCTGTATACTATCATCTGGTAGTTTTGAATTAATTGGTTTCTCCAGTTCACTTGGATTTACAAATAATATATCCTGAAGATTTGTAGCCCATTTATCTATATATGTTATCGGAGATGATATTGCATTTGTTATATGGTTAAATAATTTATCTTTATAATCATCGTCATCGTTATCCCATATATCGTCTGTTATAGGATCATAATCATTTGACATCTTATCATTTGATATATTTGATAAAATATCTATATGACTCTTAATTCTAAACTTATATGGAAGTATTAAGTATATGAGAAGATTTCTTAAGTACTCCGATACTTTATCTTGATAACCTGTGTCATTTATATATCCAAGTATTACGGGTAATGATTTACCCAGTACTTCAGATACATTTACTACAGATGACATATTCATATTCTCTATAGCCTTAACTGCTTCTACTAAATCACCATAATCAACTACATCATAATTAATATAATCTGTAATTAACATATTAACACCTTGCTTACATAATGACTTAGGTAAATTCTCATACTTAATAATATTATTCCAGATTTCCCTTCTATGAGAATTATCATTATACTTGGCAACTATCTCTAATATAGTAGTCTTAAGATTACTAAGTCTCTTAGTAGTACTATTTTGAATATAAGAAGTCTTGGCAGTTTCAATAACTTTATTAGCTAAACTTTTATTTTCTCCTTGAAATGATAACATTCCTGAACCATCTAATACTACCTCATAAGCTAAAGCAGCCATCTCCGGTCTCTTTAATAAAATATCATAAGAGTTATTTTTTGTGGTTTCCATATTTCTTTTTCTCCTTTTCCATTAAATGAATTTTTTAATTACTACATAATAATATTATATAGATAACTTATAATTTTTATTTAATATAAAGGATATCATCAGTATCATTTACTTCTATAGAATATATTTTATCATCATGAATTCCATATAGATAGAATGACAAAATTAGATAAGATGGTATTTTATCACTTAACTTGGATTTCTTTAACATGATATAATCATTTTTATTACCATCATCTTCTATAATCGTAACTAATGTGATATGATTACTATTTATATCAAAATCTTCTATATTATCCACATTAACTCGTTCTCCGATAATACAATTCTCAAAATTATTCATCATATATGAATTTACACCATCGTTACCAAGTCTATTAAGTATTTCGTCATAATCTAAACTATGTAGTTTATTCATTAATTCATTATAGTACATGTGGTTTTAACACTCCTCACATATTAATTTATTTTCACTATTTAATTTTGTTAAATATAAATTCATCGTATCTATATTTATTAAATAAATACTTCTATAATCCTCTAATTGATCTTCATAATTGAGTATCATATATTCACCTTTGGGAACTCCAGCATTATTATTCTTATCTAATGACAATACTACAGTTTCACCATCATTATCATTAAGAATAGTAATAGCCTTTATATTCCACGATTTAATCATTATAAATCTAAAATTAGGATCCAAGTCAAAGTAATATCTATACATACTACCTGACCTAGACAGTATCTCTAATGTATTATATAATCTCTTCTCTACTAATACTTTTATCTTATTAGCAATCTTTAATATATTACCTTTATTAAAAGAACCTGATATCGCTATCCAATCTCCAAAATCATAAATGTTATTCTTCATTGTTGTTAAATTTTCTATGTTCCTTTCATTATATTAAGTATAAGTAAGGTATAATAATAAAAAAATAAAAGCTGGTAGAAATTAATCCACCAGCTTGTATTCTTAGATATCATCGCCATCGATGATATCCATTGGGTTATCGATATTGGTAAGCAATAACTTACCATTACATCCACCACTTGCAGATATTATCCAAAGGCAAAGATAATATCTATCCTGTATCTTACAGAAGGTATTACAACCTTCTTTACTAGATACTATAAAACTACCAGGATACAAATTGGTTATCCTGTCGTTTATCTGATCAGACAGGTCTCCGAGAGCAACTATGTTACCCTTTAGACCAGAAGTTACACGAAGAGCTTCCTGGAAAGCTTCTTCATTCTTGATGATATTTTGACATAATCTATCATATACAGACTGTGTCAAATCTTTAGTTTCTGTACTTGTAACTGGTATAGTATGTAAACCTGTTATAATTTCAAAGCTATAAGTTTTATTCATTGTATTTGTCATCATATTTACTCCTTTGGGCTCTTGATGCTATCTCCACCCTGCTACATTTGTAGCATATATAGTATTTATTTTACAAGTAAATAATATATATATATGAATAGAGATATTACGGATAATTAATAAGGTATATTGGTTTATCCAATATACCTTATATTTTAATATATACTTATTAACTCATTTTCTTTTCCTATCTCAGTATTATATTTAAGCCTTTCTAAGAATTGGAAAAACCTCTTATACTCTTTATTTACAATTTTAATATAATGAAATGATTTACTACTGACAACTACTTCATCTTTAAGTTTCTCTTTAACCTTATCTACATCTACTATCTTATGATGGGTATTTGGATTATCTCCACCATCTTTAATTTCTATCTCTAAATTTAATGATGGTATATATACATCAGGAAAATAGAAATGTCTCTTATTATCATATATATAATAATACACATGTGGACTTGGAGACATTATATCATTATAGTTATAATTCATAACGTTATCTAAAAATTTAAGAAAGTCTAATTCATAACTTCCAGTATAATCTACTTCTCCTTCTTTATTACTCCAAGTATATTTACCACTTATCTTTCTATTCGCTAACATTATTTTTTGTTGTTCTGGGTCGTTTAATAATGTTATCTTACCATACTTACCAATCATTCTTTTTTTAAACATTTCCCTATATTGCTCTTTACATTTTGGGTTATTACAAAATCTGTTATATTTACAAGTTTTCTCATTAAATGATGTAGGTCTTTTATCTACTATACATTTACCTTCTTTTTTACCAGTCTTTAGAAAATAATAAAATTGTTTTGGGGTCATATCATCTGGAATCATATCCTCATGGTCAGATTCCAAATGTGTTATATATGCATCAACATCTTTATGATAAGAATCACAGAATTTACACTTCAGTCTGGATTGTATTTTTATCTTGTTAGCCATTATAAAAAATTTCCTTTCAAAGATTTTTATTAAACCTATATTTTTTAAGTACTTCCTAATTAAACCAATGTTTTTTAAAGGTTTATATGGAAAATTACAATAAATTAAAAGTAATTTGAAAAATTATCTAAAAGGAAAGGATTAGAACTGATTATGAAATTAATTTTTAAGGTACTTGTTACACTTATTCATGTATCACTAATATCAATAATAGTTGGTATATTTTCTTTAACAGGATTACACTATTTATATGAATGGATAAATAAAATAAGCGATTATAGATTAAAGAAATTTTTAGATAAATTAGAGGATTGATGGATAATTATGGCTATTACGAAAATGAAAATGTCTCAACACTATGTTGGAACGACATCCAGAGGAATGACGATGGTAACCGAAAAGGGTTGTAAACCCGGTGGTACTATGCAAATATATGTTCCTGAGTTAATGCCTGGTATAGAATTTGCTATGCCTGTATTGGCTCTTAAAATCACTAAAGGTGAGACTATATTTGTAAATGCTGACGAATGCAAGATAACAGCTCCACCTAGCGTTAGGGCTAAGAATTATATAGAACCTAAGTTAGAAAATAATGCTTCTTGGAGTAATATTGTCGAAGATCCCGATAAGGACAGTATTCCAAGAGGAACTAATGTAACAGTAAATTTTGTGGGTGAAAATATATATAATCCCACATTTAATACAAACCAAATACAAAAATAATATGAAAGTGAGGGTATTTTTAAAATGCGAATACCTGCTACAATTACTGAGCATATTACATGGGGAAAAACTGAAGAGGTGTCTTACAGGAATCTCCATACAGATTTAATTGTTGTTAATGAACAAACTGATCATAATATAAAAATTCCATTAAATGATTATCTTGGTGATTATAGATTTTTCATGGATAAAATTATATTAGAAGTTAAAATGAATGATGATGAAATGGTTGTTTATAGATGTAATCCTAAAGCATTGTCATTAAAATTATATGGGACAACTGAATACTGGTATGAACTATTGATAATTAATAATTGTATATCAAAACTAGACTTCGTTGATAAAAAAATTAAAGTATTTTTACCTGATAAAATAAAAGGATTTACCAATGAAGTTATGATATTAGAGAAACTCCTTTCCAAGTAGTAATATCAATAATTTATATACTATTAAATTAGTAAACTAAAATGGAAAGGAAAAAAGAAATATGAAAATAATTAAAAAACTAAGTAATATTAATGATACGTCATTATTCTTAGAAAAACTCCATACGTATCTTATTAGTAATAAGGTATCAATAGACGACGTCTTGGAAGTTATTCATACCCGAGTTGTACCATTAGTAAGTTATTATATTTCCAAAGGTTCTAGTCAACCTTTGGAAAATTTTAACGATGAAGAAAGACAAAATATATTTATGATGATAGAGATATTACAGTTCATATATAATAACTCCGGTGAGAATACCGGAATATCAGATGTGGAATTTGATAAGTTGTATGAACTATATTACTCATTTGGTAATGATGATATTATCGGTGCATCTCTTAATACAAAAGTAAATATTGATACTCATAAATATCCAAGACTGAGGGGTACGTTAGAAAAGGTTTATTATTTATCAGATACAGATTTACGAACTAATCCATCAAGGAAATATTTATCTTCATGGATACGTAAATGTGAGAAGTTATATTATGAGAAAACAGGTAATACTATAGATCTTTCAGATATTGATGTTATTATATTTCCAAAATGGGATGGTGTAAGTTGTGTATTTGAATATGATGATGATGGTAATTTGATAAAGGCTTTAACAAGAGGTGATGTTTTAACAAATGAAGCTCAGAATATTACCCATATATTTAAAAACACAAAGATGAATCATTCTAATTATGGATTCAGTACAGGTGTCAAAACAGAAGTTGTTATGACTAAAGAAAACTTCTCAATGAATAACGATAATAATTTTTATAAAAATCCGAGGTCAATGGTATCAGGGATATTAAATTCAGAAGATGTAACTAATAGTAATTTACTAACAGTCATTAAGTTAAGATATATGAGTAGAGATACTGAATTAGAAAATCTTGATCCTGAGGTATTTGATTATAAATATCTTGAGTGTAAAATTAGTGATATTGGTATTATTAGGGAATTTGCTAATAGTAACAGGGTAGTTAATGGTATCAACTGTGATGGTGTCGTTATAAGAATTCACGATGATATGATTTGTAGAATATTAGGACGTGATAGTAATAAGAATAATTATGAAGTAGCGTATAAATATACCGAAGAAGTATCACTCACTAAAATAACAGATGTAGACTTTCAATTAGGTAATAATGGATATATCACACCAATTGCTCGAGTAGAACCTGTTAATTTAAAACAGACCACAATTACAAATGTAAGCCTAGGAAGTATCAATAGATTTAATGAATTAAATTTAGGAAAAGGTGATACTGTAAAGATACTATATGATGTTGTTCCATACTTAGTATTTGATAATGATTGTAAGCATAAAAGTAAATCTAAGAAGTTTGATATGATTTATAAATGTCCTTATTGTGATACTATGTTAGATTTAAACGACGACGGATTACCATGTAAATGTAATAATATAAATTGTGAATGGAAAAAGAAAGGTATGATACTAAATTATATTATTAAAATGGGAATTCCTAATATTGGAGCAAGAACCATAGAGAAGCTATACAATAACGACATAATCAACTCCATAGATGATCTATATGATATACATAAAAAGAAATCTGATATAATTAAAGTTAATGGATTCAGTGATAAAAGCTCTACCATATTAATAGAGTCTATTAATAGTATAAAAACTATAGAAGATTACAAATTACTAAGTTCCTTAGGAATCAATAGTATTGGTATAGAAAGTTTTAGAAATATATGTAAAGAGTATACAATTAAAGATTTATTAACTATCACAGCTAATAGAGATTATGAGTCTTTAATGAAAATAGCAGGTATTAAAGAAAAGAAAGCTATTAAAGTCATCGAAGGATTATTAGCTGTTAAAAATACGTTACTAAACATATCACGACATCTTAATATAATACATCCAACTTCTTTTAATGAGAAATTTTCAGTAGCATTTACTAAAGTAAGAGATACCAATATAGAAGATATGATTATTAAACTGGGAGGATGTATACACGAAAATGTTAAACGAAATACCACATATTTAGTAGTACCTGATAAAGATACTAATAGTACTAAAGTTGAAAAGGCTATAGAGTATGGTGTACGTATAATACCGATAAAAATGATAATAGGTACTATTGAAAGGGACTTTAGTTAAATTTTTATAGGAAAGGAAATTACAAATAGTATGGAAATTAAAGTTAAGTATTTAAGTAAGGAAATAATAAAACTTAATAAAATATCAATAGGGGACTGGATAGATTTAAGGGCGGCAAAAGAAATTAATCTCAAGCAATTTGAATATGCTAATATACCATTAGGTGTTGCTATGGAAATTCCTAATGGATATGAAGCTATTGTAGCACCAAGATCATCAACATTCAAAAACTTTGGTATTATAATGGCTAATAGTATTGGTATTATTGATAATTCATATTGTGGAGATAACGATGAATGGAATTTCGTGGCATTAGCGTTAAGAGATACTACAATTAAGGTTAATGATAGAATAGCTCAATTCAGAATTGTTAAGAATATGCCATCGTTAGATATTAAAGAAGTTAATCATTTAGGTAACTTTAATAGAGGCGGGATCGGTTCTACTGGAATTAATTAATGTAAATTTATAATTTATATATCTTGGTACTTTAGCTTAAAGCTTTTAGTACCAAGATATATACTATTTATCTGGCTATTAAAAATATATTATAAAAGATGGAAAGGGAATAAAAGAATTATGTTAAAAGGATTCAAAGTACTTAACAACACGCCATTTACGCCAAGAAATGAAATGAATGTAAAAGGTTTTAAAAAACCAAATAAACCTGTTGTAAAAAAAGGTACTAATATAAAAAATGTTACAACTATAAGGGAAATTGAAGTATTGGGAAATAAATACAGATTAGATAGTGGTAAATTCCCACAACTATTCTATGAAATGGTAAATAGAATAGTGGCAGATTCACTAAAGGGTAGACCGGAGATAAAGGTATCCTTTAGAGAAGAGTCCCAACAAAAGAAGGATAATGGTATAGTACTTATAGCTCTCACATTAACGAATGAAGATATTAATAGAGCTGTAACTATTAACTTCCTATACTCTGAGGATAGAAGAATTATTGACAAGAAAAAGTCTTTAGAGACTATCGTAGAATCAATCAATGTGTCAGTTATCAATCCTAATTTATGTAAGGTACTATTTAATATTCATGGCTCACAGTCTATAGACAAGTCTGCGAAGTATATAAATAGGATTGTTAATGATAATATGTGTTATGTATCAGGTACAGAAAAGAAATAATTTATAAGAAAGAAGGTAAATCATAATGGGAAAGAGATATATTCAATTCGTAGAGGAAAATGTGATTGATAATTTAGATGATGTATATAATATCATCGATTTAGCAAGTAAAGAATTATCATCAAACTTCGATATTAAAATAAATAGTAATGAAATACCTATTACAATATTTGGAGTTACATTCAGAACCATAGTTAATCTATTAAAGGAAAAATCTATATCAGGATATGATAAATATAAGATTAATATTGCGAATAGATTTGAAGTCGGATATGATAATACAACAAATGATGAGTATGAGAAGAATGGTGGATTTATTATTTATATAAAACACCTATATCAAAATTTCAGTACTGTTAGGGAAAGAGAATATGATGATGACACTATCACATTATGTGTAGAATGGAATACTACGAATATAACCAGTGATAATGATATGATAAAAACCATATCAACTACAACTGTTTCTAAGTTGGATAGTGAATATGATATAAAACTTGGTACATCTGAATGTGTGATACCGATATTCGTCACTATTTATGATTGTCTTATATCATATTTAAAGATAGAAAGAGCATCAAGAAAAGAATCAGAATTTGAAATTAATTTCATGGGATTGTTTGATATAGCTGCCCAGGAGTCAGATGATAATGAAGATATTATAAGAATTACACCATCTATAGACTTGAAATTAACGATTAAGTCTGATGGTCTTGGTTCAGCTAAATATGACTAATATTATACATATTATAAACTAACCGCTGTTATTCTGGAATAAAGATTACAAAATCCCAATACTAATGAATATATTAATGGTCATTTTGTAATCTTTATTTTTTAATTATGACAACTTTGAAAGGTAGGTACAGACGACGTGATTAAGTACTTAAATATGTATAAAAATAAATACAGAGATCAATTAAACAGAGATCTTATGAATAAAACTGCTGATGAGCCATTGGTTGAATATATTAAGGATGCTTGGAGGTCTCTTGAGATAGCACCAGCTATTAAAATAATAGATTTTAAGTATTCTGAAGTTGAAAATGATATTGATATAAATAAGTACATATTTAAACGTGAAAAAAATAAAAAGAAAAAAGAGAAGTTTGATGTAAAGTTTATTAATGACAGTAGATGTGGTAGTTTACGAACAACCATCGAAATAACTCTACCTGTTAAAGATCCGGTATCAGGTGACATTACTATACATAAAAAGACTCTCAGTAAAGATATCCTCATACCTATACAAGATGATAGAGGATATTATACAATAAAAGGTAAGAAATATTATATGATATACCAGTTAGTAGAGAAATCTACTTATACAGGTAAACAAACCATCACTCTGAAATCACTAATGCCTATAGCGATACAAAGAGATAGTACTTTAGTAAAGGGTCTATCTTTTAAGAATGAAACTATAGTAAATGAATTGAGTAAAGATGAAGGAGTACTTACAACCAATTCTATTGTAACAGAGTCTGTTGATGGAATTATTTATAAGCTACCGATTTACTATATCTACATGTTTAAGAAAGAAACTCCGATATTACCATTCTTTTTAGCAAAAGGTGTTGAATATGCATTAGACTTCTTACAACTAAATAGAATAATATCATTTGAAGATGGGGATTCATTTTTAAATACTCCTAAATCTGATAATGAGATTTGGTTTGTTATAAGTAATAACAGATGTTATTTAAGAGTGAAGGATAAAGAGATATTTAATAAATACCAATACATACAAGCGATGGTTGGAAGTCTTCTTGATATAATGAGTAACAGAATAACAAAAGATCAGATATATGATACAACATTATGGATTAAGAAGCTTGGTGGAACAAGTCAGTCTAATGCGTATAATAAAGGATTAGATATGTTAACTTTCTTCAGTAGATTATTGGATGAAACTACTAAGAAGATATTAAGAATAGATAATATTCATAAGAAAGATATTTATTCATTAATACGATGGATGATGATGAATTTCAACGAAATACGTCTAAAAGATAATATGAACTTATATAACAAAAGAATTCGTTGTAATGAGTATATATCATCATTACTTACAATAGAATTCAGTAGAAGATTAAATAGAATAATATCTATGGGAAATAAAGCTACTATGGATAATTATAAAGAGATATTTAAGTTCCCTGGAGAAATTCTATTACAAAAGTTACATGTGTCGGGAGTATTAAGATTCGATGATTGTATCAATGATATGAACTTCTTTAGTAAGTTTAAAGTAACCTTCAAAGGTCCCCATTCGCAAGGGAACTCTAATACTAAAAAGATAAATACTAAGTCAAGAGGACTACATCCAAGCTACCTAACTAATTTTGATATATTGGTATGTGGTACTTCTGACCCTGGAACTTCTGCATTATTATCACCCTGGTGTAATATTAAAGATTTCTATTTTGATTCTAAACCGGAGTATGATAATTTTATGTATGAGTTTAAATCCGATATAGAAAACTCTTCTAATACAGAATCTATAATTAATATTGGTTCTGATAGTAAAGAAAGATATTTTGAAATATTGAATAAGATGGCTGATATCCTATCATCATCAAAAGCATATGGTCATAGTAATGATGTTTCATATCATATAGAAGACGGAATAGAAGATGTAGACACTAAAACATTGATAGATAACGAAGAAGTATAATTATGAAGAAAGTAATATTAGATATGGGGAGAATATCGAAAGGGATGCGATTGAAATTTGGTCTTATATTATCAGATAACGAAATTCCCAATCAAAAGTTCAGTAATAAGATCATTAACGTATTTAATATATCAGGTAATGAATATATAAAGATATCACCGCATCCTTTTATTACTTTAGACATCAGTTCATCATTCGATAAGAATGAGGATTGGTCAAATAATAAGTCGATTACTCTTAATAACGTTAATAAGATGAAATTTGAAAATTCGTTAATTAACGTTATTAAGAGTTTTCAGGTAAAGAATATGTTTTATTATGATAATAACCATAAACTTATGTGTGATAATAATATATCTAAAAAGAATATGGTTAAAATCGTGATTGGAAATAAAACATGTGTATTTAAATGCTTAGCTGTACCAGATGAGAATAATAAAGAAATTAGCTATGAGGGTGTCATGATGATGGTAAATTCTGTAGATAATTTCTGTTATTTATCTTTTGAAGAAATCAACGTGTTATTGTATAATCTGAAGAATATCAATATGTATAGTATGGCAATATCACTAATGGGATTAGTGCAAAATAACACTGATTTATTTCCTGAGAAAATAGAAACATCTAACGAAGTGATATCAGAAGAAATCGAGGAATTACCTGAACCAAATAGGGTTCCTCCGATTAATAATACCAATAATATACCGGATTTCTAATATGGATATAGCCATGATATAACTCATGGCTATATTTTTTTATATTAATAATTTATCTATATAATATTTATTAGTGATTAAATACTTAATGGAAAAGGAGAAAAGAAACATGAATCAACTTGTGAAAGTATTGAGTGGTAAAAATATAACAGAAATAAGAACAGCACATCCCATTGTAACTAAACTGATATATGATAAATTATATCCTATAGAAGGTTTTACAGGTGATGAGATGGTATTTTATCATCCACTGAGAATATGTGAAGAATACGGTTTACTAAGACCAAAATTAGCAGCTAACAGTAAAGCTTATATGATATATCAAGATAGTGATGATAATGAGATATACATCAGTAAGTTTAATAAAGATATGTTAGATAACACGGATATTATGGGAATGATATCTGTTGACTATAATAAACCGTTTAATATAATGATGAGTGAAATAAATACCCCTAAAAAAATATATATTAGATACGCTACGAGTTTAGATAGTATCACTATAAATATATTATAGCTGGAAAGGAATATGTTGAGATATGGATAAAGAAATGTATCTTAAAGTTAGAAGCAGGACTTTTAGAATACTTGGTGATATAGATGGATTTGATAAAGAGTATATTGATGGGAAAGGGTATAAAGATGGTAATAGGATATTCATATATTATGCCGAAAAACCTGATGTATTTAAATATCCATCATTTTACAAATCCAATAATGAGTTAATATTTAATAATGGTAAAGATAGTAATTATGAATATTTTGATACATCATTATTGATTGATTTGACTGTAGATGTCATTAAGAAAAATACTAACAAAGACGATGTATATTTTAACGAGCAAGAACTAAACGATATTAATTCTGCAACAAGTGTCTATGTTCCTACAATAAAAGATAGTGATGATTTCCTTAAAAAACTTATTAAGACAACTCTTATAGAAAAGAAAATAAATCTCAATAGATTGAAGTCTAAGGGAGTAGAAGTTTATTCTGTAAGTAATATGAAAACTGCATTACAAAATGATACTAAAATGTCAGTTAGTAATTTTGTCAAATGGGCTGAGTTATTGGGAATAAAATTTAATATCGTTGTAGAGGATAATGGATTCGATAGGGTTAATCCTTTGCAGAAAAAAATAAAATATGATAGTTCATTTGATACTATTAGTACCGAAAATAAGTAAAAAAAATATATAATGGATAAGGAGATAAAGAAATATGAAATTTATAAACAAATTAATGGAATCATTTAAACTTGATAATGATAAGGATGTTGTTGATAGTGGAGATGGGTTATGTGAATATATTCATGATTACTTGTTAACAACTGTACCTGCAAGAGCAGTTGTTGAAATTACTAAGTTGGTGGAATATAGTAAGATTGAACCATTATCAGTCAAATTCAACAGAGTAACAGTTAAAGATATAAGTAAGAATCCAAGACTTATCAACGAATTATTACCAGAGGGGAAAGATTATGGTTTTACATTAGACTATGATGTTAAAGGATTTAGACGTACTATAAATAGAGTTTATAATACAGATAATATACTAACATTTAGATGTGAAGATGGTAGAATTATAATGATAAAAATAGAAGCTGAAATGGATGTATATAATGCCAGCCAAGATACAGACGAAGCTGCATTTTCCATGATGTATACATACGTAGCTGATATATTAACAACCCTTAACATCGTCGATGTGACAGGATATTATTTCGAATTACCTGCTAATTATATTGGAATAGATACTCAATATAAGAATTTCTATGAAGGATATATAGAGCATAAAGAATTGGATTTATTAGCAAATAAATTAGAACGTGATAGAGTAAGAAGGGAATGGATGCGACAGAATTACGATAACAGATAAGATGTTTATTATGAAATAACCGATAAGATATAGTAGATATTATTCTAACAATCTTATCGGTTATTTTTTATAAAACTAGTATTATTACGAAAGGATAGAAAAATAATTATGATGAATTTATTAGACAATATTACAGAAACTTTAACAAACGGTACTAAAGATTATATTCCTGTAGGAATATCACTGAATAGACCCAGTATGGGTATGTTGATAGATGATAATACAGACTGCTATGGATTGGTTTATATAAATAAAACCGATGAATCTGTTAATAATGAGATATTTAAATACGTTAATTATAACTACGATATAGAGATATATGATAATTATCATAGTATATATGCTAATAGTATTTTTACTAAAGCATTACATGAATTAGGTGGTAAATATAAATATTACTATTCAAATAATGAAACAAATAGAACCATATCATTATCAAGATATTTTATAGCTAATTTAAAATTATTTGGTGAAGATATTGGATATATGCCATATGATTTAGAAATAACTGATATTACAGTAAATGAGAATAGTGATGAAAATATTGATTATATATTTCATATAGATGGTAATGCAAATGTTATAAATGAGTATATCGTAGTACAGTAATAGACATATAATATTTATTTGTAATTAAATATTTAATGGAAAAGGAGAAAAGAAATATGAAAGATTTAGAAGTGTTAAGAATGACAGATGAAGAGATGGATAACCTTGAGGGATTATTTGTAAGTCAAAATAAGAAAGTTCCAGTGTTAAATACACATATAACAAAAACTATATCAGCAGTAATAGTACCTGACCCTATAATAAATACAACCAAAGATAGTAAATATCTTACAAGATATCTACTTACAGAAAATAATATAGGTGGTAGTATAATATCTAATCAATTACCAAAAGATGTGTCCAGATATGAGATGTGTAGTACGATAATAACTGCACATAATAACACGGATTGGGAAATAGTAAATTTACCTGTGGTACAGTCATTAACGGCTAATAATGGTGAACTTGATATGGAAAAATGCTCAGAACTCCATAAGATTAGAAATTATGAGTATGATGAAGACTATAGTGTAAGTTTAGTTATGAACTTATCTAGTATAGATAGTTTTTTCAGTATACTGACATCTATAAATGGTAAGTTACTTCCGTTAAAGGGAATTAAACCTACTAAGTTTCTTATGTATAGTTATCCAAGTGGTAAAACATTTATTACTCATCACAATAATGCCAATAAGCATATTGGTACAGGGGCTTCGATTGTCATGGAAGTAGATTTACCATTGGGGGTAGTTGAAAGTAATCCCGAGAAATATTTCTTAATGTTAGATAAAGCGTTTAAGGTAGATATTTTTAGTATCAATGAAGAAGTAGATTTAATTAGCATTATTGCTACTGAGATAGAATAAAGTGGTGGTATTATGATTAATAATAAATTCCAAGAATTATGTATAGAGAAGATAATTGAATATCATAATTCTAAAATAAGTAATGGTGAACCTAAATTAAAACCATCTATGATATATTCTATATATACAGTTAATGCAACAATAATACGTAAAGCATTATTTGCTACTACTTTAGTTAGTGGTAGATGTTACGAATTAACCTATATGGAAACTAATAATGAATTAAGGTTAAATGTATATGATATGACAGATGAGGTAAAATTTAAACTATAAAAAATATTAAAAAGGCAGGTATTAAATAAAATCATGAAACTAAATTTAGATTCTTATGAAATGACTCATAAAGATGTTAAGTTTAATGATAAATTTATTAATAGAGAACTGTCTTGGTTAGATTTCAATTATAGGGTACTGGATTGTGCAAACAATCCAAGTATCCCTATTAATGAAAGACTTAATTTTTTAGGTATAACAACATCTAACCTAGATGAGTTCTTATCGGTAAGATTCTCTTATGCTTACTATAATAAAGACAAAGAACCATATAAAGATATTCTAAAGTCTATATATAAATTCCTAAATAATCAAATCAAATCTTATAATAATCTCCAATTGGATTTAAAGAAAGAAAATATTTCTATATCTAAAGTATCTAAATTAGATAAGAAAGAATTAAAGAAATTAAATAATATCTTCAATCTTTCTATCTTCCCATTATTATCTCCAACGAATATCAAGTCTAATAGTGATATTCCTAATATGAATAATGGAGATTTATGTGTAGGATGTTTATCCGGAGATAATGAATTGATTATAATTCCTATACCAAAATCTATAAATTACTTAATTAAAGTAAATAAGAAATATTTATTGATAGAGGATGTAATTCTTTCATTGATAGATGATATCTTAATTAATAAGAATATAAAACATAAGTGTGTATTTAGATTAATAAAAGATATGTCATTTACTTTAGACCATGATAATTCTAAATTCATCATAGATAGAATGAATGATATAATTTTACAAAGACAATCATCCAAACCTATCTTTTGTGAATTTGAATCTTCAGTAGATAGTAATCTTAAAGATTTAATTATTGACACATTCAATATTAATAAATCCCATATATTTTACAGTAAACAGATAGTAGATTATAGAAGATTTATGAAAAATAAGTTGTTACCAAGTAACTGCTCGTATAAGCCGTTTAAATCGCATAATTTGAAGTTTAATGATTCTAAATACAGCATTTTCTCTATAATAGATGAAAAAGATATTTTGTTACAACATCCATATGATAGTTATGAATCTGTAGTAAGATTCATTAATCATGCCGCAATAGATAAAGATGTTGTAGCAATCAGACAAACTCTATATAGAGTCTCATCTATAGATGGTCCGATAATTAATGGATTATGTAAAGCTGCTAAGAACGGTAAACAAGTTACAGTATTAGTAGAAATAAAAGCTAGATTTGATGAGAAGAATAATATAGAGATTATAGAGAAATTGAAAGAATCTGGGTGCAATGTGTTATTAGGAAATGAGTATCTTAAAACTCATTGTAAGATGTGCTTAGTTATAAGTAAAGATAATGATAGTTATAAGATATACTCTCATGTAGCTACTGGTAATTATAATGAGAAGACCAGTATGTTATATACTGATATATCATATTTCACAAGTAAACAAAAAATAGGTAATGACCTATTACACATCTTCAATATATTATCAGGAGTATCTAAACCTGATAGTAAATTACAAAAGATATCTTATTCACCGGTTACTTTAAGAAAAACGGTAATTAGTAATATTGATAAGTGTATCAAGTTAGCTAAGAAAGATAAAAAATCTGAGATATTTATTAAAGTTAATTCTATATCTGACAAAATTATAGTTAAAAAATTATACGAAGCTGCTGATAGTGGAGTTAATATATATATCATATGTAGAGGAATATGCTCTATTATTCCTAGGAAAAATCTATATATAAAATCTATTGTAGGTAGATTCTTAGAGCATAGTAGAATATACCATTTTAATTATGATGGAAATAAAGAGTATTACATCTCATCAGCAGATTTATTAACTAGAAATTTAGATAGACGAATAGAGATATTATTAAATATCTCCGATAATAAGTGTATTAATAAATTACAAGAAATTATTAAGATGATGAAGAAAGATGAAATAAATAGTTTCATCATGGACACTAAAGGAAACTTTAGTAGAGTTAAGGGAAACTATAATTGTCACAATGAATTTATCGAGAATAAGATTAAGTAATTTATATATTATTAAAATGGTAACTAATAAATATTAATAAGGAAAGGGAGTAAATAATTATGGGAAACAAAGATAATATATTTGGTAATAGAAAAGATATAGCTAAAGGTGTGAGAAGAGACGCATCTGATTTATTTAGATCTAATGATAACAGACATATCGAAGATGATAATTCTAAATCATTAGTATATTATCAATCAAAGATAGATGGTTATTTAGTAGAGAAGGAAGCTAATGAAAATAAAGCTGCTACATTAGTAGCTGAATGTATTAGTGACAGGGGTATGTCTGCTAAAAATGAGAATGAGTTAATTAGAATAATTAATGATTTACTTAAAGGATATGACTCTGAAGAGAAAGTGAGAATTCTCACCAAAGCTTTGGCAATTAAATTCAGAATGATATAAGACAATATAATAGTTAAATAAAAGAAACAAGGTCTCTATGTTATAGTATAGACCTTGTTTCTTTTTTGTTAAAATCTAACTAGATAACTTAACCCAAATACTATAAGTCATTAATATCTAAGATATGTTAAAGGGTGTCATATAAAAAATATTTAAATTAAGAAAGGATAATAAACTGTAGATGATATGAAAAGAACAATTTCTGTATATCATACTCATATAGAAATTTATCCATATGAATTAGGAGACTTTAGACGAATAGAAACTTTCTATTCAGAATTCGATATAGTATTTCATAAATATAATCCGATTGCTTATTACTATGAGGATAATACTCTATATTTACCAAGAGGTACAAGTTTAACCTACTTACAAAAAAATTTACCAGAGTCAGAAATAATTATTAAGAAAGACACAGACGATAAAGAGTATATTAAGTTAAATCCATTAATTGGATATAAATCAGATATACAAAAAGAAGCTGTGGAATTTTTATCATCCCAAGGTAGATTTACTAAGGGACTATCATATTCTCAATTTGCATTAAACTTGGATACTGGCGATGGAAAGACTATTGCAATGATATTAGCAATAGCTCAAAGATATAAGACAAGATCTATGATAATAATGAACCAATCTGATTTAAAAAAACAGTGGAAGAGAGAATTTATCAAGGCTACTGATATAGATGAGAATAGGATATTGGATATATCTGGGTCTGATACGATGGTTAAATTAATGAATACGGATGATATAGATTATGATATATTTTTAATCAACCATCAAACTTTATCTTCATTCGGTAAAAGATATGGATGGAAAGAATTATCAAATTTCTTTAAGAAGATTAAAATTGGCGTTAAAGTGTATGACGAGGCTCATAAGTTCTTTACTAATATATCAATGATAGATTTCTTTACTAACACCGAAAAGACTTTTTATTTAACCGCCACATTTAGGCGTAGTGGTGCTAAAGAGTCTACCATGTTTAAGAAAGCATTTAGTAATTGCTACAGGTTTGGTGAAGAAACTCTTAATTATGAGAGTAAAAGAAAACATACAGACTATTATTATATTCAATTTAATACTAATTGCCCAGTATTAACACAATCAAGATTGTATGGAAGATTTTCAGTATCCCCGTTTAATTATATCAAATATCAATTATTTTGGGATGAAAGAAGAACTTTCTATACCGTATTAAATAAAGTAATTAAATTAATAGAAAATTTAGAGGGTAAAATATTAATAATATCTCCTACTATAGAATCTACTGAGGTAATTGGTAAATACATAGCTGATAATTTTAATAAGAGAGTAGTAGTTATGAATTCTAAAATTAATGAAGATATTGATTTTAATAATTATGATGTGATAAGTGCTACTATGAAATTATTAGGTACTGCTATAGATATAAAAGGATTGCGAGTACTAATAAATACTGAACCATTTAAGTCTGAAGTTAACTTAAGACAATTAAAAGGTAGGTTAAGAGAATATAATAGTACTGATATGACATATATGTTTGATTTAGTAGATATATCGATAAAAGATGTGTCTAACATGGGACAAAGTAGACTTAATAATATGAAAAAATATGCCAATGAAATCAAGATAATTAACGTATAATTTAATTGAGTAACAAGGATATAAGTAATTAAATATTAAATATCGAAAGGATAAATGTGAAAAGATGAAGTATAATCACAAACTTTTTGTAATTACAACTCAACCTGAAGTAACTCGTGCTGAAGATGTAATGTATGCGGTTACATCTGATTTTATGGATCCATCTAAGCCTTATAGTAAACCGGAAGTACACTTCAGTGTGTGTCCGTTCCAGGGCGAGTTCAAGCAGATATTCGAAGAAGGTGGTAACCCAACAAAAGTTATAAATGCCGTTAATGATTCATTAGAACGTGGAGAATGTAGCATTATATACGTGGCAGATTCTGTTGAGAAATATAAAAAAATCATAGACATATTTGGTTCAAGTAAGGTTGTAAATATTGTTATAGAAGAGTCGCTTACTGATAGATTTAAAAAATATGTTGACACTATTGATTACTCTAGTGATGAAACATGTCTCAAATGTATTAAGCACTTTTTAAACAGTACTAACAAGTATGCAAAGCACCAAACATCAAAGGCTTATAAGAAATCTGTCGAAGAAGGCAGAGTATTTAAGTACAGAGAAACAGAAGATGGAAAGATTGATCCAGCTCTTGTAGATTCTATAGTTAAGTTTATCGCTAGCGTTGGTGGATATAAAGAATTAGCATAATAATAAATAGTTTAAATAATATACCATATAGACTTATATCTATATGGTATATTATTTTTTAACCGTATTTTTCTCTATATATAATATTTATCTATATAATATTTAAATGCATTTATTAAAAATAAATAATGGAAAGGAAACAAGAAATATGAAATTAATTGAGAAACTTAAAAACGCTATATATAAACCAAGTATGCATATTGTCAATATATCTGAACTTAAAGACTTCTATGTTGATAGTAATATTGGAAAATTAGATATTGTAAAAGTTGGTAAAGAATACAGTATAGGTTTATATGTTCCATTTATTAAATTAAATGATATGAAGGAAAGTATCAACACAATAATATCTGTACTTCATGGTTATGATAACTATATAGTCGATATAGATAACCTCTTTATTTATATGATAATAGATAAGGATTTATGTGCGATAGAATCTGTACGTAGAATATTTATATCTACTAAAAAGGATATAAGTGAAGATTGTACAATAGAAGATTTTGTACTTAAATTAAAGATAACAAGATCAAATTGTGAGAGTACAATAAAAGTACTCTCATTAATGTTAGATGGATATATTAAATGCATAACCACTCTACATAAATCAATAGTTTATAGTATAGAACTAAATCCTGCGTATATTAAATTGAAATTATCAGACCATGAAGTTGTGCTTAGTAAATTAACAATGTTAAATGTACTTAAGAATAGCTTATATTATGATATAATCGAAGTAAAAAATAATGATATGTTTATCATAGAAAAGGTATCAAGTAATCTACCGGAGATATATAAAGTAGAGCACTGTCCGTCTGAACTAGATGAAGATAGTATAATAATCGATGGGGTGTTATTAAAACAGATTTTAAATGATGATACTATGAATACCTTAGATAAAGCTGCACTATAAGATGATTTAAAAGTTAATAAAGGGTGGGTATTATAAATATGAGAGTACCAATGAATAACCTGATTCTAATAAATAGAATATCTGAACCTAATATTACCGATAAAGGAATAATTCTATATCTTAATAGTAGATGTAGTGAACATGGCAATTACCAAATAATAATGAGAAGATTAAATGACAAAACCTCTAATGAAAAACTTATTAGAGGTTTATATTTAACAGGTGAGTTATTTGGGTTAAGTGATAATAATTATATATTAGGTAAAGTTAATTTTGGTGATGGAATATATGTATCTAAAGATAATGTTATAAAACAAGGTTTTGATGTATGTCCGAAATACTTATTCTTACATTGTAAAGATAATCCTGATGGTAATGTAGAATTGACTAGTGTGAGAATGAGTAATGAAGGATATTTAATAGATAATAATTTGTATGATCGTGATGAAAAGATATTCAGGTTACCAATGAATATTATAAATTACCAAAAATATAAAAAGACAATAAGTACTATGTTAAATAAAGTACTTTTAGAAACTTGGCACAAGGAGATACCATCATTTAATTTATCTAAAGGGTTACTATCAAAAATCTTTTGTGGAGACAAGAAGAAAATTAAAGAGCATAGACTAACTAATGAAATGGTTAAAGAATTTGATAAAAGATTGGAGATGTATTATAAGAATGAAGATATTGGAAAGCTAGAAAAACTTTATCATGAAATGAAAAGAGTTTATAATACTGTCGCAATCGCAATATATGGACGTGGTAGTAATGATTATACATTCACTGAATATTGGAATCTTGGTTTACTGGAGTGTAGTATTAACAAATGTGAAAAATATATTGACAGATTAGATTACTAACCAATATCAAAAACCAGAAAGAGGATAATTATGAATTTTACATCAATAAGCTCGAATTTTAAAAAAAATTATTAATGGTATAGAAATATCTCTATTAGATGGGCATACAGTGGGTGGTACTAAAATGAAACTATATATCGACCCATCTAATATGGAATATAATAAACGAGTTTTAAGTAACTTAGAGAAAGCTGCATTTATAGCAGAGTCAGGTTTCATACCAATGTACATATATGTCATAACTGGTAAATATACAGATGGTTATAATGTGATAGATATTCAGTTACATGATAATTTTTATATGGAACTAAAATTATATTCTCATAATAAGTTTACAACTGTTCATACAGTTGAGACTAATAATTGGGTTACGAAAAGTTCTATGGCTGAAACTATCATAAAACTTCGTGATATGTATAAAGAAGCTTTAAAAGAATTAAATTCTGATGATAATTATCTAAAATCATTTAAGTATACAGGTAATATGCTAGTTCTAAGAAGAAATGATGATAAGATGTTTTCGGTGAATACTGGTTCGTTATTAAGAGCGGGAACTTCTTCAGTTAGGATGAAATTTAAATACCCTAGTTATATAAAGAGAAATTTTCTTCTTATAAAAACCAGTCCAGAAAGAGTAAAAATAACTGAAGTAAGTCCAAATGGAACCGTTGTATGTGGTGACAGTGTCATTGTTACGATGTTACAATTAGACGAGCTTTTAGACGTAATACGATAAAAAATAAAACCCTGTAAGTAATTTATACAGGGTTTTATTTTTTTTAAAATTTGTCCATATATAATATTTTATTATATATGATATTTTTCAGTATTATATCATCACATATTATTCCTATGAATTGTAGTAATTTAACCGAAAGATTTAAACTCTCATTTATGTTTACATCTTGGAAATATGTATAACTATTTGGAGCAATTAATAAATAAGCATCTATTATGAATGGCTTACTATTATTCTCCCAATGTCTTAGGATCATAGAACCTAGTATTTCAAGAGATTTCCTTAGCTCTTTATAGCTCATCTCTTCTATAAATCTTATATCTTTAATTCCTGAATATTTACCGGTGCATATAATATAAATGAGTCTTAATATTTCATTTACACTAATAATTGTACTTGGTCTATATTCTCGTAATTCATCACTTATTTTAGTAAATATTTTATAAATCTTATTTGGTATATTTTTACCCATGAAACATGACCTATCATATAACCATATGTATTTTAATAAATTTATCATATACTCATAATAATTATAAGAGATACCCATCTTAGTATTAACATATCCCGATATAAACCCATCTAACAAATGGTATATATCAATTATAGTATCATCTGATGAATCATGGTTGTTTATACTAGTAAGTATATTATCAATATTATTTAACATATATCCAAGTATTAGTGAACAGAATTTTCTCTTAAATATATCTTCGTATATATTATAAATATCATTGTGCTTATATTCTAATACCATATCCACTAACTTATGTGCATCTAGTGAATATATTTCATCAAATTTATATCCTTTGCTATCTTTAACAAGTCTACTGTATTCAGATAGATTATAGAAATTATTTAATAATATCATTATTTTACAATGACAATATAGTTTAAATCTTGAGACAGATTCATTGGTATTTTTTATAATAGATTTCTTACAAAAGTAATCATCTATATTATCCAGTATCTTTATTATTTTTTTCCTTTTCATATTTATTTTCTCCTTATAATAATTAAAATATTTTAATACTATAGTAATAGTATATATACAACGACGTTATATACTATTATTATGAGATTTATTTGTAATAATATAAAGGAGAAAAAGAAATATGGAAGCTATAGATATATCAAAAATTTATGCCTATAAAGAAATCAATGGAATGTTTAGAATACGACTAAGAGAACTTAAGCGTGAAAAAACACATATAGTATTGATTAAAATACCGATTGATTATACAGATACAGGTTTAATTAACATAGAAATAGTTGAAAATATATTAAATCCAATATATACAGATTTCGATACAATAGATCAAATGTATAATTCATTAAAGAATACAGATAAGAGTTATTTTGACTTCTTACCAAAATATCTGTATTTATATCACGAAAGTAATACGAATATTCTAAGAGATATAAGACTATCAAATAATGAAAGTTATAATATTATAGATGATAGCACTATATATCGTATCCATATTACTATAGATAATATAAATGAGATATGTGAAATACTATCAAATATGTATGATACATATCAACATACTGTGAATTATTTAATACCTAGATCTGAAATTAAATCTGTATATATTACACCCGGTGAAAATAAAATTACTATAGATGATGGTATTAAACCAGCACATATAAGTTTTACTATGACAAAATTAATATTCGATAGGGATAGTATAGAATCACTGGATAAAGATGCATTATACATGTTAACGAATGTGTATGGAAAATATCTATATTTAAAGAAATTGGATTACCTACCAATAGATATGTTAAATAGGGATAAAATACTTTCGTTCTTTGAACTTGAATCCATGTATAACTTACTAAATACTGTGAAAATAGATTAGTATTTGTATATCAATTGAAAACCCATATGAAAACAATGAATTAAATTAAAAAATATTAAATAAGAAAGGTGGTATATATAAATATGTCTATACCAATGACTGAAAATAGAAAATTGGTTGTAATTACTACTAATGGTCCTATAATGGAACTTGGTGGTATAGCAGGTCCAGTTACATATCCATGTTATGTTAACATAAGAACTTTGATTAACATGGTTCATGGTGGTATATCAGTATATGAGGTTAACCCTCTTAACTATGATGAACAGATCAAACTTACAATCCAAAACGTTACAGCATCTAATTTCGAAGGTTCTGAAAAGGTTGTATCTAATCCTGAAGCTACTAAGGTTGTTGACGAGAAGCCTGTTGAAGAAGTTGTAGAAGCTGAACAAGCATCTTCTGCTGCATCTAAAACCAACGATGTTAATATTCCAAAGAACCCTCTTGATGCTGCTGTTGAAGAAGTTGCTAAGAGTGATGAACAACCAAAGGATAAAGAAGTTAAGCCTGCTAATGATAAGGCTAATAAGTCAGACTTCACAAAGAAAAAGTAATTTATTAGTTATTTTAAATAAGTACTTATTACCAATAAAAAATCTTTTTATTAAAAAAAGATCAATTTTCGGTAATAAGTACTTATTTTTTTATTTATCTTAAATATTTAAGATAAATACAATGGTTTAATTATATTGAAAGGTGGTTACATATTGATGATTGACCCAGCATTTGGTGTAAACTCATTCAACAAACCTAAATATTATAGCGAATCTCAAACTACTGCAAATAATATAATGATGTTATTATACGGTAAACCAGGATTTTATCCATCAATACCAGACTTAGGAATGAATATATCACGTTTAAATGACACATTCTTTGACGATTTAGATACAGATCAAATTAAATCTGAGTTAGCAAGGCAATGTCATTTATTTATTGATAATATAAGGGATGGTACTTTCGATGTACAGAAATCATTAATTAATGGTAAACCGTTGTTAATATTCGTAATTCCAATAATAGCAGAACAGGTTGCACAAAGAATCGCTATAGGAATAACTACCAATGAACAAGGTGATCTAATTTATAGAATGAAATATGCAGATGCAGATGATGATAATTAATCATCTTGTAAACTCAATTAATAATAAATATAGGAAAGGAATTAAATTGAATTAATATGAGTGAAGAGATTAAACAAAATGATTCTGAATTAGATAGTCTAATAAAGACAAAACTTGATGAGGCAGTTACTAGCCCAACTGCAGAGGACGGAAGTGCTCCACTTGTAGTTGATGATACAAAAACTCCTCTACAGCAGATGCAGGAATACAATGAAAAGAATCAGGGACTTGTTATTAATAAAGCTGACTATACATCTAGTGATGGTAGTATAGAACTTAAAGGCAATCCTGCTGATGATAGAAGAGATACAGAGTACGATGAGTACATGAAAGAAATGGATGACATGATTGAGACAGCTCAAAGTGTCAAAGTTACAAAAGCTCCACAAAATCCGATAGAAATGGCAGCAATGATTGATCAGCTTGATACACTGACTAGACAACGTAGAGGTGATAAAATTGAGAAGCCTGTTGATAGAGATGGTAATGTAATCGAGAGAGCTGAAACTGAATTAACCCCGTTAATGGTTAATGGTGAGAAAACCACTTTCTTTGATACGTCAGCATCACCTGATAATAAAGGGGATGATGAAAATACAACTGAAAATGGTGAAACCGCAGGTGATCCACCAAGTGATGATGATATAGGTATGTCTGAAGAAGATCTCAAACATGAGAAGATGGTTAATATCATCATTGATAAAACCGGTATTGGTGTAGAAAATAGAATAGAGTTTTCAGAAGAAGAAAAAGAAAAACTTTCATTAGCAAATGAGATAAGAGTTACAACAGTTGAAACACTTGAACTTGAGTCATGTGATATAGTTGCTCCAGATAAATCATTTGTAGAGAATATCGATGCTAGTGAGATCACAATTGGTAACACAATAGTTCCATGTGTATCTTCAGGATATAAAGCAACAATGAAGGGTGCAGGATACGGTCAATTAGGAGATCTTCTCATAAACCCTCAAACATCTCCATTCGATAAGTATTATAAAGCATATAGTATTATTTATAACTGCTTAGTTAATACTACTATTGGTAAGTTTAACTCATTTGATGAGTTCTTAAAGAAGACATCATGGTTAGACATGAATGTACTTCTATACGGTATAATAGTTTCAACATTCCCTGAAATAGATGGTATACAGTTGACATGTGAAAGATGTAGAAAATCATTCGAACATAAATACGTTGTTAGAGACTTATTTGATATAAGAGCAGCTTCAACCGCTTACTTAGAGAAGTTCGATCAACTTCTTGAATTACGTGGTGAAGATGTTATGAAATTTAATAAAGAAGCACCGATATATCATCAAAGACTGATTAAACTCCCTAATAGTAATTGGATAATTAAGTGTGGTATTTCAACTGCATATGACTATCTATATCAGAGAGTTAATAATGTTAATAATGAGGATTGGGCTAAAACTCACCCAGATGATGTCAATCAAATCCTTTACTCAAATGCAGAATTTGTTTCTGTAGTTAGAGGAATAGGTATACCTCGAGCAGATGGTAAGATAGTTATGTACGAGGGATTTGATGATATTATAAATGCTATTTATAAATTACCTGCTGATGATATGGCTATACTTAATAGTGTACTTACCAAGTTCTATATGGATTACTTCGTGACATTCTCAATTAAGAATACTAAGTGTCCAAATTGTGGTAATACAGCAGATACAAGAGACGTTGATCTTTATCAATTGGTTTTTATCAAGCTTCAACTGTTGATGAGTACAGCAATCAATACGGAACTTATGCCAAGAATCTAAACGATTTATTGGCAATATTTAAAGGTGAATTAACGGCTGGCGATATATTATATCGCCTCCCGTATAAATTAGTTAATAAGTTGAAGGATGCTAGAATTAAACAGTTGGAAGCTGAAAATAAAGCTCAAGAACAAATGATGAGACAACAGCAATCGTCTGATATAAGGAAAAATATAATGAAACCTTAAAGAGTGTGAATATTTAGAAAGACATTAAGAAAAAACCATATTATTAATATTCTTATTATATATTTTTTTATGATAGGGGATTAATAATTAAAAATGAGACAAAGATGTACAGATTATTTAAATGAGCTATCAGGTGATAGATTTGACATATTAGAGGATTTAATAATCAATAAGTATAGACATTTTAGAAAGTTCTATAAATTTATTAGTTGTTATACTGACGATATTTCCCATATACTGTATCAATTTAATAGTAAAGAATCACTAGATATAGTTATCGAAATTAAACCTGATGTAGATAATAATAAGTTTATAGATACGATTATTGATAGCAATAGCGATTATAATATTTTTGTAAAAGCATGTGATGAAGGTATTAAGATGTCTATAAATGTATAAAAGACGGATTAAAGAGTATACTAGGAATTAACCTAGTATACTCTTTAATCTTTTTAATATTTCTTTTTTGGAATTTATATTCCATAGCATTAAATTAGGAGATTACATATGAAATACAAGATTTCATAATGAATCGTTGACTGAAATGAACTCAAATAAAAATTAGGGATTTATCATAATAAACCTTGGGGACATTTATTACCGATGATAAAACGTAAAAATTTTAATCCCTAATTTTTACATCAATGTATATGTCAATTTATTATTTTACGATCTACCAGTTACCTTATCAGCAACCTTGTTAAGTACTGAAGAACTTGATTTCTTAAGTCTCATTATATAAGCCTTAACTCTTCTAAGTGCCTCTCCCCTATACTTATGTCTAAGATGAGCTTTATATGCTCTTCTTAATGTATTAATTTTTTGAAGCTTTCTGTAAACAGGATCATTATGTGCTCTTGCGGAAGCATATACACCTATCTCAAATAATTGCTTTCTTCTATCAGCTTCATTAAGCTGTATTCTTGTCTTAGTAGCAAATACTCTCTTTTCCTCGAATACGTTGAAGTTATCATTGCTGTATTCTGACATCAACTCATCAACAGACTCTTCAAGTATCATTCCCTCAGATACTGCTATATATGATTCCATAGCGAACTCTTCTACAGTTTGTTCATCGTCCTTGAACTCATCTTGAAGCATTGCTGGTGTTGCAGTTAGATTCATTATCTTATCAGCTTCTTTTTCTTCTGAACTATCAAGCTCAGCCTCATCCTCATCTGCTGATAAAAGGTCTTCCTCATCGATTTCTTCTAATTCATCTTCTGATAAATCTCCTAAATCGATATCTTCAAGTTCATCGTCTATCTCCTCATCGATACTATCTCTTTCTTCATCTTCATCATATGATGTATCAACGTCTTCACATGATCCACATTCTTCTGCATCATATGCATAAGTGTAATCATTGTTAGAGTAGTCTTCTCTCTTGGATGGTAATTCCTGGTTAAGTATATCATCGAATTTACTCATTAATCTCCGATGCTCCTTTCTTAATAACAATTTTTTATTTTTAATTAACTTAATGTATTCGATATACTATGTGAAATCTTATATTATATCTTATGATTGTCTGATTTACAATTGCTTAAATCAATTTAAGTAATGATAATATCTGAAATGAAAGGGGTAATATATCATGAAAAAAATTATAGAGAGTGAATTTATAAAGAAATATAAAGAACGAATAAAATCATCTATAGAAAGTATTGATCAAGATATAGATGACGATAAATTGAATAAGATTATAGATAATGAAATTATTAAAAATATACAAATACCTATGTTATTCTTGAATAATAATTATACTGGTGAAAATAAAGAAGCTACTCTACTATCAGTATTAGATTGGATATTAACATCAAATACGATTAAAGCCGGTAACGGTACTTTTTATAAACCACATTACGAAGCATTAAATCCAAACGGTGTCATGTTAGATACAATATTATTAGACAGAAAAGCTGATAAAAAAGCTTTATTTAAGATAGAAGATAACACATCTTATGATTATATTAGATTGGATAGAAGTCAGTTGAATCATAAGATAAATGCAAATAGTTATTACGGTGGTAGTGGATTAAAAACCAGTGCTTTTTATAGTGAATATAGTGGTCCTGCTACAACACTAACTGCACAGCAAATAATTGCAACTACTGAAAATACATTTGAAGCGTTTATACATGATAACTATTATTTTATGGATATAGATGAATTATTTGATTGGATATATTGCATAAATGAAAACTTACCTGAAGAGGTTAATGATTGGATATGTGATGTGAGTAGAGAATCCTTAATAGATAGATTATATGGTAAGATTCTTAACCATAGAGATGATGATCTACTATTAATATCAAACTATGTTAACTCTTTAGATCGTACAATGTTATCTATTATATATTACAAGAATAATCTTATAGAGTTTATTAAGGATCATGATAATATTATTAAATTATATAAGAAAGTATTTAAGGAAGTATACAATTTATCATATATATCAAATATTGAAGATATAAATAAATACAAAGAAACATATAATGGTATTATAGATTTTGGTAATATAACTACTGTAAAAGAAATGAATAATTATATTAATAAATTATTCTTTATGGATCCAAATGACGTACCATTTAATATAAAGAATACTATAGAAGAGTTTAATTCTTATTTAGTTAAATATGTATATTGTAGATATTTACCATTTGATAGAATATATCGATTAAGAAACTTTAAACGAAAAGTCGTAATGGTCATAGACACAGACTCTAATATTCTTGCGTTGGATGATTGGGTTAAGTTTGTCAAATCATATATATTAGAAGGTGAAGATTATAATAGAGATGATATTAATAATGATTTTATTATAATTAACAGTATAACTTATACTCTTACAGATATAACTAAGGATATATTAAAGACATATTGTATAGCTTCAAATATACCCAATGATTATCATAGATATATTAATATGAAAAATGAGTTCTTCTTTTCATTATTAGCTATAGGAACCGCTAAAAAGAGATATATTTCGAAGATAATATTAAGAGAAGGAAATTTATTAACTAAGCCTAAAATAGATGTTAAAGGTTTTGATTTTATAAAATCTACTACATCGAAAGAGGCTGAAGATTTCTTTATGAGCGTTATAAAAAAAAGAGTTGTTGACAATGATATTGATATAATGGGTATGTTAAGTGATTTAAATGATTATGGTAATACTATAAGAAAATCATTATTAAGTGGTGAACTAAAATATCTCCCAATAATCAATGCTAAAGAATTGTCCGCATATAAAAACCCAAAATCTATGCAAGCTGTAAAAGCTTATCTATTGTGGGATATATTAAATCCCGATAATGAGATAGAATTACCATCTAAACCTAAATTACTGAGTCTGGTAATATCAGATGAAAAAGATTTAGAGAAAATTAAAGATACGTATCCAGATGAATATTCATTAATTATGGATAGGGTATTTAATGATACAAGTGGATATTTTGTAGAGAGTAAGGTTAAGGATGGTAAAACTACTATAAAGAAAAAAGGAGTTAAAGTATTAGCGATACCAAGTAATTTAGAAATTCCAAAGTGGTGTATGGAATTTATTGATTATGATACCATGGTAAACAAAATACTAGCACCATTCGTACCTGTACTCAAGATATTCGGTATACACGAAGTTAATGTTGGTAAGAGTAAAGGTAATATTGATAGGAAGAGTAAGAAGATTACTAATATAATAAAATTTTAATAAGAAAGGAATTATTAATAATGGATGACGATATTGTATTAGAAGACGTTATATTCGATGATGAAAATAACAAAAATAAGAAAATTAACGATAATGATAGTATAGTTGATATTAATATTATATATGGTTCACAATGCCCAATATGTGGGAAAGTTGGAAAAAAAGTTAGAGAGATATATACAAGCATGGGATTTCTAAAGAAAAGACATTATCTAATAGGATATAAATCAGTATGTGATACATGTGGATTTGTTGGTAATTATTCAGCATATCGTAACTTAGATTCTACCCTGTAAAAGACAATAAATTAAATATAAAAATACATCAGAAAGGAAAATTATGAAATATGGCATTATATGCATATGAGTTCGATCCGATACCGAAAGATGTGGAAATCTTTTTATCGGACGAACCTCTTAATTTATTAAAAACCCAGATAATGAACCAATTTAATTCAATGAATGATAATAAATATGATTACGTAAGTTCATTTATTGAAAATTATAATTATTCAGTATTACAGATAGAAGATGAGTATGATAGTCAAGAGTTAGAAAGACTTTCTACAGACTTTATATTATATATGATAAATCTATTTAGGACATTCCTGGATGTAGAAATAAACAATACCGACACAATGAGTATGAGTAAAGTACTGGATACTATCCATATGACATATAGATATTTTATACTTAATAAAAAGAAAAATATCTATAACGTATGTAGAAATTATATAGATAAGTATTATGATAATCTCATATCGATTTATAATAAAAAGAACGGTATGACTGCGTCATTGATAATAAACGAGATTGGATGTAGTGAAGATGATGCAGTTATAATAACAAACCTACATGAAATAATAAATGATATTATAACAATGGATGCACTTACAGTTGATGATTTTTTAAAATATTCTATATATAATAAACCAATACTTGAATCAGATTTAATGATAGAATATTTTGAAGATTTTACACTAGTGGGTAACTTTATTAAGAGTTATATAAATTTAGTAGATGATAACACACTTAAAGAAGTTGAATCTAAAATAAGAACTAAGCTAATGAAGAAATTGGCTAATAAATAAAAAAGAAAAATTAATATATAGGAAAGGAAATTTTATAATATGTTTGGAAGAACCAGTAATCAGTCAAATGATGGAGTAAATATAAATACAACTTTTAAGACATTATTCAGTAGTATATCATCATTATCTATCGGAGGATGGAATACTCAATTATCAATAAAGATAACTCCTGTGAGTGGAGTTGATCCGAACGGACAAAGACAATATGATACAAAAAGAAGAGCTAATACAGCATTAACACCTGAGAAAGCATATACTTTAGTAGGAGGAATAGATAAAGTAATACTTCCAGAACTCCTTGGTAAAAGTGAGAATGAAGTATCCGTTGCAGTATCAATGGGTACATCAGATAAGAAAAATGTATTAGCAGTTGAATATAAGAAAGATACAGATACTGGTAATATGGAAGTATTTTTAACATTATATCAGATGATTAAAGAAGATAACTCAACTGATCCATCTAATATATATTCATATAAATTTGGAAATAACACATACGTTACCAATTACAATCCTAAGGATGGTAGTTATGGAAAAGAAGACAGTGTTTCATCTGAATTCTTAATATTCTATGATATGTTAAAGAATATCAGTAATATGCTTCCTATATCAGCTCACGGTAATAAGTATGCAAATACATTATCAGCTAAGTATTCCAAGTTTAATGATAATAATCAACCTAATATAAATAATAATAATTATGATGCCCCTATAAGTAATTTTGGTAATGGAACATTGGATGATATGATTCCATTTTCATAAGTATAAATAAACAAGAAAGGTATAATGGTAAATTTATACTATGGTAAATAATCCTAATATAAAATACGTACCATTTGAAAATCTTGGTCCTAATGAACGAGCAGTTATAAATACTACCGATACAGTGTTTACCGGTAGTAAATGCTTGTTCGTTGAATATATGGATCTCATAAGATGTCCTTGGTACGTGTTCCTAATGGTAATAACACAAAATGAAAAAATGAAGACGTTTATAAAAACGGAAAAAATAGAATATATGGACAGAGACCAACTATTCGAGTGGTACTGTCGAAGAGAAAATAAAAACTTTTTATTAGATTTGGCTAGGAGTGGACCTGCCTACGACTCAATAGATTTTGATAAAATACTTGATTTTGTTATTAATAGTGATAAGATGTATTTTGAAGTTGATACTAAACTAAATATGTGTTACGTTATATCAGAACTCCTTAGAACTAAGGTATGTGAGAGAATAATAGTATGGACACCTGAACCCATTGAATATGTCAATGATGATTTAGCGTCACTATTCTTTAGAAAGGATGCTGTTGCATACTATTATGGAGACTTTAAAACCACAATTAAAAAGCTTCCTACAGATATAACATACTTCTTATCAGACATAACACATGTTATAGAATTAGAAGAAATTGGAAGACTTGATATGTCATCTATTGCAATTCCATATGAGTACGATTATAACTTTATAACAGATGAAGAAGGTAATAGAAAACCTGTTATAGATTTGGATTATTTTGCAGAGAATAACGTATTCAAAATAAACTACTTTAATGCGATACCAACAACTGATATACAACCAAGCCCGCATATACCATTAGAAGATGCGATAGAGTTTAACGACTCTGATGAATAAAAAATATTTTACAAATATAGGAAAGGATCAAGAATTATATATGGACATAGTAGGAAATTACAAATATGATGAGAATGAAGGAATGTTAATAGAGGAGAACGGGATTCATCCCGCATTAAATATATCCAATGAGCCCATGATAAATGTAATGAGCGATACCGAGTTTCAAAAGAGAGTTGCTAAAGTATTCCAAATGATATCAGATGTATTGGAGAAATCATACGGACCATATGGATCATCTTCTATAATAGAAAACTATCCATATCATTATATGACAAAAGACGGATTTTCTATAATGAAATATATCACATTATCTAAGAAGTATAATATAATTGATGATGCAATAAGAGGATTAATAGTTGGTCCTTGTAACAAGTTAAACTTCTTAGTAGGTGATGGAACGACAACTGCAATATTAGCAACGAATAAAATATATCAATCATACATGGATAAACATGATGATATAATGGAGTTTAGAGTTCCGCCAAGAGACATTATGAAATCATACAATAATGTCAAGGATCTTATTATCAAAGAATTAGATAATGAAACTGAAAAGATTAACGTTGAAAATCATGATGAAATGGTTAATATAATTAATAAGATAGCATATATAACTTCTAATGGTGATGAGGAGATAACTAAACTCTTTACAGAATTATACGATGAATTAGGATATCCAATTATCGATGTAGTAAAAGCTCCTGACGGGATTACTAAGAAAAGAATCATAGATGGTTACCATTATGACTTAGTACTAAAGGATGCGATATATGTAAACAATGACGATAGAACTGCGACTTATAAGAACATGGATGTTATAATGATAGACCATAAAGTAAGTGCAGATATATTTAATTATATATTACTCCCTCTTAACAATGAGTGTGCATTTAACAATAGACATCTTTTAGTGATAGCTCCATCATATGATGATGTAGCTATGTTGAGAATGAGACAGTTATTATTAGACGAATATAAACAAACACATGATGTTAATATGGTGCTTACTGTAGCAAATATTAATTTTGGTAATAATAGAGACTGTTATGACGATTTAGCTATGTTGTTAAATACTACAGTACTAACGAGAACAATGGTATCTGATATTATTAAGTACACCACTGAAAATGATGATGTTAGGATATATAATATAATAGATATAAATAATAGAAATATCAAAGATATAACTATTACAACCAGACATATATCTGATAATGATGATACGAAGTATACGTTAACTAAAGTAGTTGATACTGGTAATATATCTAATGATAATAAGATACCGTTATTTGATACTTTTAACATTAGATGTGGATATGCTGGTAATGTTAGAATTAGTATGGAAGAATCAGATGGTGGTGTATTTAATAACCTAATATATGATAAAGAGATATATGATAAGACTATCAAAAATATTGAAGTTTTACTAGAAGAAGCTGTTAGAAAAAATGAGAAACTTGGTACACTGGATTTCATGTCAGATAGAATACGTACAAGGTTATTTAAACTTAAAATGAAGATTGGTAGTATAGAAGTTGGTGGAGTTTCACAACTTTCAGTAGATATGTTAAAAGACTCCGTTGACGATACAGTTAAAGCGACTTCAAGTGCGTTTTATAATGGTATTGTTAGAGGTTGTAGTGTATCAACTTTAAGGGCTATTAATTATGCAAGAAAGTCTGAGAGTTTAACAGATTTAGAAAGGATAATTATTAACTGTATATTTGATGGTTTTAAGAATCTTTACAAATCACTATTAAATTCAAGATACCATTATATCGGTGATAAAGATTTAATAATTACTGAAGATATATCATACCAAGATATATATAAGATATTATTGGATGATTACAATCTTAACTTAGGAAATGAGTATGACATACTACCACTTATATCAAGAGTAATAAGTGAAGATGGTGATGATATTACAAGTATATATGAGCTACTGATTTTTATGAGTATGCACAAAAACTCTGCAATAGATTTAACTAGTGGTGAATTTAACGAAAACGTTATCAATACTGCAAGAACTGATAAAGAAGTACTCATTGCATCTACAGATTTAATAGGTTTATTAATAACAGGTAACCAGTTAATTGTGATGGACAATTAACATCAAAATGTAATATTTATGTCATTTTAACACATTAAAATAATCAAAGTTTAAATTATTATGTAAAGGAAAAGTGATATGGATATTATTAAAGAAAAATACAAGGCTCTATATCCAATAGTAGTTATTATTATATTACTACTATCTCTATTTTATACCGGTTTTAGATTAGGATTTTATATGCAATATCATAGAAAGTTTTCAGATGGTGTGTTAAGAAAAATTATTCAATATAATGAAGACGGCACTATATTACAAATATGGTATGGTGATGATATCACAGTATTATCTGAATCAGAAAATGGTATATATTTTATCGACGATGGTAAAAGATATATAGTTAAAGGTGGTATTATAGTTGTAGAGGAATTAGAACCTGGTCTTAAAGCAAAGGATATACGAAGATAAACTATGATTAAATAAAGTAATAAGAATGAATAGCTTAAAAAATATAATAAAGCTATTCATTCTTATATTTTTTACCATATTTTAAAAATAGGGGGTATTAATATGCCAATTAAAAAACATAATTTCCAAACGTTACAAGATTTTCTACAAAAACCATTTGGAAGTATAAAACCTGATACATCTAAATTTGATGCTGCTTATGAATCAATGATATCTACTAGAAGTATTAAGTGTGATAAATATTGTAAAATAAATAACTCATATTTATTCTTAGTAGAAGTTCCATCTGAATCTAAACAGGGTGAATATTACGAAGTGGTAATTCAGTTCTTTACAAGAAAAGATAATGCAAATGACCCAACATTATCATTCTCATTAGAACATCATTACCTACAATTCTATTCTAACAGCCCGAGTTTTATATATAAATACTCTGCTATATATAAAACCACAGGATATCTAATCAATATATTATATGATAGGCTAAGTGCCAAGTCTAATTCAATGCCAACTAAAACCAATCCTGATATGAATATGACATACGATAAATCAATATATATTGCATGTAAATATCTTTGGGATCATAGATTAAGGGTATTAACCTATAATGGGATGAGATTATTAAAGCAATTACCTGTAAAAGAATTCCTAAAAGAGATAAGGGATTATGATATGGTAATGAATGATATCGAACTCTTTAATTTGGAAAAGGGATTACAAAAAGAATTAGAGAAAGAGAAGAATGAACTGAATGAAGAAAAATTATCTCGTCCACATTTTAATATACTGGAAAAATTAGGTTTTGTTAAACCTAAGAAAAAAGCTACAAATAACACTTTACAGAATAAAGATATGTCAGCAATTAAAAAAGTACAGAAGAAAAGTGCTATTAAGCCTAAAGGTAAAAAAACCGGTAAATCATCAACTTATAAATAGTAACGATATATTATTAAGTTGGGTAGGTTAAAATACATTATAGGAAAGGAAGTTTACAAGAATTATGAGCGTGAAAAGAATGAAACCACCAATAGTATTATGGCATCCTAAGGAAGAAGAAAAAATAATCACTTATGATGGTAAAATCTTTATATGTAATTTCGATAAGGTACTATCTCCTGAATTAGTACCTTATAAAAATTTTATGATAAATAAATCCAGTTATGAAAAACAGTTGGATCAAATAGTATCATATATTAATTTCTTTTTAAATTTCTATGATAAAGAGCATGAATTAATACTCGGTTATCTTAAATTGAAATTTGTTATAGATAGAGAAAGGTTGTTTAGTGTAGATCCTACATTAGATAATGACACTAAAAATAAGATTATTGATGGATTCATATCATTGATGCATAATATATTATTTGAAGATACAAGTATTGCTAAGAATATCAGTAAACTTGTTGAGGATAATTATATCGATGATATTGAAAGTAGTAATAGTAAAGGCGAGAAGAAAGAATACCTGGAATCATTAGAATTTACAAATGCACATGTTAAGTTAATACTTAAAGTTTCATTTGCAATGAAAATAATTGCTCCAGTTATGTTCCATTATTTCTATATAAATGGAATTAAATTGGAAAAAGGATCGGATTATATTTATAGATTTTATAAACCATTATTTGGTGATACATTTGAGACTAATGGTATTAACTTATTTAATAAATTATTTGTTTATGTTAAGTCAAGAGTATTTGAGTCTAGTAAAATAAATGCTGCGATATTTGATAAAAGAGAGATTATGGGTACTGACACATATACAGTGTTAAGTATGTTTATAAAGAAAGTAGTTATATCTGATAATATGGTCAAGTACTCATTTCCCGAAACATGGGATGAAAAGAATCATAAATACAAAGAAAATATTGTAGGATTTAATAAGACTATACTTAAATTACAACTTAATTATTTTATTAAAGAAGTACATGGTAAGAACTTAACAGAAGTGTCTAATACCAAAAATACTGAAGGCTTATCAGGTGCTGATAAGATGGAAATGAACATCAGAAAAATGGATGAAGGTATGGGATTATTTGCAGAGCTTAATGCAGAACAGACTGTAGATTATATTAAGAAAGTAATAGATATTCCTGTAACTAAATATGAAGTAGATTATATGATAGATCATTTCAAACCAAACGATCTACAAATCAAATTAATTTATAGCTTCTATAGTAATTATTTTGGTAATTATAGAGATACTGCATTAATCACTGGAAGAAATTTCTATACATTAGCTTTATTACTTAAGAAAAAACTATTATTAGACTTTGCACATGATATAACAAAAGATAACTATCAATTGACATTACCATATGTACTTACAGGTAATGTAGAGGGCAGGTTAAATTCAAGGGTAATAAGAAATAATAAGTATTTGAGTAAATTAGAAAGTGATGATTATTATCAAAAATTACTTAATAACGAATATAAGTTATTATTAGAGATAAACCCTGATGAAATTAAGAATATCATTAGTACAATGCTTAATTTACAATTTTCATATGTTACTCCAGAGAATCCGGATTTATTAGGTGAAATAATAGAGACAGATGAGAATAAATTAGGTGGTGAATTATTATACTTCTTATACCATATGGAAAGGAGCTAATGATGTTAGGTAAGAAGAGGATTATAAATAGCGATACAATGGTTATTATAAGGACATATGTAGATAATGCATTGGTATATAAGGATAATGATACTATATTGAAACTTGAAAAGGAAGTTAAAGAACTTCTCGAATATAATACAAAATATTATCACGAATTAAAGAACTCAAAAATATCTAACAAAGAAGAAGTATCCAAAGATCTTTATAATACTATTGATAAATTGAAAATGACACTATATGTATTAGAAAACTCCGTAGAATCAAGACCGCTTAAGCTTCTAATACCCGATTTTAATAATAAGGATATCACTATTATAAAATAAATAAAATCTCATTAATATAACCTATATACGATAGTCCGTATATAGGTTATATTTTTTATAATGTAGGATTTATCTATATAATATTATTTTGTAATAAAATAACTTTAAAGGAGAAAAAGAAATATGAAATTTACAAAAGAGACAGTTGATAACTTTTTGAACGAAATCGATGGTAATTTAAAGAATATAATACCAATATCTTATACTATGTTTAATAAGTTGGAATCATACCATTATTTATGGTTATATGGTGGTTATAGAAACTATGATGATTTATCATTTATTGTGGATTTTGTTGAGAAAATTGGTAGTATATATGCAGACGAACGTATGAATCCTGAGAGCGATATATACATATATGGAAGTCTTGAAAATGATATACAAACTATCATGGGTATAGCTTGTGAAATTATAGATACAATTGAAGCTAGTGATAGATTTAATAACTATTACGAGTTTTATAAAACTCATAAAAAAATATCAGATTTATTAATAGAAAATTGTAGTATTTTCTCACACCTAATAGATACTGATATTAATTTTGTAGCCAGTAAGTTTCATATGAAAACTAATGAATTATTAGAATTATTAGAAGATTTTAAGCAATTGCGTATAGTCAATATACAACCGTATGGTGGAAAAGGTAGAATCTATTTTAAGTTAGGTACTAATTTTTACACGTACGCATATTATATAGGTTATAGAAATGATGAATTGCTAGAAACCCCTAATTCTATTAGTATTCAAGATGAGGAAGGTAACGATGATTAAAGTTGATTTATTTAATTATAAAACCCCATTTGATTATATGGGTAAGAAATGGGCTGAAGAGTTAACAGAAGATTTTGTAATTAGTCATTTAGACATTATACTTGATTTTATAGATAGACTTAATGATGATTATATTAATATAGTAGAGACAGTTGAGAAATTGATTGCTTCTAATAATAAATCAATTATATGCGACTGGTGCGAAAAGAATACTAGACCTGTATATATGATAAAAAGAATGTACAATTTATTCAATGATTATCATAATGGTAGTGAAGGATGTAGTATAAATTTAGATATTGTAAATATGTTTAAAAGGCTAGAGTTATTAGTTATACCTTATGATATAATTAACGACTCATATTATTTACAAGTAGAAGTTTCTAAAGCATATAACATGTATTCCACAGATATGTGTGTTAAAGACATAATGGATAAACTGTATAAGAATGGTGAAATGGACAGAGATGTCTTATATAGTAAATTAAAAGATAAGTGGTACATATCTAATATAGATAAGGCTTTAGGTAAACTACTAAGAGAAAGTAAATTTATTGCTAGTATAGATAATAAATTATGGGTATCTTATATTGGATATAATATTTACGAGGCTATTTTATTAAAGAATAAATCTGCATTATAATAAAAAGATAGGAGTAAAGAAATATGGGCAAAGATATTTATGTTCCGATAGTTCCGGTATTTAAAGGTGGGATTAAGACAGAAGAAGATTTTAATATATTTAAAGAATTCACTCGTGAATTAAGAATTAATGAATCTAAGTATAGTGATACTATGGTGGATAAATTTATGTCTATTGTGGATAAAGAGTCATATCACGCTTTTATAAATTATTTCAGGAAAGATATTATAAAGATGATGGATATTATAGACCATATAAACTCATCTGTACCAGAAATTCAATATAATATAGATTATGTGAAATATGGTGTATCGATATTAAGTATATTTGTTAGTAAATATAAGACATTACAAGATTTATCAAATAAAGTATTAGCCGAGATTATATATGATAAAGAGAAAGATAACATATTAAAAATATATACTCTTTTAGAAAAATACTATTGTGTGGATCTATTCCAGTCTATATCAGCTTTGTCAAGGCATAAAAAAATCAAAGATGTGATTATTACTAAAGATGAATTTGATTCATTAAATAAATTATTATTTAATTATGGGGTGTTAGAATTACAATTTGATGGTACTAGATATGAGATGACTGCTATCGGATCAGCTTTTTATGATTATATATTACCTATTATATATAGGAAAGATAATTATTCATCTTTAATATCTAAATACAGATTAAACTAATCTTTAATTATGATAGAAAATGTACAAGAATTCAAAGAAAAATTTATAGAGTTATTTATGTTAAGAGATGTCTGGAAACAAAAGGTATCTGATTCGCAATATCGTACCAGATGTGTATATTGTGGAGACAGTAAGAAAGATTTTAATACCGGACATCTCTATATTAAATGTAATAAAGACGATAGGTCTCCTATTGTTTATAATTGTTTTAAATGCACAGCATCTGGTCTAGCAGATGCTGATTTTTTTAAATTGTTAGATTTAGATGATTTAATCTCTGATAATTCCTTTGATAAATTGAAGGATAATTTTAGTAAAGTAAATAATTCTCATAGAGTACAAGATTTTATTTATGAGAATTATTCATGTTTTAACAGTGATAGATATCTTTATAAATTGGACTATATAGAAAAAAGAATAGGAGTTAAATTTAACAGTGAAATGATTAATAAATGTAAAGTAGTTACATCTATTAAAGAATTTCTCAAATATAATAAAATTAAAGATATTACTGTAGATAAATATATATTGGATATATTAGACAGAGATTATATCGGATTCTTATCATATGGAAATACCCATATATTTTTAAGAGATATAACAAATACACATAAATTATCATGGGTTAAGTATAGAATATATAATAATAATACTTTAGTGGTTTACAATATCACTAATAGTATTAATGTACTTACTAAAGAAGATATTACTATTAATATAAGTGAAGGTATATTAGACATTTTATCTATTGCATATAATCTTAATAATATTGGTGATAATATAATTAATTTTGCTAATAGTAGTAAATCATACTTTAATTTAATTAATCATATAATTAAATTAGGTTTAGTTGGAGGTAATGTAACTCTAAATATTTATAGTGACAACGATGAAAAGTTTAATAATGATAGTAAATATTATGATACTACCATAAATTACTATAAAAAGGCATTCAAGTATTACAAACTACTATTTAAAGAAATTAATATATATTATAATATATTAAGAAAAGATTGTGGTGAGCATTTAGAGAATATATCTTTGAGTAAGCATAAAATATAAAAAATAGAAGGGAATTGGAATATGTTTGAATCACATAATCCATAGAATAGGTTTATGAAAAGAGTCAATAATATTAATTATGATATAGGAACTAAAGTATTCTTCGTACATAAGGGTGTTCCATATAATGGACATATCGTAGATAATAATGTAAGTTCATATTACGTTATAGATAAGGACACGATGTTAGATAGAGTGATGGATGAAGGAAATCAGAATTGTATGGTAGCTAGAAATTTAGTTGATGATAAATGTCCATTTATGTTACCAGAGTATCCAACTATAGAAGATTTGGAATATATAAAACAGATATATGATCAATGTCTGACCGATAAGTACGATATGGATAGTTTAGACTTTGATAAGTTTTATAAAATGATTGGTGATCATTTTAATTAAATATTATAGATTATTAGAGTATAGATAATATACTCTAATAATCTATAATTTGTATTTTCTCTATTAAGTTATTTAGAATTTGGGTCTATTTTTTATATTAACAAATTATCTAAATCAAGTTTTAATGTTACTACAGTATTATCGTGGAATTTCTTCATATTTAAGTTTGTCAGAGTTGTTGCAATCTTAGATGATGATAATCCTACGTTTTCTATTCCTAATTTATAGAATAATTGTCCCATACATCTACTACAAAGTTTTTTCCCAACACACATCATAGGAGATCTCATCTTTACAGTCTTTCCTATATATGATTCTATATTTTTTTCATCAAGTAATACATAATTACCAGAACTATTTATGATATATCTATATAAGACTGATTTAGCTGTTGATTTAGTAATTTCATATAAGATAAATCCTTTAGTACCACAATCACTTTCTGGATCAGGATCAAGCATCTCAGTTTGCATTGCGGCAAGTAATTCTTTTGATAAGTATCCGGTGTCCGCAGTTGATACAGATTTAGAATAAGCACCTATTACATTAGAGTTTGCTGATGCAGGTATATCTTTACGTTCCATACCATCCATAAGTGAATTTGTAATTATATCATATTTACCAGTTGCAGGATTCTTAACAACACCTCTATACATGGCAATATTCTTAAGATTATTCTTAACAGATCCCCTTGCACCTGAATCGTATAAGTCCATACCTACATCACCTTTAAAGATTTCTTTAGTCTTATTAATCAGTGCTTTTTCGATTTCCTCAGATATTTCAACATCACCATTTTCAAGCCTGTCTCTATACTTTTCAACAAGTTCACTTTTCAGTTTAGTAACTTCAGGTGGCGTCTTAATGGTTGGAAGTGTATAGGATGATGTAACAGTTGCATGTAATTTTAATCCAAACCAATCTCTATAATCTATCCATCTATACATATCAGGTATTGTAATTTTATCACTCATCAGTGCTTTAGATATTTTATTTTCAATACTACCTTGTAAATTTTCTGTAACAGGTTCATTTATGTACCCTATTATATCAGTATAATTATTTAACCATCTTTTATATAGTCCAGTATTAAGTAAATATCGTCCAACAGTAGTATCAATTGATGTTTTACTTGGTGATTTAGATGCAGGTAATGTAAATTTATCAGTTGGTTTAAATTTCGGAATACCATTAAGTTTCCTTACATTATCATCTTTAAGATTAGCAAACATCATATTTATAATATCAGCATTAAAGTAATCAGCAGGCTTTTCTAACAACCAATCTATATCCGATTTGGATGCTGTTTTATCATTGGGTGATGGATTTTTAGTTAATGAGTAAAATGTTTGTACAGGTTCACTTCCAACGACCCTCATGTTTTGACCATTCATATTGACAAGGTATTTCTTACTATTAACATATTTATTTAATTCCACATTTGCTTCTTGTGTCCATAGTAACTTTATTGTCATCTGATCACCATCATAGTCTCCTCCGAGACCTAATAAGTATGACGGTGAGAATTGTTGTGAATCAATAAACATCGTACCAACATGATTCATATCAGCATTAAAATCTATAACAGGATACCATTTATAAATAACACCATTAGTTTTCATTATTTGTGTCTTAGTTGTTGAAATTATTCTCACTTTACACATAAATGCACCGTATTGATCGTTTAATGGGTATCTTGTACACATCGCATATTTATCCCTAACAGATTCTTCACATGCCATATATAATAAGTCTGTCACTGTCATATCTCTATTCGATATACTAGAATCTTCAGAATTTATGTTATTGAGAGTACTACCGGAAAATCTCATATACATCTTTTTAGAACCTTCTACCGGAACTTCAATAGTATTAAATCTTGATTCAGGATTCTTAATATAATTATTTATCATCGTATCTATATATTTATCATCAAAATATGCTTCAGGTGATACAAGTTTAACCGGTTCATATTCACCTTTATCATTAAGAAACGATTTGGCTTCTTTATTTTCAAATATTTCTTTTTTGAAGAAATTCTTTAACCAATTCAATACAAATGGATATGCTAATACACATACCTGTGATATTGGTAATCCACAATATTCAAGATTTATCATCTCTTCATCGGGACTATTACTATGGTAGTTTTTAGAAGTAATTACCGTTCTTGTGGAGTTACATACAGATTTACCCATTAGGTATTTTCGTATCATACCATTCTTCTTCTCTATTTTAGTTTTAAAATATTCATATATTTCCATAATAGAGTTTTGAATTATTTTATTACTTGCATGGAATTGGAAATTAAAACTATCTTCCTCTTTTACAGTAGATACGTGACGTATGATACCACTATATAAAGTATTTAATTCATTAGTAGTACCACCACCTTTACCATCTGATATAACATCTCTATATGATACGGGTATCACTACTAACTTATTCATAAATAAAATTCTTTTTGGTATCTTTAAGAATTCAAGTCTCTCTTGACGTATACCTATACTACTATCATTGTCTTCATCGGTATCCCATTTAATTTTTTCCCAGTTATTATATAAAAATTCTATTCCAGTATCAGCACTCGGATCTTCACTCGGTGTAAGTTTACCATCTTTATCTATAATATAATAACCTGACCCATCAATAATCTTATCAACGTTCCTAAATATGGATTTTACAGCTTTATATGCATTTGGATGAAAGAAATGGTTATGAAGATCAATATAAGCCATTCTATTTTTTCTATCATATAAAGATATACCAAATATTTCATTAGATAGTAATCCATCACTGTGAGGAATACCACCTCTTTGAAAAATTACAGGATTGGATACTTCTTGTAATCTATTTATTTTAACAAACTCATCTATATCTAATAAATCTAGCTTCATTTAAATAAAAGGGTCTCCTTTCTTATTTTTATTAGAAATTCGTATAAAGGTTAAGTCAATGTTTTTTGCACCAAAAACCCTATGAAAAACATTGACCTAAGTTTAAACTAATGAAAAAATATTATACAGAAAGGATTTCATTATGGATATACAAGTTCCAATATTTACTAAATATGATGATAATGATATAACCGATTTACTATTTACAGAAGCATCTGGATCAACTACTATAGTAAAGAACTACCTTGAGCCGTATGTAACTAATACGTTGAACGATCCGATTAAAGATAAAAAATTTAAAAAACTAATATCAGATTTTATTAACAGAAATATGACCGAGTTAAATAAATCGGGTCCAATTAATCTTATACCTGTTACAGATATTGATAAAGATAATTTCTTCGATTTATTCGGTATTAATAAGAAAGAACTAATTTCTACAATTGCATCTGCAACAAGTAAGATTAATGATAAAGCTAACTGGAAGCTTATACAACAAAATCCATTATTTTCTCTACTATATATGGCAATACGACATTATATAATAAAGAAAGATGATAACGGTGTTAAAGCCGCAATTACTATGTATGCATTAGCATCATATCCATCAGTATTCTCATTATTTTTTAAACATGGTGCGAAAGAAGATGTAATGGCATATACTATAGATAACTTGACTGAGAAGTTTACAATAAAGAAAGAAGGTACTATATTTAAGACATTAGTATCTTCTATAACCGGTTCATTCAGCTTTCTAAAAAAAGAATTTATTGGTGCAGATGATGTTGAGATTGTAAGATGGGTTACAAGAATAAGAAATGACCAAAAGTCATTAATTAAGAAAATTGCGAATTTATATTATGATAATGATAAAAAAGGTTTAAGAATATTAACACAAACAGAAAACTTCGGTGATGGTAATATGATACAAGATACTTTAAATAATACAGGTATTGTTGAAAATGTAACTCGTAAAGTATCACAATCAATGATTATTAATGGTGTAGATACTGTGAGAGCAAGTGCAGCAGCAAAATTCGCACAAATATCCATGTCAGATTTAAGAATGTATCTTACTAGAATGATTGTTGATAAGAAAGTTAATGAGATATCTAAATTTATTGAATCTGTATTATTCACATTCCTTTATATCGATAACTATCAGGCTCATCAAATCAATGATAAGGTATTCTTATCATTTGCACTGAATTTATTCAGAAGAACTAACAGTAAAGATGATAATATTGTTACAATAAGAACGTTATTGGACAAGTGGTCAGATGACTTAGGAATTCATGATAGATTTCGAAGAATTGCATCTCAGATAAATTATAAAAAAGGATTATTCATGTATATCATACTATGTATTCAATATTATAATAATTAGGTTTATTTTTATAAACTATTTATTAATCATATTTGGAATATTTGGCGAGTATCACACAGTTTGCCAATAAAGCTAATTTAAGAAATATTGTCAGTCGGTTTTTAACTTACAAGTGTCATTGTATTTATTTATTTTTGATTAAGGGGTGTCTTAGGCTCCTAATATTATTTATTTATGATTCGTGATCCTTGTTATCGTAATTATTTGACATTTAGAAAACACCTGCCTGTCTCAATATTTAAATGAAATATAATTGCGTCATATTTTGTTTAATAAATACACTATTACACCTGTAAGTTAAAAACTTTTAATATCGCACAATTATTTTTGTATACAGATACTTTGATAATTGAGGGTTTACCTTCTTTCCAAAAATGTAAAGCATATCATATTGATTATGTATATACATATTCAATAGTTGACCTCTTGAGATTTTATATATAAAATGTTTATACTCAAAAACAAGAAAAGAAATACTACGATTCTTTTTGAAAATCGTGATGTCCGAATATTTCCAAATATGTTTATAATTAAGGAATACTAGAATATAGATACTTTTCTATATTCTAGTATTCTTTGTAGCCGATTTTTATCCCTTTATATCAAACAATGTTTTTACCAATGATTGTATATATTCGAAATTAATACATATATACATCGTATAAGTATAAAGACCGTATTTATCATTATTAAATTTTATATTATATTTATCCCAATCTATAGTATAGTCACTATTTTCAAATAATAAAACACCTTGTCGCCTTACCTTTATATCTATTAAATCAAATAACGGTAAACCGTTCTTTATATGATAATGAATAGCTTCCCTTATTGATCTATTAACAACTTCTCCAAAATCAACATCATCATTCTTTTTCTCTAATCTGAATGAAACGTTTGTAAATAGATTCCACCCATTTTGTAAATTAAGATCTTCTTTTAACATAACATCTGTATATGTTGGTACTATTATATCCCTACTATCTATTTCTTTATTAATAGGAATATCAGGTATTTTCTTATTGGAAAATAGATAGTATAGTCCTGTTGTAAAAAACTCCATTCTTACAGAAAACGTTATTTGATAATCTGTTGTTGTATACCCTGATTTTTCTCCATCGTTACTACTTAATGAACTTAACAAAGTATCTATTTTAACAGGATAATATCTATAGAATTCTTTTAATCTAGTTCCACCTTGTAATTTATAAGTAATTGGGAATATAGAATGAGAATTCAGATATGTTAAAAATCGTGCTGTTGTACCATCATCATCTACAATAGGAATACCTGTTATCTTACTTATAGTATCCATCATGGATGGTGATAAGTATGATTCTAAAAACGTATTTATATCTTGTGGATGATTAAATACGCTCTTATTCAATAAATAATCCATAAAATTCATTTGTTCCATCTTTGTGGATAATATTACTATTACATCAGCATACATAATACTTCTATTTAATTGGAATTTTATTTCAAATCCATTATTATCATCTCTAAAAAATGGCATTAGTGCACCCATGTCATGAGTGAAATGCATTCCTAATCTTGGTTCAAGTAAAGCAGTTCCTTCAAGAAATCTCGAATCATCAAAATCTACCCTAGGTGAGATTGCAAATATAGGTCTTTCTTTAACTTTAAATGACTTAGGTGTACTTATAATTTGTCTATGTGCAATTTTACTATTAACGTGAATAGTTTTAAAAAAATTCTCAGGGAATAAATTAATTAACCAATTCTGTATAAAAGCAATCGCATTACCATAAGTATGAGAAGATGAACACATAAATTCAGCTTGCTGAAATGGTTTAATTATATGATTTTCTATTATAAGATGGTCATCATGTTCTATCATAAATCAATTCCTTTCCTTTTTCTTTCAATTTCTTTTCTATATAAGATTTATATATTTGTGTTCGGTTATAACTAATACTAATTAATCTAATTTGATACAGAATATTAAATAAAGAATATTAAATGAAAGGAAAAATAATAATGAAAATTTTCATAAGTCAACCTATGAAAGGTTTAAGTAACCAAGAAATAGAGGATACTAGAGATAGTATTATAGCAGGACTAAAGAATGAGTATGGAGACGATGTTGATATACTAGATACATTCTTTAAGGATCCTGAGAAAATTGGACTTACCAAGATATCTAAACCTGTAGAATTCTTTGCAAAGTCAGTAGAGTATTTATCTAAAGCTGATAAAGCATATTTTGCAGAAGGATGGGAAAACACAAGAGGATGTTCATTAGAGCATTTGATATGTGAGAATTATAATATAGAAATAATTAACGATTAATAAATATGAGTAAAGTAACCCTTTGATCGTAAGGGGTTACTTTACAATACTCATCAGGAAAGGTGTTAACGATAAAATGAGTACACTAATAGCAAACACAGGATTATTTACAATAAGAGCTAATTTCACGAACAACTTAGTGAAGATATTAGAATACGCATCGAGGACATGTTATGATTCTCACGATAAAACAGAATCTGATAGTTGGAAAACTCATATATCATCAAGGATTAAAAGTAGACATGAATCAGTGATAGAACATGGGAGATTTGCAGTTATAGTAGATTATTCTGTCTTTAATGATATATTTACTGCTGAAGATGTGTATAAAGAAGTGGATATTATTAATAAGCTCTTATGTGACAGTAATTCACTGATAAGATACGCTAAAGAAGATGGATATTTAATTAAGTATCCGAAAGTTCCTATAATATCATTATCAGGTAACATGAAGATGTGGAGAGATTTAATAAAATTTATATTCTCTAATAAATCAGAATATCTATCAAGTACAACTAAATTTATTATACAGATATTTGCATTATATGATAAAAAGTATAGTAACGTTTTTAGTTTAGATATACCCGAATTAAATAAATACAAACCAGCATCTTTGGATGGTGAACTATTTATGTTACCAAAAGATAGTGTTATAGAAAATATAACAACAAGAGATAAATTATATGATATAGAGAAGGATAAGTTATTTAAGATATACGATGACAATGGTATTACATCAAGATTAATAAATACTGATCACTTCGGAAGAGGGTTATTAATAGAACCTGATATTCCTTCACATATACTTGAATATTTAAGAGACCATGTATTGGATATAAACTCTGTTACGTATACTATAGATTTACCAAGAGCTATATCTTTACAAGAGGCAAGACATAGAGTAAATTCTATATCACAAAGGTCTCAAAGATATGTAAGTGAATCACCAGAAGATTCTAAATATTATATACCTGATTCTATAGATAAGGATAAAAAGTATAAATTGGATAATGGTGTAGAGATATCATATGATGAATATTTTAAACTATCACTTTCATTATATAATGAACTTGTTAAAGATAAGGTTAAGAAAGAAGATAGTAGGTTTGTACTTCCTAGTGGAATTATCACCACTATGGTAATAACTAAACCGTTATATACATTACCACACTATTTCTTCGAAAGATGTGCTAAAGGAGCACAGAAAGAGATAAGAGAACCTGCTATTGCACTAAGAGATGTATTAGAGACAACGTATGACTACTTAACAGGTAATAATTATAAATTATTTTAATATAAAAAGGATGAAGTAGATAACTCAGAAACATAATCTGAGTTATCTACTTCTAATCTATATTAAATACGGTATAAAAGAGAAAAATATAAGAACTTAAATTGCAAAAGTAATAGGCACATATTGTGCGTTAATGTAACTCGGAGAAATCCATATAACCCGAATCAATTTATCTCACAGGAAAGGAAATTTTGAAATTTCTCATTTTCATTTTTTATACCATTACAAATATGTTTAATTGAGATAGCTATCACATATATCGACAATAACTTATATAATATTAATCTGTATATAGGAAATTTATATGGAAAGGAAGGATAAGAATTATGAGTAAAGATTTTAATTTATCATATATATCACCAATAAAAGATGATGATAGTGATAAACCAAAGGTAAAAATTAAAAAGAAGGATTCATATTACAGTTACGAGAAAATGGAAAAAGATGCAGATTCCATAGAAGAGTACTTGAATATACTGGAAAGATTCGCAATTATAACAAATCTTACTCCAGAGAGGTATAAGAAAGCCGTTAAGAAATGTAGAAAGCTGGTTAAGCTTCTTAGAGAAGGTAAAGGTGAGAAAGTATATGATAGGGAAAGGTATGATGAATATATAAATAGGTTGAATAATGAGTAGAAAAACCATGGTATATATGTACTATTATAACGATAGGTTGTACGGATGGTCTACTAATAGAAAACTGAGTGACAGTTTTGAATCCCAACGCAATATGGATGTTATTAAGAAACTTGAAAAGAAAATGTCTATTGAGGAATTAAATGCCATTAAAGTCGGATATAAAGATAACGAATTAATAGAGATTCCATTAGATACATCCATAGATAGTTATACTATGATTATTGGGACCTATTTAGAAGACCAGAAGTTAAATAATGAGTATGAAATATTTTTATCAGAAGTGGATAAAGTATCTATGTCATTAAACAAATTTACTATATCTGAAGATAATGATATATTTAAAAAATATAGTTATGAATTAATACACTGTAACTTATTAGAAAAAGATAGTACTTCTAACAAGTTACATAACCAATTCACTGGGGATATGTTAAAAATGTTTTTTAATCTATTTAGAAAGACATTTTAATGTAACTTTTATATTTATAAAGGAAAGGAAGTTTAATTATGCTAAAGAAAAATATTATAAGTGAAGAAATCGTATGTGATGACAATTCAAATGAGATTCTTAATCTCGAAATTGTATCAATGGTAGACATACCTATAGAAGCACATGATGATTATGAGGTTGGTGATGTCCTTATTAATACAGCCGAAGATAGTAAGACTTGTATAGTACGTGCATTTGTAAACCATATCGGTATTGATAAAGTAACAGAATCATCATTAGCACTTATTGCAAATAAAGTATCCAAATTAATTAAATCAATTAATAAAGGGAAATCTACTAAGATAGCCACGATTGTTTTTAGATGTAGCAATGATCATATACTGAATAGTAGAGCTATTTGTATTGATTCATTTTCAAGATGGATAGAATTATTCACAGATATTAAACCAATGATACCAGACTACTTATATGAGAAATTGTCTGTTCCTACAGGTAAAGAAATCCATATGAAACATCACTGTGGATGTGGTTGTCATAGTGACAAAAAGAAAAAGGATAAGAAGAATAAAGATAAGAAGAAAAAGGACAAGAAGAAAAAAGATAAAAAGAAATAAATTATATCTTATGAAAGGAAATATTAAACAATGGAGCCTATCATAAAGCATATATCAACCGTAGAAGAAATGAAAAAGCATATAAAACCACTATATGTAATTAGTGACTATATGATTAACGATGAGTCGTATATAGATTTTCAAGAATCTATGTATGATTTAATAAAAGGATGTTTTGAATATCATAAACTCAGAACATACCCTATCAATTTCAAATTCTACGAAACAGATACCGATATTAACTCATTAGAGTTGAGATTCTTTGTAGTTAATTTATTTTATTGGTATCCGCTTATTAATTTAAACAAGTTTAAAAATGTAATGGATAAAAGTTTCATCATGAGTAAATCTACAGATGTTGTATATATTAATAACTGGATAGATAACTTAATGATTACATTATCTGATTATCATGTTAAACCTGTTACTATAAATAGATATATATCAACAGCTTTGTATAATATACGAAGAATTAATGCAGACTTTTCTGAAATAATGGGATTGAATTTTGATCTATTAACTATATTCGAGATGTACTGTAATAATAAGACTATACATGATTTAATGGAACTTAACATAGACGAAGATATGCAACCTAATGAAATAGAGGAAATACTTATAGATTCTGAGAAGAAGTTAATTAACGAACTTAAATCTATAAAAAATAATCCTATTGGTACGATATTGAGAAGTGGAACAGGTATAAAGAGTAAACAAGCTGTTGAATTTTTCATATCTAAGGGACTTATGCCTACTATTGATGGTACTACTATTCCATTACCTATAAAGAATTCTACATTAATAGGTGGTGTTAATAAAGCGTCTGATTTATATATAGACGGTACTGGTTCAAGAAAATCTTTAGTAATGGCTGCTACAGTAATGGGTAACGCTGGACATTTCGGTAAGATGTTGGCAGAATTAGCCAGAACAGTTTCATTATCAACTACAGTTAGTGATTGTGGAACTAAGCATAGAGTTAAGTATTTCGTTGAAGATGAGAAATTCTTAGAGAAGTTGAATAATAGGTATTTTTCATTAACTAAGAATGGTGAAATAGAATTACTTAAAGCAAGTAAGATGAAACACCTTATTGGTAAAGAAATATATGTAAGATCTCCGGTAACATGTTGTCTTGAAAATGAGATATGTCCAACATGTATGGGATATATTTCATCATTTAATTTTGATATCTCTTCAGGATTTGGTGCATTCTTAATAAAAGAAGTTAGTAAGGTATTGGAGCAAAATATATTATCTACTAAGCATCTACTTACAACAACTTCTGAGAAGATAGAATTTAATGAAACTTTCCATAAGTATTTCACACTATCATCAAATGAGATTAATATAAGTATTAATGATAACGATGAAATTGAATCTATAGAAGATTGGGTCATGATAATAAATAAAGATACTATAGAAAAAGAAGACGATATGGATATGGAAGAAGGTCTTAATACATATATTAATAATGGTAAATTTGCCATTAGAAATATTAAGACAAATCAGACATATGAGATATCAGAACTTGGTAAAAAGAATCTTTATTTATCAGATGAATTAGTGGATTTATTTAGGTCAAGTAATATAATTAAATTCTCAGATCTGGACGAAAGTGTTCCACTCTTTATAATCCAGATTTACAATAATGAGTTAACCAGACCATTATATGAGATAATGAAGATTGTAAATACTAAAAAGAAGACTGATTTTGTTAGGGATATTGATAACACTGCTCAGAGATTTTTACAGCTATTAATAGAGTCTAAAATAAAAGCTCCTGCGGTGTCAACAGAGGTTATACTTAATAGATTACTTAGGTTACCTGATGATGCATTCAATAGACCTGATTTCAACTCAGTTAAAATGCCCGAGTATACTATTTCAACGAGTTCATCTGCATTAGAGAAGAATAACTCTGTGACTGTAGGACTTGCGTTCCAATTTTTAAACAGACAGTTGACAACGTTGGAATCATTCAGTAAGAAGGATTCTTCATCATACCTCGACCCGTTATTCAGAGAAGAGGTCTCAACTAAAAAGATAAAGAAATTTATGAAATATGTCAATAAAAAAGATAGGAAATAATTATGTTAATTAAAGCATTATATAAAAATGGAATAACACTATCTATTAAAAATCATAATAATTTTGAATTGGATAGTGTTATGTTTTTATACATGAACACATTTAGAGATTTAATATCTGCCATTAATACTATCACTAATGATAAAATAGTATCACTTATTAAATTTACAATAATGGATACTAAAGGTGTTCATATATCATACTCTCAAACGAGAAGAGTTAATATTAGAATAGGAATAAATAATCTTAAAGAGATTACTAATATTGATAAAATAGAATTATCTACCATTAATAAGTATTTTACAAATATATTAGACACACTCTTTTCAATCATATCTAAATCAAGATGTTCTAACATAATATCATCCGATATCAATGATGATAGTGAATATATGTTAAAAATAGAATCTTGTATAGATGAAATTAATAGTACGGCATTTATAATGGGTACGAACCTATTCGATATGATATATAATTTTAACAAATGTGTGATGAGTTATGATGAATTATTAAATCAAAAACTTAAAAATTAAATAAAAATAAATATCTTACAAGAAAGGAAATATTTATATGAAGAATATAATGACAATGCAAGAAGTTTTAGAGGCAATTAGGGCTAAGGCTAAACCTAATAAGGATGGTAGTGAAGGATTTACCTATAATAGATTTAACAAGAAGAGCTTTGAGAATCTATTAAGGGCAATGCTTAATGACACAGATGTAAAGATAGGAACCATTAAGGTTAAGAATAATGAAGTATCATCCAAAGAAGACATTATGGTTACACAAGAATTCCGTAAGTTTTTACAGAAGATTCTTAGAACTGCCGGTATAGATGCTGAAGATAGCAAGGCTATATTATCTAAAGATTTTATAATAGATAATGTAGATGGGTTATATGAATTCTTTACAACTGCTATGTATATATACATGGACAATGGTAACAAGTTCGATATGATACCAACAGAGAATTTCAAAGGAAGTTTGTTCATAAATAATGTTGCAGAAACTAAGAAAACACAGGATGCTAAAAATCCTAAAGATGGAAGTTCACTCGGTATATTTGAGACAACAAAGAAGTCACATAAGAAGTTGTGTGTAAAGAGTACTTGTCCATCATACTTAGTTAATAGAAAGAAAGTAAAGTAATTAGATATGAATTTAAATAATAGATACTGGATTAATTTCCAGTATCTATTATTTTTTTATTTAACTACTTGAAATCCTGCTAAATCTGGGGTATTTGTATTATGTTCTTCTGACCATTTACCATTACAATCCACGAAGTAATATAGGTTACTATCTATTACAGATTGTATGTATGAGTTTGTAGCCATCTTTCCATCTTCTTTAAGATAATATGTTCCACTGGGTAATTCTAACCATTGAGAAGATAACATATGACAATTCTTATTATCCATATAATACCAATCGTTATCACTTTTGAACCATCCTGTTATAGCATATCCATTTCCATCAAATACATACCATAATCCATTTATTTTTTTCCACTCATCTTTAACAATATTTCCATCCTCATCATAGTATATCCATTTATCTCCACTCTTATCCCACTCTACTCTATCGTTATCTTTATTACGTGGATTTTGTAATATTCTATCGTATTTTCTTAAATCATACTGATTTATTATATCCATATTTAATTTAATATATTTACTATCAGTAGCATATCCTGCATCTTTTAATACTTGTAAATAATCCTCAGGTCTAGTAACAGTTTTTAATTTTTTATATCTTGGCATTGATATAAAGTCAAAATATCCTTTAACACCATCTTCCATTGATTTATAAACTCTAAAGTTATCTTTAATTGTAGTTTTAACACCCGGTGTATATTCTTCTTTAGTTTTAAGATTAACTGAAGCTCCTGTCCATTTAGAACCTGTCTTCATTCCAAAATAGTTATGATATGCTGAAGCTAGTCTAGTATTCCCCCAACCACTTTCAAGTATTGATTGTGATATAACAACACTTATAACTTTAATATCGTACTTTGGAGCATATATAATTGCATATTTAGATATATTATCAATAAACTCTTGTTTTGACATCTCTTATATCCTTTCTATATTATTTAACTTATTGTGAAAATTCCTTGTTAAAAATGACCAAAAAACATATACCTAAGCTAAGGCTATAAATAAAGAAAGGGGGATTACAATAATATTTTATGGCGAGAAACAGAAATGGATCTATGTTAAAATCTTTTTCGAATAGTATTCGAACTAAATCCAAAAATATGTCTACTCCATGGCTACAAAATGCTATGAAGAGTATTGGTGCAGCTTCGAAGGAAACGCTAAGAGATATTGCTCCTGTTTTATACGACGCATCTTCATCTGTCGGTAAAGCCAGTAAAGATGCAATAACATTGTTGCGTGGTAACACTAATGCGACAGCAATGAATAAATTGATATCAAAAAATATTTATGTAAGAACTGCTAAAGATATGCTTAAATGGACGATGGAAGATCTTCGTTCAGGTAAGTTATTTAATGAAGACCGTGTCACAGATATACTAATGGGTGGCGACGGTAGTGGTTCCGGAATGGATGATCCAGACTCAATGTTTTCAGATTGGGATATGGATGATGACGCAAGCTCCGGTAATGTTATTATCAATAATAATTCTAATAGTAGTAATGCCGGATTTGCTTTAGCTGTAAATGAAGGATTGAGAGAATCTACAATGGCTCAACTTAAAGGTCAACAGGCAATGGTTGATACTATGGTTGCTATTAGTGGTAGTCAGATTCTTCAAAATCAAGAAATTGGTAATCAGATTATAACACAATTAACGAATGTTAATAATAATCTTATTGCCATAAATGAGTTTAACAAAACTACCATGACGAGTTTTGTTACAACGGTCACCGCATACATGGAGAAAATGGGTAAACGGGCGGATGAAAGTAGTTCATCCGATGATAATAATAGTTTTGACCCATCTTCAATATTTAGTGGCGGGTTTAATCTCAGTAACTATGGTAAGCATATCAAGAAGAATGTAAAATCTTCATTTTCAAATTCAGATGTTGGATTTATACATTCAATGATAAGTGATCCTGAAACTCTTAAGATGATGACTGCTAATCCATTAGGAATGTTGACAACTTTCACAATGAAAGCCATGACACCTAAACTCATGAAAAAAACAATGAGTCAGATAGATGAGGCGGTTGCTGGATTTATGCCATCATTACTAATGAGAATAGGGGAACTATCTGAGAGTAAAGAAATGGGTTGGAAAGGTAAACTTAAGAGATGGATAGGCGATGTCTTTGGTATACAAGGAGTATCTAATTCCGATAGGAATAAATTAAATCCTACTAAGAATATTACTAAAGACCCTGCTGTCTTTGATGGTATTACACGACATACTATAGTTGAGATAATTCCTAAGTATTTGAGTGAGTCTGTATCATATCTCAAAGAATTAGTACATACTAGTGGTGGTAATGTTAATAGAGCTATGAATAGTAGAGAAATCTTCAATTTTAATAAAGGAAGATTTAGCACAGTAGCAAAATCAAGAAAAGAATTATATGAACAGATACGAAGTTCTGGTACAGATGCAATTGCCAGTGGCAAATTGGGTAGACATATAGAGGCTAATGGTGGTGCCGCATATACTGATAAAAATGGTAACTACGACCAAAAAGCACTTGAGCAATGGAATGATATGGTAACCAAATTCTACGATCAATTAGAGCGTATGAACAAGATGATAGATATGACTAATTTCTCCGATAATGGAGATATTATGAAAGCTATTAAGGGTACCGGATACGGTGGCAAGATGGCAGAGTTCTTAAAACAACTCATGATAGAAGCATCTAAAGATGCATCTATAACAACATCAGCTAACTCAGATTTCCAGAGAGCAAGATATTCAAGAAAAGCTACAATCAAAGATATGAATGACAATCCTGATTATTATAATCTTAGTGCAGTAGCAGATCTTAGTGAAGATATCGACAAGACCATGGACAGGATATTTGGAGGTGTATTTGGTAATCCAAATGAAGTCAAACGATCTGGTTCTGTAGTAAAAACATTATCTGATATAAGATATATACTTAATAGAGGTATTAATGTAAGAATTACAGGACATGGTCCTTATCAGACTTTTACCGGTCAAGAGACAAATATCTCAAATATTAATAGAGAGAATTCATCACAGAACTCAAGTCAGAGAACTCAATCAAATCCTCAAGATGATAAAGATAAAGCTGGTCCAACTAAACTGGAACAGATGTCTACTGAGGAAATGATCAATCATGTTTCTGAAAATGGTACTCTTTATAATGATGATACTGAAACAACCAAAAGAGTTAAAAATATAATGCATGCAATGCTATTTGGAAATACGTCAATAGCATTCTCAGAAGTTGCAAATATATTCTCAGATAAAATTAATGGTATCTTTGATAAAATTGACAAAGATTTCTTCCAACCGATGAAAGCAAGTTTATTTGGTACCAAAGATGAGCATGGTTACTCTCGTAATGGTGTATTTTCAGGAATGCAACAACAGTTTACGGATTATTACAGAAGTATTGTAAGACAGTTTAATGGTAAAGGTTATACCGATTCCAAAGGTCAAAAGCATGATGATATTACAGATCCGAGTAAATCTGTTGTAGGGCAAATAAAGGCTACTGTATTAGATATAAAAAATACAGTTGTTGATTATGTACTGGGTCCTAGAGATAGTGAAACTGGTAAACGAGAAAAAGGTATGGGTCTGGTTAATATCTTTAAAGAAGGTATAGAAGGTTGGAGTGAGGCTATCTTTGGTAAAGATAAAGATGGTAAACCCAATTTCGACCCAGAAAAGTTTAAACAAGAAATAAGTGATAGAATGCCAAATGCTGTCACAGGTGCATTAGGTGGTGCAGTACTCGGAAGTATGACGGGTGGAAGTTTACTCGGATGGTTAGTTGGTGGTCCTATTACAGGTTCTATATTGGGACTAGCAACAGGATTTGCATCTAAAAGTGAAAGATTCCAAAAATTTCTATTTGGTGAAAAAGATGAGGAAGGTAATATTGTAAAAGATACCGGAATCATTAACCAAAAAATGCAAGAATGGTTTAAGAAGAATAAAGTACCTATTATAGGTGGAGCTGTCGTAGGAGCAGCAAAATCTACACTGTTTGGTGGTGGTTTACTAACAGGAATGGTTGGTAACATTATAGGTGGACCATTAGCTGGAGCATTACTAGGATCAATCGGTGGAATAGCACTAAGGTCTGAGACATTTAAGAAGTTCTTGTTTGGTGATATGGATAAAGGTGGCTGGCATAAAGGAATAATCCCAATGTTTAAAGGCATCTTTAAGAAAAATGATGGTACAACTGATGAAGGAAAATCAATGCTCGGTATGGCTGGTATCGGTGCAGGTGTTGGTTATCTTTCTGCGGCAGTCATCGGTAAGATGGGATTCTTAGGTGCTATGGCAACCCCGTTTGGACCAATTGGTGGTGCTATCGCAGGATTAGCATTATCTATTAAAGCATCACAAGGTGGTTTTAGAGAATGGTTATTTGGTAAAGAAAATGAAGATGGAACCAAGTCTGTCGGTATATTAGGAAGATTTGCTAATATGTTAAATGCGGAATTACTTACACCATTTAAGCAAGGTGCTATGGAATTTGCATTAGATACTAGAGACTTCTTAATAGATAAGATAATGGCTCCTATTGAATTTGCCATAGAACCATTTGCAAATGCAATGAAAGACTTAGGAGATAAGATTAAAAATGTCTTTGAAAAGGTTGGAAATTTTATCACAAGTTCTATAAAAGAGCATATAATAGAACCTATAACTGAAACCATTGGTAAATTTATATTATCGCCTATAAGAAAAACATTCGGTATATTATTCAAATTAACCACTGGAATAGTTAAATCTATAGTAGCTGCTCCATTCTCTGCAATTGGTATGATGGCTAATTATGGAGAATATAAAGAACGTAAACGTAGTAGGCGAATGGCTATCGATGATGCTTATGAAGAAAAAGGACTTCTTGGTGGTTTAATTCATCAAGGTAAGGTTATGCTTAACTATGGTGGAGCCAGAGAAGCTGCTAATTTTAAGCATCATAGATATTCTGATTGGAATGAACGTAAGAAAAGATATGAAGCTGATAGATTAAAAAGAGCAAAAGAAAGAGAAACCCAAAAAGTAGAAGGACGTCGTAATGTCCGTAATAGGATATTGATGGCTCGATATTCAGGTGGAGAACTATTAGAAGATAGTGAAGAGAATCGTGTTAAATTAGCAGAAATGTTAAAAAATAATCCTCGTAAACGTAGGATGTTTGGATTGTTTGCAGATAATCCTAAATTTAAGGGTGCTGCGACAGAAGAGAATAAGTCTGCTAAACTCGATACTAATAGTGTTATTAAAAATGCTGATAGTCCAGGTGCACCTGTAAACGAAAGACAATTGGGTGCCCAGTTAAGTATATTAGAGATACTTAGAAAAATATTTGGTCTAAGTAAAGATAATAAAAAACTTAAAGGGTCAAGAAAATTCACAGGTGGAAGAAGAAATAATAATCAATCTGAGGATGGTGAAAATCCTGAACCACAAATAGACGATGAGAATATTCAAGATGACTCTGATGATGGTAGACCTGAGCATAAGTCTCTTTTCCAGAGATTTAAGGATTTTGATATAGGCTCACATATGTCAGGATTTCTTACTAAGTTATTCCGTAAGAAAAAACCTAAGCGTAAAGGACCTAGACTTAAAACATATGCACTTGGTGGTGATCAAACAGATGACGGAATGGCTGTAGTAGGTGAGGAAGGTCCAGAGATTGTAAGACTCCCAGGTGGATCATCAGTCTTCGGTGGTAGAAAACCTTTACCTGTAACCATTGTTGATATGGATAATAAAGCAACCAGAAAACTTAAAGTCGCAACAGCTCCAACAATTACAGGTTCTAAAACAATTAGACTTGGTGCACAAAATCTTATTGAGAAGCAAAGAGAAGAAGATAAAGCAGATTACCAAAAACAAAAAGAAGCAGGCAAGCTTGAGAATATAGAGAAGAGGAAGCTTGAAGAGGAAAGATTAGAAATGGAACGTGATAACCATGAAAATCTTAAAGCTACTTTAGATACTCAGAAAAAGTTCTCAATAGGATGGGGTAAGATATTCTCTAAAAAGGGAGTTCTTACAGCAGGATTTTTAGTATTATTACCATTATTAATTAAATGGTTATTAGGTAAACACGGTGATGGTGGTGGATTCCCTGGACCAGATATGACTAAGCAAGTATTAAATGACGTAGCGTTCGGTCAACAACATCTACAAGATAGAAAAAGCACACCTGAAATGATAAAAGAAACCATGGATGATACCAAACATCTATTCAAAGGTGATATATGGAAATGGGTAACATCTGATGGTGGTTGGGATCATGAAAGTGGTGCTAAATTAAATTTCTTAGCTCATATACCTGTTTTAGGTAAAACTTTATTAAGACCATTTCTTAAGAAAGGTAGTAAAGCTAATCTTGCTTTAAAAGCATATGGTAATAGATTAAAAAATAGTAAAACTTTCAGATTCCTCGGAAATACTGCTAAAAATGCTGGAGGTGGTATTGCCAGATTCGGTAAGAATATGGGCACAAAAGCATTAGAATATGGAGATGAAACGCTTGCAGGAATGAACATGGCGATTAACCTAAGAGCAGCTAATCCAGGTTCTACTATGAAGGATGTCATGAAAGATATGAAACTCATTAAACAGGGTGAAGGTTCATATAAAGAAGCACTAGAAACCATGAAGACATTCCAGAATTCAGGATACGGAAGTATGGATGAGGCTCTCGGAATGATGGGTTATGGTGGAGAAGGATACAAAGTACTTGGAAAAGGTAGTGGACTTGCTGATGATGTTACAAAAACTGCAACTAAAGCAACTGGTTATGTAGATGACGTTGTTAAAAATACAACTAAAAGTGTAGGAAAACGACGTATTCCTAAAACAGGTGGCTTCTTTGAAACAATGAAGCGTCAAAAAGAAATGGCTAAGCTGGCAAAAAATGAAACTAGTGTTGGTAATAAATACTTAGCTAGTTTAGCAGATGATGGTGATGAGCTTGCTAAATTACTCGGTGACAGTTCCGGAGCAACCAATGACGTCATGATTAAAGCTTTTAGTGATGAAAAAGATTTTGCTAGAAAAGTTGGTGCGAAGTACCTAGAAAATGCTGGAGAAGAAACAACACACTCCTTCTGGAAAAAAAGTGCAAGTTTAGGAGATGATTTAGGTGAGGCTGGTGCTAAACTTGGAAAGACATTTGGTGATGATGGTGCAGAGTTGGCTGCTAAGGCTGCGTCATTTACAGATGATGCTGCAAAAACTGCTGGTAAAGCTGGTAAAGGATTTGTTGACGATGCTTTAAAAGTTGCTACTAAATCTATTGGTAATTTGATGGATGAGTTTTGGAAAGTTGCTGCTAAAGTTAGTGGAAAAGTTGCTAGTAAGATGCCATCTTTTATAGATGATATTCTTAAAGCAATTGGAAAGAAATTCGCATATTTCACAGCGAAACTTACAGCAATTACCACTAAGACTGCCGCATTAGCAGCTACTGTAGTAGGTTATTTAGCAGATCAGACATTCTGGGTTACTGTTGGTGCTGTTGATGGTTTAACAGGTGCTGCAAGACTATTCCAAATAGATAGACCTGACTGGATAATGGTCGCATTATCAGGTGCTATAGGTGCATTTAAAGGTACGACCGTTGGTTCTATCCTCGACTTAATAAATGAGATAGTTCATAGTGTCTTAGGATTAGATATGTTCCATGAACTAGCATCATGGGTATATGGACTTATTGCAGGAGAATCTAAATACCAAGATCTATTAAAACAGAAAGAAGATTTTAAAAATCAATACTTAGCAGATGATGAGGCAGCACTACGAAAACAATATCAGGCATATCTTGGTATAACAGGTACTAACGAAAGTCAAGTTTCATTTGATACATTCATGCAGAATGTTGATAATGGAAATATCAAGGTAAAGACTGAGTCATTTGCAGATTATAATGATAGAAAACACGCATCTGTATTAGGTAAACTTGGTCGTGGTTCAGTTAATGTTATAAACGCAGCAGGTGATTTCTTAGTAGGTACAGACAGTCAATCATGGACTGACCAATTAGGAAATAGATGGGAAGTAAAAGACGATAGAAAAGGAATCGCACAAGTATACGATAGTAGTGGTAAGTATATTGGTGACATGAGTGCCGAAAATATCGATAAGGATAACTGGAAAGATAACGGCAAAAAAGAAGGCGAAGGAATAATTGACTATGTTGTAAACGGTTATAAGAATCTCCATGCAAATACTCGTGATAGTATGCTTGGAAGAATGGCTTTAGGTGCAGCAACTTTTGGTATGTCTGAAGCTTTTGATAGTAATAACTGGAAAATGTTAGCCGATCCAGGGGCAGCTCTTAATACCATGGGAAATGCAATTGGTAACGACTTTAATAAATTTGGTAAACCTGTGTGGGAATATGTTAAAAATGCAGCTGGTGGTGCTTGGGATGCTACTAAAACCGGTGTAGGTAATGCATGGGATGCCACTAAAACCGGTGTAGGTAATGCATGGGATGCCACTAAAACCGGTGTAGGTAATGCAGTCAGTGGTGCATGGGATGCTACAAAAGATTTCGCCAAAGATATTGGTAAAGGCGTCAACGACTTTGTATCACCAATATTTAAAGCTGTAAATAATGTATTAAAAAACATATTTAAACCAGTACTTGATGAAGTTAAGTTATTCACCGGCGATATGTTCATGAGAAATTATAAAATACCTGAAGCATATATGGCTGCAGGAGACTTAGGTGGACTATGGACTAGCTTAAATGCCGGTATGGAAGGTGGATATAATGAAAATACAGATACAGGTTCTTTTGTACGAAATGTTGGTGGATTTATAAATGTACTAACTGGTTTGTTTACTAGAATATACTATACAATCCCTACTGGACTTGTTAGTATGGGAAAATGGGTTGATAGTACTGTATTAAAACCACTTACCGAGTTTGGTGCAACTTCTCAAGTTGTCATAGATGAGAAAAGCCAAACGATGGCTACTGCGGCTGCTGCTGGAGATACTATGGGTCTTGATACAATATTAGGTACTCCGAGCGGAAAAGGTGCCATGGTAGATCTATATTCAAATGTAATGCTAACATTCCCATGGATTGGATATAAAGTACAAGCTGGAATGGCTAAAGTTAAAAACTGGTGGGATAAAAGTATCGGTAAACCGTTTGCAGAGTTTGGTGCAACTTCTCAAGTTGTCATAGATGAAAGAAGACAAGCAATGGCTACTGCGGCTGCTGCTGGAGATACTATAGGTGTTGATAGAGCATTAGCTACTCCGAGTGGAAAAGGTGCTTTAGTAGATCTATATTCAAATGTAATGCTAACATTCCCATCGATGGGATATGGATTACAAGCCGGAATAACTAAAATTAAAAATTGGTGGAATGAAAGTATCGGTAAACCGTTTGCAGAGTTTGGTGCAACTTCTCAAGTTGTCATAGATGAGAAAACCCAAATGATGGCTGACGCTGCGGCTGCTGGAGATCCTGCCGCTGTTGATACAATATTAGCTACTCCGAGTGGAGAAGGTGCCCTAGTAGATCTATATTCAAATGTAATGCTAACATTCCCATCAATGGGATATGGATTACAAGCCGGAATAACTAAAATTAAAAATTGGTGGGGTGAAAATATTGCTAAACCGTTTGCAGAGTTTGGTGCAACTTCTCAAGTTGTCATAGATGAAAGAAGACAAGCAATGGATACTGCGGCTGATGCTGGAGATCCTGCCGCTGTTGGTACTGCATTAAATACTCCGAGTGGAAAAGGTGCTCTAGTAGATCTGTATTCAAATGTAATGCTAACGTTTCCATTTTTAGGTGCTAGTTTAAAAGCTGGTGTCGTTAAGACTGGTAAAATAGTAACAGAATTCATCACACCTGAGGTAGAAGCTCTTAAAAATGTTGGAAGTAATATGTCATCATATTGGAAGAATCTTAATGGTAAATTCGACGGAGAAGGATACCAAAAGATTACCCCATCCGAGTTATTCTCATTTGGTAACAAATCAATAGTAAATACAATCATTGGTTCTATCAATGGCATATTTGGTATGGTATGGTATGGAATTCGTTCTACTGTTGAAGATGTTGGTAAGTTTTTCAAAGATGCATGGGATGTAGTTACAGAACCATTTAAATGGGTATGGGATAAAATCAAAAATGCTACTAAAGAAAATGAAACTACTAAAAAATCATGGAGTGAGATCGTTAAAGAATCACCAAGCACTAATTCTACTCCTAATAATACAAATTATAATAATAAGATATTATCAGTAGATTCAAGTGGTAAAGTTGTTGATAAGAATGCTAATGGTGGCGGTAATGGCGGTGGAAAAGGTGGTAAAGATATAAGTTTACCATACTTCTCACAAAAAGATCCAAGATGGAAAAACAAGAAATATGGGAATGAGAAAATGTCAGAAGCTGGTTGTGGTCCAAATGTAATGGCATCTGTCGCATCTGGTTTAGGTGGTGCAAGAGGTGGATCAGTATCACCGGTTGAAATGGCAGATTATGCTAAAGAAAAAGGTTATAGAGATAATACTGGTACTAATTGGAACTTTGTTGATGGTGCCATTAAGGATTATGGATTAGGCGGAACTAAACAGTGGAATCCTAATGCACAGTTTATACACGATGAAGTTAAAAAAGGTAATCCGGTTGTACTTAGTGGATACTCACAAGGACCATATGACCCTTATACCAGAGAAGGACATTATGTCGTAGCTACAGGAGTAGATGATAATGGTGGAGTTACAATAAACGACCCTAGAGGTAGAGAATACTCTGGTAAGTTTGATATTAATAATGTTGCAAACTCAACAGCAGTCGGTTGGGGAGTAAGACCTGGTGGTAAAGGTGGTGGATATGGTAGAGGAGACTACAAACATCTAAAGGACGGTACGTACAGACAAACTAGATACACTGTTAATAGAGATCTACCATCTAATGCAAGTATACCAAAGAATTCACTTACAGAAGCTAAAATAATTGCACCAGGTACTAAAAGTACGTCAAGTATTGGAATAAACAGGGTAAATGTTGGAAAAAGTGCCGCCGAGATAAAAGCAGAACAGCGTAGAAATTGGATGAATATGGAAATGTCATTACCCGCAGGTTCAGCACTACGTAGGCGTACAGGTCTGACGGTACAAAATTTACAACTGGACCCAACGACAAATACAATTACATCAGACCCAGTAATAGCTGGTAAAGAACGAGCAAAGGCGTATTTATACCAGAACAAAAAAAATACTAAGGGAATTCCTGTAACTCCTGAAGAGTATCAGAAAAAACAAGAGTTTTTAAATCAGTATGATAAAAGTAAGTTTAACGCCAGGATGTATGAAAAATATGGATCAAATTATCTTACAGGTATTGAGCAAATCGATAATAGACGATTTAACGATTTTTTATGGGAAAGAACTGGAATGTTATCATTAATGAACCCTAATTATAACGGTCCAATTATTAGTAACAAATATACCACAGAACCATTTTCTGTTATAAATAGATCAACATCATTCCAAAATTTTGGATTAAAAAAATCGTTAACCTCTAACTCGACATCATGGTCAATTGGTTCTGATAAATTAGATGCTATTGCTAACAGTTCATCAGGATCCTCATTAACCAGTAATAGTACATTATGGTCGAATGTTAGTACTGATGATACATCAGCTAATCAATCCAATGATGATTCTGGTGGCTCATACGATTCTGGTGGAGACTGGGGTGGTGGCTCATATGATTCTGGTGGAGACTGGGGTGGTGGCTCATACGATTCCGGTGGAGGTAGTGCTGATTACACAGCTACAGCATCTGTTGAAGGTGTTGGTAATGTTCCTGCACAAGAAGTAGCCATTACAGAAGGTGGTACATGGTCATCTGATTTAGAGACATATGCTAGACAGGTGGTATGTTCAGCTATGCTTGCATTACAGGGTAAACTAAGATATTCTATGGGTAGTGATCGTAGCCAAGTATGGAATGGATTTACACATGGTAGTGGTGTCGGTGACTGTTCATCTACAATATCTATTATATATAAAAACTGCTGTGGTCTTAATATAGGTGACTGGTCAGGTGCGATAAAAGGATCAAGTACAGGTATTACTGTAGATAATAACACCGGTGGAATACCGGATCAATCAAAACTACTCCCAGGTGACGTTATTTGTTATAATGGTCACGTTGAGATGTATCTTGGTAATGATCAGTGTATAGGACACGGTGGTCCTGGTATAGGTCCTAAAATGAAAACCATGAGTAGTTATACTGAGTCAAGAAATAAGAGAGGTAGTGGTAAGAAATACGTTTGTACGAGAAGATTTATTCATGATAATAACGTTTCACAAGTTAATGTACCACCAGGAGTAACTCCTGATGCTAAATACGCTGTTCCGGGAACATCCGGATCATCTGGATCTGGTAAATCTGGTGGAGGTTCTGTAGGTGGATCTAATAGCGGTGGTGGAATGTTTGGTAATATAATGTCTATGTTCTCAACATTCATGGGTGATATTGGAGATAACGCAATGACATTATTCCTCACAGGAAAATGGGGAAATAAATATTCATTTGGTGGAGGTTCATCTGACCAAAACTCATCCGATAAGGCAAATTCACCAGCAATATCAACCAGTGGTGGAACTGTCGATAACTTTACAGGAGACTTTGATTATATAGGTAGATATATTAAACCGTTCGAGTCAGGTAAAGAAGGATCACTAAAAATATCTAAAGGTACTGGCGATAAGGGTGGTGTATCATTCGGTACATTCCAATTCCCAACATATCATCAGTCGGTTGTACCTAGTGATAGTAAACTTAGAAAATTCTGGGATGCATATGCTTCACAGTATCCAGGAGTTCAACCTGGAAATAATGAACCATTTAAGAAGGCATGGAGAGATGCCGCTACTAAAGATCCATCAGGATTCTTAAAAAGGGAAATTGAAATTAATGGTACATCCACAATAGGCGGAAACTTAAATAGAATGCGAGCTGCATTTGGTAATGTTGACGTCGATAGAGCATTACAGGAAGCTGTATATTCATCACTTAATATATATGGTAGTGATAAATTAACCATGGATTCATTTAGACAAGCAGGAGTTCCAAACTCTGATGTTTATAAACAAAATCCGAAAGACGCATTGAAGAGATTCTACCAAGCTAAGTATGATAGAGTTCCTATTAATTTTAAATCATCCCCTGGAATGTGGAAAGGTATAAGAAATAGGTTTAGTAAAGAAGAACCTGCTATAGTAATTCCGCTTACCGATCAAAAACCATTACCTGAATGGGGTAAACCTATTCCAGTTGGTGGTGGAAAAGGTGGTTCTGATGATCCATTCGTAGAATTGAGTAGAATGTCAGATGGTGCTGATATAACCAAACAAGACTTCAAAGTCAATACTGGTGGCAAATATGCTAGAAAAGTTGGTGGCGGAAGAGGTCCAGGTAGAAGAAGCACATTTATCAGACGTTCAATGAATGATGCCGGATACATAACACGATCACTATCAGGTGGCGGAAGAGGTGGTTCTAATGATGCAATGTTAGAATTACTGGCTATAATGATAAATAGATTAACAGATATTGCAAATTCATCTGCAAGCTCAGATGCAAAATTATCAATGCTTAGAGACTTGCGTGGTAATACTAATATAGTTAGTAATAATATAAATGGTGGTAAAAATGGAGATACAACTGTAATTGTTAAAAAAGAACCAGGAATTCCCCCAATAATACCATCACAATCAAGATCATCAAAAACTGCTGAAATGATTGCAAGAGGATTTTAAGACTCTTATAAGAAATATATAAATAAGCAAAATAGTGTATCAGGATATTATTAATCTTATGATTATAATAAATCTGATACACTATTTTTTAATAGTTAAAATTTAATAAATAGAAAGGACTGAGTATATTATATGGCATATAGTGGAAAAGTTACAACTAGTTTAAATGTTAGAAATGGTGCAGGAACATCTAATGCTATTGTAAAGACTTTGGCATACGGTGACACTGTTACTATAAGTGAAACTAAAGATGTTGCAGGAGCAATATGGGGTAAGATAGACGATGGGTGGATATGTCTAACATCAGCAGGTGGAACCAAATATGTACAATATAGTGAGGTATCTGGTGAATCTGCATCAGGCAACCCATTATTTAAAAAATTAGATACGGCTAATGATACTAAGTTACCATATGCTAAAGAAGCATACATTAGTACATTTAAGACATTATTGGAAGGTGATACCAACAGAGGTTATGCTTTTAAAAAAAGTATGAGATTATACGGAATACCATATCAATTTAGACCGGAGGTAGATGTTAGGGTAGATAAAGTAAGTAAAGTAATCGGTAGAAAATTTATAAATAATATTATGAGTAACGCTCCCGTAGTTAGTATAATTCCAGGAGTTCCGAAATACCTACCTAATGCTAAAAATAGAAATGATATGGTGGCAAAATCACAAGCTTTTATGAGTGCAGCAACAGGAGCATTTGAAGATCTTCAGAATGTCCTCACGGCACAAGAGAGAGAAGGAGAGTCTCCACAAAGATACTACGACTTTCAACAAGACTATACAAATTATATGCAGTACGTAAATATCATGTGTAGAACTGCTGCAACTTTCTTAGAGTTAACAGATACATTAGATGGTGATAGTTTACAAAGCTACGATTGGCGTAATTACAGATGGGGTGCGGATAGTAATAAGGGTGCTGCATCATGGGCGATTAAACAGGGTGGAAAGATGGTTAAAGGAGTTATAAATGCAATATCAGAAGGTGGTGAAGCTTTTGTTAACGCATTAAGTGGAAATAAATCATCTGGTAACTCTAAAAATAAATACAAACATACGACAACTACCAATACACAGGAACAAGATAGTTTAGTAGATTCACTATTGTCTAAGAGTGGATTCATACAATTCTATTGTGATCCTGATATGGGTGCAACCGAGAGTGCTAGTAACAGTACACAAGATTCAATGATGAAAGGTATATTTGATAATGTATCACAAGGTATGAAAGAGTTAGCATTTCTAATGAATTCCGGTGGCTTAAGTAGTGTTGACAATGGTACTGGTTCATTTACAACATCTTTACAAGAAGGATTATCGGGAGCGGTGGATAAGATTGGTTCTTTAATTCCTGGTAATACCGGAATAACTGATATGTTAAAAAGAATATTAGACGTATCATCCAACGTTGTTAAGGGTGAAAATATGATCATACCACAGATATACAGTGGTAGCTCATACGACAGACGTTATTCACTTACTGTACATCTCAAATCGATTTATGGTAGTAAATTAGCGTACTATTTGGATGTATTAGTACCACTATTTCATTTATTAGCATTAGCACTACCGAAACAAACTTCTGCTAATACGTATGGTGCACCATTCTTAATTAAGGTATTTTGTGATGGTATTTTTACAACTAACTTAGGAATAGTAAGTTCTATAAGTATAAATAAGAATGTTGATCCTGAGTCGTGGACAGTTGATGGATTCCCGTCTGAAGTTGATGTATCTCTCGAGATAGTAGATCTATACTCAGACCTAACAATGTCACCCCAAACAAATATTGAGATGTTTCTAGCAAATTCGTCACTAATTGATTATATCGGTACAACATGTGGACTAAACTTCCTAGAACCTCAGATTACTAATAAAATGAAGAATTATATTACAACAATTAAAAATGCATTTGGTGATATCCCAGAAAATATCGTATCTGTTATGAACGATAAGGTTGATAATCTGTTAGCTCCATGGGTTAGTATATCTTAGTAAACTATTATTTATTATGATAAAGATAGAGAAAGATTATAAAGATAAATGGGGAGATATCCCTAAAGACTTACAAGGAAGATTAGATTTACTATTAATATCACTTAAAAATAGAAAAACTAAAAAACCTATATCAGAATTAATAAAGTCCATAAAAAATATAGAATGGTTATCTTATAAATTTACAATATATTTATTACCCAAGGCTACACCAAGACCAAGACTACAAAGATTCGCTGGAACTTTTTACGTATCAGGAGCACATGATAATAAAAAAATATTCAAAAAATATTTAAAAAATAATCCACATGATATCATATATACTCCGATGATATTCCATTCGAAAGTATATATACCAACGCCTGAGTCTATGAAAACAGAAGATAAGATATTAGCTGAAATGGGGTATATTCGACCGTTATCAAAACCTGATTTTGATAATGTCGCAAAGACATATGCAGATATGATTCAAGACTCATTAATATTAGATGATGCGTTAATTATCAAAGGTATAAGTGAAAAATACTATTCAATTAAACCCAGAATTGAAATAGATATTAAATATATGAAGGAATTTGATTCAATATTTAATAAAAAGAAAATAGAGAAGAGATTGTAATATACACTTAAACTTTTAAAGTAATTAGATTAATGAAAGGATAAGGTGTTCTATATATGAAAACTCTTAGTAGTAAGATGATATTAATGTCCATGTTAATAATTGCATATATTGGTATATCGTATGTGTACTATAGACATTTTATAAATAAATTATGGATAGTATCTATAGTATCATTAACAATATGGGTGATTGGAGAACTTTTAAACCATTTAACACCATTAATAAGATTTATTGGACTTGTATTTGTTATATCATTTCTTTTATTAATGGGATTATTTATATGGGAATTGATTTTCAAGTATTCAGACGGGTTAATGGTATTTATTTCTTTATATATAATATGCCTAGGATTAATAAATGATATAAGAAGAATTAAGAAATAAGTTACAATGTGCAGGATTTTATTGCTGGCATCATGCTTGCGTTAAATCCTGTACATTATTTTTTTTTTTGCAATTATTACCAATTGGTTATATAATATTGATTTGTGGTGATATGTATGTGATATACATTTTTAATAAGTATACGTCATTTATTAAAATAAAAGATGCTATACATGAAATGTAAAAGTTCATAAAAGAAAGACTATTTTTCTTTATAAACTAATTCACAAATTTTAAATAAAGAAAGGAGATAAATTGGAGAATATTTATGATAATATTTTATGAGGATATCTATTATAAATAATCTCAAAATGTATCAAACTTACTTAACTCATCTATACTATATGATATTTGTATAAGTATGGAAAAAAATTCCAATGGGTTGGTTTGGTTTAAAAAAATAGAAAGGGGATTTGTCACTTTTATAATAAAAAATAATGATAATATAATTTACAAGTGACAGAAACAACGATTATGAATTTTCAAAGAAATATGAACGATCTCAATAGAGAGGTCTATAGAAACGGTAAAAGAGTAATTCTTAAACCAACAAAGAAGAGACGTATTAACGGTAATGTTATTATGAATATCTTCGCTTTAGTAATACTATTATACGCTGTAATATATGTATCATCTTTTAAATTAATGAATGTAAACGCATATGAAAATACTACCACAAATACAAGCGTTCAGTATGTTCCTGTAGTAGAAACTAATGGAGTACCTAAAGAAATACCATTAGTAATTCCTGTGACAGAAGTTGTTCCAGAAACTACTGTAGCAAGTACTGAAGATGCTAATAATAATGAACCAATTAGAGTAGCTAAACACGACACCTCTAATGAAGGACCTATCGTAAAAATACGTGAACAAGAAAGAGAATTAACAGATCTCGAAAAGTATGGTTATGATATGGATCAGTTCACAATTAAGTATGCTGCAACAGGTATACACATCAGAGAGCAAGCAAGTACCGAATCAAATGTAATAGATAGTGTTGATAAGAATACCGAGCTTATGGTATTAGGAGACGCTAAAGATACGGATGAATGGTATGCTATTAAATATAACGATGGTGTATGTTATGTTGCAAAAGCCTATGTATCAGATGAATATATAGAAAGAAATTATACGGATGAAGAGTTAGATATAATGGCTCATCTAATATGTGGTGAAGCACAAACTTACGATGACCAAGAACAACAATATATTGCATCTGTGGTATTAAACAGGGTTAAACACTCTTCATATCCAAATACTATTAAAGGAGTAGTATTCCAAAAAGGACAATATAGTTGTACATGGGATGGAAACTATAATAGAACCCCAACTGAAAGAAATTGGGCTAATGCAAAATATATTCTTGAAAATGGAAGTATACTACCAGATAACGTAGTATATCAATCTCAAGTTAAACAGGGTCGTGGAGTTTATGTTAAAACAAAATATCATTATTATTGCATCAAGTAAAATCTTACAAGATTTTACTTAATAAGAAACTTGAATAAAGATACTGTATAATAAAAATACAGTATCTTTATTTTTTTATCCATATTTTTCTATTAATATATATGACCTAATTATGATGCTATATATTTTTTTACATTGACCAATGAAGCACTTTAATATAACTAAACTATATGAAAGGAAAACAGTAAAATCATTATGAATAAAGCATATTCAATTATAAATGATAAGTTGTATAAATACAAGGTTTATCCATTAGAAAAAGATTCTATATTTTTTTCAAATACAGTGAACGATACCTATAGAGAAAGGGATGGAAAGAGATTATCAGTTACCAATTATATTATGACAGATATGAGTAAAAGTAATAGTACCAAGTATAATAATGCTAAGAATATTATTACTGAAAATAAAATTAAAGAATATGATGAGATATCATATAATAATTGTAAATTGATGATAAACATAGCTTTCTTAGACAGAGATGATAATATAATCGAAGAAGGTATTCGAGTACATAATGTTGGACTAACAACTATACCAGTTTTATGTAATATTGGTGATAATATGATTCTCGAGTATAATATCTGCTCTAAAGTGTATAACTGGTTGCCACGATTGTTTACAAGATATTCAGGATTAGGTATTCATAAAGAATATGAGAAGATACATACTATACGAATTAATAGTATCTCACTACTTGCAGATATCTTGTCAGATAAGGATAATCCTAGTGGTATTGGTAAAATATCTCCAACGATAATAGACAAAACTCTTACTCCAGATTCACATACTATAGAACTTATAAAAGATAAGAGGGTTCAACTATTCACAGATAATAACGTTCACAATATACTTGTTCAAGATAACATCGATTACGTTGAGTATTTTGTAGATATTAAATTCGATATGGGTACATTTGTTGTTAATGATGATAGTATAGAAAATCTATTAAAAGCAAATAGAGAATAATTATTTTTTAATATATTATTAGGTATTTTACTGGTAATAAAAACATTACCTTAAATTTTAAATAAAAAGAAAGGGGTAGAGCGTTACCATGGGAATAGTTAACGACTTACAAAAGATGGCTAGAACTGGTGCTAATATTGCAGCGGCAAAAGAGAGCTTATTAAAGACTAGTATAGCTAAAAGAGCAAACGATTCAATATTTCAATTTCCATGTATAGTATCAAATACTATACCAATTGATATGGCATCTACTATAACCAAGTTACTTGATAGAAATTATGCCTCATTTGTACAAATAGTTTTATCACATATAGCAAACGTAGACTTGTCGATGAATAGAACTCCAAATCAATTCCTCAAAACTGTACATCAAAATATGAGACTTGAATCAGGTAATGATGATGATATATATGATCAAGATCTATATAATGGTGAAAACATATTTGCTATTAATGAAGAGAGTGGTGTTGCATTTGTTATGGAAGCCCATAAAGGTGGTCATATAAAAAATCTTAGAAGGCTTAATATCCACGAGTGTAGAGAATACTTATCAGATTATGATATAAGACCATTTATGGAAGCTGATATGAATTTAGAACCTGGAGATATTACAATATCCAGCTTACTCTCAAATACTGCTAGAAATAATGCTGAAAAAAGAGAAAGTGAACAAATTAAGGCAGATGTCAACCGTGCAAACATACTGAAGAATAATCAAGCTGCACAGTTAACAAATAATGAGGTTAAGAAATTAAACGATTTAACACCTTATGCAATTGAAGTTAAATTGAATGTCGTCGATGAAGAGAATAGATTTGTTGAATACTGGAACTTAGTAATTGGTGTTAAAACAATACTTCATTTAGTAGACTCTAATGAGATTATAGAGAATATTTCACGAGCTATTCAGAATAAAGGTTTCTTCTTAAAATTGATAAAATGGACTACTGGCGAGATTAGTCTATTTAAAGATATCATATTAGGTCTCGATGATATTAAGTTTGACAATTTATCAAGAGATAAAGGTTACAGTAGATTTTTCCCAACTTTAAGAAGATTAAAAGAGAAAAAAGTTGGGTTTAAGAATTTCAAGCCTGATAGAATAGTCCCAAATGCATCATTAATAATTTCATCATATGAGTTATTCGAGATACAAAAGAGATATAATTTAAATCTCAAAGATCTTAAAGTTGCTAGAAAGTTAATGGCACAGTTATTCTTAATGACATTAGTTATCATCGATGATTCCACTCAAACAGTTGATATATTATACGATGGTGATAGCACAGTTGGTACAGGATTCCAGACTTATGCATTAGAGACAATTGAGAGAGAAATGAATCTATCTTCTAATAGACTTGGTAAAGAAATTGGAAGAATGATATCAAGATAACTATAGTTGGTGTTATTCTTGATAAAAAATATTATGAAAGGAAAATTTTCAAAGTTCAAATATTATGATTTATAAAGAGATTGAGACCCTTATGGAATCAGCTAATATACTTCGTGGTGATACTGTTGGATTACTTAGAAATCATGAGATTGCAACAGTATTGGAAGATGTTAATTCACCCATAAGAAGTAAATTTAACGAAAAGCTATTTGATTCAGTTATTGATAAGAAACATATCGACTTTGATAATATCCCTAATTCCAAAGGTGATATAGATAAGTATGTTGGAACTAAACCAATGAAAGAAACTTTGGTAGTTCTTGCAGGATTACAATCTGATATGAAGAATATATCAGACGATTACATAAATATTATAAGTACAGCTATCACTAATATAGCAAGATACAAAGATCTATATTCAAATGGATTTAAGTTAAAGAATGATTTTGTTATGTTGGAATATAATACTTTAGTATATACATGTGTTGAGGCGACAACATCTATAATATACCAATTTGTAGATATATTTAAGAATCCAACACAAGATACTAATACATTAGTACTTAGAAATACTAAATATAAGGCTAACTTATTTTATTTAGAGCAGTTAAGAAAATATAATACAGTAATTAGTAAAATGGGTAACGACTATAGGAAATACCTTACTAATATGCTTGAAAAAGATAACGAAAGTAATTTTATCGGTACAGCTACAATGGTAGGTGCAGCTACAGTTGGATTAGTGGCATTGTCAATAATACCTATAACAAGAGAACTTGTTAATCAGTATTACAATATAAGACATAAATTATCTTCATCCTTAGCATATCATGCATATCTGTTGGAAATGAATAAAGCTATTGTGGAAGCTAATAGTTCATTTAATGCAGCTAAGAAGAAATCTATATTAGCTAAACAAGAAACTGTTAAAAATCAGCTACTTAAGCTATCTGATGTGTTTAGGGTTTCCAACGTGAAAACCAGCGAAAAAAGAATAGCTAATATAGAAAAGGAAAATAAGACTATGACCATAGATTCTATTAAACGTCAGGTTGATTCGTCTCCATTAGAATTATTATAAAAAATAACTTGGAAAGGAATTGATAGAGGTACTTAAAATCATGGAAAAAGAGTATAAAAACTATATTAATGAAACGATTGAATATCTCATTAGAACTATTAGTTATTTTAATAATATTGACATCGATTCATTTAAAGATGAAGATTCATATATAGAAAAAATGTCTAATTGCAAAAGTATTATAGATGCGTTTTTCTATAGAGAGAATGAAGGTTCCAGAGTTGAGGATTTTTATGTAAAAATAAAAGATCCTAAATTAAAAATCGTTAAAACCGTTATACCATCTTACGATATATCTACATACATTACAAAATGTTTAGAATATTATGATGGTATGACTGAGTTTATTGATGATTTAGAAGATCGAAATATTAATGATGAAAATAATTTCAATAATAAGATATTATCATATATAGAAAAAGATAAGGTCTTTATGACTAATTTATTATACGAAGTTAAAAAATCGTATAATGATGTTAATATATTAGATTGGCAATCCAATTTTAATATTTTAATATCACTAAAAGACAATATTAGTAGATTTATCAGATTCAGTAAAAAAGACTTATCAGAACTATGTTCAAGAGGTACTAAATATGATAATATCTGTATTTTATATAAGAAATCTACATTAGTATTCATATTAAATGCATTACTTATGATATTTGAATCTTATAGAGAACTTGTTAGAGTGCTATATGAAAAGGAAACTATCAGAAATGTTAATAACACATTAGATGATAATAGATTTGTTGTTTTATAATTACGAGAAAATTAAATTACTTGATAACACGCCTCAATAATCCCCCTAATGTGTATATTATATAATTCCATAATACGATAAGGGACAGGATACTATGAATAAAATTATAAAAAATACACAATCAAATTTATACGACTCCATTATTAATGAGGTTGAAAAAATATGTCGTTATGAAAATGAATTTAATAAACTTACTAATGAAGAACTTAAAATGATAGAGGAACATAAAAGAGATATAGACTTAGTAAATTTTATATTTATTAAAAAAGATGAAATTTTAACCGATAAGTTATTACGAACTTTCGTTAATTTTAAAGTAATCATAGATAGGTTTTTTAGGTTAAGTATATCAACTATATCTGATATTAGGGTAAATCATGTTAAACATCATAAAATGATGTGGAGTTATCTGTATAGAGATATTGAAAAAGTTAGCTTACTTAAACATAGTGGAAAACTATACGATATCGAAAATAATTCAGATATTATGAAAATATCATTTTGTGAATATTTAGAAAACATTGAAGAGAAAGTATCCAATAATATTGATGTATCAGATATACATGATAAATCATATGTAGAGTCTGAGGATTTTATTTCTCAATTTAAAAAAGCATATTATGAAATAAAATCGTTCATGAATATGTTGGAAATTGAACTTGAACTTCATAATGACCTAAGATCTTCTAAAATAATACTTGCTCATTCATTAGAAATGCTAATAATATTATCAATAACAGCAAGTACTATTGACATATTATAGAAACGTGTAAATAATCCCATATATACCTATTTAAATTATTTAGGTATATATGGGATTATCTTTTTATTAAGAATGTCTGTGTTGAGCTTTACACAAATGGATTAATACTATGTTATTCATTTAAATCTGAATTTGTATTTTGAATCTCATCTATATTTAATTCATCTTTATTACCATTTATATCTTCTGTGATAATTGTATTATCACTTATCTCTTCACTATCGGTTGTATCAACGTTAACATTCTCTTCAGGTCTATTTAATGCTAAGAACTCATCTTTTAATAGTTGTAATTTATCAACATTATCGTCGTCTTCATAATGTACATCGAATGTATCACACCACTTTCTTAATTCTAATATCTGAGTCTTATCTGCTATATAATCTCTAAGTATTACTAATTTCTCAATATAGCTTATACCCTGAGCTATTGGTGGAGTATCGAAACCATTATCAATTATCCAACGATATGCATTCGCAATTGACTCTTTTGCTTTATTCTCGACAACCATTCTTCTTTCAGGATGATTTGGAGACATTACGTTCTTTTCTATTAATATATCAATATACTCATCAAACAATGAATCTATTGATTTTATAAATTCTACCATTTTATCCTCATCTTCTTTTGTTGAGAATTTATGGTATATGAGTTTAAACATGTTTGATATAGAAGTTCTAGCAAATGAAACTTCGATAACATCGTTAACATCTGTATGTACTATCATTCTCATATTGATAAATAAAAACAGGTTATTATATTCATAAAAATCGCTTCCACAAAAAGTATACTCTATATCATCTAATTTACGTATAACGTCTTCTTTATAACCAATCTTGACTAATTTGGTAACAGCTCTTCTCATTATATCGTGAAATCTTGATCGTGTTGTAAATGAATCTATTATAGATCGTTTTTCTTTATCTTTAAACTCATTTATTCTATCTAACAGATACTCCATAGATTTAGATTTGTTATATGCTTCTAATCTTTTACTTATCTTTGATTTTTCTCTTGGATCATCTGTTTCATCTAACTTCTTTTTAAGTTCCTCGAGCTTTTTATTCTCATTTTCTTTATACTCTTCAGAGTTTATATACTTATCATAGTCTTCCATCGCAGAATTTATTTGTGTATATATTTCATCCCTGTTTTTAATTAGTGACATTATATTATCTTCACCAAACTTTTTAATATTTATAAGATTCTCTCTGATTGCACTAGTTCTTAATTCTAATTCCTCAGGTAATTCAATATTACTATCTGGATGTTTAAATGTATTATATAATGATATAACAGTACCGGATGGGAATAGTTCTATTTGCTCTTTTGTAAATTTATCAAGTTCTACAACTATTTCCATCTTAACACCGTATTTATCTTGTAAATCCTCTCTAAACATATCTAATGCTATGTTAAGTTGTTCATCAGCACTTTTCTTAAGTTCTAATAATGATTTTATATCGTCATTCATTCTATTTATAATTTCCTTTCCAATAGTTTATTTTATATTTATATAGTTTAAAGACTTGTATATTTATTACTAATAAATTAATAACGATATTATACCAATTATTATATAATATTAAAATGTAATAAAATAATTATAAAGGAGAAATTAACATGATAATGAAAAAGAAATACAAGATACTACGAGATAAGAATACATCAATAGTAATAAATGGTTCTAAGTTGTATCGTATACAAGCACTGATAAATTTTCATGATGTTAAAGAAGGTGATATTGGTGGTTATATAGAATCTGATAAGAACTTATCACATGACGGTGATTGTTGGGTATATGACGATTCTAAAGTATATGACAATGCAACTGTGACAGATAATGCTATTGTAAAATACTCAAGTGTTGTAACGGATAATGCTTATGTTACATCAAAATCTATAATATCAAATAATTCCATTATATCAGGAAATGCTAAGATATTTGATAATTGCAATATTGATAATAAATCTCATATTAGTGGTAATAGTATAATAAAGTCTAATGTAACAATAAAAAATTCTACTGTAAAGGATAATGTTATAATAGACGGCTTCTTTAATATTAATAGTGGTGTTACTGTTGCAGGTAACGTATTTATACATGGTGACGGAATTATTATGGGTGATAATACAACTATAGAAACATCATCATATTATAGAGATAATTTAGAAATACGTGGAAATTATATTATAATAGGACCTGCTTCTAAAATAAAAAATATTGGTGATATCTATATAATAGGTATGTATAATAATCTGAATGTATCACACGATAGTAACATATACAAAAAAATTAATAAGATGAGAAGTATTACTATTACTAAAAATATAAAAAACCAGTATCATGTGTGTGTAAATATATCAGATGAAGAATTCTTTGGTAACATATATGAATTTAGAGATTTTATAAATAATCATAAGTCACTAGATAATGAAACTAGAAAAGATTATATAGAACAGATAAATATCTTTATAGATACTATAGAGAATAATTCCGATATAATAATTCAAGAAGAATAAGTTTAGTTTAATAATAGATACTGGGTTAATTCTCAGTATCTATTATTTTTTATCCGTATTTCCTATATATATAGTAATATACTATTTATGTGTAATAATAAAATAAATATATATATATATTAAAAGGAGAAAAAAATATGTTAAATATAATCGTAATATTAGTATCTTTATTTTTAGGTCATAAGTTAGTAAATTTATGTACAAGAAACATGATAATGTCAGGATATATGTATTTCGTTTTAAACTTATTTGGAATGGCATTATTCTACGTAATAATCGGAAGTTTTATTGGATTAGTTTAATTGGAAAAGGAGAAAGAAATATGAAAAACTTAAATACAATGATAGCAGAATCAAACGTATTCTATGCAGAAATAAAGCTCAATAATTCAATTATGGAATTGGAGAATTCCATAAAAAGAATACAGAGAGCTAATAAATTGGTGAAGGAGTTAAATCCTTCAGTAAAGAAATAATAAGAATAAAGCCTGTTAATTCAGGCTTTATTTTTTTTTTAATTTTTAAATATAGTCTATATATTATTACTTTAATATTAACTATTTATTATAATATTAATGGAAAGGATGTATAAGAATTATGTCTAAGAAAAAGAAAGTTAAGCTGTATAGAAGAAATTGGGATATAGACTATATTGAGTCATTAATGACTGGACAAGGTTTTACAATAACTGAAATGCCCGCGATATCATTAGATGGTATCAAGAAGAAAAGTTTATATGGTCCTAGGTCCGAATTATATGGTACAACATATGGTGATGAACAAGAATTTGTGGAGAGGTGTTCTTGTGAATGTGGTAAGACATTAGGACTTGTTAAGAAAGGTGAATATTGTCCATTTTGTAATACCATCGTAAAAGAAGTTGGTGATAATATTAAATTTACAGGTTGGATATCACTAGGTAATGAAAAAATTATAAATCCTCAGTATTTTAAATTAATTGCTAAAGTAATAGGTGTTGGTGCCTTTAATGATATGATAGCAGTAAATAAGAAAGTTGACATAGATGGTAATATATCATTATTGGAAGAAGGTTCACCTCTTATAAAAAACTACACATCACCGTTCATTGGAATTGGTGTAGATGGCTTTAGAGAAAGATTTTATGAAATAATGGATTATTATCATAAGAAAAGGAAAGCAAAATCGGATTTAATCGACGTGTTAAAAAGTGAAGTTAGATCAGTATTCACCTCACATATACCGGTATATTCAACTAAATTAAGGCAGGAATCTGTTACTGAAGATACGTATTATTACGGTGGTATAGATAGGGAAATAAACTCAATGATACCGATAACAAAATTATTGGATACTGCTACTGAAATAGAAAAACCACACTATTTATTTAGAATACAAGAGAAAGTAAATAGGATGTGGGATATCAACTTTGAATTATTGAAGGGTAAAGAAGGTACAATAAGAGGTCAGTTGTTAGGTGGTAGTTTAAACTATACGTCAAGAAATGTTATTATACCTGATTACGAATTACATGATGATGAAGTTGATGTATCTTATTATACAATGCTAGAACTTTCTAAAGAGACTATAATAAGATATTTAATGAAATCTGAAGATATCACTATAAATGAAGCACATACACAATGGAAATATGCTAAGATAAGATTTAGTGAAAAAATATATCAAATAATGCTATTTATAATACAAAAAGAACAACCTTGTATTGTACTTAATAGGAATCCTACTCTTAATTTCTATTCATTATTATTTATGAAAATAAGACATGTTACAAGGAATCCTAATCAATATACATTATCCGTTCCTATTGCAATATTAACAGGCTTAAATGCAGACTTTGATGGTGATATTTTAAATATGATTTTAGTAACACTAGAAGAGCTTAAGTATTTATTTAGAAAATTCAATCCTATTGAAAGAATGATAGTAAGTAAAGATAACGGATTACTTAATGATTACTTCAGTATTACTAAAGGTCAGTTAATAGACCTATTTTACTTCTTAGAAATAGATTCAGATATATCAGATTTTATACCTAGTGAGAAATCTATTGGTAAAAGTCGTATGTTAGAAAAGGTTAGATTAAATTAACTATCATAAATAATTAAAACAAAGGTGATTATATACAACTATAATCACCTTTGTTTTTTTTTATCAAAAATATACGTTTTTCTCCATAAAATAATGATATACTATTTACGTAGAAATGTAAAGAAATTAAATTATTTTTAAAGGAGAAAGAAATATGAATAAGTATTATGATTTTATCGTTATCGGAATATATGTATACTTTACTCTCATATGGTGTACATTTTCTGTATGTTCCATAATAACGAATAGGAAAGGAAAGGAAATTGGTATTGATAACCGATATAGGGTATCTGGTTTTATAAAAAACCTATCTACAACTATATCAGCAATATTACTATTAATAATGGGATTTGCTATACATGATAAAAAGTCTATGGCAATATACTTAATGTATATAATAGTAATGTTGATACTGCTGGTAATGATGATGTTACCTTTACCATATACTTTTGTATTAGTATATATAATACTATCAAAGGTGATATCATATAAATCTGAAAAATATAAAGTGTTATGTAATACGTTGGTTACAACGCCTATAACACTTATATTATGGGGTACATTAACCGGATGGATTGGTTTGTATTCTGTCGAATCGTTGATAATGTATATGGTAAATACATATTAATGAAATAATTAAGTCCATTTTAGAATATATTAAAAAAATAAATATCAGTTTAATTATAAAGGAGAAAAAATATGTTAAATATAATCGTAATATTAGTATCTTTATTTTTAGGTAATAAGTTAGTGAAGTTATGTACACGAAACATGATAATGTCAGGATATATGTATTTCGTTTTAAATCTATTTGGAATGGGATTATTTTATGTAATAATCGGAAGTTTCGTCGGATTGGTTTAGTTGGAAAAGGAGAAAGAAATATGAAAATAGAAAAATTTATAGTAAATAATAGGAATAGTATATCCAATCTAATTACGACAGTTGTAACAGGTACAGTCGTTACAGCTATAACAGCCGCAACAACAATATTATTCGACTTGAATGATTTCAAATCAATACGTCTTGTTAAAGAACCTGATACAGACGATCCTGAAAGATTCATGTATGAAGAAATTACAACAACTAACATATTGAGAGATATGTATCAATCTAAGAGGGAAGAACGACTTGGAGAAAAAGATGATGATAGAAAAAAGAAGAAGAAAAAGAAACACCATCATCATGACTAGTTAAAGGAGAAAAGAAATATGAATAAAAGAAATGGTGTATTAGATGCTATGATAAGAATATCAGCGTCCATAATAGCTGCAGGTGCAGGTTCATTACTGTCAGATGCAGCAAATAATAAATTTAACAAGTTTGCAGACAACTGTGAAGCTAAAATAAGACTTGAAGAAAAGAAGAATAACAGCTTCTTTAATAAAATATTTCATAAGAAAAAGTAATTTTAATAATAGATATATTAGGAGTAACATTCCTAATATATCTATTATTTTTTATCTGTATTTTATCGATTATTACATATATACTATTTATCTGTAATAAAATAGTATATATAAAGGAGGTGGTAGTATATATATACATTTAAAGGAAGAGGATGTTTCTTCAGATATACTGCACTTTCAAAAAGGAGGTGTGGTATATGGAAGAAACATACCTCAGATAGATAATTAATAAAAAAATAAAGGGTATAGAGATTATATAAATACCCTTTATTTTTTTTTAACTTATATATTGACATTTATGTAAGTTAAATTTATAATAAGAAAGGAGATCCGTTTAATGGATGCAAAATTTTTTTGTTTATCCAAAGAAGATGCTAAAGATCCTGAGAAATCAGGATTGAAATATGCAATGTCAAAAAGAGGTGAATGGAAACCATGTGCTGTAACCGATATACTTTCACAAATAAACCAATACCAATCAGCAACATCTTATGTTGTTATTAACAATATTGCATATAGTATATTTAAGGATTATATATTAATAGATGAGAATACAAGGTTGTATATATTAAAAGATAGAAATCTCGATACTGATAGGTTAAGTTAGAAATCATCAATAATGGAAAGGATATGTACTGATGTATACTAATAATAATGGAGAGTTTGAAATATGGGCAAATCGTAATACGGATATAGTGTGGAACATAATTAGTATTGTAAAAGACTTACTTGATAATGAGAAAATTGATTATCTTATAAATAGTCTATCCACAGAAATTATTATTGATAAGAGCGATTATGATTTAAATACTATAGAAACTATATTAGATAAACTTAGTATTCCTGATGAATTTAAAAGAAGGGTAATATCTGTATATACGACAAAAAATAACATATTTATTAGACAAAGAATACGAAGTTAGCTGGATTAGAGGAGAGAAAGGTGATGACGTCTGTAGGATTTGGTGAAGAAACCATGTTAGATTACAAGATTTATGATAAAAGATATAAAACAAATACTTTGCAGTTATGGGATAATTTAGCAAATACATATGGTGTCGACTTAGATATAGGTTTATATAAGTACTTTGTTAATTTAACAAATGTTAAAGTATATAATAACAATGTAGGAAAGTATAAATCTCTTATGAGGTTGACTAAGGAAATCTGTAAAGATTGGTGTAAAATAGTATTTACAGATGACTATTGTGTAGATGTTGGACTTGATACTGAGTTTCTTATTAATCATACACCTGTTATAGCAGATGATTTAGAAATCGGTTGTAAAATAACCGATAGATATATTATTTGTGCAGATAAACCGATTATTGATAAAGAAATCAAATCATTAGAAAGGTATACTGAAGCAAAGTATGCGTACGACATAGTTGTCGATAATAGATTTTAAGTATATATAATACTACTATAGGGATTTAAATCCCTATAGTAGTATTATATTTAATATATCATTATATATTACTGGATATTATCTTTTTTGCATTAGTAATACAATCGTTATAATCGTCATTTAACACATTATACACTTTAGGTGAACCAATTTTACTAAATATTCTATTTATATTATTCTCACAATATGTTTCTCTTTCAGATATAAATCTTCTACATATCTCATCATATCTTGGATTTTTATTAAGCTTCTCTCTTTGTATGGATCTTGTTAATGTATCACTATCATCTACGTTTAAATATATCCCAACAAATTTAGAGCTGAAATTAAATTCAGGATATTTTATCATCGTATTATCATATATTAATTCCAACATATCTGGAGTAACAACAACTATCCCATATTTAAATCTATTATCATATAAATCATTCTCAATTGTATAGTAGTAAACTTCGCCTGTCACCATCTTATAGTTTCTAATTTCTATTATCTTACCATCATTTTTATATATCTCTAATTCTTTATCCGTATCAAAATAATAGTCAACTATATCAACTTCACCACATCGTCTATTTCTAGTGGTGTGAGAAATTATTCTTTTGAACGGTTTAAAATATGTACATAAATCTGTAAATAATCTACTCTTACCTGATCCAGATTTTCCCATTATAAAAAATATCTTATCCATAATATAAATAATAACCCCTTTCAATAAAAATATTTATACTAAAAGTACCACTGATAATTATACCCTAAAAAACTTTAATCTAATGAAATAACTTAATAAAAATATAAAGAAAGGTTGCCGAATATGAAACATGAGATAGATTATGGGACATCTGTGAAAACTAAATTTAGTTTAGATATATCAGAGAATAAAATTGTAACAGAGTCTGGAAGAAATAGAATAGATAAGGAATCTCTCGAAAGTTTAGAAAATTCATTATCTAAGTTGTGTGAAAATACATCATATAGTAGTGAGATTTCTAATATTGAAAATATTCTTAAAAGAGAAATTGGTAATAATTATCATATTAGATTACTGGATTATGAAAAAACAACTATGTTACGATATATGAATATTTCTCCAGATAAAAATGGAATAGATATGATAATAGATGCAATAGTTGCTAGTAATAAAAGAAAAGATATATATAAAATATGGAAAAATATAGATAATTGGTATGTAAATATCGATATTAGAATACTAACAACTAAGATGTTTACACCAAGACAATTGACAGCTATGTTACTACATGAAATTGGTCATAGTTTAGAAACTAATACATTTGTTATAGATAGGGTTATTGATAATGTCCAGTGGCAATTAGCACAGAAGAATATAGGTATTAAAGCAGTATTCAATGAAACCATGATGAAATATATGTTAAGAATACCTATAATAAGAGCTATTAAAGCATCCAAGTTATCTAAACAAGATTACATTAATGAAATTGGTGCTGATTATTTTGCTGTTAGTCACGGGTATGCTAAAGAATTAAAAGAGGTATTTGATATTATTGTAAATCAAAAGACTTCTATTTATCAAGCTATGAAAAATAGAATGAAAGAATATGATAAAGTAGATGATTTGCATTACTATGATGGTATCATTGATTCATTAAGAAAAAGAAAATCTAATATTGCAAGACAACAACTTAAATTAATGATAATAGATAAACCTGTGGATTATTTAAATGATATATATAATGATACATACGATAAATTATTTAAAACTAACCCAATGAAATCTGAGTCAGTTAATTTTGATAATTTAATGGAGTCTGTAATTAATGCTTATGATAATGCTTATTATACTGAAGCTTTTTCTATATTTAAAAAGAAACTTAAAAAGATAGATAAATTCACCCCTGATTATATAAGAATAAGAATGGGTGATATGAAAACAAATGATGATAAATTACTATTGATATCTTATATACATAGTAAAATAGACATCATAGATTTCTATTTAGATATATTAAAAGATCCAGAATTATCTAAGAAATATATTGTACCTAATTCTACTAATGAATTAAATAATATGAGAAAAGATTTAGAAAGATCTAGGGAATTAATTCTTAAACAAAAGATTGAACCTATTAGATATGGATTAGATATAGTATATCCTAAAGGTTATGAAGGTTAATTTATTATTATATAGAAAGGAATTTGAATAAATCAATGGCTATATTCATAGAAAAGGATAATTTCATCTTTCTTGATACTAATTACTGTGAATTTTATATTCCCGAATATTACTTCGATAATAAATGGGCAACGTATCAAAAAGACTCTATTAATTGTCTTGGGGTTTTTGAAGTAGGAATTGGTGATAGTAATGGTAATATTAAAGAAAGAAAGACATTGAATGTACCGGTTATCACAGACTTCTATTATAATGATATGGATGAAACTGATATAACTGGTTCAGATGGTACTGTTGAAAAATGTATTGTGCTCAAATATACTAAAGGGGATAAAGTAATGAATTCTTTCGTAGTTAAGGATTCAGTTAATGCCGCTCTATTTTTAAGTATGATCACTAAAGGTAAGTTACCTAAGACGATAAAATATACGGACTTAATCACAGTATTTAATAAAAATAAAGCCTTATCAGGAGTTAATTTCGGAGTCCCATCTTCTATAGAAGAATTGGTACTTGCAGTTTCTTATAGGGATAAAAATGACATAACGAGAAAGTTTGCTACAGTAATAGGAGCAGGTAAAGCTGGTGAGTATGATTATACTACAACAAGTATAAGAAAAATTTGTCAATATGCTTCAACGTTTAGTGCTATGACGTTTGAGGATGTAAACTCTATGATCATAACATCTGTTAATAGAACCAGACATAAAAAGAATGAAATGGATTCACCTGTAGAAAAAATTCTCAAGTACTAAATTAATAAGATATAATATAATATAATTTACCAGATGGTATCCTTTTTCAGTTCATACTTCTGGTAAATTATATTTTTTATTTTTCTGATTAATGGAAAGGATTAGTATTATGATTGAAAAGAGAAGGGTTAATCCGTTACAAGGAATGTATTTTAATTATGAAGAGATAATTAAAGGTACTGAGATAAAATATATGTATCTAGCTATAAAAGATGAAACTCTGGAATCACGTAAAGAAGTTGATGGTTACACGGATGCATATTATAAAAAAGATGAATTCGAAAACTATAGCTATGATAAAGAGGAATATAATCAAATTGGTATTACAGATAATTCTGTTATACGAGGTTATATTCAAGATAAAAGAACAGTACCGCCAAATATACAAGAATTATTACTAGAGAAAAAAAGAGAAAGCATTATCAACTCATATATCGAATACAATGACTACTACAGAATGTTGAACGGTTTACCTAATATAAATGATAGAGATGTTATAGTGTTAGATAGTGAAACCTGTACAAAGTATAATATCTCACCTACTACTCGAGTTCACGACATAAGAAAAATATATGGTGATAATATACTTAATCAGTTAGAAGAAGAAGGAGTATTTGATAAATTATTTAGTGATAACCCAGATAAAAAATATATAAGATTTATCGGTAAAAGAAGGGTTGATATTCTTACAGTAAGAAGAGCAAAGAATTTCGAATTAATATACCTATCCAATGATATACCTACAGAAATAAGAGACAGATTTACTGTAATATATAATCAGTGTAGGGATTATGTAATGGATAGATTATACATATATGAATACACTAAAATTATTGATTATTATGATAGATTTATGGCTATGTGTATCATGGTAATGACATTACAACAACTGACTGTTAAGATTGTACAAAAGACTATTGATAGGGAATTCTTAGATTTATATCAAGTCCAGTGTTTATATGAAACATACGATATACCATTTTATAGATTGATCGATAATAAGACGCAGAAAGATATATGTAAAAATATAAATAACTTAATAAGGAATAAAGGTACAAATAAAGTTATTGTAGATATTGCTAAATTATTAGGATTTACTAATATTAATATCTATAAGTATTTTTTATTTAAAGAGCATAAATTAGATATTGATGGGAATCCGATTTTCAAAAAGAAAACTGTATTTAATCAAAATACAGGAAAAGAAGAAGAAGTATATGACGTGAAAGCTATGTATGATATATACTTTCAAAAAATAGAAGTTGGTAATTATGACTTTTATGAGGCACTCGATGAGAGAAGTAATAAAGTGCATTACGACTCAATTGTTACAGGTGATAAATATTGGATAGAGGATTCTCAATTAATAAATAACCTATATAATGAAGATTACAATTACAAAGAATCCAAATACCTTGGACTTGCCTTATCATATAGACTTACCGATATCATGTATGAGTTTATATTAATGATGAGATTATTCTTCAGTAATAAAGATGAAGTTAATAAAATAAAAATTAGAGTACCGATGGTAAACCCTGGTGCTGAATATGGGTTATTCGATATCGCAGTATTTTTATGTGCATTATTATCCAAAAAATTTGATATTAAGGGTGAGGTTGTATCGAGAGCATCTCAAGTTTTAGCAGTATTAAAAGAACTTGAATATGAGCCAAGTATGCATGACGGTTTAAATGATTCATATGGATTTAATTTTGACTTTTTCAAATCTACCGTATTTAATACAAAAAAAGATGAATTATATAAGGTATTAACTGAAAAAGAACGATTAGAGTTCGAATCTTATATCGGATTACTAACAATAACCGGAACCAGTAATAAAGAAAAAATAACAGCACTGAATAAAATATATACCAATATTAAAAACCTGTCAGAATTTTTACTAAATATGTTATCTGAGGTTAATCATATTGAAGATTATTATGTTATAAGAGATTTCTATCAAACGTGCTTTTATGTAAAAGAAACAGCCAAGTATTTCTCTGTAGATAATAGTCCAAATGTGGCACCGACCTTTATTGATTACTTACATGGTGCTAACTATGAATTATATGATTTTGTAAGAAAAGTAGATAAGGTTAATATATATACAGATATAGAAAACGTAATTGCTGTATTAGATGAATTGATACCTGATATAGATAAGATGTATGTTATAAATAACTCAACTGCAAAGATACAGGATATATTGATAGATTTTATAAGATTTTTCAAGTCTTATACAACGGATATGGTTGGTCTTAACATAACTTATACAATAGATTTTAAGTTAGATAATTTATTTAGATTATTTAACGAATTCCATATGATACATAAGAAATTACAATATGAAGAAGATCTAAATATATCATATAGTGATAGTCTACATAAGACAATAAGTACATACCATATTAGTAATAGTATTGCATTCGTTGATACTGTATATAAAATTGATAATTAGAGGTATTAAAACAGACATTTAAAAAGTTAATGAAAGGAAAAAGATTAAATACAATGGCAAATACTGTTAGGAATATTATTAATGATTCAATGATGTTTAGTGATAATACAGAACAACAAAACACATTGTGGAATAAAACTACTATATCAGCATACCATGGATATAGATATAATAAGAGAACTGGTAAATCTGAATGGGATGAGGTAATATTTGAAGATGCTCATAATATTGTAACAATATCAGGTGTACAGTATGCAATGGAGAAATTGTATGGTATACCAGGTACAATTAATGTTCAATCGTTACATAGTGAGTTACAGATAGGAGCATCTGAAGATGTTGTGTCATCACAAACAATTCAAACACCAACTGGTACCAAGACAGTACCATATAGTGCATCTGATGAGATATGTTTATTTGCAATAGGATTAACAGGAACAGGACAAAGCTCTATAACTAAATATCCTGTTAATTATAGAGAGAAATCTATAGAGTTAAATAAACTTGCTGAAGATAATACAAACCTTAATGGTATAATTATACCATTTAGATATACTCAGCAAACATTAACTGCGGCAGAACAAAGAATGTATTTTGGTAAGAAAGTAACAGATGGGTATACCGGATACTACCTAAAGAAATTTGATTCGGAACCCACTATGAGACATATATGGAAAACAGATGCAGACGATGAAACTGAAACAGATATATCTGCATCTGACGTATGGGATATAACAAGAAATACACCAGCAAGATCGTATGTTGAAATGATCCTTACAATATCAAGTAAAGATGTTAAGGAATGGGTTAATGTAACAGGAAAAATTGGTGAGCCGATAATAAATACAATATCTTTATATCATGGTCAATATAATCAAGTTATTGGTGATTATATGAACGTAAAAATGTTTAGTAAGGCTTATATACCTACAGAGAACCTATCTTTATCTAAGGATATCCAATTTGTATATAGAACTTACGGAGCATAGAAAATTTAAATTAATAATAGATACTGGGTTAATTCCTAGTATCTATTATTTTATCAGTATTTTCTACATGTATATTATACCCAGTAAAAAACATATCTTTAATTAAAATATATAGAAAGGTGAGAATTTACTATAATTATGGATAGAGAAAATATAGCATTATTATACCTCGCCGAACAAACCAGTCCAGAAAATTATGAAATGAAAAATTTGAATATAATGGAAAGTATAGGTTCGTTTTTCGTTGAGTTTGATGCAGTACTTCACTCATTTGATGTTCTTAATATAAACAAGAGAATATATCAACTAATGAATGTTAGAGACTGTTATAACAAATCCGATGAGATTCAATCATATATTAGAAAAAATGGTTGGTTTGGTGAAATGGATCATCCTGGACAAGATTTTGAAAATATGCAACTTACTGCTCAAAGAGTACAAAAGATACATATGCCTAATAGGTCTCATAAAATTATGAATCCAATATTTAATGAGTCTACAAATCTATTAACTGCTAAAATACAAACTGCAAGCGGTACTGATGCTGGAATAGGAATGGCGAGAGAAATTGTACAAGGACTAATACCATCATTTAGTTGTAGATCTGTTGCAAGAATGAATGTTCAAAACGGAAAACCGATAGTATCTATGAGAAAGCTTATTACATACGACTGGGTATTATATCCATCACATAAAGAAGCTACTATGATAGGAAAACCAACGTTACGAGTTGGACAGAAAGAAAAACTATTATTAGAATCGGCTAATACCATGTTAGGAGTTGAGCCAATATTTAAAAAAAGGTCAAAAGACGTTTGTATTGACATGAGTCAATTCTCAGACTTCAAAGAATTCATAAGCGAATTTGATAGTAATACTAATGTAGTACTTGAGAGTGTTGGTTGTGATTATAACGATATTAATACATTTGATACAAATGGTAATATTGTTATAAATACCGAAGGTAATAAAATATTTGTAAATACTAATATGAAAACAAAAAAGAAAATTGAAGATTTCTTATCATCATTCTAAAATATAATAGAAGTATACTCTATAATGAGTATACTTCTATTATATTTATTTAATACGTATTCTGTATATAAATAATATACATTAATAATACTACCATAAATATTATAATCAATGATGTAAATATGTATGCTTTATCAAAATCTGGGTATTCTGTAGCAAGTATTATAATACTCAATAATATTAATGGTGTCAATATAAAATATACTATAATAAATCCTATATATAACATCGTTTATCCTTTTAACCTTTCTTAATTTATACCAATTATTATAATTATCATAAATAACATAATTACGATTAAGCTTATTAATGAACTTATGACAGTGGTATTTTTCACAGATATATCCAATATTAAAGTAAATGCAAGTATTAATAGTATTATTAGTTTACCTACCAAAATATAAATCATATTTTTTATCCCTTCTATAATAAATTTATATATCAATTACAAATAAATATTATATAAATTTACATATAATTACTTTATATTAAACTAAGTAAAGAAAAATGTGAGGATTATTTATTATGGAGAATGAAGAAAAGAAAGACAATATCTTAGATTGTAAGCATGGGTATAAAACTGTCTCGGAAATATGTAGTAAGTTTGACTGTGATAGTATATGTGAAACATGTAAACATCTAAGATATAATAAAGGAGTTATAAGTTGTGAATATTCACAAGTATAAGTTTCTTATAACTAATTAAAAAAAAATACATTTTTTATACAGGAAAGGAAATATTTTAATATGATAATAAAAGAAATATATATAGATAATTTGATTAATGTATTTAATAATTTATTAGATTTGAATAGGAATAGAAAAAGGGGTAGTGAGAATATTGTATTAACAGATAAATCTGACGAATATCTTTCTACTATGTCTATAGTTTTTACTATGGAAGATTTAACTTATTTTGATTTATTATTTATATCTAAATTATCATATATTATTAATAATATTAAATTCACAGGTTTAGATGTTAATATATTTGGTAAAAATAGTCATACTATAAGAAATGCTGATGAAAAAATTGATAATTATATTACAGAGTATCAGAATATAATAGAAGACGTTATGATTAAGAGTAAAGACCATAACGAAGAAAATAGAAAGTTGATATTGAATAAAATTAATCAAATAACTCCAATAGGAGCATATAAATTTTCAGCTAATGTGATATTTACAGGAATTACTATAAAAGGATTATTTAAAGGATTCTTAGAAAAGACATTATATGGTATTTGTGATAACGACTTTTTGGGTAAAGAGCAAAAAGAAAAGCTATTACAGACGATATATCTCAATTTTACAGAGTTATATAATTCATCTTTTTATAAATATACTAACAAAAAAGGTGTTATTGAAGACTTCTTGGTTGAAAATAAATACTTCGGGTATATCGAAAGATATGATACCACTGCTACTATAGCGAGAGTAGAGTATTTTAATGATTCGGTCAATTTCTTTAATACAACCCCAGAAAAACTCAACGATCAAATATCATTAATTAACTTATATGATAATATTGATCATTCATCTATGTATACATATTATGCATGTTCATCTGATATAAAAACATTCTTAGATATTTTAACAGTGGATAAGAAAGTAGAAGTTGTATATTATGAATCATTTAACAGATTATATCATGATACTGAAATAAAAATGGATATATCCGATACAATACTCGATAGATTTGAAGTTACGATTAATAAGAATATTGATCATAATATAGAATTGAGAGATACTGTTAAGAATATAGAATATACAGCATTATATAATATGATATTAGAGAGTCAGCATATTAAATTCCTTATCAAAACTCCAATTGATAAAACGATAGATGGTAATAATGAGATTTATAAATCAATCAATAGAATAAATAGACTATTAATTAATAAATTTAAATAGATTAAAAGAAATTTTCCAATTTCCAGATTTTCTTGAGTAAAGAATTTTTGGAAATTGGAATTAATAAATCAAAAAATTCAGTAGATAGTAAAAATCAACTTTGTATATATTTTTAAAAAATATATAGTGAAGTGAAATTTACTATCTACTGAATTCTCTTTTTCGAATATTCAATTTGTTTTTCTAAAAATTAGGGAAATCCCGAAGGGGATATTTCCCGCGGCGGCAAAAAATCGGGTAAAAATTTCCAATACTAGTTTTTCTAGTATTGGTCAATCTGAAAAATGAATATAGATTTTATATAATGGTACAAAAACACATATAACCATAATCAATTTTTTTATACCATGTTTTTATAACCGTTTTTTTATTTTTTTTTAATCACGCTTTTTCTTCTTTTCTTTCCCTTTTCAATCTCTTTCTCTTTTTTACCCCTTTCACCGGTTTTTCTCTTTCCATCCCCGAGCTTCTCCATTCTCCTTCCCCTTCTATTACTTAATAGTATATTATAATATAAAAAATTATACGAACTTAAAACTCGTTACATGAATTGATTTTTTTATTTGGGCTTGAAAAATTTTTTCTATATATAATATATATAATATAAATGGTTTTTTCACCGGTTTTTTACCCCTTTTACCGGTCTTCACCCCCCTTTATTATATATATATGTATATATAATATAAAAAAATATTTTTTTCAGTATTAAAAAATTGAATTAATTGAAAAATACGCTCGCCGTACAATATAACTATAATAATGTAATATTATCAATATAATAATATCAATTATTGTATATATTGTATATTGATTATATCTTTATGTCTATTCTCTGTTTACTATAATACATTGAATTTTTTTTTGAACTCCCCCTATTTACGTTATTGTTATATAAATTAATTTTTATATTAAAATATATGAAATTTATGGAATAATTTATATATTATATAATTAGATATTATATAGAAAGGATTTGAGGTGATACAAATTATGTCTAAGAAAAAAATTAAGAAAAAGAAAATTAAATCTGCTAAGATTGAAAGACCTGTTCCAAAAAATGAGAGAGGTTTATTAGCAAATATAGATAAGAATATTGTCGAGCAATATTTACTATTAGAGCAAGATATATCAGACTATCAATATCAGCTATATTTAGCTGATAAGAAAACAAAGAAGAAATATAAGAAGTTTCAAAAGAAGGGAAAAGTATTTTATATATCAGATTCACCATCAGTCAAAAAGAAAATGGAAATTATAAAAAGTATGGAAGAGAATAACTTCTTGGAAACTTGTATAAAGGCTTTCAATGATATGAGACCAATCTTAAAGTTACTTGGAAGAACTGTTGCATTATTATTAACAGCGTTATTATCTATAGATGCTATTAAAAGAAATATTAAACCTGAAACAATGTCAATGATAGATACAATATTTAATCTATCGATGGCATTATAAGTTTATATTAGAAAGGTTTTTATTTAAGTCATGTCAATTTATGCGATTATAGATAAATTTAGAAAACCTATTGCATATCATAATAAAAAGAAGATAATATTTAAATATTATGAGAGTATTAATAGAGATGATATTTATATTGCTAAATGTAATAAGATACCAAATGATTATGATGAACTATATTTGGTAAAATATGGTTCATCATATGTCCCTAATAAGATATTAGATACTTTGGAGATAATGAAAGACGACGAATATTCTATTTATATAGATATAGTAAATATTATAGATAGTGAAATAGAATTTGGAGATATCTCTAAAGACGATGTTAAATATCTCAACAAAACTGCTAAGTATTTTAAAAATAAAATAAAAGAAATTAAAAATAAACCTGTCTCCGAGCAACAGGTCAATGAATATAAAAATATGTTAGATTCATTTAAAGATAGGATGTTATAATAAGGAATTTGTATGAATAAAGATAACCAATATATTTTTAAGATTGGTTATCTTTATTTTTTTGACTATACACATATATCTACCAAAAAACATAACCATAAGCATATATTAAAAATAAATATGAAAGGGTAATTGGAATATATGATGATAACTACAACTGATTTTATTTATGATTTAATGCAAGACTTAGTATCATATGGATTAACTATATACAAGGATGGTATTTATTTTATAGAAAGATTTCAGATTTTTTATAAATTAGATAAGTTCATCAAAGATGATAGTAAAAATTATGATTATATTAAAGAAGAATTATCTTCAAGATATAATGTAAAATTCGAATATGATACAATGAATAATCTATATCTATTTATATATAGAAATGCGGTATTTAAATTAGTTGAATAATGATTGTAATTAACCATAATATATTTATTTTAATAAAAACTATAATAAATGAAAGGAGTTCTCTTATTAGTCCGATATGAAAAATATATTTGATGAAATAAATTCAGAGATTGATAATATTATAAGTGAGCAGTTCTCAGTTGGAACGATGTTACCAATTGTACCTTTAGAAGATAGAGGTGATAGAGACTCATCGATTGCATCAGAATTTAAAGAGAGAGACTATGCAAAAGAAGTTGAGGAGACTATTAGTACTATTAATGGTGATGAAATAAATAAACTATCACCACCTTCAGATGTTTCAAAATATGAAGGTAAAAGAATGACAGTAGATTTGTTTAAGAATGTAAATCAGAATGTTAACGATAAGGAATTAATTCTTACTGCAAATTATGTAAAGTCTATATGTAAGTCATATACTAATAAATTCATAAATTTGGTACCAATAGAGAAATTGGAACACGTTTACAATATAGGTGGATCAGAATACAATGAGGATGTTATATTGGGATATAAAAAATTATTTGATGATTTATATAGTAATCCAAATAGTTTTTATCCAGTTAAATATAATTCAAGAATATTCTTTGTATTAAGAAACGATACTGATATGATACATGTTGAATTCTTAGATGATAGTGCAAGAAGGAATGCTTTGTATTATGTAACATGGTTATCTATGTTTAATGACTTAAAGTCTAAGCAATTCTTAAATTACTTGTCATCAATAAAGAACTTTCAATCATCAATAAATGTATCTATAACCAATCCGAATGAAGAAAACATTGATGATATAATGAAAGAGTCAAGAGATATATCTCCTGAAATAGAAGATGTTATAAAGTTATTGAATGATAAAGGATATAAAACTATAGCATCTTCCCCAGGATACGAGAAGTATAGAAATAAAAGAGATTTATACAAAGACGGAATTAAATATGATTCTTTATATACTACAGCAAGAGTAGTATTTGAAGAAGATTATGATATATCACCACCACCAGGCTGGGAGAAAAGAAAGTTTGATGGTAAAATTGGAATATATCCTAAGCCAAGAAGATATAGATATAAGGATGGTGTTCCGGATAAAGCATTTGAAGAGTGGAAGAATGATTACATGGCAACATTAAGAGGATGGGCTGATGAGTTAAAGTCTATAAATTAAAAATTATAATTTGATGTATATAGTAATAATGATGACTGTAAACGTTTTTCTATATACATCAAATTTGAAAAATTATTAAAAAAATATTTTTTTATATTATATATACATATATATAATAAAGGGGGGTGAAGACCGGTAAAAGGGGTAAAAAACCGGTGAAAAAACCATTTATATTATATATATTATATATAGAAAAAATTTTTGAATTTTTTATTTAAACGATTTATTTTTTATCATGTATTACATATATATTAATAAATGCGTAATTAATTTTTTCCAGGCGTTTAGAGTGGACACCTTTAATAAAGATTGTTATTTATAAATTATAAAAACCATTCAGATCAAATACCTGTGGGAAACCCTGATTCCAAAAAAACAAGTAGTTCAGTAAAGATTGCAAATTATGAAAAACTTTGTCATCCGATTGATGAACGGTAGTTAAAAAATTGAATATACACATTTATTAAGAATTAATAACCAAATACCATGTTGATATGGTATTTGGTTATTTTTATCCGATTTTTTGCCGCCGCGGGAAAAAAACCCATTCGGGATTTCCCTAATTTTTAGAAAAACAGATTGAATATTCGAAAAAGAGAACTCAGTAGATAGTGAAAATCAACTTTGTATATATTTTTTAAAAATATATAGTGAAGTGAAATTTACTATCTACTGATTTTTAATCAAAAATATTTTGGAATACTCAGACTGAGCCGATTTTTCAATATATTGATTTATTTAATAACGATACCTTTCGGTATATCAAGATGGTAGTTATTATCCCAATCTTCTAATAATGAATTTCTATTATTTCTCGCATCTGCCCAATCATCTATTTTCAAATTAATATTTCCATATACGGTCTCTATTCCATCCCAATGTTTTGCTAATTGATAAAACGCATCTTGTACGTCATATAACGCCAATTTGAAAAATGATGGTTCTGCTGTCATCGGTATAGTTGATAACGATTTATGATGTTCAAATGCTAATTCTATACATATTCCATTAGACATTATCAAGTCATAAAGTATTAACGTGCATGGTTCAATAAAGTCAAATGTTAATTTTGGATACATGTTACTCTGTAATTGACTCGATACGTTTGTTAACATCATTTGTTGCATCATATTAAGACCAGCATATGGCATTACACCATTAAAACCATATCCACTCATTCCGGTATATGTTGAATTTCCACTATTACCATTATACTGTACATCAGACACTGTTATCAAATGTCTATTTTTAAACTCTGGTAATATATATCCAACTCCATTTCTCTCATTATTATCATATTCTTCTGCTCGTTGTAAATCGTTCACATCTACATATAATAAATCATAATATGGTTGATATACTGAAAATGTTGGTACTGTTGTGATCTCTATAACTTCTCTGATAAAATCATCTACATTATCGACTGGTAAATGAATACCATATATACCCATAGACATTTTTATCCTTGTTATTTCTCTTGAAAGATTTATTGCCATTTTTCTATAATCCTTTCTACTAGATTAAATAAATGTCTTTTATATTGAAAGATGTATAGTATTGAATAAAAACATTCATTTAAAGATACCAACTAACCAAAATCAATAAAGAAAGTAGAGGTTTAATTTATGAATATTTTCAAGAAAGTTGATTGGATAAATGTACCGACCGGAACTTATGTAAGATATTTCTTAGCAATCCTTGCGGCTGTTAATGTAATACTTAACGCGTTTGGTCTTAAAGCAATAATCATTGACGATTCTAAAGCTTACGATGTGATTAGTGCAGTTGTCTTTATAGTGATATTATTCGTTAATACATATAAGGATAATCCAACTTCTCCTGAAGCTATTGAGTCAAATAAGTACATGAAACAACTTAAGGCTGAAAGTAGAGAGAAGGAAAAACAACATCCATAGTTCATAACAGGTATTTTTTAATTTTTTATGAGATATGATATCTATCACAGGTATCATATCTCATAATTTTATTTACTTTTATATACTATTACTATATAATTTATATAAGGTAGGTATGGTAGTATGTATAAAGATGATGTTATAGAATTGATAGACGATATAATCAGAATATCTGAATATATTGACTATGGTAAAAGTATGAGTAAAAAAGATTATAAGAAGAGAATTAAGTATTTGAAAAAGGTGAAAAAGAAAATTAAGGATGGTGATATAGATGTATTTAGCGAATAATGAAGAAATGATGCTATGTATAACGAGAAGAGTTATAAATATTATTTGATTTATGTTAAACCCGAGTATTATGATATGATACCCGATCAATATAAGTCCACTCTTAATAACTCTTCTACAATGCTTTATGCTTATACAGATAATAAGAAGTATTTAAAAAAATTTTTAAAATATCGAAATAAGAATTATTATTACGTGGTAAAGAAAAAACTATCAAGAGATGATATTAATTTATTATGTAAGGACTATCAGAATTATATAATTCGTAAAAAGAGTGTAACATGTAGATTTAATATGACAATATCACACAATAAGGATTTTTATATTACTGAAAAAGAGTATAAAGTAACCACAAATTATGTATATTATATATTGAATGAAGATATATGGTTATTATCGTTTGATTATAGTATAGATAGATTTAACGATGAATATCAAAAGAGTCTATATACATTAAGATTTGATAAGATACATTATAGACTTAATATTGGTAATTTATTAACCGATGATTATCTTACACCAGATTTTATCGGTACTTATATAGAGATTTTTAAAAGTATTTTAATATAATACGAAAGGAAGAAAAATGTCTAAGAAATATGTAAAAGTATACTTATTCTTTCTAGTAGATACTGGTATTTATGATGATATCTTATATAAATACGGTAACGAACTTGAGAATGAATATGTAAAAGATTCTACGTTATTATATGCGTGGACATCTAAAAAGAAATATATGAAAAAATTCTGTAAATTAAGAAAAGACGTATTCAATATAATGTCTATAAATATAGATATTGAAAGATATAATGATTTTGCAGAAACTTACGATTTACAAGAAATAATAAACGAACGTGTTGGTGAAGTTGATGACGTCTATCCAACGTTGTATGAGTATAATATGATGACAGATTATCGTAATAATACTATAATATCGACACTGTCTGATTTTACAGAGTCATACCCGCTTATATTTAATGATAAATATATAAAAGAATTGGACTTTCTTCTATATAATAATTCATATAATATGAAGTATGATACTTATATAGACGTTGATTCGTGTGTACGTGATAATTACGAACATAATATGTCGTATGGTATAACAGGAGAATATGGATACGATATTAACATGATAATTGATACGTTAGATATTTATACCATATATAAATATATATTTAGCGATATAATATTAAATTGATGGAAAATATTTATACCGGAAAAGGAGAAAAATATGAAGATTCATTGTTTTTATTTAAATGATAATAAGTCAGGTAATTCCCTATATGCTATTACTATAGACAGTGCAACTGCTGATAGATTTAGAGTGATTAGAGATATGAATAAATTCTCATATAATGTATTAGAATTGCCTAATACAGATGCTTATAATTTTATAAGCAATAACGATATGTTATCACTCAGACATAAAGAAATAGTTATCGATAATACAACTATAACGATATTGGTGACTAAATATGAATTTAATGTATTAATTGGTGCTAATATACAGAGTTTGGATATACTAGAGAAAATGAGAGTGGTATTATAACAGTTATGATATTGCATAGATTTTATTTATATGATAAAAATATGAGTAAAAATGAATATTGTAGACTAAGTAAGGGTAACAGTGATAGAAAGCATCTTTATGCGGTTACTACGAATAATAGATTTGCAAAAGAATTTATTAGTAGAAGGGATATGTCTAAGTTTATTCATCTTAAGAGTAGAGTAAATAAAGAAGAAGGGTTGTATTATATAAATAATCATATATCCTGTAATTTATCTAGGTGTGAGTTTGTTCATTATCCAAACAAATCTAAAAATGATAGGTATCGAGTAGATGTTCAGATACTGTGTACAAATACAGAAATAGAATCAGTTCGAACGATTTCCGATATGTATTTATTATCGTTTAATAATAATCTATCAGGTTTTGTAAATCCGTATATATTTAAAGAAGATTACCTACACAATTTAATCATGTTAGATTATTTAACACTAATGAATATATCTGATATAAATAATATACATAATAGCTATGATGGTAATTCCGAAATCCCTGATTTACCATCTATACTATTAGATGAGTTTATGATATTTATAGATTTATATAAAGGGCTATTCAAATAACTATATTATTGTCGAATAATATAGTTATTTTTTTATATTATAGAAAGGCAATTTGTGAGATTATGGCTAAAAATAATATAGATATAATTAAATTACCAAAAACTGAAAATATGGAATATAGTGTAGATATAGAGACACCTAAGGCTAAAAGGAAGTTTATTGAAAGATGTAAACGAACTATAAGAAAGTCTAAAGAATATAAAGATTATATAAGATTCTTAAAAGATAATCTTGATATGGATAGATGTGCGTTTTTTAATCATGTTAATAAAACAAAAGAATCTAAAATATCCATAGAAATACATCATGAACCATTTGTATTAGAGGATATAGTACATATTGTAATGGAGAAACATCTTCATGAAGGTATTAAACTAAACGAGTTCGATATTGCCGATGATGTTATGAAACTACATTATGAAAATAAAGTGGGGTTAATACCATTATCAAAAACCTTACATGAATTATATCATAATAATACAGGTGAGAATACATTCTTTATTCCAATTTATATGTGTTATGGTAATTATGTGGAATTTATTAAAGATTATTGGGATTATATGGATGATAGTTTAAAGTCTAAAATAGAAAAGAAAATAGAAATGTCTAAGAGTATTAAACCTGAAGATTATGAAAAATTATTAGAAACTAAATTCCAATATATAGAAGTTGATGGTGTAGATTTACCAAGGAAGATAGAAACGGAAGCAGAAATGATAGCATAAAGATAAATGATACAGATAACTTTAGTTTACATTAACTAAGTTATCTGTATCATTTATTCTATTCAAGTATTCAATATTTTTGTTTATAAAGAAAAGTGTGAGAATATGTTAGTAGGGAAAATAATTCCATATTTAATATTCTTTTATTCAGATGTTATAAATATATATTATTAAAATAGACGATATGATTTTTATTTAAAAAATAAATGGAAAGGAAAAAAGAAATAATTATGGATGGTATTCTATTCAATGCCTCTAAAACAAAGGTTATAGTTGACCCTGAAACAGGTGAAGAGATAGTTGAACAACCTAAAATACAGGAGAGAACTAATGACGTAGAGGTTAAGAAAAATAGATTTAGATTTAATGATGAAAAAAAGAAGGAATTAGAAAAGCTATATTCAACAGTTGTAGTTAGAGATTTTGAAGATAATTATCATAAGAAAATAACCACAGTACCTCAAGATGTTATAGATGCATATAAGACTATAGGTAGAATGAAATCTAAATATAGAAATATAGAAGAGTATATAACAGTTATGAGAAAATGTGTAGATTTCTTAAAAGTAATTGCTAGTAAAAATAGCCTTATCATGAAACCTGAAGAATTTATATCAAGAGCATTAAAAAAGAAGATACAAATATTCGGTTTCAATCCTCCAAAATATATCGGTGTTGATAGGAAGGATATAAACTGGAATGAGGTAGCTAAGTATATTTGTGATACATCATTAGATCCAAACGATTTATCTATGCGTAATAGAGATATGGTATACTTGGAAGATGATGAATTTGATTCAGATGAAGAAAGACTTAATCACTATTTTTCACCAGAGCAAATAAATGATATATTTGGCAGTAAGATTAACCACTCTATAACTATGGGTTATGATGAGGAATTAGACAATAAGGGATTAGGCTTAGTAACATCATTTTCTAAGAAAGAAATAAAGAAAATGAATAAAGATATGCCGGAATTAAACAGAACCATCAAGGACTTTAATAAGAAAATGCGAGCTGAAGATAATCTATTACAATATGCATATGAAATAGAATCTGATGCATTTGATATAATAAGAAAGATGGATGAGAAGAGAGGATTCTTTAAGAAAGATAAATTACCAAAGTTTAAAGGTAAACTAACATCCGATAAAGATATCAAGAAATATTTATATGAATTAGATAAATATAGAGAGGAGCATGAGTATGTAAATTATAGAGGATCTGTTTTAACATTAGAAGAGTATAATGATGTTAAGACAAAAGATAAACTTGACGAGGCTGGATGGAATGTCAGAAAACTATATAGAGATAAAGCCGAAGAGAAGAAAATAAAGCAAGATAAGAAGATGTATAAAGAGAAAGAAAGGAGACTTAAGAAGAAACTTGAAAAACTTGATATGAAATATAAACGAGAGACAGGTCAAGCATTAGACGATTATTATATAGACAAAGAGAAGAAAAAATCTAAGAAGAAGTCTAAAAAGAAATCTAAGAGATTTGCTGATTTAGCTGCTAAAGAAGCAAGTAATGGTAAGCATAAGTCATTTTCAAATTACGAAGAGGAAATGATGAACATGACATGGTCATTCGGGAAGGAGTAAAGAAATATGAAAAGGAGAATTATCAGTAAAATAATAGATATATTTAAGCCTGAGATATTGGTTAAATTGGATGAGATAACCTATCAAGCTGAATCTAATAAAACTAAAGGTGATATGATAGCAGATTTATTATCTGAATATAAGATTGAAAGATTCTTATTAGGTTCAGGTACAAATAGATTAGGTATCCAGATTGGTGATACTGTATTTAAAATAGCTCTTGATAAACATGGTAAAACTGATAATAAACGAGAGTTTAAGTACACCGATAAATTGCAGCCATATGTAATCAAAGTTTATGAATGTACATATGATGGATTAGTTGCAGCATGTGAGCCATTTATACCAATGTCACAGTCTGATTTTATTGAAAATAGAGATAATATATTAGAGATACTTAAAGATATATCCAGAAATTTCTTTATAGGTGATATAGGTTATCTTCCGGATAAGAATTATGCAAATTGGGGATTTAGAAAAACTGATAGATCTGTCGGTATATTAGATTTTGCATATATTTATTCGGTTAATTATAATACGTTTACTTGTACATGTGAGGGTAAACCATTTCTTTATTACGATGATAATTATGTAAAATTATTATGTCCATCGTGTGGGAGAAAGTGGGAATTTAAAGAGATAAGAAAACGTATTAAGAAAGAAGATGAAGAAAAAGAAATTGGTAATATAATGGATATATCATATAATGTTACAGAACATGAGAATATTGTAGAGGTTAATGATAGTTATACAAGATCAATATATACTGATATTAGAGAAGAAGAAATGGAAAAATCTAAGAAGATTACCACAAAACATCGTATCAGAGAAATAATGAGAAAAGCTGACGAAAGGCGAAATAAATCATTCAATGAATTTGATATTGGTGATCCGACGACTTTTGATGAACTCATACGGTCTATTAAGAAACGACCTGATATAAAAGCTATCTAAATATTTAGATAGCTTTGAATATTTATATAACATATATCATTTACTCAAGCTATCTTTAATATATAAAAGGAAAGGATTAAGAATTATGTCTAAGAAAAAGAAAAAACATAAAAAGATAAGATTTGCAGAAAGTTATAATGTATCATCTAAGGGTTTCAATAGTTTATCAAACGATGAAAGGGAAATACTTGCACAGCAATTGTATGAACTTAATCAAGCTGTAGAAAAAGGTGATATAAAAACAGCAATGAATGAATTTGATAACATGAGTACAATAGATACTGTATCATACACTGAAGAATCTATTGATATGATGATATCAGATTTGTTATATGGTGAAAATAATGATAATATTGAATCATATAGAGAACCTGTTTTTCAAGGTGATAGAGTATTAAATAATAATAGTACAGCAGCCAATGTCAATATTATAGTATCAACAGATGGTAATACTCCGTCAAATATAGTATCAGAGACAATTATTAAGGATATAGATGCTAGAATCTTAGAAGATATCAATAAATCAGAAGATGAAGATTTTGATGATGAGTATATGACATGTGAATTAATTACACATGCACTAAAATCATATAGTGATGAATTGTTCAGTCTTGATAATGATGTTATTATAAGTGAAATTGATAATTTTACAGAAGTTGTAAAACTTGTAGAAAGGATATTTATAAAGATGCTTGAGACAAATGGAATGGATATGGAAGGAATATTAAGATTGAGAAAGAGGATGTTTGAAGATATGGGATTGGTAATGAGTGAAGAGATATCTAATATAGAATTGGCAAAAGATAAACTCAGAAATCCAGGTTTAAATAATCAACCACGAGTAAAGAGTACTACAGTTAAAGAAACCGTTGTTGAAGTTATTGAACCTGTAAAGGATACAAATGAACCAATAGCGTCTGAGAACATTACAGACGACGACGATTTAGATTTTGATAATGATTCTGATAATGGTTGGTCAGACGTATCAGTCGATACCGATTCTTCAACAGAAGAATTAACTAAGGATACAAATAATACAGAATTATCTGACCCAATAATACATAAAAAACCAGTTATTGGATCAACTATTAATACAATAAGTGATGAGGAACTGGATAGTGTTGTAATAATGCCACGTTCCAGAAAATCATTACAGATATAAATTTCTCAAACTGCATAATAATTAAGTTATAGTGAATTGTATCTATTATATTCACTATAACTTAATTATGTTTTTATTTCATAGAAAGGAATCTTTTTTAATATGTCATTATTGTTGATGACTGATAGTAAGTTTAATGGTAAGTATTTACGTTATGAGTCTGATGATACTATAGACAATACGACTATTATTATATTATCAGATAGAGTACGATTAGATGATGAGTTTAGAAAGAATACTGTTTCAGCTTCATTTGCATTACCATCAGCAAGTACTATCTTGGAAATTGATCATGATAGGGATACTAAGGTAAGTTCTAATAGTTCATTCATAAATCATTATTATCATGAACTTGAAAGCGAACACATGTTATTCTTTTCAAGACTTATATACACCGTAATTACTAATGGTAAAAAGATGTTTGTTATTGTGACATCTGATAAAGAAGATCGTGGATTAAACTTATTAAAGATAATTGGTAATTGGATATATAAGAAGTTTAAATATCATGCTCATATATATAAGAAATCATACGATAATTTATTAGATATTAATGTGAAAGTAAATAAAATAGAAAAGAAATGTATAAAGAATATTTCTAAATTTAAGAAAACTTATCCTAAGAGATATTATGAAGGGATTACAGAAAAGGAATTTAAATACGAAGCTAAACAATTTGGTGTTTGGGATAAGTATAGAACCAGAGCTGATATGATAGAAGATATATTATTTCTAATTGATATGGGTGAAGGTAAGTAATTATTTTGGAAAAATTATATTTAAGGACTTTATACACGTCAGCTGATATACCATATATATTTAATAAAAGCATATATGAATATGATATAAAACAAGCAGGTTTTAATATAAGTAAAGAGTTAAAATTATTACCTGACCAATTACTCGATGAAATATATAAAACATCAAAGAATAAAAAAGAAGTATCTATTAAGCTAGGAAATATCCAGAGAAAAGATAAACTATTTAAAGAGAATCTTAATAATGGATTTATATACAGTAGAAAGTTATTATTTGATAATAATGGATTAGAATATGATGATATTATATCTATTAAGAAAGATGCAATAATAACTACGAAAGAGTGTAATAATAGAAAATTTGGGTATATAGAATTTGTAAATAAGAATACGTATACAGATTATATTCTATTAGGTAAACTTGAGTTGTATTATAATAAAGATAATGATAAATTGGATATTAAAGGAATCGATGACGATGTATTATTATCACACGATAATATTATTATTGATTTCTTTAAGAAGTTTATAAATCTATGTAATTATAATGATAAAGAAAGGCTTTTGAGATACTTAAGATTATTTATAGATAAATATAAAAATAGAGAATTGGATATAAGATACTACAGAGAATTTAATAGTGGTAATTTATATTACGATAATAATGGTAATAGTTTTGATTACATATTTAATACAGATATTAATGATGTAGATATTAGTTATAATTACACTAATATACTAACACCATTAATATCTTTAGCATTATCGATAAGATACGATAGATAATAATTATAAATTTGATTATATTCTATCGTATCTTATTATTTTTTAATGAGTCCATGTCTTTTGTTGTATATAATAATACAATTGAAGATTTTTCTATTATATATGTCATTATAAAATCTCTATTAATAATAGAATCATCGGATGTTAATCTTTCTAATAATTTCGGATGTAGTCCATTATATACTGATTTTGCAACAGTTTCAACATCCTTATCTATATTAATAAAATTATATCCTCTATTGGTAAATTGTATTTGTTCTTTTAATACATGTGCTACCTCATTATCTATGAGCCTATCTATTAAATCTAATAAATAATTAGTACTTTCTATAGCATCTATTATGTTCGTCTCATAATCCATTTTAGCTGTTTTAGCATTATATTTTATTTCTTCATTATACAGGTATATTGAATAGACAGTTAATGGTAAAACCATTATAAATGATAAAACAAGGATAAATATAAAAAAATTAATCATGATAGAAAACTTCCTTTCTGTATATTACAAATATATATTAATATAATATTTACTTGTATTAAATAAAATATATTAAATGGTGGAGATAACGTCAAGAGCCAGGGAGTTTGTATGAATGACTTAATTATGGTAATAAGATGGGCTATTTTTATAATAGCCCTCTTAGTTATGTTTAGTATTTTAACTACTGTAGCAGATACAGTGGTTATTCTTATGAAGGGGTTGATAACCCCTAAAAAAAGATGTCTTAAAAGGCGTCATTATAAGAGATAGTAAAAAGTAAAGGATACTGATTAAATTATCATATCCTTTATTTTTTTATTAATTTTCATTATTATAATAGATATATATTATTACCATGAATTGACAAAATAATTTTTATGGTAGAGATAATATCAAGAGCCAAAAGGAGAAACTATGTTTAATAAAAAGGTACCAGTTTTTAATTATGCAAATAATGAAACTATTAATAGAGCTATCAGAGATATCAATAGGACTAATAATAACAATACACAGAAAATTATAAATACTATAGTAGGGTGTACACTTGGTATGGTAGCACTTGGAAGTACTCATTTACTGTATGAAAAGTGTAGGAAGAATAAAGAACTTAAACAGATTAATGATTCACTGAATATTATGTCAGATAATATTGACGACAACACTAGTGTTGTTGATGCATTGAACGATATGATTACTCGTAAGAAAGAAAAAAACGATGATTATTATGAAGACTATGGTGTTAGTGTAAATAGTAGTGAAAGTGATCAAAAAGAAACAATTAAAACTCCATCGTTACAGAAAGACGAAAACTCCACTAAGTAATTAGTGGATAAAATAAATACGATATATAGTAAACTATCCTATATATCGTATTTATTTTTTTAATTATGAATGAACTTCACCTACTATAAGTATTTTTACAGCAGGTTTTATTTTATCGGCAATATCTCCAACTCTACTTCCCGGATTCCATTCACCACTCTTACCAGATTCACTCATGTATGTGTAAAGGTATACCTTTTCTACTTCAGGTATTATCATATGATAACTATTCATTCTTGATAATACCGCACCGATTCTCTGTGTGTTATAGTTGTCTATTGTATATTTACCCATATTTAATAACCCGCTACAATCAAAAGTAAAACTGATATCAGAATATGTAGAGACTCCTGATGTTGAACCATTTAGATGATTGAATTGTGATAACATACCTGGTGGAAACATTAGTTCAATATATGATGTAGAATATGTATTCATAAACATATCTGTCCATTGATTTGCTGGTAAATTTCCATTTATACCATCTATGATTGGTATAGTTCCATATATCATTTTTTTAGTTACTTCACTATTTGTATAATGGTATGATACACATTGTAACTTATAATTACCATCAATGATATGCTCAGATTTTGTAAGCTCATAACCTTCGCCGTTAATAGCCTTAACTATATCACTTCCTTTCATTGTGCCACCACCACCTGGTTGTGGTTGAGGGGGTTGTGGTGGCGGTGTAACAGCTCCACCACCTCCGCCTGTATAAGGAGTACCATCATCATTAACAATGTCACTTGCACGAACTTTTATAAAGAACGGTTTTATTTCACCTGTGGTGATATCTCGTTCCATCATAAATCCTCTATTGCAATCCATATTATACCACCTTTCTATAATTTAGATAATTCTGGATAGAATAGTTTTATATTTTTATCCTTTTTAATTATATCTGTAAGTATTGTATCATTGAGAAGGAATGATCCTTGTATCGTATTTATTATTACAAAGAATATGTATGGGAGATAATCAAGTGCTAATATACAAGCACCATGATATGTAACCATATATCTTTGTAATACATATTTTATAGACAACTTATCAAATCTAATATTCATGTCTTTAATGAATAATAACAGATCTACAACGGTTGTAATATTCTTACTTGTATAATTTTCCCATACCATTTTAAGATTATTATAGTCGGGAGTTTTCATATTAGAAACTGCTATGTTAAACATAGTATCTTGATTATTCATTTCCCATATTTTTTCTAAATAGAATCTTGATATAACTAGAGACACAGAATCATATAACGATTGATCTAATGATATAGCGTATTCTTTTACCAATATTCTTAGAAACATCTCTGTATATATACTACATGTTAGTCTTGATAATCCCATTGATCTATTTACTCTCATTGGATTCAGATAGATCTGTAATGCAACATATGCTGCTTCCATTAATATATATAAGTCTTTGGGATTTATCTTTAATTGATCGTTTGATGTAGTTGCAAAGTTTCCTATTAGTATAGTAGCTTTAATATCTTTATTATTACTTGCAGTTCCTCCTGCTTTTCTTATTATGTATGGAATTGCTGTAGGAACTTTTACCATCTTATTATATAAAATCTCTATGTCTCCACTGTTATAAGCATTTAACACATTATCGAGTAGTGGTGATATCTTAACTCTCTTAAATAAATTAACCTGCTCTTCTATCATTCCAATATCTATAATAGTTGCAGTCTTTATATACTTAACAATATCATCTGTTAATTTCTTACTCTCGTTAAATGTATTAAACACATATGAATTTTCTAAACTTGCAGCTTCGTACATACATTTAGATTTTTTAACAGATGGTATAGTATATTCCATTAACATATCTATATCCTTGGATATATTCTCGACTACTAATTCATCAATGTAATCCATTATAAACTTTTCCTTTCTTAATACTTTTTTATTTAATGTCATTATTCTTATGTTTTTTGCTTAATATATAGGAAAATCCCTAGAATATGTATAAAAAACAATCACTTAACCTGCTTTAATAGCTTATAAAAAATAATAGAGAAAGGAGTATCCTTAGATGAATATAGATATGAACAACTTAGAGTTTCGTAAAATGTTATCTGAGACTGAGATAAATAACACGTTTGACTTAAATGTAGTTGAAGAGACTCTAACAAAGACACTTGAAAATTCATATTGGTATTTATATAATCTCCAAAGAAATGTCTGTAAGTATAAGCAATACTATATCAAAGACTCTAAAAAAGATGCTTGGAATGTTAGGAATAATATAGAAGCGTTTGAATATTATGTTGATGAAAAAGGAAGAGTCTGTATGTATATAGATGCAGACTTAGTATATGAACATGCAAGGGGAGTATATCATTCATCAGACTATTATAAAAAAGAATTTACAATATTTGAATTAAACGAACATCGCGATATATTCGAAAGAATTCCTCTTATTAATATAGATTTCGTGTATCATTTGGATATAAAAGTCAGATTAGATAATGGACAAACTATTATTATATTAAATCGTAAAAAAGATTTCTTATTTAATAAGGATGAGTTAATACATCATGTTACTAATATTGAATTAATTACTAATGAAAAAATTAGAGTTGGGGAATTCAATAAGGAAACTGTAACTACTCAAAATAATAGACTGTCGATACCAGTGGAACCTTTTGGAAATGAATTGTTTGAGAAGTATGGCACATACAAACTTATATTATCACCACCTGATGATTACTCAGGTAATCTACAATTTTTAGATAAATGGGGATTCTGTGATACTAGTTATAGAGATTATATTAATGGAGATATTACATCTGATCAGTTAGAGAGTATTACTATAACTAATCTTGTTATAGATAATAATGAAATATCTGGAGTATTAGATAGGTTTATCAAAACTATACCTGGTAATTTCAAGATATATGCATTTTATTACAAAAACTTAGCTAGATATTTGAACCAATCTGATAAAGGATATAAGAGCAGAATTATTAAATCTGAAAATAAAAATGTAGCAGAGGTTATGACTGTAATCAAGAATCTCAATACAACGATACCTTATAATATGCCTATACCTGTTGAAAATACTATTACATATGCTGTAAATGATACTTTTGCAGGAGAAGAAAATATTTCGATAAGACATATTGTACCTCTTCCTGAAAGTAGTGTTAATTTATCTGATACAAGTTGTATTAAATTAATATATCCATTTTTCTATATTATCAATCATGAATATATGAAAAACTATAACAGCCTTAAACATACATCTCTTAATGATAATGATAATGTAAATTACTACACGATGTATTATTTTTACATAGATACAAAAAGTGAGAATAAATATAAAAATCTTGCATTTTTTGAATTATCATATTTAGATGTATTGTGTAATTGTAATCTACATAATAGCTTTAATAAATTATATTATAAAATTATAGATAATACTGAAACCCAATATTATAGAGATAACTTTAATGATATTAGATCAGAATTAGTAGGATATTTAGGTAATATTGCTTATTATGTACATACATATGATGTTATAGATTATATTAATCGTAAACAAGAAGAAGGATTGTATTCTTATAAATATAAAGTTGAAACTCTTCTTTCATTTATAAGAAGTGATGGTTTTGTGTTAAGAGATTACGCAGTTAAACAAAATGACTTAACTGAAACATATACGTTAGATCTCTTTAAATTAAAATCTTTTGGTTTAGAGCGTAAACTTAGAACCGGTACATCTACAGATATTCATGGTATAAATGATACGTTTGATAATCCGATGTACTTATTTAAAATCCAACTTAATAATATTGATAATGCCGTTATTAATATATGGGTATACGGTATAAGACAATGGAAACATAAAATCTATAAAGTTGAAGATATGTTTTATATATACATACCAAAAGAGTCTATAGATTATATATATAAACATCCTGACGATATACATAAGGATATACGTGCTGAAGTAGATAATCATAGATATATGGAAATAGAAGTTTCTCATTCATTATATTATGAAACTCCTATTTATTTTGGTAATAGTGAAGGTAATAAACAAGTTTCAGATATTATTATTGATGAAAATAAATATTCTATACCGTCATTAAATGATATACATGTACAACCAACTAATCATAAGGTTATTAAAAAAGATGAGATATATAATGCAATTTATACAGACAGTAATACAGAAGATTCTAATTTGAATAAGAAAGATTTTGAAGTATCTATTGTAAGTAAGCTTAGAGATTATGATAATACATTAGTCTTTGCTACTAATAATGGTAATAATACATCATATGATAATAAAGAAATTTATCCAAGGTCTTTAAAGAAATGGAATGATTCAATATATGAATTAGATAAGATAAATCAATATAATATATTTAAACATAGACCTGATAATAATATATTAGAATATCAGTTTAATCCCCCAACAAATGTTAAATATAACCCAACCGCAATTGGATTACATAACCAACATAGTAAAGTTAATCATATAAGGTTATATTCTGAGAAAGAAGAATTAACTGGTGGAGATTTTGGAGATTATAAACTATTTATAGATAAACGAGCAAGTAGTTACACTGTAAAAATAGATAGATATAGATTTCCTATAATATGTATATGCGATTTAACCAATAAACTGATATTCAAGGAAGATTATCTTAGAATATGGTATAATGGTAGACTTATACATAGAAATATGTATAAAGTACTTGATTATAATACATTAGATATAGAATTTGATGAGTATTATGAAGAAATACATTTTCCAAGAATACAGATACTATTTGAAACTAAAATAGGTGATGAAATTACTGTTGAAATATACCCATATAAATTAACAGAAATCAATACTATTGAAAAATTAACAGATGGTGGTGATGAAACCCATTATTCAGGTATTATAGAATTTAATGATAGTGAATGTGATAAACCCGTAGACATAGATTACTATGATTTCTATATAAATGGAAGAAAACTTACTAAACGAGAGATTAGTCTATATAAACCAAGAAAATCTGTATTTATGAATTTACAATCTGCTAACGGTGAACTTAGAGTATTTAAGAAAGAAAGAGATTATGAATACTTTGGATGGAATAGATATCCCATTCCTACACATCTTACAGATTTTACAGACACACCATTATTCATTAATTCTATTAATGATCCAAGTTTACATGATCGGATATATAGTAGCGTAATATCGAGAACGATATCGTATTTAAACTGGTACTATTATGGATATCCTATACGTGATTCATATTCTAATATGTGGAATATTAATAACCATAATAAGTTTGAAGAAATGATAGATAAAACTAAGATTCCTTATAATGATTACTATAAAGAAAAAATCTTTTATTATGAAGAATTGATAACTATAAGACTTATTAATCCAAATATATTCCAAATAAATAATCATTATCTTAAAACTCTATATAGACCTATATATGATACATATATACAGAAATTTTCGATATATAAGTATGGACAAGGTTTACCAAATTTCGGTAGAATTATAGATGACACTGATGATAGTAGATTCAGATATCTGTCTAATGAATTATCATATACTGAGTTTATAGATAATGATACCGGTAACTGTGTCTATGAACCTATAAGAATTGATAATATTAATGTGGTTCACCTTAATCCAAATAGACATATGTACGAATATGATGAAAATTGGAATATTACTAATTTTCAATACACCACACTTCGAGGATATGAATATAATAGCAACATTGCTAACAAAATGGATGGTATTGAAGTTTATATGCTTGGTAACTATGAGGATATTTTATAAAAAAGAAAGGAAAGTTGTGTAAAAATGCCAGATAACATAAAACCTAATTTACGATTTGCGACATCTTTTTTACATAAGAGATTTCAACAATATGCTGTACCTGGAGAAGTTTTACAAGATGAAATGACAGGTGAAATTTTCGTAAAGAGAGTTCCTGATAATCGTATAGTCAGCTATACTCAACAGAATAAATATTTACATGATATAATGGTTGAGTTGAGAATGTATATGAAGGGTAATACAGATTATAAGATACCAACTGATCCTAAATCCGTATTCTACATAAATGATTATGATATTCAATTAATGAATGGCTCAAGATTCAATGTATTAGAAGATAGTGTTTGTAACACAAATATTAGAATCCGATCATCTAAAAATACGAATGGTTTCTTTATTAAACCTATGACAAGAGTCACCGATAAATCATATGTGGAAAGTCTAACATCTATGTATAATAGATATTTTGACGATACTGATATTGATATGGACCCAAATACACTCTCTTCAGTTTTAAAAACCCATGAAATTAATGATGAAAAAACAAAGTCTCAAAATAAAGAATATGTGTTATCGAATTTACAGGTTTCACTAAATGTCACAGTTACCGGAGTAGATGGGACTAACCAGGATAGAACTGTGTCATATGATATTGTAAAAGATATCAGATTCAATATGTTGAATTTTATACCATTTTCACATGTATCTACATCTGTTATAAAAACTATAAAACGTGTTGATGTTGTTGTAAATAGTTTCTCATTTAATAAACTTAATAATTGTGGTAGAATAGTAAAATCCGGTACTTATCCACATGACAGTTTTAGACTGATATCTACACCTGATTTATTAGTTGTATTTGACAGATTACAAATATCAGGTTTTTCTGATATTGTTTCAGAAGTTCCTGTCGGTGCTCAAGAAAATTACAGTTCTATACTTATACTTGAGAATAGATACATGTTAGACTATCTTTATAAAATAGACAATCTTGGTCGTGCTAACTCGTTTATATTATCGAGGAAAAAGCCTATGGAGTCAGAGTGGTTTACCAATAATGCATGGGTTGAAGTAACTGCAATAATAAGAAATGCTATTGATATTGTAAATACTGATCATGTCACGGATGTTAAGGATTTAGAGAAGTTTATTTATTATAACTCAGGTACAACTACTAAGTTTACTTTAGATAGAACTGAGGCTGCTCATATTCTTATTGCACCTGTTACAACACCATAGATTTATTTAGAAAGGGGAATTTTAAATAATCATGCCATATGATCCACATCAGATTCCACCATATTTGGATGTAAAATACTTTGTTGAGAACTGTGTTACTAATAACCCTACTGGTAATCCAGATATGTATTATATTGAGTTAGATTTATCATCAGAGACTTATGTTGATTTAGAAAAAAGAAAAGATCCAATGATTATTAATATAGATAAATAAATTCTTTTAGAAAGGATTGAAATATCATGGCACAACCAAAAGCTAAAAATAATTATAATGTCGTAGATATGGTATTACATGGAAAAAATGCAGATAATGAAGATATAATAGTTTTACCTACGACAAGATATGAAAACATTATGGGAAGAATAGAAGTTGTTACAGACATGTCTAAATATGGAGGTGGCTCATTATTTTTCTATAAGAAAGATAGTGTAGATGTTAGTAAACCTGTATTACAGACAATGATTGGCAATATATTTAACAGTGATTAGTATTATACTTATAAATATATAACCATATTAACAAGTATTTAGTATGGAAAAAATTTATAGTGTTTCAGAATTCGCTGAAATGATAGGTAAATCAGTAAATACCTTACAAAGATGGGATAGACTTGGTATACTAACTTCTTATCGAAGCCCAATGAGTAGGAGATATTATATTCATCCGCAATATAATGAGTATATGGGAATAAATAAATCAGAAGATAAGAAAAATGTTATATACACAAGGGTATCTAATATTGGACAAAAAGAAGAAGAAATGATACAAGATTTAACAAGTGTTATCCACGTATTCTCTTGTAGAATTTATAGTTTACAAAAGTATAAATCTAAGATAAAGAAAGTATTGGATAGTGATGATTAAATCTATTAAAATAAGAATATATCCAAATAAGTATCAATTGAATCTTATTAATAATACTTTATCTTGTTGTAGGTATATTAAGAATAATTATATTGCTTATAATATTAAAGAGTATAAAGAAAATAATAAATTTGTTAGTGGATATGATTATATGAAAATAATTAATAAATTAAAGAAAACAGATGATGAATTCTCATGGATTAAAAAATATAGTAGTAAAGCTATTAACGAAAGTATACTAAATGTAGAGAAATCGTTTAAAGAATTCTTTAAAAAGAATAAAGGATTTCCAAAATTTAAATCTCGTAAGAAATTAAATAAAGAATCTTATTATTTTATTAAAGATAGTATCCATTATACAGATAATAAGAATATTATTAAATTACCGATATTAAAGAGAGTAAGAATAACAGATAGTAAATCTTTACCTGAGAAAAGTAATATTATTAGTGGTAGAATTATTAGAGAATATAATAAATATTATGTCATGTTTATTTATAATTATGATAATAAATCATTATATTTAACTAATATAAAACTAGGTATAGATTTAGGTATAAAGAATTATGCAATTATTTATGATGGTAATAATACTTATAAAACCAACCATTATAAAGATTATAAAAAATATAAGTATTATGAAAATAAGATTAATAAGTTAATGAGTATAATTAGTAATAAAGTAGAGACTAATTATGGTAAGTTATTAAATACGTATTATGATAAACATCATAGTACTCCAAATGAGGTTTATAAAAATATTATGAAAGGAAAAAGTTACAATTCATCTCGTATAAGATTATTATTTAATAAAATAAGAATTTGTAATAATAAATTGAATAATATAAGAGAAGATTTTATTAATAAATTAATAAACAATTTAACGGCGAAAACCAAGCCTAACTGTATTACAATAGAAGATTTAGATATATCTGATATGATAAGTAATAATAATAACGCTACTCATACTTTGCATAAATTAGTTATGTATAGTAATTTCCATTACTTTAAAACTTGTATGATTAATAAATGTAAAGAATATGGTATTAAGTTAAGATTATTAGATAAATATTATCCAAGTACTAAAAAATGTTCATGTTGTGGTAATAAACAACATATATTGCTATCTAATAGAGTATTTACATGTAATTCATGTGGATATGAAATAGATAGGGATACAAATGCTGCAATTAACAATATATAATACTAAAGATAAGAAATGTGTAATACTAAACGCTTGAGGCTACGCAAGTTTAAAGACTCTTACGAAGAGATGAGATTATGTTTAAATACATAATCAGTAGCAAATATATTTGAATAAATACTGTAATAAAGAAAGGAATTTTTAAATATGCCAAATGAACATGTTATTTATGGTTCATTAAAAACTCCTGTGGATATTGCTACAGGTGAAAGAAAGACTATCCTATTACAAACTACCACTGAACACGTTATAGACCCTTCTACTGGTAAAAATATAAAAGAACTCGTAGAAGGACTTGTGATGAACGATGTTAATGAAACTAAATCAGGTTTAATGAGTAGTGTAATGTATCGTAATTTTCTTTCTTTAGTTGATAACGAACCTGTTATATCTGTAAATAATCCAAACAGACCATGTATGTGGTATAAAATAGAGAAAGTTGAAAACGAATAAACGATAAAACAAAGTTATACTAGCTTACCTACAATTAGGGTATAAGCTAGTATAACTATTTTGTGTATTTTATATATAATAATACATAAAATAGTATTTATAATAGAAATATAGTTTATATTAATAGAAAAAGTAGGAACTTGTATATTATGAATACATTACCAATTGAAAAAGAAATTAAAAAATTCAAATCTATTATAAGCAAACCGCTTAAATTAATATTTGACACGAGAATGCTTGATAATATACTTGCATTTATATATAAAGAGTCAGCCTTAAGAACACGAAAAGTACTGTCTAATATATATAAATTATTCAGTGTAATTGATGATGAAATATATGTAGGAAATCCTCAATGTGAATCGAGAATTTGGGTAATACGAAAAAGTATATATGCAATATTAACTGAGGATTTTACAAATGACGAAATTATAAAAACTTACTGTAAAGAAAGTAATACAGAAAATAATGAATTGATAAATACTATAATAGATAACTTATCAGATACTAAAATTACTTATGAAGAGAGTAAATATTTAGTAAAGCAATTAGAAGATAGATTGATGTACGGATACATTTTAAATGTTAAAACTGAGTTACAAAATATATTTGATAAAGTAGATTCGGATGATTTTAAAACATATAAACAGATAAGTGAAGATATATACGATATATCAGTAGCAATTATTAATAATAAAAGAGATAATTCAAGTTTAGACACTGAACAGACATTTTCATTAAAAGAAGATAATTTTGATAATGTGGTATCTGAAAGTATGGCTAAATTGAAAGATAAGAATAAGATATTCACTACTGGTATAAAAAGATGGAATACTATATTAGGTCCTGGTTATATGAGTAAAAGATTATACACATATCTAGCATTTCCGGGTGGTGGTAAGTCGCAAATACTACTCAAGTCCGCATTAGATATGAAGAAATATAATGGTAGGATAAAGGCAAAAGATCCTAAAAACATACCAGGCATTCTTTATATAACAATGGAGAATGATGTTGATGAAACTGTTGAAAGAATTTTTAATATGAGTGGAAATTCTGATGATATAAGAAATTATACACCCAAACAAGTTGTGAAAATTCTTAAAAGAGATGGTGGTTTGGAAATCACTGATGATAATAATATAGATATACTTATACGATATTATCCAAATAAATCTATAGATACTAATGATCTGTACTCAATTATTAAAGATTTTGAAGATTCAGGTTATGAAATAATAGCATTAATTTTAGATTATTTAAAAAGAATAAGACCTGCTGAAAAGGCATCAGTTGAAAAAGAAGAATTAAAGAATATAACTAACGAATTAAAAACGTTAGCCAAGATAAAAGATATACCTGTTATAACAGCACAACAGCTTAATAGAACAGCAGCGACTGTTGTTGATGCTGCTATACAAGCGAAGAAAGAAGATGTTACTAAATTAGTCGGTAGAGATGGTATTGCAGGTGCTTGGGAAATAATAGAAAACTCAGATGTTGTTATTATATTGAACCAAGAAACCAAACAAGATACAGGTGAATTATTTATGACATTTAAGATGATTAAAAGAAGATATAGATCATCAGATGATTCTGAGAAGATGCGAAGACTTGAATACTTTAATCATCCATATGCTGACGATAATTCAATATGTCTAATAGATGATGTTGATTTAGATAAGTCATTATCGTTATATAGTTTAGCTACTAATATCACACCTGACCCAAAAGTTGGATCACGAGGTAGGTATAATGCGGTACCGAGAAAAACTATCGATGAAATCAGACAAGAAGAAGAAAGTATGAAAAGATCAGAAGAAGACGATTCTTTTGGTGAGTTTAATCCAGATTTAATGAAGAATTTTTAGATAATTATAATATAGCAACATTATAATTAATATTATACCGTGAGTGTAATATTAAAGAAATATTCATAAAAAATCCATTGTGATAAAAGCTTTTTTCTTAGGCAAAGAAATTTCCTTTTAAAGGGGACTACCAATATCAAGATTTACGCCTTTTTACTTGATGTTGGTAGTCATTTTTAACCCGATTTTTATCAAATGATCCATATCTATAACACATCAAACTATCAATCTAACCATATAAATATAAGAAAGGAAAAGTAATATGTGGATTAAACATATTATCTTAGAAAATTTTGCATCAATTAACGTTGGTATGAAAACCAACAAAATATTTATAGATTTTTCAAATAGAAAAAATAAGATTTGTTTATTAGTAGCACCTAATGGTTATGGTAAAACTTCTTTATTAAGTAACTTAACACCATTTGCTACTTTAGGAAATTTAGATGTTAGAGATGGGGAATCTTTAATTATTAAAGATAAGGATGGATATAAGGAATTATCTTTAATAGATAATGATAATGAGTATTTAATAAAGCATTTTTATACTAAGAATAAAGATAGTCATAGTGTAAAATCGTATATAATGAAAAATGGTGAGGAGTTAAATCCTAATGGTAATGTAACATCATTTAAATCTACAGTAGAAACTGAATTAGGATTAGATATGTCTTATCTTAAATTAATAAGACTTGGTAATAACGTAACTAATATGTTGGATTTGACCGCTACTGAAAGAAAAAAATTTCTATCTAATATATTATCAGAATTAGACGTATATCTGAAGCTATTTAATAAACTAACCGATGATAGTCGAATATTAAAAACACAGATATCGCATATTACTGATAAAATTAAACATATCGGAATAGATGACCTTGATAAGGCTAAAACTATTTATACTGAATTAGTTAAAGAAATTAATTCCTTTAATATAGAAAGGGATAAATTAATAAAGGATAAAGGTATCATTGAGCATAGTCTATCTGATTATGATATTGATGATATTAAATATAAATATTCAGATATTACTAATAAACTTATCAGGGCTAAAAAATCACTTAATAAATATAACGATAAATATTCATTAGATAAGGCTAATTCTATATTAGAAACTTCTAATAATGATTTGAATGTATTGGATAAAAATATATCTGATCAAAATAGTAAATTAAGTATGTTATTAAATAGATTAGACGACTATCTCAAAGAATATAATTCTAATTATAGAGAATTAACAAGGATTAAAAATGACGACTATATAAAATCTGCAAAAGATATTCTTCATCGACTAACTGTTCAGTTAAACGATGAAGAAAAATTATTTAGGAATTATAGTGCTAAATATACCAAGGAAAATATAGAAAACTTGATTTTATCTCTAATTCATATAAAACAGATTTTAGATATAACTTATGAATTTGGTAAAGAACCGATTATACAAGTAATTGATCTGATATCTAAAAACGTTAATGTGAATAATTATATTAATAACGGATTATATGAAATAGACATGAGAAATAATAATAGGTCTTTATTATTAGATAAATTTATGAAACAAGCAGAAGATATTAATATAGAATGTAATTATCATTCTTGTGGGCTTTATAAGATTTATATAGAAATAAAAAATTTATATAAAGAAGAAGAAGTGATAAGAAAAAATAATACATCATCTGATTTTTACAAGTATATGGATTTAATATACCAAAATATTATGAAGATACTTGATATTATCAAAGATAATAAAGAAATTATTAAATTATTACCAGATAATTTGAATAAGGACTTCTTATCTATTAATATATTTAGTAATATTAAAAATTTAAATCATATTGTGGATATTACCAAATATAATGACTTATTAACAGAAGCCACTGAATATGAATTATATTTAGATAAAATAGAAAAGTGTAAAGAAGCTAAAATTAGATATGAAACTTTGGAGAAGAATTCTAATATAGATTATTTTGTAAGTAAAGATAAAGAATTATCAGATAATATCGAAACTACAAGATTTGATATTGATAGTATTAAATCTATTATAGAAAAACTTAATATTGATAAGTCTTTATTAATAGAGAAAATAGAAGAGTTCGAATCGTTAGTATTTGCATTAAGTAACCTTAATGAGCTATTGGTCGAAGAAGAAGAAATTAATAGAAATTTGGATAATTATAATAAATTAAGTATGGAATTATCAGATGTTAGTGATAAATTAAATTTCATTAATGATAGTTTAAATAAAAGGAGTAGAGATAAGGATAATATAAATAATGCAATTAATACATATGAAAATTTAAGTAAAGATTTAAACCACTATATGAAATTATATAATGAAAATACATATATAAAAAAATCTATGAGTGCCAAAGAAGGAATACCGTTAGAATATATCAATATCTATATGAGTAATATCAAGAATACGATAAATAGTTTATTGGATATCGTATATGATGGTGATATTAATATAGAGGATTTCAGCATTAATAGTAATGAATTTAGAATTCCTTATATAAAAAATGGACATCATATTCCGGATATAATAAGTGCAAGTCAAGGTGAGACATCATTTCTATCTATAGCGTTATCATTTGCGATGATATATGAAAGTATCAATAAATACAATATACCATTATTGGATGAAATGGATAGTAATCTAGATATTAGATATAGAGAAAAATTTATAGAGATATTAGAAATATTAATAGATATGATAAATGCTGAGCAGGTATTTCTAATAAGTCATAATAATCTATTTTCTATGTACCCCGTTGATATTGTACCATTGGATTTAGAGATGAATGATAATTATAAATTAGCTAATTATATAATACCTGAAGTATAAATAAAAAGGATTAAGGATATGGAAAGAATAACTAAAGAAGTTGTTAATAAATATATATATATATAACTTAAATTCATTAAGAAAAGAAGAACTTAGAGATGGTTATCTTGAATTGTATATCAAAATAATTAAAGATGATATAATTAGAAATAAAGAAGTAATTAAAGAATATTTCAATAAATTTCCTGAAGATATTGAAACTTTAGTAGAATTGATAGGATTAGTGGGGTATCTTGAAATGTATGTTAATAGGTAATTCGTATTTCCTGTATATATACTGATATACTATTTATGTGTAATAAAATAAATATATATAAGGAGATACGAATTATGTTAAATTTAAACATCGAGGAATTGATGAAGGAAATAAATATCGGTTTCAAAAATTCAGAGGAAGAATTCTATAAAGAATTCAATCTTGACATTAAAGAAGACAAGCATGTCTTCAAGGATGAAGACTTCATCAAGTTATAATAAGAATAAAGCCTGTTAATTCAGGCTTTATTTTTTTTTAATATTATTAAAGTATCTATATAATATTTATCTGTAATAATTATCTTTAATTTAAAGGAGAAAAATATGGTAGATTTAAATTATATTAGAGAACTTATTGAGAGATTTTATACAGGTAACACAGATGAGTTATGTGACGTAACTCGTCAATTTATAGAGTATCTATATAGAGATGGTTTAGATGAGGAGTTACCAAATTTAATCACGGTTGAGACTGAATTATCTCAAATGGAGTTAGATTTTATATCTGAGAATAAAGGTAGAGATTATGAACTTCTTCACATGACATATAATTCAGGTATATTTGGAAATTATTATATAATTAAATATAATGGTAACGATACTAATTACCTAATACTATCTATAATAACTACAAGTAAATATAATTCAAATAAATTAGTACTATTAGATTTGGATAGCTTATTAGAAAATAATCGTTACGATTTACAAGAATTCAAAATAGATATAGTTATATAATAATTCGAATAATAATAACCTTACCACAATTAAGTGGTAAGGTTATATTTTTGTAAGTAAATATTTATATATTATTTACTCGTACACTTGATGGAAGCCATATACTCTCATTATTTGTAATTTTAATTTTTGATTATTCAAGTGTACATCATATTAGTATTTGGTTAGGTTGAATCTGATCTCGCCTAACCATTTACCGATATGTTTTTTTTAATCATCTTCTTTGAAATTAGTTTGTCTGATTTCATCTTCTACATTATAGTTTAACATCAATCCACTATTTACTAAATCAGACCTTAATCCCATTCCGATTAGATACGTATCTACAGTATTTAATGTAGTTTTATTTTTTACATCATACGTTAAATCTTGGTATCTTACATATCCATTAGTAGCAATTTGTTGCATCATTTCATATTTAGCAACTCTATCATCTGCTCTAGGACCATTTAATTCTTTTAATGTATCTTCTAATCCTACAGATACCATTAAGATATTCTCTAAGTCTGTTTCTCGACCATTCTTATCTCCACCGGTAACTTGTCCAGTTAGCTCAGATACACTTGTACTATTAATACTCATACCATTTTTCTTCATTACTGTCTGTTGTGTTCTCTTGATATGGATATATCCAACTGGTACTGGGTTTTGTGTTCCAATTACCATATCTTTATCCATAGTCATATGAGGTAAATAGACAGTTTCAAATAGAGGTATTTTAAGTACGTTTGCAGCTCTTTCAATATCTTCTATTTTCATACTATGTTCATAATCAACTATATCTAATACAAGGTATTCTTTATCATTACTGAAGAACTCTTTGAAGAATTTGTTAAATTCATTATCTTCCATAGCTTCAAAGATACCCTTATATTTTTTGGTATTAGTACCAGATTTATCAAATGCTGTGAAAAATTTATATATTAGATCTTCCATGCTTTTTCTTATAGCAGAAGAGAATGGTGCAGACTTATAAATTTTCTCCAACGACCTCTTTAATTCCACAATACACTTATTTCCTAAACATGTCAGTATAATTGATGGTACCATACGTTTAAGAATTGAGTTAGATGCTATAATTGTAGATATTTCTTCATCTGGTCTAAATTCACCATGTGGTTCATAACCTTCAGGTACTATTTCACCTACAGTATTTTTAAGAGCTGAGAAGTTAGCTATTTTACTACCAACCTCAAGTGGTTCACTGTGTTTAATATAAAATTCCACTAATACAGAATCATCCACTTTATTACCCTTAATTACACCATACTTGGATGGTTTAACAGCACCTGTTGGATCTGTTATTAACATTCCACATTTATAAATACTATTACTTTTATCATACTTATCGAGAAGCTTCTTCTTATCAGATACTTTATCGTAGTATTTTTTCACTATCTTTCTTAAGGATGGTGACATTTCCTCTAATTCTACTGTAGAATATACTTTGATATCTTCTATGACTCCACTGTATTTAGATTTGATCATATTTTTACTACCTGCATCTACAGCATCTTTTAATTCAGGATCTTTAGATAACGTATCCAAGAAAGCGTTAAGTGAAGCATCTTCAAATGATGTATCAAATTCTAATAATGAGTCACCTATCTGGATATGATCTCCGATTTCGACCATTTTAAGTATATTAGAATTCTTTCCAATATTAGCAGCTTTTTGGAATGTCATCTCAGTACTTGCGTCTCTTGCTAACTTATGTGTTATAAATGTAGAGTCTTCTAGTGTATTATATGTAGACATTAATGCAACTTTTGTTAAAGTACCCAAATTTAATCTACATCCATTAATATCTGATTTCGTAAAGAAGTCTTTATTCCATGCTAATGGTTGATTAATGGTAAACTTTTGACCTACTTTTAAGTCGGTTATTAGTATATTTGATTCATAGAAGCCACCACCACCGTTCTTAACTATTACTGGAGCTAAGTTAACGGCTTGATGTTCCCCATTTTTATACTCGACAACCATGATCTTTTTATTCTCATCTATTTCTAATACTTTACCATTGTCTTTTGCATTAACGACAAAGTCTGTTGATAAATGATACCTACATGCTTCTTCAACACCGTTAGAAATTAATACAGGGGATGAGTTTTCTACAGGTATAACATGCTTAGACTGTTTGATAGCATGACCGACTCTTATTGGGTCATCATATCTAGCTGCTGTCGGCATAGTTAATTCACCTGGGCTAAAAAGATTTACATCTTTCAATTCTTTTAAATTCTTATCATCTGTTATTTTAGTATAACCTCTGACAGATGATATATTTGGTTCCATCGACAATACTCTTGATACACCTACGGAAGCATCGGGTGATGATGTTGGTGATAATATACCAATCATAGTCTTATCGTAGCATCTCTTAGGTACACTATATGCGTCATCTAAATTTATACCTCTCCAACCCTTATATGAAGTCGTTCTAAATCTCTCTAACTCTTGTACAGGGTTCAGAGTAGAATAGTCTTCAACATTTGGCGATGATAGTAATTTTGTGATTACACTATCTCTCGGTATATTAAATTTCTTTCGTCCATTAGAATTTTTATAAGTTATATAATTTTTAGCAATTGTATCATATAATATAGCAGGTATAGTTTCGATGGATCGTATTCTTGTAAGACTTTGATTCATTTCAAACGTGTACTGATTATCAGCAAGTAATTTAACCGCATAAATTATAAGACTCACTATATCAGTAGGAAGATTCATATCTGTTAATACTTCTTTAGTGATAGGATCTATCGTAAACTCATATGTATTATCTAAAGCATTAGCAATAGACATTTTTCCATATACTTGTAAAAATAGTTTTAAATACGGTTCACTACTATCCATATCAGCAAATGTATATTTCTCAGTTTCAATAATTCTGAGACCATTTATTAGTAATGAATACTCAGGTTTATCCTGATATATCATATAACAATCGTTAAATCTTATATAGTTCTCATTAATTTTTAGATCATTAGGTTTCTTATCTGATAGACGATATTCTAAATTCATTTTTTTAAGTACTGTAGATAAACCTTCCCATGCACTACATAACATTATTGCAGGTAAATCTTTACCCATAGTCTTAATTTTACCATACATTAATCTTTTACCAGGTTTAACGGTTTTATATTCTTTTATTAATGCATCATCATTAGTAGAATCTATAATTAAATCAACTATACCTAAGTCGTCATCAGTTGTTTGTGTTGATAAGTCTATATAGATAGGCTTACCTTCGTTGAATCCTATTAACAGTTTACCATCAGGTACTTTAATTTTCTTTAATGCAACTTGTTTATCAACATCTTCCTGACTAAATAATAACTGTAACTTAGGAGTTTTATAAGACCAGAATATTTTAGATAATTCATCATACTCTATAGTAGTAATTCTATTGCTATTAGTAACCATAGCATTACCCATTTCAAATCTCTTAGCAAAATCACTATTTTTAGCCAATATTTTTTTGAGAATGGCTATAGATGATAATGTTTTAATATCTACTCTTCTTATAAACATCTTGTTATAGTTAGTAACTATCTGTACAGTATCTTCACCTGTCTTTACCAATGGTAAAAGGAATTCTTGATTCATTATAAGTTTTTTATTACCACCTAAATACATAAATTTATTATCAATAAACTTAGGTATATCAAACTTCATTGTGGTTCTTTGTCTATTGCCATCTTCAAGTTCTACAGTGTATGTTTCAATATAATTAAGCTCATCTGATGTATCTTCAACTTTAATATTTCTTATAAATATAGGTAATGACTTATCTGATAGAGACGTTATTGCTTCAGATATATCTTTAGGTAATACCTTTTCGACATATGTCTTATTATGATTTATAAATTTAGATTTAGTCATATTCTTATTTGTTGTTTTCAGATGATTAGATACGTCTGTAGTAGGTATTTCTACCTTTTTAATATTTAATTCATGTAGTGCTTGTAGTGTCATATTCCCAAGCATTATTTTTTCTTGATTCTTTCGAAGTAACTCGTCTCTAGCGGTACTTGCTGTCGATTTAGCAACATTCTTCTTACCAAATGAAGCTTTATATAATTTCTCAATAGCTTTATTATCGTCTTCTGTAGCCATTTCAACTTCATTAGCAATCACTTCTTCTATTTCTTCATCACTAGAGTTTTTAGCTACATCCGAATTCATTATCTTTTCTTCAACATCTTTAATTTTATCTTTAATTATGGTATTTACTACAACATCATCTTCGTCAGATTCTTCTTCCTCTTGGTTATATTCATCTAAGTCAGTAACCTCATTAAGATCATCATCTGTTTCTTTGTCTTTGTCACCTGTGACTCTTTGCTTAATATTAGATACGATTGTATCATGTAACTCATCTTTAGCGATTGTCTCTTCATCCAATTCGTTATTGATAGTAATATTAGCAGTTCTGTATAATCTCTTGAGTTCTGTCATTAGAGCTTTATATGACTTTTCATTACACTTGGATGGATTAACTCTTACGGTATGGAGTTTATTAAATATATAAAAATCTAAATCAAGGTCTTTAATTAATTCAGGTTTCTTAAGTAGAGTATAGTATATCATATAGACAGGATTATCTATTAATTCAACGACTCTACCTTTAATTATATTTCTGAAGTTATTGATATCGATCAATACCATTTTATCATTATACTTCTTTATTCCTGGAGAATTCATTATACCTTTGAAATAATCCCAATAAGTCTCCATTTTTACTCTTGGTAATAATCTCTTAGTAAATGATTTATAAATTTCAAAATATTTACTAAAATCAAAAAAGGTATTTCTATTCATATCATTCATATTAATATCATAATATGGATAAGGATGTATAGAAGTTTTATTTTCAATCTCATTCTTAAGTTGTCTTTTTTGATTAAGCATATTTATGTTATAGATCTTACGATATAATTTACCCCTATATTTCAATGGATAATAATAATATTTATAATGATTAGTAGCAATATAATTAGTCTTATCATTAATTATGTTAAAAGACTCATTTCTATTATTAGTCATCAGAATAATAATATTATCTTTACCAATCGGGTTTCCATTTGGCAGGGTTACCTTTTTTCTCGTAAATTTTAATTCAGGTATATCCTTTGGAGTTATCATACTAACTAATTCTACCCCTTTCTTCAGTTTACATAGACTTAAATCTATGTTTTTTGGACATATTTATTAGCTTCTATAAACAAAATCACATTTAGATATAAAATAATCTATAATTATGAAAGGAAATAACAGTAATTATGGGAATTGAATTAAATAATGAACAAATCATGGCTACATATAAAGCAGAGTCATGGTGGAAATCGAGAGATAAACAGGTATTTGAAATATCCGGAGCTGCCGGAACAGGTAAAACTACATTAGTATGTTATTTGATAGAGAAATTTGGTTTAGATATGAATGAAGTATTATTCGTTGCATATATGGGAAAAGCAGTATCTCAATTAAGTAAACATGGTTTACCTGCTAAGACTATACATTCCACAATATATGACTATGAAAGAGTTCCTGATAAAGATGAAGATGGAAATATAATTTTTAAACCTAATGGAAGAATTAAAATGGTAGGAAGATTTACATTAAAAGAAAAAATCTCTAAGAAGATTAAATTAATTATCGTAGACGAAGGTTCTACTGTAGAAAAGAAAATGGGGCAAGATTTATTATCGTTTGGAGTTCCTATTATAGTATTAGGAGATTTAAACCAGTTACCACCCCCATTTGGAACTTCTATATTCTTAGATAAACCCGATATTATATTATCACAAATTATGAGACAAGCTGAGGGTGACCCTATAGTATGGTTATCTCAACAAGTACTACATGGTAAAAGATTATCTGTAGGAGTTTATGGTAATTCTTCAGTTATCACCAAAGATAACATGTCAGATTTTATACTTAAACAAGCAGATATAGTTTTAACTGGGACTAATTTGTTAAGATACCATATGAATAACCATTTCAGGGAAAATATTAAAAATTATAAGAACTTAGATTTTCCACATATTGGAGAAAAATTAATCTGTAGAAAAAATAACTGGGATAGAATTATAGATGATGGAATATATTTGACTAATGGAACTACTGGGGTATGTACATACTTTGAAAAAGAGTCTTATAACGGTAAAACTTGTATCATAGATTTTAAGAGTGATTTTAGTAAAAAGGAACTTAGAAATTTGAAGATAGACTATAATAGACTTAAGACACAAAATACTATGGAAGAGGGATATAGTGATTATACATTAGATGTATTCGAATATGCTTATGCAATAACAGTACATAGTTCACAAGGTAGTCAATATCCAAATGTAATACTATTAAATGAGGAGTTCTTAAGTAAAGCTGATTATAAGAAATGGTTATATACTGGAATAACGAGAGCAATGAAATCTGTTACAGTGGTATTATAAAAAAATAATATAGACTATAGTAGTTAATTTTACTATAGTCTATATTATTTGAAAAGCATATTTATGAAAGAAGAAGATTTAGTTAGAAATATTATATATATATAATATTAATTTGTAATAAATAATTAATTTTAAAGGAGAAATAAATATGAAAATTGATAATTTAAAGTTGGTAAACGACGACAAAACCAAAGTATCTGAAAAAGAAATTCTTAAACTAACAGAGAATGTATGGATTGAAATGAAACAAGATGTTGATGTAGATTCATTCGTAATAAGATTATTTACAAGACTTTTTGATACAGTATGTTCTGATACACTAGATGTTGATATATCTGTAAAAGGTTGTAGTGTATATATCAATATCGATGAAGGTGAACTTTGTATGAGTTATCTTATTATTAGATATTTGGATGGTTTTAAGATTACTCTAGCATCTATCGACGATATTCCATTTTTAAATAGTTGGGATTTTCCATTGATATATGAATTGAGTTTGACCGATGTTGTTAAAAAGAACAATCCCAAAGAATCTCATAATGAAATTTTATCATTACAATTATTCGGTAACGTATTATTTAGAGATTACGAGTACATAGAAGAGTTATTTCGTGAAATTGATTATCGACCAGATTTTTCATATGCTATCAAAATGCGTCAATCAATATATACTATATATGCAAAATACTCACCTTTACTATATGTAGATTATCAACGTGGTTCAACTAATAGATTATGTGTGAAATTTGGAGACGTTGAAATTATTTATTATATAGAATTTGACACATCCAATAGTGTGTTAAAAATAACACCATTTTCTATCAAAAGCATTACGGATAATTATCTGATAATTAAAGAATTATGTGTAAAAATAAATAAAAATAATTAATTTATTAGAAAGGTATTTACTTAATTATGATTAAAGGATTTACATTAGTTAACGAAGTAGATATACCATATGGCACATCTACCCAAATATCTAATATAATTAGTGAAATATATGCATATATGAAAGAATTTGATTATAAATATTTTATCAATACTTTATTTGATAATATTTATTGTAATATAACTGATACAGTATGTAATGTCATTGTAAAATGGGATAGTAAGAATATTTCTGTGGTATTAGATTACTCGATATCTATTGATTATACTATAGAATTTGGTGAAAATAATTTCGAATTATCTTTATTAGGATGTGCTGATATTAAATATTTTAAAACTAATAGATTACCGATATTATATCAGTTATCGTTAAATGATATAGACCTACCAAAAAAACTGATCAGTGATACACGTAATAAAATATCAGACGTATCAATTGTAGGTACTTGTACTAATATTGATAGGAATATGTGTAATGTTATTTTTAACGATAATACTTTTACTGGTGATGTTAACGATGTACTGGAACAACTTGTGGATATAATGAAGACTCACTATATACCAAATTGTGAGTTAGTGTTTACAATACCAAATATCTCAAATAATGGTCTTAATATTAAATTACAAGCATTTGATTTCGATTGGGTTTTAATGGCAGAATATAATATAAAATATGATACTACGAGTAATATTCTAACTTGTAGATTATCGAAAAATAAATTCAGTCTTGATACACCGATGATATCGAATATTGAAATTGAAATAGAATGATTTTGATATATGGAGGGTAATGACATAAATGGCAGAATCACTAAGAGAGATAAACCAAAATAAATTTACTGTTAATATACCAAAAGAAGGATTGATGAATAATGATTAAATCTATTAAAATAAGAATATATCCAAATAAACATCAATTAAATCTTATTAATAATACTTTATCATGTTGTAGATATATTAAGAATAACTATATTGCTTATAATATTAAAGAATATAAAGAAACTGGTAAATTTACTACTGGATATGATTATAGTAAAATAATTAATAAATTAAAGAAGACAGATAATGAATTCTCATGGATTAAAAAATATAGTAGTAAAGCTATAAAAGAAGCTATACTGAGTGTTGAGAAATCATTTAAGGAATTCTTTAAAGAGAATAAAGGATTTCCGAAATTTAAATCGAGAAAAAGATTAAATAAGGA